GCTGTGAGCAAAGCACAACAAAAATTTATGGGTATGGTACATGCGGCCAAGAAAGGCGAAAAGCCAGCCAGCAAAGAAGTTGCCAAAGCCGCTAAAGGCATGAGCAAGAAAGATGCTGAAGACTTTGCCAGTACAAAACACAAAGGTCTTCCAGAAAAGAAAAAGAAAACTGACGAATCTTTAGGAACTGCTGGCGGATTTAAGATGCCTGAACCAACTGATCCTATTTCAAAATTAGGAAGAAAAATAGGAAAGGGTGTCAGTAATTTAATGAAGAAGGACACAGCCGGTGAAAAACCCGATGAGGATGTCTACGCAAAAAGAGCTAAAGCCGGAAAATATAAAAGCGAAATCGAGTTAAATTCACCAGAGCCAACAAACGAGATGAGTCCACCAGATGGTGCTACAGCCGCTCCTAAGAAAGATCCAAAGACTGGCAAGTATCCTAAAGTAACTTCTGGTCCAAACAAAGGTAAAGAGTGGAGTGAAAAAACTCCTGGTCCTACAAATCCAGCATTTAAAGAAGACCAAGACCTAGTTAAGAGTATTGTTAGAAAAGTTGTTGCTGAAAAGAAAGCAGGCAAAGGTAAGCCAGACTTCTTAGATATGGACAAAGACGGCGACAAGAAAGAAACAATGAAAAAGGCTATTGCTGATAAGAAAGAAAATCCTTTTGCTAAGAAAGACGAAAAAGTTAAAGAATCTTCAGGTAAGTGCAACGAGTCACCAAAAGGTGAATCTTGCCCAGTACATGGTATGAAAGAATGCTCAATGTCAGAAAGCATGATTGCCGAATCTGCCGAGTTGATTCGTATGAAACAATTCCTAACACGTTTGAACGGATAACACCATGGACATGAAACGAATCTTACAAGCACTAGACAAAGCATCTAGTCGCAAAGTGGAAGGCGCAAATGATATGCGCCGTTTCGTGTCTATTGTCCATGAAAACAATACATTAAAAACAGTTGCTGATAAAATTGTTGCGGCCGGTAGTGCTACTAGAGATAAACTCAGCGACTTTAGGCCATACGATGAAAAAGCAGTGGCTAAGATGTATGGCGTTAAGACTGCGGATAATTCTAGTAAAAAAGAAGACAACGATTTAGGCGAACAAGGTAAACCCGGAGATCCAGGTTTTAAACCTAATCTCCAAGTTCCTACAGCACCTGTATTGCCCAATGTACAACTACAGCCCGGCGCCAATGACATGGGAGACGGTGTATCAATTAAACTTAATCCCGACGGTTCTAAAGAACACACTAGCGGTCAAGGCTTGTTTAAATTTGACAAAAATAACAAACCAATCATGTATCGAAGCCCTAGTTTTAGTGGACTAAGTCAAGAACATGACCTAGTTACAGGAAACATCACTGTAAGATACATGGCTGGACCACTGAACACTTCTCAAACATACGATAAAACTGGTAAACCTTTAGAAACTGACGCAGAGTATAACATGGGCACCACTACTGTAGGCATGAATAAAAACGCTAAAGGTATAACATCTAAACGTATGACTACCCAAGATCCAAATAATGCGCCAAGTGGTAAAGATTTATATGCTATGGGCAATAAAGATAAAGAAGCAACTTACAATAGAGCAATGGCTCAGGTTAATGCTCCTGCTACAGAAGGTAAGAAATCTTTCTTAGATTACCTACAAGAAGCAGAGCAAAATTTTCTAGCAGAAGCCAAGGCAACTAAAACACGTTTAGATCCTAAGTGCTGGTCTGGAAAGAAAATAGGTAATCCTAAGACCAAAGTCAAAGGTGGTGTAAGAGTTAATAACTGCGTACCAAAAGAAAGTGTGTCAAATTCACTAAGTGAGGGCGGTGCTACACCAGAATATATTGAAACGCTTGCCAAAGCAAGACCATTACTAGCCAAGGGTATGTCTCCAGAGCAGGTTGCAAAACAATTAGGAGTTCAAGGTCCTAATCCTGGTTTTCCAGGTCCAATGGGCGGGAAGTGGGGGGCTATTAACAAAGCCGCACAAGAATTAAAACAATCAAAAAGTCAAGATTTTTAAATGAAAAAAATTTTATTGTCAACTGCTATTGTTGTTTCGTTATCAGGCTGTGCTAATATAAAAAGCATAATTCCTAGTTTCTGGGACGACAATCAAAGTGCTAAAATAATTGATGTTAGACACAGTGTTGAAACTTTAGATTGTTCTAAGCCACATCTTCCACAAGCAGAAAAAATTGAAACTGATATTCTTTGGTTCCAGTTGTACAGCGAAAGCAAAGGTTTTAGACAACAAGATGTTTTAAAATTAGTTAAACCTTTACAGGATACTGTTAGTGATTTTGTAAAACGTAGCAAAGACAGCCAAGGTACAGAAACATATTGTAACATTAAAAAGAAAATTATGCAGACACAGGCTAAACGTGCCAGTGAAGCAGTGCTAGGGAGATTCTAATGCAAGAACTTTTAAATTGTGTTAATTCAGGAAAAGGTTGGGCCGCAGAACGTGCTCAAGTAGCATTACAGATCGCCGAAGCATTACAAAATGGTCAGATTGGTCAAGCAGAAGCCAAAGAATTATTAGAAGATTTAATTAGAACAGATAAATTAGATAGTGAAGCAGACGATATAGCATTAAAGTCTATGTTAGTCACAGGAATTTACGGAATATTACAGGTTTGTTAAAATGGATGAATTAATCAAAGCACTTAAAATTTCTTTTGCCAGTGAATTTAGTTTTTATCTAAAAGCACAGTACTTTCATTGGAACGTAGAAGGCGAAAACTTTCAACAGTATCACGAACTGTTTGGCGGAATCTACGAAGAAGTCTATGGTAGTATTGATGACTTTGCTGAAAACATTCGCAAAGCAGGCAGTTATACTCCTGGCAGTTTTGAAAGATTTTCAATGTTATCAAAAATTGATGACGAAACTGAAATTCCAGATGCTAGATCAATGACAGAAATCTTATTAGAAGACTCTGATAGGATGGCTAATATTTTTAAACTAGTGTTTGACATTGCTGAACGTAATGGAGAACATGGTCTTGCTGATTTTTTAGCAGGTCGTCAAGACGCACATCGCAAGCACAGTTGGATGTTAAGGGCTACATTAAAATGATCTTAGATAAAACACTAGCAGATTACATTAAACGTGCTCAAGAAGAATTAAAGAAAGATATAAGTCAACCAGCGAAGGAAGAAAAATACGAAGTTTTTCCAGAAGACGACGGTACTGACAGACCAAAAAATCCATACGGAGAACATTAAATGAAAATTAGAGATTTACTTATACAAGAATATCAGACAGGTAACATTGGAAAACCAGGAAATGTTACAACTCCAGGGCCGCAAGGCGCAGGTATGGATCCGGCTGCAATGGCTCAACAGGCTATTGCTATGAAAACCCCACAGCCAACAACAGCGGCTAAGCCGGCTGCTAAACCGGCTGCTAAAAAAGATCCTCAGGTACTAGCAAGACAGCAAGAATTAATCAAGGCTGGTGCTAAAATTAAAGCAGACGGTATTATGGGACCACAGACACGAGCCGCTGAACAACAATTTGGACCTGCCGTTGATGCTGCAAAAGGTTCTCAGACAGCAGGAACTGCTACTACAATAACCAATCCTGCTCAGGCTCAACAAGCAACACCGGCAACGCCAGCGCCAACTCCAGCAGTTACTCCTCCTCCAGAAAAAAATGCGTTAGGAGTAACTGCTCAAAGTAGTAGTCCAGCGTTTGGCACTCCTCAGCCGCAAGCAGACAAACCAAATCCACCTGCAGAGACTCCACAACCAACTCCCGAACCTGAACCTGCTCCAGCACCAGCAGGTGGCGCAAGCGGATACGCACCAGCACAACAAAGTCAAGGTGGTTATGCCCAGTCTGCTACCGCAGCCGACGGACAGCCAACACAGGCTGAACCAGGCGTTAACACTGACACTGGATTAAGCACAGTTCCGGGACAAGTAAAAACTGGAACAGGTGGAACTACTAATATTACTACAGCATCTCAAGATGAGTATGCTTGGAGAGCTAAGAACCCAAATTGGAACATGACTGGAGCACAGTATCCAGGCGCGGGAAAGTGGGATCCAAGCACTGGCCGTACAAAACGTGAAAGTATCGAGTACCACGAAAAAGATAATCGTTTATTACAACAAATGCTTCGCATCGCAGGTCTAAGATGAAAGAAATATTAGATACTTTCATAGAATGTTTGGCTCGTCTAGGCTGCGGTCTAGGCGGTCTATTTTATGAAGGAAGGAACATACCCTAGGACCGTTTGGGGTTATGTGTCCGGCTGCTGGGCTACTAACTGGATTCGCTACCCTTGTTAGTTAAAGTGAGCACTGATAAATACTAGATAAGAATTTGGGGATTCAAAATGGATATAAGAGCAATTTTAAACAAACTAGACGAAGTAGTACTTGCTGAAGCAATATCATTAGACGATGTTGAAGCGGCTGTAAAAGGCAAAGAAAATGATGAGCAAGCTCGTGCTGAAATACTTAACGATCTAGCATGGAAACACAAACTTCCTGGGTTATATGATCCTATTAGTGGAGGCTTTGTTGGAAAACAGAGCGTAAATCAAGGAATGGGTGGTCCTGGACGAATCAGCATAGGAGCCACTGGTAGCGAAAGATCCGATCGTGCCCTAGCAGACCTAGGCTTAATCCCCGATAATGCTAAAACTTCTACAGCACTAGGACGAGCTTTTAGAGGCGACGAAAAAGGCCAATACGACCAAGATCTTAGAACTAGAAGCCAAGGTGTTGTAACTAAGCAAAAGTACGAAAAATTTAAAACAGAAAATCTTCCTAAACTTAAAGATCTAGGAGCACAATTAAAAGCCGCTGTAGAAAAAATGAAAACTGCTGGTCCTAGTGGCTCCGACAGTGCCGCTTCAGGCAGTGGAACATTTTTTGGTTTAAACCCAGATAAATTTAAATTTAAAACTGAATCAAGTATTTTTGAATCATTGATCAACGAATTCCAAGACGAAATTATTGATCAAGACGTTGAAGAAAGAGTAACTATCAATCCAGACGGCACAACTAGTGGCAAAGGATTTGGTGGTGCGCAAAATAGCAATGCCGAACTTAAAAAAATTATTGACGAAATTAATTCTATAGTTTTAAAATTTGACAGCATGTCTGATCAACTAAAACAAGATCCTGAAACACAAAAAGAAATTGAAGCAGTTAAAGCAGAAATTGTAGCCGCAATCAAAGCAGTGGAAGAAAAAAACAAAGCCGACGAGAAGGCCAAAGCCGATGCGTTGTCTAAAACCGATACTACTACTTTAAACCCTGCTAAACCAGGAAATCAAGATCCTACAAAAGGCAAAGTTGACTACAGTTTAACTAAGCCTGAACCTGAGAAAAAGTTTCCAGCAGATTACAACAAAGACGGAACTGCTAAATCCAAAGAAGAAAGATTGGCCAGAGTAAAAGAATTACTAGCCAAGGCTAATCAACCTAAAGTTACATCTCCAGCACCAGGCACTACATCTGGACAATCAAAAGTTGTTCCTGAAAGTATGAGCGAATTAATAGCTCGTATACAACGTATTGCTGAAGGTACAACACTAAGTGAAGAATTAACTGCTGCAGAATACAAAGAATTACAGACCTATGCCGCTGGATTGAAAACAGATTTCCCAGATGATCCTGAAATTTTACAATTGGCAAATCGTGCCCTTAATCTCCCAGCACAATTTAGTTCTGATACTAAAACAGATACAGATGCTAAGACAGATAATAAGACAGATACTAAAACAGATAATAAGACAGATACTAAAACAGATCCTACAACAACTACAGGCGGCGGTGATGTTAAAAAAGTTCAAGAGTTATTACTAGGTTTAGGTTTTAAATTACCTAGATTTGGCGCAGACGGTAAGATGGGAACTGAGACCGCAGACGCAATTAAACAATTTGAGAAGATGGCTGGTATGCCCGAAACTGGCAAAATTACTCCAGAGTTAATCAAAGCATTAGAAAACGGAAAAGCAATTTTGGCCAAGAATCAATTGGTACAGGCATTAACTGTTGTAGAAAGAATCATGGGCAAATATAAGATTGCCGAAAGTATTGACGAGCTATCTATTAAAGACCTTAAAAAACTTGTACTTGAAAACATTAATGATTTTACTCCCAGTGAACAAATATCTATACTTCAACTAACATTGTTATCCGAAAATGAAATTTTAAGTGAGGCTGGCCCACTTGATCCAGGACCACCGTTGCCTGGAGTTATTAGAGTAGGTGGCAAAACTTGGGAAAAAGTTCCTGGTGTACCTGATCAATATTTTAATCGTGCTAACCCTTCAGAAAAACTTTCTTCGTTTGACATTGAGAAGATGAGAAAGGGTCTACCAGTACCAGGACCAGGACCTACACCAGGACCAGGACCTACACCAGCACCAGAACCTGGTAAGCCTTCTGCTTGGGAAAGACTTAAAGGATTTGGTAAAAAAGTTCTAGGCAAAGTTACAAAACGAGGTGCTTTTATTACCCTCGGAATAGCAGGCGGTGTGGCTGCTCTATATAATTGGTTAAAGAGTCCCGAAGCCCAAATGGATCCAGCGGACAAAGCAGAATTATTGAAAAATCTAGAAATCATACAGAAATATGCTAAAGATGAAAAAGCAGTTCAAACTTTACCAGATGACATTAAGACTAGATTAAACAACGTTCTAAAGAAAGCAGATAAACTAGCCAGTATGAAAACTGCGGCGGCGCCGGCAGCGGAACCTGGTGGCAATACTATTTCTACACCTGCCGCATAATTTGTGTCAAAATAAAAAGGCCCTTTGGGGCCTTTTTTTATCTTTTGAAAAAATAATCATTGACTTCTGTTGAGCATACATATATAATCAATTATATTATTAGGAGAATCGCATGAGCGACAGAACTTACGGACCAGAAGAAAAAGCCAAATTAGAAAGACTAATTAACGAAGGTGTTCAAATTCAATACGAAATTGAAAGCCTCAATGAAGGTTTAAAAGAAACAGTAAAAGCAGTTGCTGAAGAACTGAATGTTAAACCCTCTTTAATTACCAAAGCAATTAAAATTGCTCACAAGGGTAACTGGAATGATGTATATTCAGAGTTTGATGATTTAGAGACTATCATTGTTACTGTTGGAAAGGATAAATGATTGACTCTGTATTTCGACCAACCATCGAATGGATAAAAGATGATTGGCGTAGTAATCCTTTCCGTTTTTGTGTCGAGCTTCTTGCTTGGGCTGTTAGTATTGGCTGTAGCATCACAATGGCCCTTACAGTCCCTACGCCACCTTTGTTGGTTTTGTATCCTATTTGGATCGCTGGTTGTGCTATGTACGGCTGGGCTGCATGGACTCGTAGAAGTTTTGGCATGCTGGCTAACTATCTCTTGCTAGTCACTATTGACTCACTGGGACTAGTTAGAATGCTAATTAATTAATATACAGTAAGGTTTGCGGGCCATAAGCCGCACGTTTGGTGTTTGCGAGCCGTAAATCGCATAAGGAGAAAAATGAGTTATGTAGACGCTCTCTTTGATAGAGAGAATGATATCATCAAAGTCGTTGAAAGAAACGACCAAGGCGAACGGGTATATAAAGAACATCCTGTACGCTATACATTTTACTATCCAGATCCCCGTGGTAAATTTCAAAGTATATTTGGAGATCCACTTACTCGAGTAGTCTGTAAGAACAGTAAAGACTTTCGTAAAGAGTTGGCTATTAACAATGGCAAAGAACTTTACGAATCAGATATTAATCCTATCTTTGTTCATCTCAGTGAAAACTATCTTAATCAAGACGCACCTAAATTAAACATCTGCTTCTTCGACATTGAGGTAGACTTTGATCCGGAAAGAGGTTACTCCACACCTGAAGATGCGTTTATGCCAATCACTGCTATTTCAGTACATCTGAAATGGTTAGATAGACTTATTACTCTAGCATTGGCTCCTAAGACCATGACCACTGCGCAGGCCACTGAAGCAGTTAAAGAATTTCCAAACACTTACATATTTGACAACGAGTCCGATATGCTAGAAACGTTTCTTGAACTTATCGATGACGCAGATATTTTAAGTGGTTGGAACTCAGAAGGTTATGATATTCCTTATACTGTAAACCGTATAACACAGGTATTGAGTAAAGAAGATACTAAACGTTTTTGTCTTTGGGGGCAATTTCCTAAAAAGAGAGAATATGAAAAGTACGGCAAGACTGCTCAAACTTATGACCTAATCGGTCGAGTTCACTTAGACAGTCTTGAACTTTATCGTAAGTTTACCTATGAAGAACGTCATACATATCGATTAGATGCTATCGGTGAAACAGAGATTGGCGAAACTAAAACTGTCTACGAAGGCACCTTAGACCAATTATATAACAAAGACTTTAAAAAGTTTATTGAATATAATAGACAAGACGTTGCGTTGTTAAACAAATTAGACGATAAACTAAAGTTTATTGATCTTGCTAATAAAATCGCACACGAAAATACTGTATTGTTACAGACTACAATGGGTGCTGTGGCTGTTACAGAACAGGCTATTATTAATGAAGCACATCGTAGAGGCTTCCAAGTTCCTAATCGTCCTAAACGAGACGACAGCGAAGATACTCAGGCCGCTGGTGCGTATGTTGCCTATCCCAAAGAAGGTATTCAAGACTGGATTGGTTCTCTAGACATTAACTCACTGTATCCAAGTGCTATTCGTGCGCTGAACATGGGTCCAGAGACAATCATTGGACAACTACGACCAGTATACACACAAGCATACATCCATGAACAAATGAATCTAAAAAAGAAATCATTTGCCGCAAGTTGGGAAGGTAAGTTTGGTTCTGAAGAATATGAAGCAGTAATGGCTCAGCGTCGTGACACAGAAATTACCATTGACTGGGAAGATGGTGAAAATACTGTACACAGTGCTGCCGAAGTCTATAAACTAATTTTTGACAGTAATCAACCTTGGATGATTTCAGCCAATGGTACTATTTTCACTTATGAAAAAGAAGGTATTATTCCCGGCTTGTTAAAGCGTTGGTATGCTGAACGTAAAGAGATGCAGGCCAAACTAAAGGAGTGTATTACCAGTGGAAACAAAATTGAAGAAGAATACTGGGATAAAAGACAGTTGGTTAAAAAGATTAATCTCAACAGTTTGTATGGTGCTATTCTTAATCCTGGCTGTCGTTTTTTCGACAAGCGTATTGGTCAGTCAACAACACTTGTTGGGCGCCAAATTGCTAAACATATGGCTGGCAAGGTAAATGAAATCATCACAGGTGAATACAACCACGTAGGTAAAGCAGTAATCTACGGTGATACTGACTCTTGTTATTTTTCAGCGTACAATACACTGAAAAAAGATATTGAGTCTGGTGCTATTCCTTGGACTAAAGAAAACATTACCGCATTGTATGATCAAATTGCTGATGAAGTAAATGGTACCTTTATAAAGTTTATGGAACAGGCGTTTCATTGTCCGCCAAGTCGTGGTGAAGTTATTAAAGCAGGTCGTGAGATTGTTGGATCTAAAGGCTTGTTTATTACTAAAAAGCGATATGCTGTGCTAGTCTATGACAAAGAAGGCAAGCGAGCCGACATAGACGGAAAGCCTGGAAAAATCAAAGCCATGGGTCTTGATCTAAAAAGATCTGATACTCCGGCATTTATTCAAGACTTTCTAAGCGACATTCTTGAACTTGTTCTAACAGGCGCAACAGAACAGCAGGTCTTAGACTTTATTACTGCGTTTAGAACCGAATTTAAATCTCGGCCAGGTTGGGAGAAAGGTAGTCCCAAACGTGCCAACAATATTACCGAGTATCAAGGTAAAGAAGAAAAGGCTGGTAAGACTAACATGCCAGGTCATGTACGTGCCAGCATTAATTGGAATACACTTCGACGCATGAACGGTGACAAATATTCAATGCAGATTGTCGATGGGCAAAAAGTCATTGTATGTAAACTTAAAAATAATCCTTTAGGTTATACTTCAGTGGCTTATCCTGTAGACGAACTGCGTTTACCCAAATGGTTTATGGAATTGCCATTTGATGATGCCGAAATGGAAAATACCATTATCGACAATAAATTAGAAAACTTAATAGGTGTTCTAGGTTGGGATATTAAATCAACTGAAGAAAAGAATACTTTTAATAAGTTATTCGAGTTTTAATAGGTTGACTTTGACCAAAAACCTAAATATAATCAATCTTAAGGAGAACTATAATGATTAAAGACATTCTAACAGATATCGTAGCACATACACATAGCCTAGGCTTCTTGCCGTTGGTTAAAATTACCGGTGACGCAAATTCAACACAGATCGAATCTATGGCGGAAGATCGCTCTGTAATTGTTACTGCCCAAGCACACAAGGCTGTAGCAGAATTTGATGGCACGTTTGGTATGCCTAATTTAGACAAGTTGAATCTTCACTTGAAGAATCCAGAGTATAAAGAAAATGCCAAGGTTGATGTAGTCAAGGCCGAGCGCAATGGCAGTACTGTGCCAACTGGTTTACATTTTGTAAATGCCGCTGGCGATTTTCAAAACGATTATCGCTTTATGAGCAGTGAAATTATCAGCGAAAAACTAAAGTCAGTGAAGTTTAAAGGTGCTTCATGGGAAGTTGAATTTAAACCAACAGTGGCCGCTATTCAAAGACTTAAACTACAAAGTGCCGCACACAGCGAAGAAACTGTATTCCAAGTTCGTACAGAAGATAACAACCTAGTATTTTTCTTTGGTGACGCCAGCACACACGCAGGTTCATTTGTATTCCAACACGATGTTGGCGGTAAACTAAAACATACATGGGCTTGGCCAGTTAGTCAAGTACAGAGCATCTTAGGACTCGACGGCGAAATTACTATGAAGATCGCAGACGCAGGTGCTATGCAGATCACTGTTGATAGCGGTGTTGCTGTTTATGATTACATTTTACCAGCACAAAGCAAGTAATGGAAACTAAAAAAAGAACTATAACAAGAATGGTAACATACAGGCTTACTGCCTGGCTGTTTACTATTCTTTGGACTTATATGTTTACCGGTGACATAGGAAATGCCACCGGATTTGCCACAGCATTACATATTCTTTTAAGCATCGATTATTATATACATGAAAGAATTTGGTTAAAAATTAAATGGGGGAGAATAGATTGACGATCGAACAAGTTTTATATGCTACACTAGCCTGGGCGGTACTAGTTGGAGTTAGTTATGCCCACAGCACATGGCCTGCTATTAAAAACTGTTATGGAATGTGGTTTACCAAAGAGTATTGGACTGATTATAATAAAGTAGAATTTGCCAGTTGGTTAGCAAAGGCAGTTATTATCGTTCCAGGTTTAATTTTTGGTATTAGTCTTTGGTGGTTGTATTTTTTTACACTGGCAACTTCTCTAACACTGATATGGGCCAGTAACAAAAAATTGTTACCTACACTAGTAGGATTTAACACGTTGTGGGTATGGATAAGTTGTATGGTATTAGCACAGCACTTAGTTAAATGATAGGGATTTCCAAATGAAAGAACTTCTTAAAAAAATCTTTTTTGGTGAAACAAACTATGATGATCTTGTAGAAGGGGTTATGGCGCATCAATATCCAGAAACACGACAGGATCAAATAAGAAAAGATTATCTTAAAAGATGGGCACCTACACCTCAAGAAAAAACACCTCAGACTCATCCTTGGATGTTCGATCCTTGCGAGCCGCCAGAGGGATGGGTCTATGATCCGTACTACGAGATTTGGATAAAATTGAATGAATAAAAATTTAACAGCCGCACAGAACGACTACGCTATCTTTTTACCGGCACTTAGCGGGTTTTATGCTACCTATGTAGGAAAACAACGTTTTCCAGATCCTGTCAAAGGACTGTATGTGGATCCTGCTAGAGTACCTAGTAACTTCACCAACGGTGTAGAAAGTCTTAATTGGTTAAATCCGCAACAGGGACAGTTTCAATATCATTGGAGCCTATACTCTGCTGGACACGCAGATTTAGATACTAATAAATTTTCTCCTAAAGAAGATATGGTACGTAATCGTAATCGTGCTGACAGTTGGCTGTTAGGCGATTCGGGCGGTTTCCAAATTGGTAAAGGTGTTTGGGAAGGAGATTGGAAAAATCCTAACTGTCCTAAAGCACAAAAGAAACGTGAGCAGGTTCTTAAGTGGATGGACGCTTACATGGATTATGGCATGATTCTTGATATTCCTGCCTGGGTCTGCCGTAGTCCTCGTGGCAGAGAAGCCACTGGTATTAACAGTTATATGGAAGCCGTTCAAGGTACTTACATTAACAACGATTGGTTTATTAACAATAGAACTGGTTCTTGTAAGTTTCTTAATGTTCTACAAGGCGAGAATCATGCCGAGGCAGATGATTGGTATGATCGTATGAAAAAATACTGCGATCCAAAACAATATCCCGGACGTCATTTTAATGGCTGGGCTATGGGTGGTCAGAATATGTGTGATGTTCATTTGGTATTGCGTAGATTAGTAGCGTTAAGATTTGATGGACTGTTAGAACCTGGTGTACATGACTGGATGCACTTTCTTGGTACTAGTAAATTAGAGTGGGCTACGTTACTCACTGACATCCAACGTGCTGTTAGAAAATATCATAATCCTAATTTTACTATTAGTTTTGACTGTGCTAGTCCATTCCTAGCAACTGCCAATGGACAAATTTATATTCAAACAGAAATTGAAGATCGCACCAAGTGGGTGTATCGAATGGTTCCTAGTATAGATGATAAAAAATATTATCAAGACAATCGTCCGTTTGGAGCAGTTGGTGTTCAAGATGGACGATTCAAAGGTTTTGAAGATAGTCCAATCAGCGCAGAATTAAAAGTATCTGATGTCTGTATATATGGTCCAACCGATATGAACAAGATTGGAAAAATTGGTAAAACCAGTTGGGATAGTTTTAGTTATGCTATTCAAATGGGACATAATGTTTGGATGCATATTAATGCTGTTCAAGAAGCCAATCGACAATATGATGCTGGAATTGTTCCTGCTATGTTGGTTCAAGAAAAATTTGATAGACTGTTTTTCAAAGACATAGTTGAGGCTATTTTTGCTACCAGCGATAGAGCAGAAGCAGAAGCCATAATAACTGAATACAGTAAATTTTGGATTAGTATTATTGGAACTCGCGGTGCTACTGGTAAGAAAACAATCAATGCCAGCACTAACTTTGCCAAATTCTTTGACGAAACAGAAGAAGAGACTGTACAATTAGAACACGGTGAAGAATTTACCGATGAAGAGGCTCAAAATTTAGATAAACTTGAAGAAGGCATGGAATGAAAACTCGAATCCTATTAGTAACAATTTTGCTATGTGCTCTGTTTGTTTCATATCAAGCATGGTCTAAACCTAAATATGTTGTAGCCTTAGAATTTCGAGAAACTGGAAATTTAATGAAAATGAGCGACGATAGTTTTTCAACCTATAACGAATGTATTCTATCGGCCGATTATCGGTTGTGGACGATGGTTGGAAAAGAATCAGGTAGCACCTTCCTTTGTACAAAATCAAAAACCAAGTACTAAAATGATAAGAGATTATCAAGACGGTTCTCAAGATAAAATTATTTTCTTCGTTGGAGAAGAGATAGAACACACGCCCGCCTATGGTTTGAAAACACTGTTTGTAACTGGTGTACAATCATATACTGAAATTAAACAGCACTACGCCAACGAACTTTGTAAACATATTTTCTTTGGCGCTAATCACAGTTTTAACCCGCAAAATTATGAAGAACACAAATCTTGGGAAAATATGATTTTTCCTTTGTTAGAAGAAGGAATTCTTTGTAGTTTAGATATTCCAATTAATCAAGTTGAAGAATTTCATGAAAGCGGTTACTGCGAATACAATAACTTTATTCCGCAGATTCGTGTTCCAATTCCTTACATAAAACTTTGGAATTATAATACAATGCTTAAAATCGATGACAAAGATTTTAAGGCAACTAATCCCGGTGTGTGGTCCCACAGTCTACACACACTAATGGATCGTAGTAAGTTCACAGACTGGTCACAATATATCAACGATAAAATTATTAAATGATCATTAAACAAGATGTTCGCCCTAACAAAATGATCTGGGTTACTTTCCGCAAAGAAGGAATTCACAAATATCCTGCGGCCCTAGAAGATCCAAAATTAAAAACAGGAGATGAATATGATGTATCGTTTCTTGGTTATCCTCATCGCCACATCTTTCATTTCAGGGTGTGGATCAATGTGCAACACAATGACAGGGACATCGAGTTCATCCAGTTCAAACGATGGCTCGAGTCGCTGTATAATGGTCAAGGTTCCGTTTTGAGCCTTGACTACAAGAGTTGCGAAATGATGTCAGACGATTTATATGACATCATTAGCAAGAAGTATCCTGGCCGTGAGGTTTGGATTGAGGTCTCCGAAGATGGAGAAAATGGTTCGTTCATCAAATATTAATTAAAGGAAATAAAAAGATGAAACAAGAAGTCGTTAGGATTTTTGATGATCTCGACGCCCTGTTGGATTTCTGCAGGTTTGAAATGTTGCCGTATAATCCGGCAGATTTGTATAACCGCCAAAGTAAAATTTGGCAGGCCTACGAGGCAAGTAAGCGTCCAAGAAGATTTGAACGCAAAGAGTGGAAGCCGAGAGGCCAAAATAACTACAGGAATAATCGTCAATGACGATCTACCTTGTAGATCTAGAGTCGGTAGAAACACGCTACACTTCACAGTGGAAGACACATCTACCAACTCTGTTACGGAAGAGAGGACACAATGTTCAAATTATATCTGGTCCTACAGATATTCCTAGTGCGACCACTCCTGGTGCTTTCCTTAATTTTGGCGGCACCAATATATATAAGTCTGCTCAAGTTGAACAGATGGGCCGGCTGTTTTGCGGTGGATCAGTGGCTCCTAATGATCACTTCATCTTTACTGATGCTTGGCATCCTGGTATCATAAACTTAAAGTATATGAGTGAACTATTACAGATTCCTGTAAAAATTCACGCACTTTGGCATGCTGGTAGTTATGATCCTCAAGACTTCTTAGGTCGACTTATCGGTGATGCTCCGTGGGTTAGACACGCTGAAAAAAGTTTCTTTCATGCTATCAACTATAATTATTTTGCTACAAATTTTCATATTGAAATGTTTATGAAGAATTTGTTAAATGATAGTATGATAGAAAACCCTTGGTTGGAAGAAGACATTCAAGATGCTCTTCAAGGAAAGATTCCAAAGATTGTTCGATCAGGGTGGCCTATGGAATATATGGAAGATACTTTAACCACATATAAAGGAATGGTTAAACGTAATCTAATTCTGTTTCCACATCGCATTGCTCCAGAAAAACAAGTAGAAATCTTTAGAGATCTAAAAGAACACTTACCACAATATGAATTTGTTGTTTGTCAGGATCAACAACTTACAAAGAACGAATACCATAATTTGTTAGGTGAAGCAAAACTAGTGTTCAGTGCTAATCTACAAGAAACATTAGGCATCAGTTGTTATGAAGGTGCTGTTGTAGATGCTATTCCTATGGTGCCGGATCGACTAAGTTATAAAGAAATGTATTACGATACTTTCAAATATCCAAGTACCTGGACCGAGTCCTTTGAAACATATCAAACACATCGTCCAGAACTTTGTGCTAAGATTATTCAATACATGGATAACTATGACAAGTTCTTGCCACAACTACGTAAACAGACTAAAGATTTAACAGATAATTTCTTTTCAGCAGATACACTTTTAGAAAGACTTGTATGATTTTAAAACTTTTAGATAAACTCGGACGTAAACGAATTATCATGGATCGTCAATATAATGAGCCGTATCTAGAACGTTATTATTTGTTTTTAAAAGAAAGGAATCGTTTTCCTTTCAATATCTTTTTACATAAATTTTTAAAAGGTGATCCGGACGATGTTCACGATCATCCTTGGCCTTATGCCACCCTTATTCTCAAAGGTGGTTACTACGAATGGATTCCCCAATTTAATGCTGATGGAACAAAAAGTTGCGAAATAAGAAAATGGCGTGGCCCCGGACACTTTCGTATATGTAGTCCAACAAGTTACCATCGTATTGAATTAAAGGAAGGCGTTACAGCATGGACGCTGTTTATGCCTGGTCCACATCGACGAGAATGGGGATTTCTTGTTGACGATAATTGGATTCACAATGACAAATACTTATACGATCGGAAACTTAACAAACAGCAATAGCACAGTAACCTTAACCGGTACAGGTGCTAGTGGCAGTAGTTACACTATTGGCACGGGAACTACTACTGGTCCTTTGATCTATACTTCAACAGGAACGAATGTAACCTGGACCAATCCAAACGAGGCAATGACAATTAAACAAGGTAATCCGCCCACTTTAGAAGTCAAAGGTAATATGATTATTAACGGTGTTGACTTAGAAGAACGTTTGGAAACTATTGAAAAAGTCTTGAATATGCCCGAAAGAGATGTTAAACTAGAAAAGAAACATCCAAAACTTAAAAAGATGTACGACGACTATATTAAAGCACTGGCCAAATATAGAACATGGGAAGCAATTAAAGGAGATGAAGATGGAACTACATGAATCAGTTAGACAGACTTATAAAGAAACAGTAATTAAAAATCACGAAGGATTTCGACTTGTGTTAAAACAACACGAAGTAATAAATCCCAAAGGTCTTTTTAGTGTTGATTTTGAACAACAATCACTAAAAGACGGCGAAATTGTTGACACTGCTGTTTACAATTTTTTCATGACCAAAGAAGAAATGTCATTATTAGCGTCAGCACTAACATCATGAAAAAAATCTATTACAGTTGGTCGGATGTTGAAGGTGCTTGTTTAGAAATAGCAAGAAGTGTTATTACCAGCGGATGGCGTCCTGATTATGTTGTCGGCATCACCAGAGGTGGTGCTATTCCTGCTGTAATGATCAGTCAGTTTTTAGGCGTTCCTATGCGTCCGTTAGAAGTCAGTCTCAGAGATGGTGGTCAAACCGTTAGTGATTTAGGCATGGCCGAAGATGCCTTTGGATATCAATCTGAACGATTTGTTGAAGATGAAAACGATATCGAAGGCATATTCGAAGCGGCGGCTGATCTTTTAGAAAAAGGCGACAGTTATAAAAATATCTTGATCATAGACGATATTAATGATACAGGTGCTACAATTAATTGGATTAAAGAAGATTGGCGTAGTGGATGTATGCCCAATGATCCTTCCTGGGATCAAGACATTTGGCATCAAAATGTTCGATTCGCTGTACTGACAAATAATCTATCTAGTCAAGCAGACATAGATTATTATGCTTGGGAAGTCAACAAAGCCGAAGAAGATTGCTGGTTAGTATATCCTTGGGAGGAATACTGGAAATGATTAATGATCTGGAGAAAGCACTAAATGAACGACGAGCACCGTGGACAGAAATTGAATATCGAACAAAAGACTTTTGGGTTTTTAGAGACGCCTATCCCGTATCGGAGGGACATTTGCTCTTTGTGCCAACCCAAGAACGCTTTGAAAACATTATGGAATGTTACAGAGCAGCCTACAAGTTTGGTGCCGACGGAGTCCTCTCGGAACGTTGGGACGCTTTTAACGTCGGGCAAAACTGTGGCGAGGCTGCTGGCCAAACAGTGATGTATCCGCACATCCATATGATTCCCCGCAGAAAGGGAGACATGGAAGATCCTCGTGGCGGGGTACGTCACGTTATACCAAGTAAAGGAAATTATAAAAATGCAAGTAAGAGCTAATCCAGAAGGAAAAATTGGAACTTGTGGTTGCGGTCGTAGCCCCACTGGAGATTGTATAGGCTGGCACGGATTAAGTGAAGAACAATATCAAGCCAAGCAAGCCGAGTGGGATTTAAACGAATATAAAAAACAAGCACAGGAAATGTGGAATGACAGTTGCACTAGCAACAGATCAGCATAAGATCTGTATTCTTTGGGATAATCAAAACGGATTTTGGTGGAACGAAACCTGTGCTATGGTTTTGGAAGTATTTGGACTTCCTGGAAATCGATATACTAGTCACCCAGAACAAGATTCAATGACTTTTATTTTTAAATCACTAAGGGACGCTGACTTATGTCGAATCTTATTGTCGGAAAGATTATAATTTTAATCTTGCTGATTTTTACTATCTTTCTTCTAATGGGCATAAACGAAGAAAGATCCAAAGCCTACGATTGCGGTATGGCAGAATGGCATCCAGATATTCCTGCCCGTGTTAAAGAAGAATGTAGACAACTTCGCAGAGAAGAAATACGTAAAAATCAAGAAAACGGACAAACCAATTTATATAGAACATGATTAATTTTCGTTTAGAAATTGCCAGTCCCTGGAGTTGGGATTATTTTCGTAACCTCGGTTGTCTTCACGGACAAATTTCTAAAAACAAATTTTGGGAATTAGAGCATACCTATTACAGCAATCAATTATTGGATGTTGAATTTAAATTCGCTACCAAGGGAGATCATGCTGGATTAGAATTTGTTTTAGGTGTGTTAGGTTACGGAATAGCATTTCGAATTTATGATAATCGCCATTGGGATTCTGAACTTAATAGTTGGTATACCTACGATGAAAACGGCAATGTAATTATTGACAAAAACCTAAATAAACCTATATAATAAAACATAGACATCCACGTCTATAACTCGGAGAATTACAATGACAGAAAAATTTAAACCAGACCCAATAATTAATCATAAGATCGATAAAGACTTTGTAAAAGACGAATATCAACCTTTGGGCAAAGAAGTATTTGTTAAAGCCGCAGACATGATGTCTGATAAAGGTTACAAAGAAGCGTATTTGGGCGATACTATTCGCTTTAAGATGAAACGTGATAACAAGCGTTTTTGGGCAGGCGACAACATCTCAGACTATGTAAGTGAAGAAGATAAATCTAAACTTATCGACGAAGCCACAGAAGCCTTTGAACTTGTATTAGATAGACTCTTAATTGATCGTGAGAACGATCCTAACTCAAAAGGCACAGCACGTAGGCTTGCCAAGATGTACTTTAATGAAATAATGGCAGGAAGATATGAACCATCACCAGACGCGACGGCTTTCCCAAATGATTCGGAGGACCGCTACGAAGGTATGTTGGTTGTTCGCAGTGAGCTTCGCAGTATGTGTAGCCATCATCACCAACCCGTTAGTGGCGTTGCTTATATTGGTATTATTGCGGCTCAGAAACTCATCGGACTCAGTAAGTACACACGCATCGCACAGTGGTGCGCCCGACGTGGTACTCTCCAGGAGGAACTTGCTAATGACATTGCTAGGGAGATCGAAAAGGCTACAGGAGCCAAAGATCTAGGTGTTTATATTCAAGCAACGCACGGTTGTTGTGAAAACCGTGGTATCATGGCACATAGCAGTTTAACACAGACTACAGTGCTTAAAGGTGCGTTTAAAGAAGATGGTAATACAAAGAAAGAATTCTTTGATAATATTAAATTACAACAGGAGTTTGCCCCAAGATGAATTCAGTAGATATGGCTAACGATTTAATTAATCGTGCCAAAAATTTAAAAAAGTTTGAAGTCAAACGTATGCTAGAAGACGGCATCTTGTTTAATGGTCCTGTACCATTCGATATCAAAGGCAAGGATGACTGTTATTGGATCTATGCTTATGCTGTCACACAAGAAGAAGCAGAAGCACAGGTTGATTTGTGGTTAAAGGATCGAGCATGAATTGGTTTAAAAAAATGGTAGTCCGCTGGGTGCGTGACGATTGGGAAAATGCTAATAAAGTTAGTCGCGGCGAAGTGCTAGTTGCCAGCCGAGACGTTGAATCAGTTTCAGATTCAGACCCTATTCTAAATTTTAGAGTGTTTAGTGCCGTAGGTGGAAAGATTGTAGAGTTTAGACATTATGATCGTCAACGAGATCGTAATTTTAATCAAACCTATATCATTACCAATGATCAAGATTTTGGCGATCGTATTGCTAAAATCGCAACAATGGAAATATTAAAACAATGAGTAAAATAAAAATAGCAGAATTATTTTACAGCATACAAGGTGAAGGACGCTATATGGGCGTTCCTTCTGTTTTCTTGCGTACCTTTGGCTGTAACTTTAAATGTAGTGGTTTTGGTATGCCTAGAGGCCAACTAAGCACAGAAGTAGACGCAATCGCGCAAATAGTAGATAAATTTAACAAATATGAAGAACTACCTCTTGTTACTACTGGCTGCGATAGTTACGCAAGTTGGGATCCAAGGTTCAAGGATCTTAGTCCTATGCTTACTAGTGATGCTATTGCTGAGCGTATAATGGAAATATTGCCGTTCAATGAATGGCGAGACGAACATCTAGTTATCACAGGCGGGGAACCGTTGTTGGGTTGGCAACGTGCTTATCCAGATTTATTAAATCATCCTAAAATGGCAGGACTAAAAGAAATTACATTTGAAACAAATGGTACTCAAAAGTTAAGTTCAGAATTTAAAGATTATCTAATACAATGGCAAATGCCAGAATTAGATTATCATAAAGAAATTACATTTAGTGTAAGTGCTAAATTAAGTTGCTCAGGCGAAGAACGTAACGAAGCAATTCAACCTGACGTTATTTGCGAATATCAAGAAGTTGGTCATACATATCTTAAATTTGTAGTTGCTACAGAAGAAGATGCCGAAGAAGCATTAGAGACATTAGATGTGTATCGAGAAAATGGTTTTACTGGATCTTGTTATCTTATGCCCGTAGGTGGTGTTGAATCAGTTTATACTCTGAATAATCGTAGAGTTGCTGAACTAGCAATGAAAAACGGTTTAAGATATAGTGATAGACTACAAGTTCCACTATTTAAAAATGAATGGGGGACATAATGAAAGATTGGCTTAAAAAAATTACTGGGATTAAAAAACTAGAAGAAGAAAAAGAACAACTAGTTGTCGAAACAGCATTGGCTAAAACTAGAGCAGAGGCTGCTAAAAAAGAAGAAGAATTGGCAAAGATGTCTCCAAAAGAGCGTGCCACTGCCTTAGGAGAGCCCTATGTGGCAGTTTTGGAAACTCATGTCAATAAAGAAAATTTACGTAACGGATTTTTTGAGCTTGACTGGAATGAACAATTCGTGCTACAATTAAAGCAAGAAGGTTATGGTTTTGAGGGAGATCCTGAAGAACAGATTGTAGATCGTTGGTTTCGAACACTGTGTAAGGACGTAGCCGACGAAGAGGGTATTGATATGACTGATCGAACAGGTGGATATATCAATGTTAAAAAACTAGCCGAAGGTAAATCAGAAGTCTCATGACATATATTTTAGTTGATACTGCTAACACATTCTTCCGTGCCCGTCACGTCATTAAAGGTGACGCTGACACTAAACTGGGCATGGCTTTTCATATTACACTAAACAGTATCAAAAAAGCGTGGCAAGATTTTGGAGGCACTCATGTGGTATTCTGTTTAGAAGGACGGTCGTGGCGCAAAGACTATTATGCTCCTTATAAACGCAATCGCAGTGATGCTCGAGCCGCTTTAACTCCTAAAGAACAAGAAGAAGATCAATTGTTCTGGGAAAGTTTTGACAAGTTTAAAGAATTTATTGTTGAAAAAACTAACTGTACAGTATTACAACATCAAGAATTAGAAGCAGATGATTTAATCGCAGGGTGGATACAGAGTCACCCCGATTCAAAACACGTTATTATTAGTACAGACAGTGATTTTGTACAGTTAATTGCTCCTAACGTAAGTCAATATAATGGTGTTATGGAACATCATATTACACACGAAGGTATAGTTGATAAAAAAGGTAATCGTGTTTTAGACAATAAAACTAAAGAACCTAAAGCAGTTCCTAATCCAGAATGGTTACTTTTTGAAAAATGTATTCGTGGCGATAGCAGTGATAACGTTTTTAGTGCCTTTCCTAAAGTGCGTAAAAACAAACTTGAAGAAGCATTTAAAGATCGTCAAAATAAAGGCTTTGCTTGGAACAATCTCATGTTGCAACGTTGGGTTGATCACAACGGTGAAGAACATCGTGTATTAGAAGATTACGAACGAAACAGACAGTTAATTGATTTAACACAACAACCAGATGATGTTAAAAGTAAAATTTTTGGCACCATTAAAGAAAATATCGATAAAGAAAAAAATGTCAGCCAAGTTGGAATTCGACTGCTTAAATTTTGTCAACTTTACGATTTAAAAAAGATTTCTGAACAGGCGCAACAATACGCCGAACCACTTAATGCGAGGTATCATCAATGACCGAATTACATGCCAAACCAGTAGTAGATGGAAAATTTTGGATTGTCGAAGATCAGGGAAACAAAGTAGGTATTTTAAAAGTTACTGAACAAAAGAAATATGTCTTTAGTAGTAAAGACAATATTACTACATTTGATAATAAGAAAAAACTTTTTGAAACATTTGGTACAAATTTTTTTGTAAAAGAACAAATTCAAAAATCTGTTGTTGTTGATAAAACAGTTCACGACTATCCTACTAGTTCAATTCCGCACAATCCATTGTATGATGTAAAAAGACATTTACCACTCTTTACTAAGAGTAATAAATCTAAATCTGTTTATTGTGCTGGATATTATATTATTCGTTTTGATAAAGGTTGGGTCAAAAGTTTTTGTCCTAAATTAATTACTGTTGAACGATATCAATATCAAGGACCATTTAAAACAGAATTAGAAATGAAACAAAGGTTAAGTAATGTCTCAAAATAATATCAATACCGCAGTTTTACAGCAGGTGATATCTGCGATTAAAGCCGCAGATATGAGTAACCAACGAGAAGTAAGATTGGATATTACTACGGCTAAAAATTTATCTTATACACTAGGACTAGTTATGACTAGATTAGCCGGTAATTACGAAAACCTTATTTTAAATATACAAAAAGAAGAAAAAGACACTGTAGTTAAAGTAGAAATGGACGGAGGCAGTTGGAATAAATCCGAATAAATTCGGATAAATATATACGTATATAATTGAGGAATACGTATGAGTCGACCTAAGCCAACTGTAGTACTAGAAAACATTAATAAGAAAAATTTTAAGAGCGATCAAATATTAGAAGCAGAAGCCATTTGGGCAGTCTTTTATGATGGGAAACCTTTTAATTTAAAAAGCCAAAATAGTCTTGGTGGATACTCTGGTAGCAAATATAAAAAGGTATCTTTCTCTAATCCCGGACACGCACACAATTTGGCTAAAAAATTAAACACAATGTTCAATACCAAAAACTTTTCCGTTTATAAATTGACCACAGGTGAAGAAATTAAGTAATGGACAAAAGAGCCTATACTAAAATTTTTATACAAACTGCTGGCGAGGCTCTCAGCGAAGAAAATATAAAAATTAAAACAAGACTGTGGTGGAAAAACAACAGATCCAATTTTAATCACAGTTTGCGTCTCACAGATCAAGGTCTAGAGTTTTTAACTAAAATTTTAGACATCAAAACATACGAAGTTCCTTTTCCCCCCGACTTAGATTTAAAACCTCAAGTATTATTATATTTGGACAAGTTTATCGACTGTCCATATCACTTAACCGAAGATGCTATTATAGTACTCAGCGAGCGCAAAGCCGTTGAACTCCATTTATTTGCTGGTGATGTTCGAAAATATGGCATTATCAAAGCAATGAAACGAGAACATCCAAAACCTCTAAAAGAGCAATAAAAGTCCAAAATTCTTGTTGACAGAATCGCGGAGCGAGCTTATACTAATGATACTGCGAAACTTATTAACACACAGGAGCAAGTATGTCTAAAGCAGAAGTCATTAATCGTCAAGTTAGCCCAAATGGTGCTAAAAATGCTGTACGTAAAGCATTTAAAAAGAAACGTCCATTGTTTCTTTGGGGGCCTCCAGGTATTGGTAAATCTGATATCATTCATCAAATTGGTGAAGAACTCAATGCTCATGTAATTGATATCCGTTTGAGTCTTTGGGAACCCACTGACATTAAGGGTATCCCTTATTTTGATTCTGTACAAAAAACAATGGTTTGGGGACAACCTAGCGAACTTCCAACTGAAGAATTTGCTAAAAATTTCCCCCACGTAATTTTGTTCTTGGACGAAATGAACAGTGCGGCTCCTAGTGTACAGGCGGCGGCTTATCAACTTATTTTGAATCGACGTGTTGGACAGTATCGTCTGCCCGATAACGTCCTAATCGTTGCCGCAGGTAACCGTGAAGCAGATAAGGGTGTTACTTATCGTATGCCTGCTCCGTTGGCAAACCGATTCGTTCACTTGGAAATGCGTGTAGACTTTGATGACTGGGCACAGTGGGCTACCGATAATCGAGTACATAAGGATGTAGTTGGTTACTGTACTTTTGCTAAGAAAGATCTGTACGACTTTGATCCAAAAAGTTCAAGCCGTGCGTTTGCTACTCCTCGTTCTTGGTCATTTGTCAGCGAGTTGTTGGAAGACGATGACACTGACGAAAGTACACTAACCGATCTTATCTCAGGTGCCGTCGGTGAAGGTTTGGCTATTAAATTCATGGCTCACCGTAAAGTTTCGTCTAAACTGCCAAAGCCAGAAGATATTTTGGCAGGTAAAGTTAAGAAAATGGACACTAAAGAAATTAGTGCTATGTACTCGTTGACTGTTAGTCTGTGCTACGAACTTAAAGATGCTTCAGACAAAAACGATAAAAAGTTCAACGAAAAAGTAAACCATTTCTTCCGTTTTATCATGGACAATTTTGAAACTGAATTGGTTGTTATGGGTACTAAACTTGCTCTTACCCAATATCAACTTCCATTGGATCCAGACGAGATCGACTGCTTCGATGAGTTTCATGAGAAGTTTGGTAAGTATATTGCGGCTGCTCAAGAAAAGAGCCGCTAATTTAAAAAACAAGGGCGCAGAAATGCGCCTTTGTCTTGACAAAAATTTAGAACGATTGTATAATATATACATACAGTAAACAAACGGAGCCAAAATGTCGCATTCACAAGATCCAATTATTGATAAAATTGTTGTAGCCAGAGTAGGACTTTTACTACGTCATCCATTTTTTGGTAATATGGCTACTCGTATGAAATTAGTAGACGCAAGTGATTGGCTTCCTACTGCCGCTACTGATTTCCGTAATTTCTTTTTTAACAGAGAATTCTTTGAAAAGATGACTCCGCGACAAGTCGAATTTGTTGTTGCTCACGAAATCTTACATTGTGTTTACGATCACATGATGCGTAACGAAGGCAGAGATAAACAAGTTTGGAATATTGCCGCTGACTATTGTGTTAATGGTCTATTGAAGCGTGAACGCATCGGCGATGATCCTCCTGTTAAATTCTTCTATGATCGTAAGTATGACGGCTGGAGTGCTGAACAAGTCTATGACGAAATTTACAGCAAGTATGACGAAGAACAACTATCAGCATTAGGCGAACTTTTGGATCAGCATTTGGATCCAGACAAAGACGGTGACGGAAATGGTCCAAAATATTCTAAAGAAGAATTAAAGAAAATTCGTGACGAAATTAAAGAAGCAATGATCCAAGCCGCACAGGCCGCAGGCGCAGGTAACGTGCCTGGGGAAATTGCTCGAATGATTAAAGAAATGACTGAGCCTAAGATGAATTGGCGTGAGTTACTACGTCAACAAATCCAAAGCACAATTAAGAATGACTTTAGTTGGAGTCGTCCTAGCCGCAAAGGTCAAATGACTGGAGCAATTATACCAGGTTGTAACTTTGATACTACTATTGATATTTGTATTGGTATTGATATGTCAGGTTCTATTGGTGACGATCAAGCCTCAGATTTTATGAGTGAAATCAAAGGTATTATGGAAGAGTTCAAAGACTTTAACATGAAAGTTTGGTGCTTTGATACTCGTGTATATAACGAACAAGATTTTGACGGATACTCAGCAGATCAAATCAACGACTACGAAGTTATGGGCGGTGGCGGCACTGACTTTACCTGTAATTGGGAATATATGAAAGAACATGACATTGTTCCTAAAAAGTTCATCATGTTTACAGATGGCTATCCTTGGGACAGTTGGGGTGACGAAGATTACTGTGATACAATCTTTATCATTCACGGTAACGACACTGTTGTTCCACCATTTGGTTCTTATGCGTATTACGAAGGAAAAAATTGAATCGTAAGATTAATCCGCTAAATGTTTTGGATTGTAGGGAGGTGCCAGATCCGCCTCCCTATTTTCATTATCATTATTTGGATGTTAAGTACAATTTAACTGAAGCAATTAGAGAATGGGTTTACGAAAATCTTCGGTATAGATTTTATATTGGAGAAACGCTAACATTAGAGAATAACCAATTTCAAATTAAAACTAAAATTGGTTTTGAAGAGCCAAAAGAGCTTAGTTTCTTTTTACTGGCTTGCTCACATTTAAAGTACACAAATCATTAACAGCATATATAATAGCACAAAGGAGTATAACTATGACTGAAAACACCGAAACTAAAGAAGTAATTGCTAATCCGGAAACACCGGAGCAACAACAGCCAAGTGCTGATCTAACTGTACAAGACCTCAATATGCTTCGTAGCATTATTGATATTGCCGCACAGAGAGGCGCATTTAAACCGGCTGAAATGACTGCTGTGGGCGCAACTTATAATAAGTTGAATACATTCTTAGAGAGCGTCAACAAAGGACAAAAATAAAATGGCTAATTTAAAACATATCGGAAGAATCAAATCAACCGGTCGTAAAGTTCTAGTTGCTTATAGAACCTTACCCGGTGAAAGTGACTCTGCCCTAATTATTCAAACAGAGGCTCTGACTCCGGAACAACACGATGCTATAATTACGTTAGTTGAAAGTCCGGCTGGACAAAACTCATATGAGTTTGCTGAAGTGTTGGCAAGGTCTAGATTCTCCGACGGCAGTGTAATGTTATCAAGTTTACACTTTAATTCTAAATTAGTTAAAGTTAAAACATCGACTGTAGAAATGATTCCAAACATGCAGACTACAATCGGCCTTGATCAATTAAATCAAGTTATTGCTGAACAGAGAGGTATTAGCGTTAACGACCTTGCTCTAGGTAATGGATCAAGTGCTCAGTCATTAACTGAGCCAGTAGTCGAAGAAGTGGCACAAGTTAGAGATATCAGCGATACTACTAAATCAAATGTTGTAGCAGAAAGTCAAGTTGCTAAAATTGATGCTCCGCTAACTGACGAAGATTTGGCTAGAAAAATGCGTAGCGATGCTGATCGTCTTTATAAAGAAGCCGCACGTTTACGTGCCGAAGCAGAAAAACTTGCTCCAGCAAAGACAAAAAAAGCCAACGTTGAAGCGTGAAGAAAAAATCTCTGCCTAAAGATGTAGTAGATCAATGGCCAGAAATTTTTAGTGATGTAGATGTTAAAGCAGTACCGTTAGAGTATTTGCACTCCATGCGAATCATTTTTTCAGATGGTAAAGTATGGGATTTAAACATTGCCGCTCATGCTAGAAAAAATGGTATTCAAGATCTTGATCAACATCTACAAGAATTAATCGGTAACTACGAAGAATCAATAGAACATATTGATTTTAGGTTAGATGTTGATCGGGTTAAGAAAGATATAATTAAAAAAACAAAAAATTTTCTTAAAAAGCCAAAACAAAAATGATAGCAGCCGTATTTGCAATTGACGACATAGGAAGCATGGGTTGGAAAGGTTGTATTCCGTGGCCACATAATAAAGACGACATGAAATGGTTTAAAACATTAACTCAAGGTCATGTTGTTGTAATGGGCAAGCGTACATGGGAAAGTAATGATATGCCAAAACCTTTACCAGGCAGACACAATGTAGTTTTTACAAACAATTTTTTTGAATGTGACGACATTGAGCAAGTTCGTGGTGATGTTTGCGAAGCATTAAAATCAATCATATATCAAGATAAAAAACAAAAAGTTTTTATAATAGGCGGGCCTAACTTATTAATACAAAGTAAACCAGTATTAGATAAAGTTTATTTGACTCGAGTCCCTGGAGAATATTTTAATGATGTTAAAATAAACATCGATGAATTTTTAACAGGAATGACTTTAACAAACACCACCAACCTTGGTTCATGTATCGTAGAAGAATATAACAATGAAACAATATCATCAAGCACTACAACACATTCTAGAAAACGGAAAAAGCAAGACTGATAGGACGGGCGTAGGAACCCGTAGCGTATTTGGTTATCAAATGCGTTTTAATCTGCAAGAAGGCTTCCCAGCCGTTACTACTAAGAAGCTCGCCTGGCGAGCAGTAGTTTCGGAACTTCTTTGGTTCTTAGAGGGGAGCGGTGACGAACGCCGACTTGCGGAGATCCTACATGGTACTAGAGACTTATCAAAAACAACTATATGGACTGCTAACGCTAAAGCAGACTATTGGTTACCTAAAGCACACTATGAAGGCGACCTTGGTCGTGTCTACGGAGTACAGTGGAGGGACTTTCTTGGTGTTGATCAAATACAACAATTAATTGATGGTATTAAAAACGATCCTAGCGGACGTAGACATATTTTAACTGCTTGGAATCCTTCTGAACTTTCAGACATGGCTCTACCACCCTGTCATGTATTGAGCCAATTTGATGTTACAGATGGGCATTTAAGTTGCCAGATGTATCAGCGTAGTTGCGATATGTTTCTCGGTGTGCCTTTTAACATTGCCAGTTACAGTTTACTTACACATATTATTGCTAGAGAATGCAAATTAAAGGTTGGGGATTTTATTTGGACCGGTGGTGATTGTCATATCTATAATAATCACGTTGATGCTGTAAAAGAACAATTATCAAGAACACCTAAAGAGTTACCGACTCTGTTTATGACTGTCAATAAAAAAATCGCCGACTATGTAGTCGACGATTTTATATTAGATAATTACAATCCAGATCCTGCTATTAAAGCAGATATGGCTGTTTAAAGAATTAAACACTCAACTAGTTTAATATCTGTATTATCATTACTTTCTAAAGCAATAGCAAAAGTATCAGCGGCAGTATGATGTTGTCCTGCAATAGCAACTCCCCCGTTGCTGGCTATCATTCTATCACCTTTCTTAACACTACCTGTTACCTTAACTGGAACACGACCTTTTAGAGCAACATATTGTCCGCCTTCTAGGCCGCTGTTCATCATATAAGCAGGGTTTCCAGAAATCGCACCGACGGCTCTTGAGCCAAATGTACAGGCAGTAACTTCTTTTTCTCCGCCAATCATAACCACTGTTCCAACTTCGTAGTCATTATCTGTTAGATATTTTTCTGCTAAGTCAGCGTAACGTGCTGATGTAGCAGTACCAACAAAAACGTTGGCTGTTAAATTAGCACTGCCGTCTCTTCTGGCAACTGTATTAATGACTGCCGCAGTAGTTTGACCGAATCCTTCTAGTAACAAAGCATTTCCTGCTGTACCAGAAGTATTAATAGCCCAAGTTCCTGTGGCTCCTGATCCCGATCTAGAAGGAACGTCTAAGTTTGTTCTAGCGTTTTCAGCAGTAGTAGCACCAGTACCACCAAAGGATACTTGTAAAATGCCACCAATACCAAACTTGTTATCGATATAATTCTTAGTTGCGGCATGTAAAGGACTTGTAGGATCGGCACTTAATGTAAGGAAACCGGTCATTGTACTGCCATCAAGTCTAACTTTAGTAGCATCTTCAACTATGATATTGTTAGTACCGTCAAAATTAACACCGTTAATTGTTCTAATAGTTGCTAAACGTGTAGCACTTGTAGCATTACCATTAAATGTATTGGCTGATAAATTTCCGCTGGCATCTCTAGCCGCAATGGTGTTTGCTCCTGCGCTAGTTGATGCCACTCTATATTCTGTTCCTACACGTAGTTCGTTGGCTTGTGTGGCAATGCCAAATAAATTTTCAGCGTAAATGTCTTTCCATTTACGTATATTTGAACCAATGTTAAATGTTTCAGTAACACTAGGAATTAATCCAGTTGGATTAATTGATAAAGGTGATTTAATGTCAGCACCGTCACGAACTCTAAATGTAATATTTGGTCCAGTGATATTTTGAATAATTGGTTCTGTGCCGCCATCGATGAATACTGCTAAATCGTTGCTGTCGCCGACTGTATAGCCCGCATCACTAAAACGAACTGTAGCAGTAAATGAAGAACTTCCTGAACGTACATAATCCGATGCTAAGAAGCCACCTAAACGTAAAGCATTAGAAGAAGTTCCCCAATATAAATGATCAGAGTTAACACCGCTAATGCCAGTGACAGAATTAGTATTTGCTAGGGTAACACCTGTTTTAACTAAATTAGATACTCCAGCATTATTAAATCCTGGAATATTACTATCAGCATCACTGATATCTAGAGTAAAATCAATTCTAGAAATCATGTAAACTGGTTCATCGTTGATTGTAGCAATAATAATTGAGAAGTTTTCTGGTGTTGTACTTCCAATACCAAAACCACGAACTTGCTTACTAAGCATCTGTGTAGTACCAGCGCCAGCACTTTGTGGACCAACGGATAACCAAGTTTCTCCAGTTCTAACCTTCAATTGGTCTTTTGTAGTATCAAACCATAAGTCACCATTATTTGGAAAAGCAGGTTCAGTAATACCGTAATCGGCACCACCAATAGTTTTCCATTGTTTTACTGCTCCTACTAGGTCACCTGTATGAACTTTTAGTTTTTTATTGGCTGTGTCATACCATAATTGACCGCGAATCGCACTTGCTGGATATATTGAACCAGCAAAATTTTCGGTTAAATGTAAAAAATTTTCGTTTTGTATTTCGCCGTAACCAGCATAATTTTTACCAATAAGTTTAACATCTAAACTTTGGTTAACAGTACCGTCTTCGATAACTGCTACTGCTGTTCCGTCCCATCGATTTATTGTATACGCCATTTACTAAAGCCCCTAATTTATAATATTTATCGCTTCGCCCATTATGCAAACGGTTCAGTATACAGCCAACTGCCGTTAGTCATAATAAACAACTTGTTTACACGGGTTACTGTAACTGTTGCTATAGGCGCATCAAGCGTTTGGCTTGTTGAAATATCCCTAATTACCGAAGTATTACCGTTTATTGTTATTGGTCCTACTGCTTGTGAGTTATTTACAGTCCAAGTAGAACCTGAACCCGAAAGAATTATAGTTCCTGCTAATATTCCTGGGCCTGTTATAGACATACCTGCTTGTATATTACCAGCAATTACGCTAGAAACAGTTAAAGTAGTACTTGCTATAGACCCTTGAAAAACTGCTGTATATACTACTACACGAGAAAAATCGCCGCCGCTGCCAACGTCTTCTTGCGGTGTATAAGAAACTGTAGAGTTAGTTACTGTTGAATAAGTTCCATGTAGTCTTAATCTTGTTCCGTTAACAGCAACACCAAATGGTGCTGTTATAGGATCATAAAAAGGAACAATGGCATTTAAAATAATAGCAATTTCAGGATTATCCATGGCTGTTCCGGGAACAGTTGGCGAAGTAATATCCATACTCATACCAATACCACGTAGATAAACTGCTGTGTCTACATACGATTTAGTAGTAGCATCTTGCTCACCTACTGGATTTGCTAGATTAATAACTCGTTTGTTACTTACACTTACATTAGTACCTGGACCAATTGGGCGTAATACTAGATCAACAATACCTGTAGATATTTCATTAGTTTCTATTCTAATAGCAGATGTTCCACCTGCCATATTAATTTCATTTAAATTACCTAAATTTTGTAAATTTGATGTTAGTACTGTTGGACCCAACTCGTCTATGCTTAAAACTTCTGTAGTGTTAATTTTATAAACCTTAGTTGCGGCTAAATCAAAATTTTCACTGCTAGTCCACGAGTCACTATTGTTTTTCCACTCTAGAGTTTTATCTGTATCACCTAATAATGTAATTCCGCCGCCATCGGCTGCTGTATCAGTTGGAGTCTGAGGAGTATTACCTAATACAATATTCTTATCTTCTACTTGTAATACTGTAACATTGATTGTAGCAGTTTCACCGCCAACTATTATGTCACCAGCAACTCTTAAATTTCCCTGTATATCTACATCTGCTTGAGGAGTTTCAGTCCAAAATCCTACTCGAGAATTAACAGCATCAACTGATATCGCTTCTCGTGTTCCTGTAGGTGTTTTAGTTTTTAGTGCAAATGGCTGACCAGTTTGTGTTTGTTCTATAACAAACTTATCATTGGCAATCTTCATATCAACAACTGGCGGAGCACCAAACGAGATACCATTGTTAGATTGTAAAACTAAACTGCCTAAGATTGTACCGTCTTCGTCATTATACACAATCTGTGCAGCATTTTTTAATTCGCCGGCATCTGTTAAAATATTTTCTGTTTTAGTAACAGTAACATCAAACTTCATGTTTGCTAGTTCGGCAGCGTTGAATCCTATTTTTATTTCTTTAATTGCTGTTGAGTATCCTGCTATAGGCAATGCTGGAGTAAATTGATCTCGACTAAAAATTCCAAGTAACACATTAGAAACAACTAATTTTGAAATTACATGACTTCTATTAAAATTATCAAGTATTGTTTCTACAACAAATCCGGTAGTTCCTTGCTGATTTGTATATATTGGCCCTGCTAATACTAAGTCTGAACCATCATAAAACCAAAGTTGATTTGTATCATTGTTTAACCATAGGTCTCCAGCAACTAAATCCTGAGGTGTTCTTGGACTAATAACCGGGCCACCGGCAGATCTAAAAGTATTTCCATCGTAAACATTTAATCTTCCAGATCCTGTATCATACCATAGTTGACCCTTAAGAGCATTTTCAGGAGCACTGGCACTGGCAAAATTTTCTAAAAGTTTTACTAAATTTTCGTTAATTGCTTCACCAAAACTAGTAACATTCCTACCTATTAATGTAATAGATGTTGTATCGGTATCAAAGGTACCGTCAGGCAAATCTACTAATTGATTTCCGTCTGTTTTATTAATTCTATAGGTCATGTTCTTATTTTCCGGTGTAGATAATATAGTTTATAGAAAGATAAGGATTCATAACATTTAGAGGACTTTGTGTAGTGTAATCTTGTATTCCACCGCTGTTTAACAAATATTGACCTCTTGCTGTTACTGTAGAACCCTCTCCAGAAATAGCATCTGTATCTGTTGGTGCTCCTGGGACATTTCTAAACGCATAGTATTGGTTCTCATCAGAACCTTTCATATCGTGTACGTGATTTGGAATCTGCGATTGGTCTACTAATCTCGATTCTGAACCAGAAGACAAACCAACACTGTCTGCTTCCGGAGCAGTAACCCTATTTGCTGGGCCACCGCTAGTTTTAATCTGATTTGTTGGATCTAATTTATTTGGAACTTTAATGTCATTGTCCATGTTATCTAGACCCAATGCCATTCTACCCCTCATGTCTGGTAATTTAAATGTACCGAGGCCTTGAAGAGTGGCAATATCTCCAAATTGATAACCAATGGCGTCAAACAATTCGGGATACGATGAAATTGGTACTTCAGCACCATCACACAGCAACCAATTAATAGGAGCATTTAAACCCGCAAATGGTAACAATACACCCGCAGGCGTTTTAGGAATCGCACCAAACAACTGCGACTTAGACATTTTCTTTAAACCTTCGGCGCCACGACTAACTACAAAGGTGTCGTTTTCCTGTACACCTTCTGCTTCTGGTTTATCTGCGATAAATGATTCGCTTAGTCTTGTAAAAAATCTTTTTCTATTTCCACTTATACCAAATCTAGAAATACTACCCACAGTAGTTTGTGACCCTACTGTGATATTAGCGTATTCAACATAATCGAGGCCGCCTTCTGTGACTGTATAAGTGCCTCGATATCCTGTAGGAGCAATACCAGAAACAATAATCTGTGATCCTGTTGGGAACGGTGCCACTGTTTGTGCCGTAAATGTTAATCTTGCTGTAACACCGTCGCCTGATGCCGACAGTGTATTTAAAGTAGGGGTGCCTGTCTGTCCGTCAAATTCAACTTCGTTACTGGTTATGTCACCGTCTAGGTCAAAAATTGTAGGACTAGCCAACTTAGTTGAACTACCTGTTGTGTTTCCTGTTAATGTCCCAAACACATTACCATATACATCGCCGTCTACCCTTGAAGCATAAATTCTGCTAATCTTAAGATCAGGGCCGCCGATGACCGCACCGTTATCAACATCAGGTAGTAAATTAGTTGCTATACGAACATCACCACCAAACGAGACTCCTCCGCCAACATTTAAGTTGCCAGCAATACCTACGCCACCGCCAAATATACCACTACCTGTTGATACTGAAGTAGACTCTTCTGTTCCGGTAGCACTAATAGATCCAGATGCTGTAATAGATCCCCCAACATCAAGATCTGTTTGCGGATTAGGATTGTTAATACCCACACGTTCTGAGCTGTCAACTCGAATAACTGTACGGATTGAACCGTTGTTATTCATACGAATATCTAAGTTACTGCCAGAAGTTTTGTGAAAAATTACACCGGCTGCTCCGTCAATACCTATGTTTAACTGTGTATCTTCACCAACAGACATTCCGTTAGCATTTCTAACATTTAATGGAAAGTTAGTATTACTTGTTGCATCGCCTCTTAAAAAATTACTAGCATCAACTGTTGTGGTTCCAACTAACAGCGCACTGGCTTTTTCTGCTACTCCAAAATATGTGTTATAATTTGAATTTAAAGTAACGCCAGGATTAATTTTTGTAAATCCTGGAATTAAAACTTTAGGTGTAAATTCTGTGTTACTTATAATTGCTACACGAACACCGTTAACATAATTGCTAACTACTGCCTGTTCGTTACTGAGAGTATCTTCAATAAACTCTGGCTCGGCGCCTGTACGTGATCCCGAACTAAATCTTGGACCAACTAAAATCCAACCCGAACCTGTGTATAGATATAATTGTTGAGTATCTGTGTTTACCCAAAGGTCTCCTGGTAAACTGCTGTTTAAATCTGGTTCCGAGTTACCCTTCTTTAGTCCGCCTGCTGAACTCCAACTTGTGCCATCATAGACTTTTAATTGATTAACTCCGGCTGTGTTATCATACCATAGTTGGCCTTCTATTGGGCTAACTGGAGCACTATCGTTGGCAAAATTTTCTAGTATGTGAAGAAAATTTTCTGCTATAATTGTTCCGTAACCTGTAATATTTCTACCAGGAAACTGAATACTAGTCGTGGCATTGATAGTATTGTCTTCTACCGTCAATGCTGGTTTATCTAAATTTGTTGAATCGGTGTATCTAACTTGATATGCCATAATTACGCCTCATTAAAACCGGTTAAACTCTGTACACGAACAGTATAGTCTATCTGAATTAAACGATTTAAACTTTTTTGTACAGGATGGAATATCACGTGTGTTAGTAAACGCCCTGTGCCCGTTGGATCATAACTTCTAAGTCCTAACTCATCAAAAACATATTGCCCGTCTGTATAGGTAGCGTTATCAAACGCATCCTGATCGCTGGGTTCGCCGTAGTCTAGCAAACAAGTTACTAAAATATCAGTATAGTTTGTTCCAGTAACATGACGAGTTTCAATTTTATTTCTTGTAGGATCTAAATTATTTGTACTACGATCATCAACTACTTTTGTATAAGTTTCATTATATAAACTAGCATTAGATCCTGTGCTGTTAGGCGTAAGGTATGTGATAACTCCTGTTGGATCAACTGTGGTACCCCCATTGCCAAACACCATTTCGTAAATAAATCCTTGTCCGGCATTGGCAAGACTTTCTGCTAGACTAATACTCATGTTTTCATAATGAATAGCATTTTTCTTGTCAATAAAGATTTCTTTAGTATTTGGGTCATATATTTTAATATGCCCTTGTACTAGTATTCCGGATTTGTCATTTGTAATCATATTTTTGTCACCTGTATTCTATATTTACCGTTAATTTAATCTGCGCAGTTATTTCTTTAAACCTAGTTAATTCCCATTATTTATTTGGGTTTTTCCTGGTAGATAGACAACACCGGCCCTAATAAACTTAGCCTGATCGGTTTGACTATCTGATAATTGTACTCCCGGTGCTGTCCACATTTGTCCAAGTTTCTTCTGTACTATAATCTTAGATCCTTTAGGAGGAGGTGTAGTTAACCTTACATAGGGTCCTATGTTTTTGTTTACTGCAAACTCTGCTTCTAATGTTTTGTCACCGCTAGGACTGTCTGGGCCTAACGATTCGTCCCAAATGCTCAACGGACTCTTACGTAATCTCTTACCGCCAATGAACATTTCAATGTCTTGTCCTTCCCAATACTCATACGGAATACTAGAATAATTAATTACTGTTCCAGTTCCTGTACCAGTAGCAGTAGCCAAGAAACTATGTCCCGGATTATTAGAGCCAGCACCCATCGCAATAAAGTCTGTTGTTCCAGATTCTGAAATAGTGTAATATCGACCAATCTGTATTTTTGAGACATTTAATATTTCAGTATTCTTATACCATCCTGTTTCCGTACTTGGGTTTGGCGCAGGACTAAAAGGTAGAAGTATCTGTAGATACTTAATTGCGCCAGGCACTACTCTGCTTGTAGAAGGAATTAGATTGCCGTCAATGATTATTGAAGGATTTGTAATAACAAGATCATATGCTCCAACTGTTTTTTGTGGGTTTACGAATGTTAATTCTGTTGGACTAATATAAGTTGTAGGACATTCGGTATTACCAACATAGGCCTTAACGTTAGATTTAAATCCTGTACCTTTAACTGTAACAGTTTGTCCGCCTAACGGAAACGCAGTATTATTGTTTACTGGGCTTGCGTATCTAATATCAGTAACTGTTACTGTTGAAGAATTTTCAAAATCAGTTAGCGCACTTAGGTAACCATCGGCTACTAATACCACAGTTTCAGTTTCGTCTTTGTAAGGAATAGTTTGATTTTTACCTTGGTCTCTTACAAATGATCCTATTGGATGACTTGCTGGAGTTCCTGTACCTAATGTACCTCTACGAAGATATCTTAAAGTGTTGCCATCTTTTTCAAGATACTCAATACGTTCCGCATTAATATAAATGATGCCTGCTTCGTTTTGATCTCTATTTGGTTCTAAGAGTCCGCTGGCATCTTCTACTTCTATTTCTGTATCAAAATAATTTAAAGGTGTTGCTAATTTTGTAGATATAGTATCGTCAATTCTCTTATAGAATGTTCTGTTAAGCATATCTTTAAAAATTCTGTAACCAAAAGGACGTTTAGTATACTCATCATTGAATACGATAATTTCAACTAAATCAGTTTCTAATAGGTTTCGATTTTTATCTATTTGGATGTATTCGTTATTATCTTCAAGAATATAATCTAATTCAGATGTTAATAACTTACCATTAAATGTTACCCACACATAAGAAGCAGAACTAATAGGATATCTTAATTTAAATCTTCCATTGATAACCTCGTTAATTGTGTAATATTCTGGTGTTCCTCTTATTAGTTCTGAGGCAGATCTAATGTAAGTATTATTTCTTTCAATTTCAAGAATATCATGATTTGAAAAAGTTGTTACAGAAATTTTATCACCTGCTGTATAAGTGCCAACTAGTCTTAGTTTTAAATCGGTGCCGTCGGGTTCGATATAGTATTGACCTTGATCAACTATTACTAATACAATCTTATCACCCGGATTAGCAATACCACGTTTAATCTTTAATTCATTTTTAGTTGAAGTCCACGTATACTGAATTGACACTGAAAGTTTTACTCCATTTCTATAAACTTCAACTTGTGAAGTATCGATAGAATTTAAAGCATAATCTCCTACATCAACTATGTAGGTTCTATTAGTTCCCTGAACGTCAAAGTACACTGCGTCTGATGGACGAAGAACTTCGCCGGCAACTTCAACTATTACATTATTCTCAAAAGGTTTCAAGTTAGAAGGTATTTGAGTTAATACATAAGAATCAGCCGTTCCGTCATGTATTACTGTTTCAGTTTTCATATAACTGATAGTATTAACTGTTGAACTTAATACAGTGTAATCAATGATTGCTCCGGCTACTGGTGCTGTATCAAAAATAATTCCTATATTACCAACTTCACTGTAAGACGAATCTGTAATAAATGTTGTTACTGTTTCTGCTTCGCCGTTAATTGTCACTAATACAGAATACTTGTCTTCCTCCCAACGAGCAACTGTAATAAATTCTTTAGTAATACCGTCGCCAACAAAAGAATCAGCATCTAATACATTTAGACCGTTTCTACTCATTGATGTAATAACAACTTCATCAAGTTTTTGAGGCGCTGTATCAAAAATAATTTTTTGATTTATATAATCAAAAGTATAATCAACATCTTGTTTTTTAACAAAACCATTTATTTTAACCAATGCGGCTTGAGTCGTATTTGGTTTTTGTCCAATAGCAAATTCAGTTTGAACACCATCGGCAATATAATGTCTATTTAAAATCACCGGAGAACCGTCGCTAACTGTGTCATAGACTGTTATTGAAACAGAATCTAGCACCTGCCCAGTAACTACTTCTTCTGGAGCATGACTTGATGTCGTAGTTACAAAATTATCGCCATCGATAATAATTTCTTCTGCTAGGATTCCTTTGGCAGTTTCGTAACTCATGCCGCCTGTTGTTGAATTTGGAAGTCCGCCAATAATTTCAGAATCGTAAAACTTTTCGTTTGGTTTAAAACTACCGTCACTGGTAATCTTACGGAAGATAAACTGATCTTTATCAGCGATAACAACATTATTTGGAATAACCACTTCATTGGTTATGCCGTCACCGTAGAATGTATTCATTGACGCTGTTGGATTTGTAATTTCCGGAGCGGCATTAAGTGTGTCAAGAGCATCGCTTACTTCATCTTCTTTATCTGCTACTTCTTGTTGTTTGTCAGTTAAATCATCTAGAGCATTATTTCTAACAGTTGCTGCAGCGATTGCCTGGGCCTGTAGATCCGCAATGTCTGCGAGAATCTCTGTTAATAGATTTTCAAGCGGTATATTAATTGGATCTGTACCGCCAGGCACTGCCCAAGGACGATCGGGATCGGGTTCAGCACCTGAATCAGGAGCATAATCTGCTGTAAGGTTATCATACTGTTCCTGACGAGCAACTTGTTCGGCTATAATATTATCATAATCAATTACTGCTTGGTCATATGCCTGCTGTAATACTTCTTCTTCTTGTTGAAGTATCACAAGTTCAGCAACTAAACTATTGTAATTGTCTTCTGCTAGAGTATATACATCGTAATTTGGATCGTCGATTCTAACACTGTTTAGATAAATGTTAAGTGCTTCACCGTCTGCGGGTGTGTATGGTAATTCGAATGTTCTTTGTACACCGTCAGTTACCACTAAATGATCAGTATAGTTTACATCAAAGTCGTCCCATCCAGATGTAAACCAAGGCAAGCCATCCCAGCCAGCACCAAGGTCAAAGTCTAACCCGGTAACTTCAACACCGCCATAATCAACACCTTCCATTAATTGACCAAGATCTTTTCCTAATTGGCCAATTCCAGGTTCATAATAATATTGAATTCTATCAGCGGCGTCTAATAATCTTATGTCTTTGGCATAATTGATAGTAACTGTAGTTGTTATAGGCGCGGCTTTGGTTAAGGTTAAAATTCCTTTATATCTAGTATACTTTGAGGTAGTATCTAGTTCGTTTGAAACTTCAAAGTCATTAGATAGTAGTTCTTCAGTATCTATGAACACTGTGGTTTTTTCAACAGATAAATCAACTGGCCAGCGTAATTCAAATCTAGTTCTTGATCCTGTACCGTCAAATGCCTGCGTTACTGTAATAGACGATACTGTAAACTCAGGTGAAATTCTATCAAATTTAATTCCAAGATTATTTGTTCTTACTAAAGAGTTTCCTAATACTACAATGGCCTTAGCAGGTCTACCTGTAGCACCAACTGATCCATTAAAACGTATTGTTGGGATAGTTACATATCCTTGACCTGGCGTTTCAACTATTACTTTAGAAACTGCTCCCTGAGAAACATAGGCTTTTGCTGTTGCTGTTGTTTCGGCGTCACCGACTATTTCTACTTGAGGAGGCCCTTGATATCCTGTGCCGCCGTCAATTACTCTAATCTCAACTACTTGGTAACCAACAGAAGACAACCAATCTTGATACGGCTCTTTTAGAATGTCTGATTCTATATATTCAATCTGAGAATTTTTAACTTTAACAGTAAAAGGTAAAATTTGACCTTCGGCTGTTACATACCTTGGAGGTAAATCAAAATCAGTTACAGCAGAATTAGTTTGATCATAGGCTGTATAATTACTGATAAATTCTCTAATCTTAGTTCTGTATGGTTTAACTTCATTAATATAATCTTCATAACTTTCTAGATTGTCGCTCTTAAAAGTAACCTTCTGTTTAAGCTCTCCCAAATTATGTTTGGCTTTGATAAAACTAGTCTTAAATGCCCAATCAACAAAACCTTGTTCAGTAAACACGTATCTCAAACTTGAAAAGAATAATTTGTTATATTCAATTTCTAAATTATCAATTAGTAAATTATTTTTTATACAACTTAAAATAAATCTTAATTCTTCTTTAGGCTCGTCGTCATAGACATCTCTGTCATAACTTGTACTATCGTAACCTATGTTACTGTTCTTAAACTTATAAAGATTTGAGTTAAATTGTATAGTTCCGTTTTGACGGCCTACTGTTTTATAATTTAAGGATACGTTATCGGTATCAAGATTATTAATTTTTTGTAATAATATCCAGCCACCTGTTTTTTCATTGTTAATCTTAACTATATCGCCAATGGCAATATCAATAAAGCTCATTTCGTATGCTAAATCGATTTGATGATTTATTTTAGTATAAGATGAGAATCCGGTGGCATACCAGTCAATATAGTTCCAATGTTTTGTTACATCATAAATTTGTGTACGACTTCTGGTCCAGTTAGCGATTGCTGAGTTCCAGGTGTACAGTGACCACTTACTAGCCGCAGTTTCGTCAGTAGTAACTAATACAGTAAACGGTCTAATTTCTACAAAGGTCGATGTTTGATAATTTCTACCAGCATTGTCAATATTAATAGCAGTAACCTCTCCTGAAGAGTTGATAACTGTTGATAATCTTGCTCCTGAGCCGGTATTAGAAATAACTTTTACAGAAGGAGGAATCTTGTATCCTCTACCCGCACTAGTTACTATTACTCGTTCAATTTTGCCTTCTTTGATTACTAAACTAGCAGTGGCTTGGTCAAAGCCGGTAGATCCAACAAATCTAATTTGACTTTGAGTGTCAATTGCTATGTCATATTCTCTTGAAAATTCTGACGGAGGTTCTTCTTTAGAATTTAAAATATCAAAATCAAAATCATCAATTAATAAATTGTTTACTAATACAGAATTAACTCTTTCGATAACCTGTTTTAATGCCTCTAATCTATTAACAAACATTGACTGTCTAGGTTTGCTTAAAATACCATATTTTAACTTCGGTGGCAAACTTGGATCAGGAATTTCTCTACCCTGGTTATCATATCCAATTAAACTATCAAACCATTTTTGTTCAACATACTTGTTAAGTTTTTTGTCAACGTTGCCTTCGGCTAATAATTGATAATGACTGTGTATATTTTGATCTGTTTTGTCAATAATCCAATAGCGAATATTTAAAGCAACATCTTTGTCAGTGATTAATTCTTTACAGTTAACTAACGCTAATTGATTATTTCCTAATAAAGTAACATATCTAATGCCTTTAGATTTAGGATTAGAAATTAATTCTGAGACTTCTCTGGCTGAAACTTTACGGAAGGTTACATCAGGAACTATTGATTTATTTTTAACCCAGAAATAATAAATGTTTTTAAATGTTTTGCTTACGTTGTCATAAGTTTGACTAACGCTGTATACCTGAGCACCATATTTTGATACTCCGCTGATTCCTAGTGTAAGGCCGGCTTCAGTGTCTGCTAGACTATCCCACTCTTCTGGTGAATATTCTGACTCAACCCATTCGTAGATATCAACCTCTGCTTCAGCAAATACATTATTCCATGTATTTGCTTTATAGACAACACTACCTTGATTAGGATTAACAAATTTAATTGTACTTAAATCCCACCATAACTTTCCAACTTGCTGTTGTTTCCATGGCATTAAACTATCGACAACTACAGCATCAGTACCTGTTGAATATACAGCCGGATCGTAATAAGTTTTAAAACTTAGTTCTTGTTCAGCAACACCTAAAACTTTTCCGTTGATTGGATCGATGAAATCTAAATTTTGAATAATATTATTTTTAACAGTATCGTATAAGAAGATAGATTTTATCTTTGTTAGGTCAACAATAGGATCTGGACTTCTATATTTTGTCCACGAAGTTGATCGTCCTACAAATTCATAGAAACGTCCTTCTACGGCTGTGTAGTCATTGACATATATGTTGTTTCTACCCACTACTAAATTGTCGCCGTAATTAATTCCTATGACTTCTTGAGGCTCAAGTTCGTCATCGAATATAAACTTGTTTCCGTATTTTTCATAGACACGCACACTTCCAACATTTTCACTGCGCTCTACAAATTTCATTGCGTCTAGGTCAAACGTAGTTGTACCTTGATCAATCGTTGTGTCAATGGTTTGGTCGCCACCGTAACTGTAAACTACCAATCTATTTCCAGTAGGATTAAATCTAACTCTGTAACCAAATCTTTCCGATTCTTGTTTTAATGGGCTGTTGACACGATAACTGTACTGATAAGTTGAACCAGATTTAATTAAAATTGCCACTGTGCCCTGATTAGAATTCACTTCACTGTAGTATGGAATTCCCACAGCAATCATAGAATTATCTTTAGAAATTGATACAGATTGGCCAAACTTGTCGTCAATTAGCGTACCTGGAACAACACTTGATGATATATTTTGTATTAATGTTAAAGAATTTCCTACTAGTTTGTATACTGCTACAGTTGAGTCTGATTTAGAAATTACCACAGTATTATCAGAACCTGTTGTTAAATCAATAATTTCTACATTAGAGAAAGTAATTCTTACGGTCGTTGTATTAGATGCTAGATTGTATGCTGTCAAAGACGCAGGCGCCGTGTCACTGCCTTTACCGGCAATAAACGCAACGTTACCAGATATTGCTATCTTATGACCAAAGAACTCATTATCTGTTTGTACTGGACTTAAAATAACTCTGTCAAATTCAAAATTATTAAATCTGTTTTTATTATACTTGGCAACATAACCCCAATTTTTAACTATTTCAATCGGTGGCAACGGTGGTTGAGGAATCTCAACTATTCCGTATGCTGGTGCTCCAACTAATAGATAGTCGCCGGCGGCGCTAAGGGCTAACGATTCTCCAAAACTATAGTTTGTATTTTGAAAACTTTCGTTCTGAATAATTGTTGTTAATTTTGATATTTCTCCCTTTAGGAGCCATGAAAACTTTTCAGTAGATCTTGTATAAAAAGATAAGACATCAGACTTTAATATATCTCCGTTATCGTCTACTCTAGGATCCCCATTGCTATCAACTAGAGTTGTTAGACTGCTAACAGCAAAAATAGAATCGTCTTCGCTTACTGCTAATGTTCTACCAAAATAATCAGCAGTGTTAGATATCACTGATCGAGAATATGACTTGTCAAACTTCCACACACTCCAGTCATTATTAGCACCGTCAATCCAAACAAGTTCTCCGTTCTTTTTTCTAGGAACAGGTAAATCATTTAAGTCGTCTATTGTTGAAATTTTAGAACTTGTAGTTGCTAATCTCTGCGACGTAAAAGCAAATAAGTTTACTTGTAGATTGTTATTAAGTGCCGCAATGGCTTCAGTATCAAGATCTTGAGGAAGTTCAATTTCAATATATCCTGGGCCGACTGCTAAAACTTGTTTTATTCCTTCAACAGATGAATTTGTATTGTTAATTCCGATAAAATCATTTACAGAAAATAAACTACTTGCTGAATTAAAATTAATTCTTAGATTAGATAATTCTTGGAAGGATCTTACTGAAGAAACAACTAGAGTAAATCTGTAAACATTCCAAGATGTTTTATCAAATCCTAACCAAAAATAATCGCCCTCTTTTAGATCATTGATATTATAGTCACCAATTTGATCTTTAGAAGTTATAATATATTTTATATCTTCTAAATGTACATAGCCAGCAGTAGGAATATATTCTTTCTTAGACCTAACTGTAGGAATAGGTTTGTGATCGTATGTGTCTGGTTTTAGATAAACTTTATCTCTAGTAATTCTGTAGACAAAATCATTCACGCCCGGAGGTACTGAATCAACTAATTCAATAGGCTGTGGATTTATTAAAAATTGAGACTCGTCTAATAGATACTCAACTTCTTCAAATCCTTCGCTGGCTCCGTACTGACCTAATCTAATTGCCCACTCTTCATAAAATTCAAGGCTGTCGGCATCTGTAGAACTTAATACGTCAAATAATTTTGAAAGGCTATTCTTTGTTCCTTTTTCTTGAATCATGCCCTGATAAAACTTATACTGGCTTACATCATCATTGATAATGTTTTCAAGATATTGTCTCTTTTGATAACCAATTAAATGTTGAGCAAACTTTTGTTGATCAACATCGAAACTATCTGTATCTAGATCATAAAAATCTTCAAACTGTGTAGCACGATAGTCCCAGTTAGGAATTAATTTACTTTCTGGTTTACCGTTTAATCTGTACCACTCGTCGTCGTTGAATAGCTCAGTTCCTGGAATATTTTTTCTAGCACTGTAATAAAATTCTTTGTATTTTACAGTTTCTCCTAGAGCATAATCTCTCCAAGGTTTCCATTCAGTTAATACTGCTCTGTCATACACAAATCCAGGAATAACAAAATCGCCGTTCCAGTCTGATATTTTATAGCCTACAACTTTAATCCTATCCTGTCTATATCCCTGTGTTTGATCGTATATTACATCATTAAACACCGTAACATCATCTAATATTAGCACATGTTCTTTTTGAATTAAATTTAATGTAATGTGATAAACACCATCTCCAGTATCTTTAGGACGGATACTAAAAGAATTATTCTCTCTTACAGTATTTGTAAAATTTGGATCTAATGTTTGACCGTCTTGTTTGAACACTGTATATTCATAGAACGGATCGTAGATGCTGTCAGCAACCGCATATAATTTTCCAAATGTTACTTCTTCGGCTGCTGGGCTTAGGGTAATTACAGATCCAGTACTCCAATTTTGAGTTGTCCAGAAGGCAAACTCTTTGGCACTAGTTTGCCAGTCTGTAACTGTTTTAATTACAGGATTAAAACTGTCAAAAATAAATCCTTGGCTTTCTAACCATTTACCGTAACCTAATACAAAATCAACCACTTCTTGTGTTGTTTTTAATTCGGCCCCGTAGTGTATTGTTGAAACTTCTGTGGTAAAGTTTCTTCTAATAATAACTTCTCTGCCGCCCACGATTGGTAGTGCTGGTAGTTTAGCAAAATATTTTAATTCAAAAGAAGGGCCGCCATCATGAGAAGCCGTTACTCTATAAAAGTTTTGATCAACTCTTACAACTTGGCCTTTAGTGTATGTTTTACCCGAAGTCCACTCGAGATATGTTTCTGAAATACCGCCCACATTAACTGTTGGGTCTGAAACTGTATCTAATGGTTTAAAATATCTAAAGTCAGGATTTGATTTATTATATCCATTGATTACAAAACCGCTAGATGTTTTTTCAATAATTACACCACTATAAGATATTGATAAAATAGGACTGCTAGTATTAAGAATTATATTATAATTCTCTTGCGGTATAAAAACATTTCCTTGATTTAAAGGACTACGGCTGTCGAGAATAAGTTTAAATTTTTCTTTGCTAGTAAATCCTGCCAACTTGCTAGAAATTTTTATTTGTAAACTTGATAACTCAGTTTTAAACTCTTCTAAAAATCCAAAAGATTTACTTATAGCATAATCGCACATATAGTTGATTAGTCCACTGGTAAATCTATTTTCAGATTCTTTTACTGTATTAGGAAAGACTAAATTAGTTGTATTAAATCTTAGATTTCCTGCTGGCATTTTATATACAATTTGCCCTGTTCCGTCTCTATATTGACGCTCTCTATCAAAGCAAACAGCAAACATTTGAGCAGGTCTTAACAGTGTTAAGGCTGTAATTAAAGCAAACGGATATTGACTGCCGCGTCTCCAAGCAGTTTCAACAGGCGCCCAGTCGCCGAACGTAAATTCTTTTTCAGCAGACGTTGCTACATAATTTCTTACTAATCCAATTTCTAAAGGATTTAAAAGATTGCCTTCAGCATCAACAGGAATATAAGTTAATAAATCTTCCCTAACGTATTTTTTATTTTGTTTTGGTAGTATGCCAGGCTCTCTAATTATTCCATCTCTTAGATCATTCCATAAAATTAAATTATCTTTAGTATAAGGCGCAATTCCATATACACTGTCCCACCAAGTTGGCTTATTTGAAAAACCTAACATCTCCCATGGGTGTGTGTGCGGTCTGTCAGTGTCATAGAAATATTTGTATATTCCTCTCCAGAATCCAATTAATGGCGTTCCGTCAGAGCTTGAATAAGACTTGTAATTAAATGTATAAGGATTATTTCTATCAAAGAAATCGTGCTTTGTATAATCTTTATTAGTTAAACCTAACCAAGTTAAAAATTCTTGTCTTAAAGCAAGATTTAATTCATTAGTTGAAAGGTTAGTTTTTCTATGGTGGCCTTCAATGAAATTATTAATGTCAAACAATGAAGGATCATATTCTTTCTTAATATTATTATAAATTCTATATTCTAATTCTAATATTAGATTATCTCTATAATCATTAAAGGCTACTGTGATACTGCCATCGTGCCCTTGAATTACCAACGTTGGTGTTTGATATGTGTTATCAATAAAAATTTTAGGTTCAAATTTTGGATATAATCCTAACTTAGTAGGCGTCGGTGGAACACAGCAGCCAAGGCTGTTTTCATATTGTGCTACCTTTAAATTGTCACCTGTAGTGATTGGGGCTAACAATCTAACAAAACTGTCATTTGTAAAGATGTAATCTCTACCATATAATAATAATGTGTCGTTTAAGTAAACTAAAACTGATTTACGACTTAATGTTTCTAAATTAAAATCAAATGTCAACGGATAATCAGTAAAACTATCGTCGATGATTTCTTGTTCGTAGATAAAGTTTACACCAAACGGTACCATGTCGCTGAGATAGAATGGTGATGATGTAGTAGAATTTTTTCTTAATTCTTTAAAAATTAAATCAACATGATCTCGAGTTTCCCCATCATATCCTAATGTTGTAGCAGTTCTAATAAAGTTTCTTTTAAACTTTGAGTATTCATCATTGGCATATCTTAGAGACTTAATTATATTAACATTTTTGTTAGTAAAAGAATAGATAATTGGTGCCAACGGAGCAGAGTGTTGAATTATTTGACTACCGTATCCAGTTTGATCTCCGATATCTCGTAGATTACTAATTCCTGGCATTTGTCCTGAAAAACTTGGAGAATTATCAACAATAGTTTTTAAATGATTTGTGATTTCTCCCAGTGTTAAATCGTCAAGACTTAAATTTTGAGGATTACTTTCAAGATTGCTTGGAAACTTATAATAACCAACATCTTTTAATTTCTTTGCCGCTGACCGTGTTTCTAATACTACAGATCTGTTCGTGTCTAAGTCGCTGTTAAATTGAATGTAGGCTATGCTATTTTGTCTATATACTTCATAGGAAGTAGAAGGCTGTTTGATATCATCAACAAACACTGACACTTCAAGATCGTCTAGTGTGGCACTATTTTTATAAACATCAATTTCAAATAAATTGTTTTGAGTTGTTGTGTCGTATTGACGAATAACTGGTTGCTTAGAATTAAATTCTGCCTTAACCCAACCGTTTATTAAATTAAAAGTTGAAATAGAAATATTTTTCTTTAGATAACCTCTATCTAATTTTTTTGTAATTAATTCAACTTCACCTTGATAGGTAAACTGATCTTTTTGTAAATTAAAATCAAAAACAATATCTCCGATGTTGCCAATATTGCGATAATCAATGTTAAAGCCTAACACTGGATCTAGTACGTCTCCTACAGCATAACTAAAAATTTTAGTTCCTTGGAAAGTAGAACCGATATAAACAGATCGATCTCCAAAACTATTTCCAGATACATCAACAGTATCAAATAACGGTGGCTGATTAAGACCAGTCTTTTCTTGACTTAAATTCCATACACCAGACGAATAATGGAATGTTTTTCCTTTTAAAAAATCTCCCTGTAGTACTAATACACTTTCTCCTTCGATAGGATTTGTATCATCAACATCAATTAGAGAAATTCTTTTTTGTCCTAGGTGCGTAACAAATGTTACTTTAAAAATTCTACCATTGACTGTTTTATCAGTGTCTGCGGCAAACAATACACGCATGCCTTCGACTAACGAAACACCATCAACTTTAAATCCAAATGATCCTTCTACCGTGCTAAAAACATCTTTAGTATATAAATCAATTAAGTCTATTGAATTTTTTGCTTCTACTCCAAAATTCCAAAGTTGGATATCTCTATCAAATTCAACAATAGGTCTTTTAGCCCTTGCTTCTTGGTCAAGATCTATAGGTTGATTATTATATGCTGCCGATGTTTCGATAACAGATTTGTGGAACCATCTATTATATCTTGACCACGGGTTTCTATCTCGGCTTGATCTATTAATAGTGATATAATCTTTGTTAGAAGGATAGTTATTGTTGCTGTCAAATCCTTGTGTATCAAATTTTTCACTATCAAAGTCAATGTCTTCACTGAATGTATATCCTCCAGGATTTTCAAGAGTAACTGAATCAACTAATCTAATAGCATTTCCCACGCCTTCTACATACCAAAATCCAGTACTGTATTTTTCAGGGGTAACATTACCAATAAAATTAATTTTCATTCCACTTGACAGCGGAGTTATTCCGTCGATTAAGTAAGTTTTTTTACCTAATATTTCTTTTTCAACATCGATGGCTGTATTTTCTTCAATGTCATATATTTTAAAAAATCCTGATGTGTTGATATTATTTTTACTAACATAATAGATAATATCAGGCGCATTGTCAGGAACTTTAAATGTAATTGTTCCTTTTTCAACATATTCAGAATCTTTAGTCACACCGTCCTTATAGACAAATGTAATATCTTGAGAACGATTAGTAGAAAAAGTTAAAGGCTGTCCTTCACAGTCAATGTCAAAATTATATGTTTGACCTCTGTAAAGTTTTAGTGTAGGATTACGTGTCAGTCCGTCAGGAGTAAAAATATAAGCAAAATTATCAGAATCTTCTACTAAAGAAATCGAGTATGTGCTAACAATGTCTTTAGACTGACCTTTAACTGCGATTGACTGCGGTCCCATTGGTAGCCAATAATATTCACGATAGTTTACAAATTTGTCCCAATCAATGTGCGGATTCCAACTGTAAAATTCTTGGCTATTAGTTAGCTCGTGGTCAATATCAAAAGTATTAAAATATAGTAACTGATTAATATAATCGTTGTAATCTTTAAAAAATGTTACATTATCTAATTTGTCTTTGACTAAGATCGCAGGCTCAAGTTGGTATGACTGACGATCTAAAGATATTTCTTCTAAGTAATTGTCAGTAGGCGTATACGCCTTGGTAGATTTTCTACCGATGTAAGCATTAATTTTATCTACATTACCAACAGATATTAACTGATCAAGTGTTCCGTTTAATATTTTACGATTAGTATTTGTTCTAAAATATCTAGGTAAAAAATCTGAAGCACTTCGAGTGCTGTCTTGACCTATTGGTAGTTTTGGTTCTTTTTGATCTTTAGTAAATGCCATTTACTGTCCTTTAATTACTTTCAATACTTGATGTGCCACTAGACACTGCTGTTAATACTGTGCCACTTGAATTGAGTCTTGCCGCAGTAATCTCTGAAATGATTTCAACACTTTCAACTGTGGCCGAACTAGCAAAAATTTCGTCGGGGTTTGATTTAATTTCATACAAACTACCAAACGCAAGATTTTGATTTTTTGGAACTAAAACAATATTAGCAATTTTAGGAGTTAGTTTAGTCATAACATAAGTGGCTAATTCTCCAAAATAGAAAGTATCGCCGAAGTCCCAGTTTTCAATTGAAAAGAATTCGTTGACTGCGTTGATTACTCCGGTTTTAATATCGTTGTCGCTGACTACCATTGAGGAATTTTTAACAACTTTAAAGATAGCCTGTAGACTAGTATCTGCTTTAGATCCGAATAAATTTTTATATTTTACTGGGTGATAAATGATCTCGTCACTCATTGCTTTAATCTTATTAAGGTCGCTGCCAAAGTTAATAAACAAAGCATCACTGCTTAGTGGCAACGGTTTTGTAGCAATGTCACCGTTGAGCCATCTACGGTAATTAGTGTCATATGACTTAGTTAACATAAACACATCAACAATATTTGTAGACGACGGATCTATTCTAGAACTTTCATCTGCGGCATGAATATATTGAAATTTTAACTCATCTCTACCTATAAACGCTTTATAATCAGTTGTTACTGTATATGTAATACTTGACTTATTAAAAATTTTAACTAAGTTTTCTTCAATAATATAAATTAATTGTTGATCTACTAACGTGTTAGGATCAACAGCATTTTGTGTTTGAAATATTTTAATTAAATCATTTTCGTTTTTGATGTAATAATAATCTGTAACACCATCAATGCTTACACGACTCTTTTGAAAAACGTATCGGTCTACTAATAGAGCAGTATCAGGAGCAACTACTATATCAAAAATTTCTGGGTTGTCTATAACACCGTCTTCGTCATTGTCATAAAAACTTATTGATATTTTTTTACTGTCGATATATCCGTCGGCGCCTTTATAATCATCGACTATTTCCCAATCAATATCTTGATTAATAGGAGCAATGTCTGATGGTTTAGTATTAATACCTAAAACTACAACTTTATCTCTAACAATTTTTCCTGTGTTACTATCGTATACTTTATCTGAACTGTCATAGAAAAAGCGTATTTCTTTTTCACTTTCAAACACGTATCGTGTACCTCTAACAGTTACAGTATAGGTTTCCCCGTTGGTTTCAAAAAGAATTAACCAACTAGCATCTAATTGTTGATTACTTGCGTCGCCTGATTTTCCTAGACTAAACTCGTTCTTCTTATCTAAGTTTGCGTCTGTGATAATTTTCCACGAAGAAGAATTCGAATCATATCTAAAGCCAAATTCTTTATTAGCAAAAATAAGATCAATGGCTCTATTTCTAACACTAGTTTCTAATCCTGTTACAAATTTAGAGTATGTTAAATCCATAACAGCGTTTGATGGTACAATGTCATTAAACGTAATTGGTCCTTGACCGTTGGGCAATAGTCCTGTACCAGAGGCTGTGCCGTCTCCAACAACATTGATTATTTTTGTCCAAATATAAGATTTGGCTTCTTTATCGGCATCTGCTATCAAAACTTCTTCGTTATCTTTAGTGAAAAGGTATCCCTCTCTAGGAATAAATTTTACTATTGCGCCAGGCGTAATAAATCTTAAATTTGAAGATGTGAAAGTTCCTACTTTTTTAATTGCGGCACTAGATGGATCTCCAATATACCCGGTACATAGATTAACGGCACTGGTCTGTTGATAAAACGAGTGGAAGTTTGGTCCTTGGTTAATACTAGGAAAGTTATCAATATAAAAATCTTTAATCTTACGTGACGACAATAACGGCTCGACTTGATTACGAATAACGCTTTCGATGTCGGTTCTAGTTGCTACTGTAAAAGTAAATGAGTCATTAGTCTGTTCTTTGTAAAGCACACCGTCGGTGCCAAATAGATTTGTTGTACTGTATTTTCCTGAGGCATCTTTTAAATCAAAATACCTACTAATACCACTACTAATGCGGTTAATTGATTTAATTTTAACAATTTCTTGATTTACACTAAGAGGAAAAACATTATAATCCTCTCCAGTGATCATGCGATTCTGTGTGTAATAAGTAGCCGGAGCATTTGTTTTAATGCTGTCTGTGGTTTCAGCGGCTGTGGCGTTTGCCACTGTATATTTTAATCCTAAAGTAATTGTTACAATTTCTCGTTTACCTACTCGACTGATATAAGGAATATCAATAGTCACATTGCGTACATCTGCTGGATTTATTGAGTAACTCAAACCATTACTAGTTCTATAATAAACTTTAAAATTTCCCTGAGGTAAATTACCAAACACACCGTCAGAGAAAATTAACCTTACTCTGTCTAATGAACGTGTAAGAACGCTGTAAATGTTTCTTATATTTTTGCTAATGCTATTATAGATGATGTTGTTGCCTTCTACAGCATCAACCTTAGTCCATAGTTCGTTTTCAAAACCGATTGAATTTAAAGAATACAACCAAATATCTGAATTATTGATTTCTTGTGTGTTGATATCAACTGTCTCGCTGGTGCTTGGACGATCAATAGCAAATGTACTTTCTTGTAGTGTACCTTGACGGAAGTGTACAAAAAATCCTGTGTTGCTACTGGCTGGACCGCCGCCATCATCTCGGTGTAGGAACGCTAGACTATTTGTTGGAAATGGTGCTTCTTCATAGATCTTATTGCTGCCGGCAAATACCGTAGACACTATTTCAAAGTCCATGTTTCGGCCATCGATGTTTTTGCTAAAACCGTAGACAGGTATTTCTGTGTTTGACGCATTAAATCTATATTGCTGAGTTGGAACTCCGCTGATAGTAGCAGAATCCTGAGGTAACCCAAACTGACTTGTTTCTGGCAAGGAAGCATTAATTACTTTAATAAACTGCTCGTACCAGTTAGCATTGGCACTGTCGTTCCAAACAATAGTTTGTCCTGAAATATCTCGACCGTTACTATCTACAACAGATTCTGTTGTAGAAATTGCTGTAAATTTTAATAGCCCGTTTGCTGATTGATTGCGTTTAGGGTTATAAGACAAAAGACGTGCTAGACGCAGTACACTTTCACGGCGTTCTGACAGTTCTAAAAAGTTATCTCGAGCATTTAAATCAAATCTAAATGCTAGGTTTTGACCTAGGAAAGCAATAAGGTCAATAAGGGCCAAGTACTCACTTGACTCAATATAATCGTTAAAATCTTCTGGATAATTTTCACGCAGATACGTGATCATTGTACGACGTAGGTTATCAAAGTCGTAGGATTTAAAGTCTGCGTTCTTAAAAGACTGGTATACTTTTTTCCAATCTTCTGCGGCTATTAATTTATTTTGTCTATCTACACTTGCCATATTCTGCCCTCGATACTATATTTATTGTATTCATAAAGTGGGCAGTTAATTTTTAGTTTAGGATATTGTTGTCTTGATCAAAGCGGAATCTCAATGCTTCTGATATGTTGTAAGGCAAGTATGTAAGCTCGCATTCAACTTGAATTCCGCTCTCGTATTGACTGACTATTAAACTATCAACCTTTACTCGCGGGTCGTAGTTCATAATCTCTGTGACGTTTTGTGCGATTAAATCTTTTAAATCATCAGTTAGGGGGTCAAATAATAAATCCCAAATAATACAACCAAAATTAGGATTTTCTAAACGTTCACCCTGACGAATATGTAAATGATTTAAAATATCTTGTTTGATTAAATTTAAATCAAAAATAGTATAACTGCCCTTGACATTGGCAACTGTGCTTATTCCGCGATATGCTCGTCCGGTAGGAGCGAGATCAGAATTTTGATAAGAAGGAATTACTTTTTTACCGGTTATTGTAGTTGCCATAGTTTATTATTTATTTTCCTATTTTTTTGAATGTATCTAGTATCTTAGGAAACTGTTCTGCTGGAACATCTGGTGTTAATTTTGCTCTTGTTTTGTCAGCAGTAAAATTTTTAGGATTTAGATTTTCATGTCCTGGCCAAGGCTCATGTTTAGGAACTCGATTGGCTTTTGGAGCAGTTTGGGCTGTAGCGGCTGCTGGGCCATTCATATGAATGTTAGACGCTGTTTCTACATGATTGCCGCCGGCTTTAATGTTGCTGTTGCCGCCAACTGTTAATTTGCCGTCGGCACCTGCTTTGATTTCATAGTTAGTGCCCGCAGTTACATTAAAATTAACGCTGGCGTTGATGTTAACATTTCCTGTTTCTGCTGTAAGATTTATATCTCGTTTCGCTGTAAAATTAATATCATTTTCACTGTAAACGCTGACACTGTCTTTGGCATAGATGTCTATTTTACCGTTACTGGTTAGTTCTATCCAAGTTGTACCTTTGGCATTTCCAATATAGATTAGGTCTTCTGAATTATGTAAAAGTATTTGATGACCAGTACGTGTTCTTATACGCACTAGCTCGTTGTGAGGTATCTTAGGATCTCCTCCTTTTTCATCATTTTCTACGCTGGCATACTCTGGTTTATCTTCCCCGGCAGATTTTTTTCTTAAAAAGTTTTCATCACCGTCGTCCATAACAAAAGTAGTGCCGCCGAGCCGACTAACAAATGCTCCGGTTATTCTGTTTTCTTTGCTACCTATATTACCTTTAGTACCCGATGACGTTCTATCAACTGGTCCAGGTGTGCTAATACCAAATACGTTGCTGGGACTTTCTCGACGGGCACTAGAAGTTGTAATACCTCTTGTTTCGTCACTGAGTAACCCTTGCTCAGTTAATATATTAGTAAACGGATGTTCTGGTTTTTTAATTAATGTTGTATCAACCTGTTCGTTTGGATTAATTTTTTTGTTATATTCGGCGACTGGCGCTTTTTCTGCGTTGAACGGAACTTTTAACGATGTGGACGCTAAACCAGGAATCATAAAATTCATAAACTCGTCTTGAACACAGCCAATCCAATAGCCTTGTTTAGGGTCACCGTCAACGAACATTACTAATACTACTACTCCTACATCAGGAGGAATCATCCACATTCCGTAACTTTTTTGTGTGTCGCCGTAGGTGTTATTTTTTCCTACATGGTCTAAACCCGTAACTCCATAGAATGGGCTTAGATACTTGACTTGAAAAAGACTGCCTTCACTTTCAGGAATATTACCTACGTCCCTAAGCAGTTGAACCTGTAAGGTTCCCATATATTTGGGATCAAAATTATTGATAATTCGAGCAAGGTAGGGGCCGGCTTTAAAATCTGGTGAAATATTTTCCGGCGTTCGGGTATCATATGGCATATTATGTTCTTCCTGGGACTCTTGTATTTGTACCTGGGACGTATTCTACCTGACCGGTCCTGGTTCCCTGTGGTGTTGAATCTATTGCTGTGTTTGTTTGTGGTCTGTTTGGATTTACAGTTGCCGGTTTACCTTCATCTTCAAAGTCTTTGTCTTGTTCGGCTAACATTCTTGCCTGGTCTGATCGGGCGGAGATTCCATACTTTTTGGCAGCGGCCTCGGCTTCTTTTGTAGGTTTCTGTACAGGCCGCCTAATGGCTTTTAATAACTGTGTAAATTTACCGCGATTAAATGTATTTGTTACTTCGTAGATATTATATAATCCACTGAATCCAGTAGCATCTACTCCTTGAGCAAAGTCCATTAAACCAAAAGAGTTGTAGTCAAGAGGAGTTCTAAAATTAATAATAACATCAACTTCTCCGCTTTGATAGTTCATTGAGCCATCTTCATTAATATTAAAATTAGCAGGCATGTCACTAAAGTTTCCAACTCCGCTGTCAGCAAGATAATAAGGATCTCCCATAATTTCCATCTCTATACTCATCATGTCTGCTGGACTGTTTAACAATGCTTCTTGAAAGTTTTTAGATACTAGACTGCGGTAGTCGTCGTTGGGACCACCGCCAATATTTTTATATCGAGTGTTTAGCTCACCAACAGGAATAACCGGCATTCCCGAATCGGCTGCTGCCTTGTTAGCATCAGCATTTGTTGGTTGAGAATTTGCTTCAGTGGCTGCTCCGTTAATCTGCCCATACACTGATCCCGACAACGCATTCATATCAGAATAGGCAGTTGTAAACATTGACGTCTTTAAACTAATATTAAAATTTAATATATCAACGTTCTTACCTGAATAGATATAATTGTATTCTTTTACACAATTCTTTTTAAGAGCATCGTATCCCTGCGGAATCGCTCCTGGTGGTTTAAATCTATGTTCGTGTACTTTATATTCAACTACTTTATAAACAAACAACTTAGGTCTTTTTGCTCTATTAGCATTACCAGCATTGGCTTTTAAATTATAAACTTGTGTTTCAATTCTAAACCAAGACTTAAGACCTGCTTCGTCTGAGGGTTGTTCTACAGATTTTTTACAGTATTCACTCATTAATAAAACTTCTGTTATTATATTAATAACCGACGAGCCCTGTGGAAATCTAAAAACTTTATTTTTAGGATCATAGACGTTATTTTTTCTTGAGGCTGGTTTGTCTGCCGCATTCTGTATTTGATTTGCTGGAGCAGGCTGCGACTCTCCGCCGGTGTTGGCTGTGAAGCCCATTTTTGCTGATCCAATACTGTTTAAAGAAGCCGAGTCTTGTACTAATAAATTTGTAATAGTCTGTTCTGATCCAGATCCTGCTTGTATTGTTTCTTGGGTTAGAGACAATTTTTGTTTGACTTGGGAGTTACTTGCGCTACTGCCAGGATTTACTGCTGTTGCTTGTCCAAGATCTTCTCCTATCCCTGGAGCAGAAATACCTGCTGATTTATCTTTAGGAAAAATTATAACAATTTGATCAGGAACATATTCTTCCTTATTTGTTTCTGATCCTTGTTTAGCAATTTCTTTTTTGTAAGTGTTCAATCTATATTGTAAACTATTTTTTCCCGACTGTAATAATTCTTGTACTGTTAATCCACTTATAGCAATGTCTTCTTTGACTTTGTTTACTGAATCTTTGAGAGCTTCTTCATTATGAGGAATTGCTGTACATTTATATTTTGAACCGCTGGCTGCTACTTCCATTTCAATATTCGTAAAAGTAAAAGGTATATGCCTGTCTAACGAATCATCTACAAGAACTACATTTCCTGTTTCATCATACCCTATAAATTGTATTGTTAATAAAAAAGGAGTTTCTGTATAGGTAGCAAGAGTGCCAGCATCGCTGACAGCGGCAGCGGCTAATTGTAAACTTTGTAAAAATAACCCCATTGAATACGGTTCAACAATTTCAAAGGTAATATCTGTAGCGTTTGAACCTTTGGTTCTTTTATCAAAAGAAATAATTGCTTCAATGTTTATATTGTCGATAAAAAATTCGTATTGTCCCGAAGGGTTGTCGTAGGTAGTTAAGGCTGTTCTAATTCGATTAGAGGGCTGACCTGATCCACTACGTAGTATAATTTCGCCTAGTTGATTGCTTTTGTAACTGTTGGCAGATTCTGGAAAATTTAATTGTTCCGTAGTTAATGCGCTGATTGTAAAAATTGTGTTATATGAAGCAAAACCTTCTAAGACGTTTGGTATGATACCAATACTATCATTACCCTGAGTCATATTAAATTCCTAGAACAGAAAATAAACTAGTCTGCTTTGGTATGTAGATGCTAGTTCCGGTTTTAAAATCAAATACAGGATCTTTTAATACATCCATATTTCGTTGTACAAAAACCCACCATAGTTTAGGAGTTCCGTATAAGTCAAATGCCAACAGATCTGGCCTATAATTATATTGTGGTTCTATGGTGTATTCCCAGTCGTCGGGTTCGGCACTTACAGATCGTACATTTAAATTTCCAAGATATCCTGGAAAAATTGTAGTAGTATGCCACGGACTTTTATTTTTATAATCTGACGCCATTAGATAAATCCTGTTTTGTTTCCAGTAGATCCAATAACATAATCGCCGCTGACGAATTTTTCAAGACTGAAGTTTCTAACCTGTTGTCTAGTGTATAATGGCACTACTGTAATATTAATTGTACTTTTTACTGGTGCCCAGGACACTCCCTGAGCTGTTGCAGAGCCAGTAAAGTTTATTCCGGTAACCTGTGAAGCAATTCTTGCCGCAGTATTGCCTGTAGCACCGCCTTGTGCGGCAAGGCCTGTTGAAATATAATCTGAATCGTTAGGTAAATCCATTGTAAATGATTTAACTACCACTGGTACATCTTTAAACACATAATCTCCGTAACCGTTTAATTTAAAAATAGGAGGAGGTGCGCCGGCATTTGAATCTTCACCAAACTGCATTTTTGTGGCTGCTTTTAAAAAGTGCATACACGCTACCCAATATGCGGCTTCTAGAGAATCTTCAACATAAAAAGGAGCATTAATAGTTATGTTATCAACTTTGCTATTCTCATAAGATAGAAAGGGATAATTATTATGAACCGGACTCATATCACTGTAATTGGCAGAATGTGTAATCTGTATCTGCGGTGTGTATGGGAACACTAATCCCTGAGTTTCTATTAATGGTCTTAGCAACGGACTAGTGATAAAAGCAAAATTAGGAGGAAAGTTTAATCGTACTCGCCAGTCTCTAGAATTAGAAGAAAAAATTGCGCTAGTCGGGGATGAAGATTTACCTGTCATTCCTCCGGGTAATAGGTTTTTTCCTCTGATAGCCTGCGCAATGTTTGCGCCAAATGCTCCAAATCCTTGAGTCTTTAAGGTGTTTACAGAGTTTACTACTGTTCCTAATGTATTAGCGGCAGTACCAGCAATTGATCTAGCACCACTTACAAAATTGTTTAAGTCGACTGGCATATTTGGTTATCCTTGTTAAACATATTTATTGACTTTATTAAGTGCTGAGTTTATAATTTATAGTGAGGAGTCATAAGAATAATGAAAAAAGTTAACTACCTAAATAACAAAGATTTGTTATCAGAAATACACAAAAGTAAAAACACTTACTGTAGTTTTGTTAAGCCTGAATATCATCAATATGATATTATATTGCCCAGCGTAGACAAGATTAATATTAGAACTGTCGCTGATGCTAAACGAGCAAGAGCAAAACGTCTAGGACAAGAAGCATTTGAAAAAGCCAAAGCAGAAAATATAAAAGTTAAACTAGCCGAGTTTGAAGTAGATTATAAAAAAATAGAAAAAAGCGATTTAGTTTTTCGTATTATGACCTACGACCATGTTCCGCTAGAGCCCGGACGTAAACGTACACCAAAAAGTGCGGCAGATCACAGAGAAAAAGTTAATTTTCCTCCATTTCAACACTGGATGTTTGACGAAAACGATCAACTAGTTTGTGTAGGAAAAAGCCATTGGCGAGGCGGCATGCTCAAAGGCAAGTTCAGCAAGGATCACGGACAGATCACAGATACCTTAGCTCGTATGTATATCAAGCTCTGTGAAAGATATGCCACCCGTGGCAACGTTCGTGGTTATACTTATAATGAAGAAATGAAAGGCCAGGCTATTCTACAGTTAACGCAGATTGGTCTACAGTTTGATGAATCGAAATCGGACAATCCATTTGCCTATTTTACTGCGGCTGTTACTAATTCGTTTGTTCGAGTCATCAATATTGAAAAGAAAATGCAGAATATACGTGATGATATTTTAGAAATGAACGGTATGAGTCCTAGTTATACCCGAATGATCAACGCAGAATACGATGCTGCCATGAAGAGAGAAGCAGATTCGAGCGAATAACCTGTTGTTCTTTTACAATATTTCTGTTAAAATATACCAAAACTATAGGAATTGTTAATGTTTAAAAAGGTTGCGTGTTTTACAGACATACACTTTGGATTAAAATCAAATTCGGCAGCACATAATCAAGACTGCGAAGATTTCGTAGATTGGTTTATTGCTGAGGCTAAAAAAGAAGGCTGTGATACTGGAATTTTTCTAGGCGATTGGCATCATAATCGCAACAGCCTTAATATGTTAACTATGGTTAGTAGCATTCGAAGCCTAGAAAAATTAGGCAAAGCCTTTGACCAATTCTTTTTCTTTCCCGGTAATCACGATTTATATTACAAAGATAAACGCGATGTACACTCTGTAGACTGGGGACGCCATATTCCCGGAGTCACCATTGTCAGTGACATACTAACTATCGACGACGTTACTCTAGTCCCGTGGTTAGTTGGTGACGAATGGCGTAAAATGGAAAAATTAAAGAGCCGCTATGTGTTTGGTCACTTTGAACTTCCCTTGTTTATGATGAATGCTATGGTACAGATGCCAGATCATGGCGAGTTACAGGCAGATCATTTTAAGAATCCCGAATATGTGTTTTCAGGACACTTCCATAAGCGTCAGGCTAAACAGAATATTGTGTATATTGGCAACGCATTTCCGCACAATTATGCTGATGCCTGGGACGATGACCGTGGTATGATGATCTTAGAGCATGGAAAATCTCCGGTATATAAGATATGGAACGATGCTCCTAAATTTAAAACACTTAAACTCAGTGAATTATTAGACAACAGTGAAAAACTTATTCTACCTAAAACATATCTTAGAGTAGGTATTGACCTTCCAATTAGTTTTGAAGAGGCAAGTTTTATCAAAGAAACATTTGTAAAACAAAATAATCTTAGAGAGTTAACACTTATTCCAGAGAAAAAAGAAATAGAGATTAACACAGATCTAAATGTAGAACAATTTGAAAGTATTGACCAAATTGTCAGCAATCAAATCGCAAGTATACAAAGCGATAACTATGATCCCAAAGTATTATTGGCAATTTATAATAATCTATGATAATAAAAATAAAAGATTTAACTGTTAAAAATTTTATGAGCGTGGGTAATGCTACTCAGGCTATAAATTTTAATCAAGAACAACTTACCCTCGTATTAGGCGAGAACTTGGACCAAGGAGGTGACGATTCCGGCTCTCGAAACGGCACGGGTAAGACCACTATTGTAAACGCACTAAGTTATGCTTTATTTGGACAGGCTCTAACTAACATTAAAAAAGATAATCTTGTAAACAAGATTAACGGTAAAAATATGTTAGTCTGTGTAGAGTTTGAAAAGAATGGACGATTGTATAGAATTGAGCGTGGACGTAAGCCTAACGTATTAAAGTTCTATGTTGATGATCAAGAACAGGAAAATGCTGACGTAGATGACGAAGGGCAAGGCGACAGCAGAGAAACACAGAAAGATATTGACGAGCTTATTGGTATGAGTCACGATATGTTTAAGCATATCATTGCTCTTAACACCTATACTGAACCGTTTTTATCTATGAAGTCGGGTGATCAACGAGTAATTATTGAACAGTTGTTAGGAATAACCCTACTCAGTGAGAAAGCAGAACTGTTAAAAGAACAAGTACGTATTACCAAAGACGAAATTACGCAAGAGACTATACGGATTGATGCGGTTAAAAAGTCAAATGAACGTATACAAGAAAGTATTAACAGTTTAAAATTAAAACAAAGTGCTTGGCAAAAGAATCGTGAAGCAGAAATAGCAAAAATAGAAAAGGCCATTGATGAACTTTCAAAAGTTGACATTGAAAACGAGATATCTCAACACGAAAAACTCAAAGTCTATAACGAACAAGCCGCATTAATTAAGAGTCTTAACAAAGAAAAAGCCACTCTTGAAACAGCAGTTATGCAGGCTGATAAGTCTGTACAGAAATATTCTAAAGAAATAACACAATTAGACAAGAAAACATGTCCGGCTTGTGAACAAGAACTACATGATCACAAACATGACGAAATGATTAAAGCGGCAGAAAAAAATCTTCTAGATGCGGATACATACAAATCCAAGGTCACAGGCGATTTAACTTTAATTATTAAAGAATTAGAACAGATTGGAGACATCAACGGTCGGCCACAGACGTTCTACGACACACTTAATGAAGCATACAATCACAGAAGTAATTTGGAAAGTCTTGCTAACCAACTAAAATCCAAACAAGAAGAAACTGATATGTATCAAGAACAGATCACAGAGTTAGAAAATACTGCGTTACAGGATGTATCGTGGGATTCTATAAACAGTTTAACTCTTGTAAAAGATCATCAAGAGTTTCTTCTTAAACTTTTAACAAACAAAGATTCGTTTATTCGTAAGAAGATCATTGACCAAAATCTTGCTTATCTAAACAATCGTCTCACTTACTACCTTGATAAGGTGGGTCTACCTCACACCGTTGTATTCCAAAATGACCTAACGGTAGAAATAACCCAACTCGGTCAAGATTTAGACTTTGATAACTTGAGTCGAGGAGAAAGGAATCGCTTAATCTTAGGATTGTCGTGGGCGTTCCGTGATGTTTGGGAGTCGTTATACCAGAACATCAATCTCTTATTCATAGATGAACTTATTGATTCGGGCATGGACGCCAACGGAGTTGAAAACTCTCTAGGTATCTTGAAAAAGATGGGCCGTGAACGACATAAGAATATCTATCTAATTTCTCATAGGGATGAATTAGTGGGTCGCGTGAACAACGTGCTCAAGGTAGTAAAAGAAAACGGGTTCACCAGTTATGCCAATGATGTAGAAATTTATGAGTGAAGAGTTCGATAACGACACACATGAAGAGTTGATCAAAGCGATTATTGCCTACTGTAGATGGAATGATCGCTTTGAACGATATGGTTACATTGGATCAAGTGTAGAAGCCAGAGAAGCACTGAGAACAGTGCGAGAGATGGCTACTAAAAGGCGCATAGAAATACTGTCAAAACGTAAAGAACTTATAGGCAAAACCAAAACCAAGGATGAGGACAGTGACTGATCGGTATATACGAGCATGTCATGGCACTATCAAAATGCTTTAGTTGAAGAAATACCAGAAGGTCATATTGGCTTTGTGTATCTCATTACTAACCTCAAAACTGGACAAAAGTACATAGGCAAGAAATTAGCTCAATTCAAACGTACTAAACCACCACTCAAAGGCAAAAAACTTAAAAGACGTAGCACAGTAGAAAGCGATTGGCGCGAATACTGGGGCTCATCTGATAGGTTAAACGCAGATGTTCAATCATTAGGTCCAGAAAACTTCACAAGAGAAATACTTTACTACTGTAAAAGCAAGGCAGAACTGTCATATTTAGAGGCAAGAGAACAGTTTGAACGCAGAGTTTTAGAATCTGACGAATACTATAACGGCATTATCAACGTTAGAGTGGGTGGTTCAAACATACTTCGACAACGCCTACAAGAACAAGCTCAGGCAAAATTAAACGGTCAATAAGCTCGCGCAGGCCAATGTCGTGCGCCCTAATACCTGGACTACGAGTCGCAGGGACGGAAACTCTCTTGCCGTTAAGAGTACTCAGCAACTATCCTTGACAGGACGAAGATCAGATATGCCTATATACAACTGGTTTTGCTGTTTGAAAAGAATTTAAAAAGGCTAAATGAAGGGTAATTCCCTAACGGATATAAGTGTGATAGCGTACATTTATATGCCTGCCGTCGTGATAAGACGTGGCTCGAGGTACCGGACGACCGCCTCTGTAATGCCATAACGCTGTGTGACATTGTGCAACTCGGATAATGTTCATTTTCTTAGCCCGCTAGGGCTAAGTGTGACCTGAACAATCTGGATAATACTAAAGTGCTTCGCACTTAATAATAGTTCAATAGTTAAGAAAAGAAGAAATAGTTCGAGCGAAAGCGAAGAACAGATGAACGTAGTTCATCTATATAGGTTAGAAGAAAGGTAATCCTGATTTCTTAGTAGTTTCCATGTTCTCTTTAACAATGTCTACAATTAATGCTCGATCATCATATGATAGATTGTAACATTCTTCTAATGAAATACCACCTCTCATATACCAACAGAGTTTTAATAATTCTAACTTCAACGACTTGATTTCACTTTCAAGCCCCTTAATCACCCGCATGGCTTCATCGAGCGGCAGATTAAAGAGCTTTACCCGAAAAAATTTGATGCGTCCAGGACTACAGGTGCTTCAAACTCTGCTGGTGCTCCTTCTTTTTGTTCTTCCTCAGAGGTTTGAACTTTAAAAGGCGGCATAATAAATTTTTCTTTTTGATCTGCTAGTGCTACAATAAACTTATTAAAAAAATCTTTGTCTGAATTTTCTAAAAATTCTTTGATAAACTGTGGATCAGTTACTACACCGTCAGGTGTAACTATTTTAGTGATACTCTGAGCAACTGTGTTCACTGTGATATCTGTAATTTTTTTAAAACTTACTGAAAAATTCTTTTGTTTTTCTTCTTCTGAAAGTTGATCATTATTAACTATTGAAAATAATCTCTGTTCTTCTAAAGTTTTAATTGAATTCTGAGTGTATTCTTTATAAGTTAAAGGACGTATAAACGCAGTTAAATCGTCACTAATTTTTATTTCAGTATCAAAAACTGCGTTCATTAGTTTGTCTACAACTAATCTTAAATCTGCTGTAAATGTTTTAATAATAGTAGTGTTTGGCAGTGTTACGTCTAATTCAATAGTTTCGCCATAGGTGGCAATACGAATTGCTATCAGTATAGCATCAATGTCAATAGATGGAACTGCCCAAGCATTTTTAATATTGGGAATACAACTTTCTATAACATCAACAGTGGCCTGTCCATTCATTAACGCATCAGGAGTCTTGATAGTAATTTCATCTTTGGCAGTCATTGGAAATACTGGATATTCTCCATTGTCTGTTTTTTCTAAGGTTCCCTCTGGATAAAACGATCCAGAACTAGGTAATTTTAAATATAATTTTGGTTGTCGAAAATATTTTTTCAACGGGTTTACTGCTTGATTTTCCATGGTTTAGACTCCAACTAAATATAATGATACACTGCTCAAATTATTTATATGCGCAGTTTTTTGTGGAAAAATAAATGCCAGATTTAACCCCTGAACAGATACGACAAGCAGTTGCCCAAGGAATGCGTGATGGTCTTAGAGAGAATTCCAGTAGCGGAGCATTTAGTGGCGGTGGTACGCCAACTCCTGGTGGAAAATTCACTGGTCCTGCAGTAGCAGGAGCAGTTGACAAAGGAATAGGAACTAGTGCTGGATTAGTTGAAAAAGCATTTTCAAATACAGCACCAACACTTTCAGGTTTCAGCGGACAACTAGCAGATTTAACTGAAAAAATAGGCACCGAAGGTCTAGGAAAGACTGTTAGATCTTTTGGTTCAACCCTTGACAGTAATCTTCAAGTATTCCGAACACTATCTGGTACTGGTATAGATCTAGGCGAATCGCTAATGTCTGCGCAGTTAGCCGCAGGCAAAGCCAGATTACCTTTAGATGTTTTTGGAAAAACTGTTCAACAGAATTCACAATTTTTAGCAGTCATGGGTGGCTCAGCCACTGAAGGTGCTCAAAAATTTGCCAGCGTCAGCGGATTAGTAATGGCTGGAGCAGGAAAGGAATTATCTAGACTTGGCCTTACAATGGATGACATTGCCGAAGGCACTGCTACCTACATGGAAACAATGCAGCGTAGTGGATTGGCTAGACGAATGGATGACGCACAGTTGGCTGCTGGTGCCGCTGAGTATAACAAAGAATTAGATAGACTTGCCAAGGCAACAGGTGTATCTCGCAAAGCATTAGATGAACAAAACGCAGCCGCAGCCAGAGATCTTCGTATGCGAAATGCCATGCAGGCATTGATGGAAAAAGATCCTACAGGAAAACTAGCCGCACAAGTTCAAGCAGAAATTGCTAGATTAAAACAAGCCGATCCTAGCGGTAAATTAGCCGCTGGTATGGTTGATAGTATCAGTGCTGGTGGTAATGCTATTACCAAAGAAGCCAGAGAATATCAATTGGCTATGAGACGCAACGGTCAGGATGCGGCCCGTGTTACTAGAGAAGTGTATGAAGGCAATGCTGGATCAGTAGCGGCACTGGTAAAAGCCAATGATGATGCGGCCGCATCGGCGAGAGAAAGATCAAAACAAGATCGTAATTTAGTTGGTGTTTATACAACAATGAACACTGATAATATGATAACAGCGTCTGCTAGATTAGGGCAACTTGGCGACGGTTCTGCTGCATTAGCAAAAGCACAAGCAGAACAAGAAGACAAACTAAAAAGTCAAGATCCAACAAGACTAGTAACAAACTTAGATCAAACGCTGACTGAAGTACAGAACAAATTTAAATCTGCTCTTATTGATTCAGGAATATTAGATAACACTGCTATAGGTATGAATTATGCTGGCGACCAGGCTGTAGAGTTAGCAGATTCTTTTGATAATTTAAAAACTTGGGCAAAAGTTACTGCGTTAGCCGGTACAGGAATAGCCGGAGAAATGATGGGATTGGCAGCAGGAGGCGGACTAGCAGCCTATGGCGCTTCTAAAGTATATGACAAGTATCAGCGAGAAAAGGCCGGAGAAACATTGCCGCCTGGCGCAGAAGGACCTACAAGACCAGGAAAAACTCCATTAAAAGCAGCCATGGCCACAGGCAAAGCAGTGCTAAAGAAAACATTTAAGATAGGATTGATTACTTGGGCATTGTATGAAATTGCTGATGCTACTGGAGTTAGAGAGGTTATAGTAGAACAGGGCAAAGAAGCATTGTTAAAACCTGAAGATGAAAGAGGACCAACTATTGCGCAACGTCGAGCAATGGATGCCGCTAAATTAGAAACTGCTGCACGTAGGCCACTCGAAAGGCCTGCCACACCTCCTCCTGCTCCGGCAGTGCCTGCTCGACCAGCAACAGAAAGAACACCGACATCTACATCTGAGGACGCAACAGTTAGACAGCGTCAGGCGACAGTTAATGCCACGGCTGACACACGTAAGCAAGTTGAAGCTCTAAACGAAGCGGCTAAAAAATCTGATCTTTCTAGTCTAGTATTGCCTGAAAATGTCAGCGTATCTTTAGAAAACGGTAATAACAAACTTAGAGAATTGAAGACTAATATTATGTCAACGTCTTCAGCATTTTCTGAATTAAACAATATTAACATGGACAAACTTACTCAAAGTCTTGTTCAATTAAATGCCAATATGGAAAAGTTAACTCAACAGGGAACTAATCCTATTGACAATAAACCAAAAGGCGCTGAACAATCTTCTACAGCAATGTCAGCACCATCCGATAAAGAGATGTTAGACATATTAAATCAGTTAAATATGAACATGGGCAGAATGGTTTCACAGCAATCAGACGCTGTGGATTATCTAAGTAAAACAGCCAAAAACACTAGGAATTCTGTTGGAAACATGTTATAATAAGAGAAAATATAATGAGTTGGAAAAGACACTTTTCGCCTGTATCAACAGGTAACATTAGCCCAATATCCGGTGCCGGAGGCAAAGCGGGACCTGCTCGCGCGAATTATAGTTCGTACCTTCCTGACGTATATACTGGCAGTCCCAATCGTATTGAACGATATATGCAGTACGACACTATGGACATGGACAGCGAAGTTAATGCGGCCCTAGACATATTAGCAGAATTCTGTACACAGAAAAACAAAGAAAACAATACACCATTTCATTTATTTTTTAAGAATCGTGCTACTAACAGTGAAATAAAAATTCTTAAAGAGTACTTACAGCAGTGGAGTAAACTACAAAAGTTAGACGGTAGAATGTTCCGTATAGCACGTAATCTTTTCAAATACGGCGACGGATTTTTTGCTAGAGATCCAGAAACTCAAAAATGGTATTACATTGATCCGGGTAAGGTAGTTAAGATTATTGTCAATGAGAGCGAAGGTAAGAAACCTGAGCAGTATGTTATCCGTGATCTAAATGTAAATTTAATGGATCTTGTGGTAACTCAGATCAATCCAAATACGCAAAATACACAGCCCGGCGGCGCTGCCTACGTACAAGGTGGTAGTGGTGCTAGAGGTATGACTGGTGCTTATCCACAGCAAACAGGTACACGCTTTAGCAAAAGCCAAAACGAATTTGCCGTTGATGCTAGACACGTGGTACATTTGAGTCTGTCAGAAGGCTTAGATAACAACTATCCATTTGGTAACAGTCTATTAGAATCAGTATTCAAAGTCTACAAGCAGAAAGAACTGCTTGAAGACGCAATTATCATCTATCGTATACAACGTGCTCCAGAGCGTAGAATTTTTTACATCGACGTAGGTAATATGCCTAGCCATTTGGCCATGGGATTTGTAGAGCGAGTTAAAAATGAAATCCATCAGCGTCGTATTCCAAGTTCAACAGGTGGTGGCAGTGCAATCGACAGTGCTTACAATCCGTTAAGTATCAACGAAGATTACTTCTTTCCTCAGACAGCAGAAGGACGTGGATCAAAAGTTGAAACATTACCTGGCGGTACCAATCTGGGTGAAATTGACGACTTAAAGTATTTTACTAACAAGTTAATGCGAGCTCTGCGTATACCTAGCAGTTACTTGCCAACTGGCGCAGATGACAGTCAAGCGGCGTTCAATGACGGTCGTGTTGGCACAGCATATATTCAAGAATTGCGTTTTAACAAGTATTGCGAGCGTCTACAGCAGGCAATGATTGAAACATTTGACAAAGAATTTAAAGTATATCTACACAATAAAGGTGTTAATATTGACTTTAGTTTGTTTGAAATACGTTTCCAAAGCCCACAGAACTTTGCCGCTTATCGTCAAGCAGAACTAGATAATCAACGTATTTCGACATTTACACAGATGGTAGCACTGCCATTTGTATCTAAACGATTTGCTCTAAAGAGATTCTTAGGAATGACCGACGAGGATCTAGCAGAAAACGAAAAAATGTGGAAAGAAGAATCTGGATTAGGTTCTGCTACAACTGATGCCGCAGGTGAATTACGTGGCGCAGGTGTTAGTCCAACAGGTATAGCCGCAGATACATCAGCAATGGGCGCAGAACAACAAGCACCAGAAGGTATGGCACCTCCAGAAGGGGAAGCTCCCGCAGAAGGAGGAGCACCACCAGCGGCTGGAGCACCACCAGCGGGCGCACCAGCATAAATAATATTATGATCCTTAGAGAACTTTTTTATTTTAACAGAGACACTGCTGAACAACAGCAGGATGATCGCTACATTGCTGGTAGAGATACCAGTGTCTTAGACAAAGATGAAGATACTAGAAAGACTCGTTTGACACTGGGACAGATCAATGAACTTAGAAAAGCCAGTGATCAACATATTAAAGAAACAGAAGCAGAATTAGAATTTATTGCTAGAATGTATGCGGCACCTCCCCCAGCAGGTTGAGATTTCTAAAACTGACCATTTTTAACCGGTTTTGACCGGTTTTTTTATAACTATATTAAATAATATCGACAGCCTTGTGGGCGGTTTTGCCCCATAAAATTATAAAGGAGAACACAAATGACTGATCGCGCAAAGTTCGAGCAGATGCTTGAATATCTAATTAATGAAGATAAATCAAAAGCCGAGGAATTATTCCACGAATTAGTGGTAGCAAAATCTCGCGAAATTTACGAAAACCTACTTGATGATGACATGCAAGTAGATCAACAAACTGATGAAGAGTTTGATATGTCTGAAGTCAATGATGACAAAGCAGGCGATGCTCTTGCTGACCTTGACGCTGAAGAAGGCGAAGAAGAAGAGGAAGGCGAAGGCGAAGAAGAAATGGACGGCGGCGAAGAAGAGCCAGCAACTGTAGGCGATCTAGACCTAATGAAGCAAGATATCATCGACGCACTAACCTCAGAATTTGAATCAATGATGAGTGACAAGGGTGACGAGGGCGACGAAGAAGGCGACATGGATTTAGATATGGGCGGTGAAATGGGCCCAGAAGAGCCAAAAGAAGAAGACTTTGTTTTAGAATATGTTGAAAAAGTTTCCCCAGCAAAGATGGGTGACAACGGTGCTAACACAAAAAGTCCATCACTAAACAAGAATACAAAGATAAACAGCAATGGTGCCAAAGCCGTTAACTTCAGCGGCGAAAGCAACAAAGGCGGTACACAAGGTGGATTGGCTAATCCATCAACAAAGGATTTGAATTCTGGTAATGTTAATACACCAGGTTCAAAAAATGCGACAAAACTAAGTGCACAAAGCAAAGGTCATGGCGCAGAGAAGAAAGGTTCCGGTGACAATGGAGCCAATACAAAAAGCACTATAGGTTCTTAATGCGATGAGTTTATACTTACGTGAGAATTTGAGTTTCGACCAAGCCCGGATGGTTGTGGAGTCGGATGGCGCCGACGGCAAAAACATGTACCTCAAAGGTATTTGTATCCAAGGCGGTATCCGTAACGCCAATCAGCGTGTGTATCCTGTGAGCGAAATCGGCAGGGCTGTCAAAACACTAAACGACCAGATCACTGGTGGATATTCAGTTCTCGGCGAAGTAGATCATCCAGATGACCTAAAAATTAACCTAGATCGTGTAAGCCATATGATCACAGAAATGTGGATGGATGGCCCAAATGGTTACGGTAAACTTAAAGTTCTTCCAACCCCTATGGGACAGTTAGTGCGAACTATGTTGGAAAGCGGCGTTAAGTTAGGAGTTAGTAGTCGCGGATCCGGAAACGTCAAAGAAGACGGTTCCGGTGAAGTGAGCGATTTCGAGATTATTACAGTTGATGTAGTAGCTCAACCATCAGCCCCAGGTGCGTATCCAACACCGATTTATGAGCATCTCATGAATACAAGGGGCGGTAGCCAGGCATTTAGAATAGCACAAGAAGTTTCAGGCGATAAAAAGGCACAGCAATACTTAAAAGAGAGCTTGGTGAAAATCATCAAGGGTCTCCAATAACAAGGGAGAATCACATGTTGGATGCGCTAAAATCATTATTCGAGAACAATGTGATTTCCGAGGAAATTAAAGCCGACATCGAGGCTGCTTGGAATCAAAAAATCCAAGAGAATCGTGAACAGGCTACTCAAGAACTTCGCGAAGAATTCGCACAAAAATACGAACATGACAAGCAGATTATGGTTGAAGCAATCGACCAAATGATCACAGATCGTTTAACTGCTGAAATCCAAGAGTTTACAGAAGACCGCGCACAGTTAGCAGAAGCGAAAGCCAAGTATGCTGTGGCAATCCGTGAACACTCTGGCAAACTAAATCAGTTCGTTATTGAATCATTAGCCAACGAAATTTCTGAACTTCATGAAGATCAGAAAGTAATGGCTAGCAACTTCGCTAAGTTAGAGCAGTTTGTAGTTGAGGCTCTAGCCAAAGAAATCGCTGACTTCTACGAAGACAAGAAAGACTTACACGAAACTAAAGTTCGTTTAGTCAAAGAAGCGAAAGAACAATTTGCTCACTTAAAGAGCAAGTTTGTTAAGACTTCAGCAGAATTAGTTGAATCTGTTGTAACACAAGGTCTTGAAAAAGAAATTTATCAACTTAGAGAAGATATTGATCAAGCTCGTCAAAACGACTTTGGTCGCAGAATTTTCGAAGCATTTACTACAGAGTATCAGGCTAGCCTACTCAGCGAGAAGAGCGAAACCAGTAAGTTACTCAAAGTAATCGCAGAAAAAGAACAGCAACTCGCAGAAGCTCGCAATGCTATTTCTGAAAAGCAACAGATAGTTGAAAGCAAGGAGCAAGAAATTGCTCGTGCTCAAGAAACTGCTGTGCGTAAAGAAGTAATGAGTGAACTTCTAAATCCTTTGAGCAAGGATAACCAAGAAATTATGTCAGAGTTGTTAGAAAGTGTGCAGACTTCAAAATTACGTTCTAGTTTTGAGAAATACCTACCTGCTGTGCTCAGCGGTAGCACACCGGAGAAGAAGAAGGCTCTTGTAGAGGCTAAAGAAATCACAGGCAATAAAGAATCAAATAGCATTAGTAGTGCTAATGGCCAGGCGGAAGTAATTGATATTCGTCGCCTTGCTGGATTAAAATAAGGAGAATTTAAATGTCAGAACTACTAGAAAGCCGCTGGCAAGAAACTAAAGAGGCACTATTAGAAGGCCTTCAAGGTAACAAGCGTTCAGTAATGGGAGTAACTTTAGAGAATACTCGTAAGTATCTTTCAGAATCTGCTACTGCTGGTGCCACTTCTGCCGGTAACGTTGCAACCCTAAATCGCGTGATCCTTCCAGTGATCCGTCGTGTGATGCCTACGGTCATCGCTAATGAATTAGTTGGCGTACAGCCAATGACTGGTCCAGTTGGTCAAATCCATACTCTACGTGTTCGTTATAGCGATGCTACAACCAACACAGGAGACAGCGCACAGAATACAGTAGCAGGTGAAGAAGCTCTAAGCCCATTCAAGATTGCTGAACAGTATTCCGGTGGCACATCTTCAAGTAATGGTAAAGCCGCTGCCACAGCCGCTCTAGAAGGCGTTGCTGGTAACAAACTAAGCATCCAAATTCTAAAGCAAACTGTTGAAGCCAAGACACGTAAACTAAGTGCTCGTTGGACATTTGAAGCCGCTCAAGATGCACAAGCCCAACAAGGTATTGACATCGAGGCTGAAATCATGGCCGCATTAGCACAAGAAATTACTGCTGAAATCGATCAAGAAGTTCTAGGCTCGCTAATGACATTAGCAGGCACACAGAACAACGAAAACTTTGATCAGGCAGCAGTGTCTGGTACTGCTACATTCGTTGGTGACGAACATGCTGCATTAGCAGTTCTAATCAACCGTGTTGCTAACCGTATCGCTCAGCGTACACGTCGCGGTGCTGGTAACTGGGCTGTTGTAAGCCCACAAATGTTGACTGTTCTACAGTCTGCTACAACCAGCGCATTTGCTCGTACAACTGAAGGTACATTTGAAGCACCAACAAACACTAAGTTTGTAGGTACTTTAAACAACGCAATGAAAGTGTATGTAAACACATACGCAGCCGACACAGCGAAAATCCTAGTCGGTTACAAAGGCTCTAGCGAGAGCGATGCTGCAGCATTCTACTGCCCATATGTACCATTAATGAGCAGTGGTGTTGTTCTTGATCCAGCAACATTTGAACCAGTCGTATCATTCATGACACGTTATGGTTATGTTGAGTTGACAAACACAGCATCATCTCTTGGTAATGCCGCTGATTACCTAGGTACTGTTACACCAAGTAACGTTACATTTAGTTAATCAACGCTTTTCTAAGCGAACTGTAAAAAGGACTCTTCGGAGTCCTTTTTCTTTTGTGGATAAATACTATGTCTGAAACGGTTTCAGATTTATGCGGAACCAACCGCGTAGAGCCTAGAACGCTCGTAACTAAGGAGAAAAACAAATGGGACGTCCTATTCATAAGAAATATTTTGGCAATACAAACTATAACGCCGACGGCGAAGGCGTTGGTGGCGAGAAGTTAGCAAGTGTAACTATTGCCGCACCAATAGCAGCCAGTTTGGCAGCACTTACAACAACTGTAACATTCAGCGCACCACAAATTACTGGTGGTCAAACTGCAACAGGTACAGCAGTTATTGATGGTAACGGTGACTTAACAGGAATTAATATTACTGATGCTGGTAGTGGCTATACAGCCGTACCAACTATCAGTGTAGTAGATAGTGATAACAACGAAACATTGAACTTAACTAGCGGTTCAGGTGGCGTAACAGTCGCATTAACTACTGCTTCTCGCATAAATGCTCTTAAGTGTGAAGCACAAATTGGTTCTGGTTCAGAACTTACTACAGGCGACGTACTTAGACAAGTTGGCAGTAAGCGTTATAGAGTTCGAACTAGTGACGGTACAGCAGTATGTAAATTAGTACAGTCTGCAGCACTAGGCGAAAACGAAATGTCAATTACAGCAGTTGATGCTAATACTAACGCATACTTTGTTAGAAAACTAACATCACGTGTAGCAGTGTTAGAAAGAAAAGTTTCTGGCAGTGGCGATTTTGCTACCGGTACTAAGGTTAAATGGACATTTGGTTCAGCAACATCTGACACAGTATCAATTGAAAGTCAGTAATTAAACAAGGGGGCTCCGGCCCCCATTAGGATTATAGAATGGCAAAGTTAGTAAACGTACAAGACTCATTATATAAAATATCTGTAACCTCTGGTGGAGAAATTATTTTAAACACTGGAGATCAAATAGGTAAAGTTACTATCACAGGTAACTTAGATGTGTTAGGCACGACAACTACTGTACAGACTAATAACATGCAGATTGAGGATAACATATTATTACTCAATCGCGGCGAAACAAATGCGTTTGTAACTGAAAGAGTATCAGGTATTGAAATTGATAGATCTGCTACTCCTTTAGGACAAACAGTACCAAATACATCGCTTAATAATGCTCAAATATTATTTGATGAAGATAGACTATGGCTTGACACACAAGATGCTATTTTAAAAGGCGGCCTGTTTGTTTTTAAAAGAGGCGATGGTAAACTATTAGGTATACAGACTAATTCTATCACAGCCAACGGTTATAGTTTAAACTTGTTAGGCAACGACATTACAGGAACTGCAGTTGTACACGTTAATGGTGCCGACGACTACGAAGAGCGTGTATTAAACTACACATTACCAGGATTTCCTCCTAGAAATGATGATACTATACCAAATATTCGTGCGGTTGTTGATTATGTAAATGAATACTTTAACACCAGTCCACCATTTAAGATCCAAGACAGTAGAGTAGTTGACGGTGTTATTGAACTATCAGACAGTATTTTAGAAATTAAAGATTTTGACAGCGACGGAGTTCCAAGCCAACTTGTGCTGACATTAGATGATGTTTTAAATACAACTTGGTACACTGATCGAATTGAAGCACATAGTATTAGATGGAGCAATTCGGCAATAACAGGTCTAGGTTTTAGTACAGATTTAGTAATATCGAATCCAGGAACCGGTTCAGTTAAAATAGACGATAGTTTAAAATTAAGTTTACAAGGATTAAATCCAGCAGTAGCCACAGATGGAATAAAGATATATGCTAAAGATGAAAGCGTCGGTGGCACTGGTTTATTTTTTGTAAATACTCAAAGCAGTGATGAAAATGTAACGACTAGAGATGAACTAGTAAGTCGAAGAAAAGCTCTAGCATTTAGTATGATATTTTAAGGATTAAAAATGGCAATTAACAGCACATTAATTACAACATTAGGACAGGACGTTTATACCTGTCCAGGCACTCCCGGAACAGACGAGAGAGAATACGCTGTTACCTGCATGATTTTCTGTAACTATTCAACCAGCGATGAAGTTTTAGATTTGTGGCTGTTAGCACCGGATCCGGCCGCAGTAAGTTCCGTATATAAAGTTGTTAATAACTTAACTATTCCTGCCGGCGAAACTTTTACATTTGACACAGAAAAAATAGTATTGTCAACAGGCGAAAGAGTACACGCCAAATCTTCAAACGCTAACGATAGACTAACAGTGACCGTGAGTTCAATGAGAGTATCATAATGAAGTTTTTAAAGAAAAATCAAATTAACTTCCGCAACGTTAGCGACAATAATCTAGCAGTACAAGATGACGGCGAAGTAACTATGGACACTAACAACGCACTGTTAGTGCCACGAGGAAGTAACACTGAGCGTCCAACTACATCAGTAACTGGTAACCTCAACGGTATGGTACGATACAATACTGATTATAACAACTATGGTGATCCAGAATTTGAAATGCGAAAAGACAACGAATGGCGCAGAGTACGATTCAACGAACCAGGACTTGTAACACAGCAAGGTCCTTGGTTAGGTGACGACATTGAAGAATACTTTGGTCCATTAAATTCAGGCGATCCTAAATTTCCCTATCCTGAACTAGCAAATCCACAGAATATTATGGTATTTGTGGAAAACGTTTTTCAAATATCAACTACAAATTACACCCTAGTTGACAACCCACCGGGTGCCCCTACAGGAGCATTTTATCTAGGTGCTACAACATATCCTGCGGGTCGATATGTTAAATTCTCAGAAGCAGTGCCCTACGGCAAACCTGTGACCGTAATACACGGTTTCGATCGTTAACCTACAGTCTTTAATAGTAAAATATCCAATAAATATTATTGGAGATTAATTACATGCCAGCAGACACCCTTGGTAGAATTTCAGGTATAATGCTTAAAAACAACCTTTTAAGACAAGGGGTTGATCTAGCATTTGAAAACGATTTAATTTATCTAGATGTAGAATCTAATAAAGTAGGTATTAGAACATCTAGTCCAACCCACGATCTCACAGTTACAGGAACAACTAACAGTCCTGAATTGCTAGTAGACACTTCGTATTTTTCTGGTAATCTAAGAATAATTGACAATAACATCACTACTGTATTTGGTAGTCTAACGATATCTGCCGGCCAACAAGTTCAAGTACCATCTAATAAAACTGCTGACTTAGAACTTAAAAATAATGATATTTCTTCTTACACTGCTAATACAGACATAGAAATTAGACCCAATGGTACTGGCGAAGTTAAAGTCTTTAATGATCTAAATGTATCAGGAAGTATACATTCCACAGGCGATATTACCTTAGATGGAACTATTATATTTGGAAACAATGACTCAGATTCAGTGACATTCAACGCAGACATTGCCAGCGACATTGTGCCGGATCAACACTATACATACAATCTTGGTCGCGCAGATCGAAGATGGAGTGAAACACATTCTGTTTTAATTAATGGGCAGTTGTTAACTACAGAACAATTACAAACTGATGCCGGTATTGATCTAGCACTTAGACAGGGTAAAATTTGGTATGTAGCAACCAACGGCTTAGACACCAACGACGGTGAGCACCAAAACGGAGCATTTGCTACAATTAAACACGCTTTAAGTCAAGCAACATCTGGTGATACGGTTTTTATCTATCCAGGAACATACACTGAACAATTTCCTTTAATAGTAAATGAAGGAATATCAGTTAATGGATTCGGTATTAGATCAGTTAAAGTAATACCAACACCGGCAACTAATACTAATAACGCCTTTGTACTTAACGGACAGACTACAATCAGTGATCTTACTGTAGCAGACTTTTATAGTCCAGGTTATGCTTTTAGTTTTGATTCAGGATTTAGTGTTACTAGTCGTAGTCCATATGTTAAAAATATAACTGTAATTACAAAAGGCTCAGTGATCTCAGAAATAGATCCAAGAGGATTTGACAGCGGTGACGCCGGTCGAGGTGCGTTAGTAGACGGTAGTCAAGCACTGTCAACATCTAACGAAGCCAGTATGCTTTTCCACGCAGTGACATTTATTACACCGGGTGTTGATGCGATTACAATGACTAACGGTGTACGAGTTGAATGGTTAAATTCTTTCACTTATTACGCTAGTCGAGGCTTATATGCCACAGACGGTTTGTTGGGATTTGCGGGCCTCGCAGTTAAATTCGGAGCAGAAATTCGTAGCATTGGATCAGCCAATATCTACGGAACATACGGTGCTGTAGCAGATGGCGCTAGTACGTTGATGTATCTAATACAGCATAACTTTGCCTATATTGGTACAGGCAAAGATACTAGCAATGACAAAACATTGGTTATACAAGCCAATGAAACACAGGAATTAAATTCAGGAAAAATTTATTATCAAAGCCAAGACCATGAAGGTACATGGCGTATAGGTGATGCGTTTTTTGCTAACTTGGAAGACGGTACAGTTAGTTTTGATACTTCGGGAATCAATCTAGATAATATTAGTTCGTTGACTGTGGGCATCGGTGACGAAATAACTTATATTGATTTCAGTTTAATTCGTACTGGTAATCTAAGATTACAAGGAAATACATTTGAATCACTCTCAGGAAACTTAAATGTTAACGCTGCCAGCGGAACAATTAATCTAACTCAAAATGTTAACGCTGAAAAAAACGTATCTATTACCGGAGATTTTAGTATCGATGGTGGTCTAACATTAGGCAATCAATCCACTGATACTATTAAATTTTTCTCAGATATATCACAAGACTTTGTTCCAGATGTCAATGATTCTTATGCGTTAGGATCAAGTACAAAAGTATGGCAAGAACTACACACAGTTGAAGCAAATATAGACAGTGTAAGACTTTATGACAATGTAATAACTATTAATTCGTTAAACACTGATTTAATTTTAACTTCCGATGGCACGGGCACAGTAGTTATACCAACTAGCAATGTACAAGTTAATCAAAATGTTGATGTAGTTGGACAAAGCAATATTAGAACTACGAATATTACTGGGCTAGTCAATCATACTGGAACTAGAAACGTAACCGGAAGTATTGACAGTAGCGGATTTTTAGCAGTTACAAATAATCTAACTGTTGATCAAATAGTTTATCTGCCACAGATAAGAATACAAACTAATAATATTACGGTAACAAATTTAAACACAGATTTAGTTATTAAAGCCAACGGTACTGGCTCTATTGTTATTTCAAACAGCGATCTTGACATAGATAACAATTTAACTGCTCTAAGTACAACAACTACAAACGGTATTACTGTTGCTAATAGAACAACATCGGATGAATTTTATTCTACTGATATTTTAATTAACGATAATTCAATAGCAACAACAAAACTTAATTCTAATTTAATTTTTATTGCTGATAATTTAGGCAGTGTATTTGTTGAAACTCAAGAAATTGTTAGTAATACTATTAAAAATACAGATAATATTATACTACGTCCGGGCACTGTTAAAAACACAGATTTAGACTCTACTGGCAGTTTAAAAATACCAGTTGGAAATAATTTAAATAGACCTCTGGCAAATAAAGCACAGGGCGATTTAAGATTTAATACTGCTGACAGCACTTTTGAAGGATTTGACGGAATTACTAGTAGAGGGCTCGGCGGCGTATTTTCAGCAGATAGAGAAACTTCAGTCAAAGCCAGTAAGACAACAAATGTATTAAATTTTGTTGCCGGCACTGTGGCCGCTATGGAAATTACCACAGCAGGTATGAGAATTAATGGCCTTTATGTAGACAATCTAGAGTTTGATAACTCTTTAATCTCAGCCAATAATGCCGATCTATTTTTAACTCCCACAGGTACAGGACTTAATAGATTTGAGTCTATTACTTTTGATTCTAATGAAATTCAAAATGACCTATCAACGGCTATAACACTATCCGCCACCGGAAACGGATACGTAAGACTCACCGGTACTGACGGTTTTATTATACCCTATGGTAACGATGCTGACCGCACCCCTACTCCAGAAATTGGTGAAACACGCTATAACATAGAGCGCGAGTACATTGAAATCTGGGACGGAACTTCTTGGATTAATTCGGGCGGCGTGGGCGGTAATGTTACTGGTCAACAGATGGAAGATCTTTCCTATCTATGGAACTTAATACTAGGTTAAAAACCCAAACGGATAAATACTACTGATTACAAGGACGACCAATCCTTGTATGGTTAAACTGTGGTAAACCAGCAAAGAGCCGTCAAAGCGGCTGCGGAGAAATCCAAAATTGGTTAACCGTGAAACACGGGGTTAAAAGGAGTGATTTATGACCGTTGGTCGCATTTCCGGTCCGCTCTTAAAGGCAAATCTTCTACGCCAAGGTGTGGACCTAGCCTTTGAGACAGACCTCATATACCTAAAAGTAGTAGACTCTAACTCCGCCAACCACAGAGTTGGTATAAAGACTAACGACCCCACTCATACTTTAACCGTTAACGGTGTTACTAGAACTACAAACTTAGTAGTTGACACACTAGCAAACATCGCAGATATTTCAATCTCAGGTACAACCATCTCAACACCTGAAGATACATTATTTCTAAGTCCAGCAGGATCAAGCACACCTGTAGTATATCAAAATAAACTTCGAGTTGGCGATATTGATATTGCTGGTAAAATAATCAGTACTAATTCAACAAACACAGATCTAGAACTAAGACCTAACGGTTCTGGATCAGTAGAAGTATTTTCTGATTTAACAGTTAATGGAAACATACACGCTACAGGCAATATTACAGCAGATGGTAGTATACAACTAGGAGATGCTGACACTGACAGCATTGATTTTAATGCTGACGTAGCCAGCGATATAATCCCCGATTTAGACAACGAATATAAACTAGGTACCACTGATAAACGTTGGGCAGATTTATATACAAACAACTTGTTCAGTGACGTAATTGTCACAGGCGACATTATAGTTGACGGAATTAATTTAAATTTAACACAGGGCAAAATTTGGTATGTAGCACAAAACGGCAACGATACATACTCGGGTGATCATCAAAATGATCCTTTTAGAACTATAGCTCATGCTCTAAGTGAAGCCTCTGCTGGCGACACTGTATTTGTTTATCCAGGTGTATATTCAGAAATATTTCCTCTAACAATACCCACTGGAGTAACGCTCAAAGGTGCTGGAATTCGATCAGTTAAGATTGAACCAACCTTGGCTACTAATGATTTAGATGCTATATTGCTCAACGGCGAAGTTACTATAGAAGATGTAACAATAGCAAATTTTTTCTACAACAGCACAAATAATACCGGATATGCTTTTAAATTTGCTACAAATTTTGTAGCATCTAGTCGCAGTCCTTACATACGAAATATCACAGTTATTACCCAAGGATCAACAACAACAGGTTTAGATCCAAGAGGCTTTGCCGCAGGGGACGCTGGCCGCGGAGCATATTTAGACGGCGCAGTAGTAGCCGCCAACTCTAAAGAAGCCAGTTGCTTATTCCATTCAGTAACCTTTATTACTCCGGGCGTTGATTGTATAGTTACAACCAACGGTACACGCATTGAGTGGTTAAACTCATTTACATATTTTGCTAATCGTAGTTTTTATGCCACTAGTGGTAGCACAGGTTTTGCCGGCGCAGGAAAAACTGAACTACGTCTAACAGGACAAACTGGAACTTTTGCTGTAGGTAATACATTAAGTTATTACGATACAGATGGAACTACTTTATTAGGTTCTGGTGTAATTAATAAAATTGATGCTGACGGCAAAATTTATCTAACAGGAAAAATTACCGGATTAGAAACACAGTTTGAGAGAGGCGGAAAGACTATTACAGCCTACGGAAACGCTAAACTATCAACAGCAGAAAAGAAATTTGGTACAGCCAGTTTGGCATTAGATGGTGTTGGTGACTACGCAACTATAGCAAGTAATTCTGATTTTAATTTTGGCACTGGAGACTTTACAGTCGAAGGTTGGTTTTACAGATCAACTACAGGATTTGGTATTAGTCTTCTTGATTTTAGAACAACAACTAATCAATCAGCACCTTGGATTCAAATAACAGCCGGCGGATCATTAGTTTATACTGTTAATAATACTACACGAATTAGCGGTGTTAGCGGAATGTCAGCAGGTACATGGTATCATATAGCAGTTTCTAGAAGTGGTACTAGTACTAAGATGTTTTTAAATGGTAATCAAATTGGTTCTACTTGGACTGATACAACAACATACGTTCAAAGCCCGTTAACAATTGGATCAAGATTTACAGGTGATTTAAACTTTCACGGTTATATTGACGATTTAAGAATTAGTAAAGGTATATCAAGATACAACTCAACATTTACACCTCCAACATCAACAGTAGTTAACGACAGTTACACTGTCTTAATGGCTAGATTTAATGGGGATAACAATTCAACAGTATTTGTTGATGACACTTTATTACCACAAGATATTAGAACCAGCGCCGGCGGCGCGGCCACGGCAATTACTCTGTTAGATTACAGCGACTTTGGTACAGAAATTCGAGCAATAGGTAGTGCGGCAATCTACGGCAACTACGGAGTCTACGGTGATGGTATAGGCGTCATAGCATATCTAATTGGACAAAACTTAGCCTACATTGGCGTTGGATATCGTGTTGACAATGATCCAACTTATGTTATACAAGAAAACGAAGTAGTCGAACTCAACGGCGCAAAGATTTATTATAGTTCAGTTGATCACAGAGGTGACTTCCGTGTTGGTGACTTGTTTTATGTTAATCAAGCCGCTGGCACTGTAGAATTTACCACAGCAAACTTTAACATTGTTTCTCAAAATGGTGTTACATTCAGTGACGGCACTAATACTACCTATATTGACGGTACAAGAATTGACACTGGTAATTTAAGACTAAGTGGCAATACCTTATCAAGCCTTAGCGGCGATGTAAACATCGTTGCCGCCAGTGACGAAATTAATTTACAAAACAACGTAAACATCACAGGAAATTTAGATGTAGTTGGTAATGTAACCATTGGCGGAAACATTATCTTAGGCGATCAAGATACTGACACTATTCAGTTTGTTGGCGGAATTATCAGCAATATAGTACCTGATGCCACTGAAACTTATAAGTTAGGAACTAGTTTATTAAAATGGTCTAATGCTTATTTAGGTCAAAGTATTATTGATCAAATTACAATTAATAATAATTCTATTGTAACAAATGTAGAAGATGCTGATTTAATTTTAGATGCTAATGGTACAGGTAAAGTTATTGTATCAGGCAGTGATGTACTGATTAATCAGGGATTAACTGTACAGGGAACTACTACATTATCTAATACAACTATAGTAGGCACAGTTGGAATAACTGGAAACATAAATCAAATTGGTAATACTACAGTTACAGGCAGTGTTGAAATCGACACAAATTTAACTGTAGGCGATGTTGCCCAATTCCAAGATATTAAGATTGACGACAATGAAATAACCACTACAGTTACTAACAGCAATTTAAGATTAATAGCCAACGGTACTGGTAAGGTCTATATACCATCAAATAATGTTCTTATTGATCAAAATTTAACTGTTGACGGAACTATTTCTACAGCAACGCTCAATAACACAGGTAGAATTACCAGCGACGAATTTTTTAACGGCGACATTTTAATCAATGATAATCAAATTAAAACCACGTTAACCAATTCTGATTTAGAACTTATTGCTAACGGCAGTGGTGTAATACGTATTGAAGAATTTGATTTCAGCACAAATGTTATAGCATCAAACTCAACAAGCGATATTGTTTTACAACCTGGAACAGGCAAGAGCATAGTTATTGATTCAGATCAAAGTATTATCATTCCTATAGGAACTACAGGGGAACGTCCGCTGACACCTCTGGCTGGTATGATTCGATTTAACACAACATTAAATCGATACGAAGGTTACGACGGTACCGATTGGATTCGTTTAGATAGTAGAGTTACAGACTTAGATGAAAATACCTACATCACAGCAGAATTAACGCCTGGCGCCAACGACGATACAATTAGATTTTACAATAATAGTAATCTAACAGCCAACTTAACAGCCACAAGATTAGAAACAAGTAGAGTTGAAGTTGATAATATTGTTATTGATGGCAATACTATTAGCCCGTTGTCTAATAACACTGATCTAGCATTTAATGCCACAGGAACAGGATCTATTAAACTGGCAAACTTTGCGATTAAAGACAATATAATTACCAACACGGTCGCAGATAGCATAACTACAATTACACAGACAGGATCTGGATATTTTAAAATTGCTGGTTCAAATGGATTTGTAGTACCGACTGGTGACAGTGTACAGCGTCCAACATATGCAGTACTTGGTATGACACGCTATAATTCACAGATTAAACAATTAGAAATTTTTAATGGTCTTAGTTGGGACTCTGCTGCAGGTGCTGGCGGCGGCATTAATGGCGCAACTGCTGAAGATATCGCGGTTACGTATGCGTTAATTTTAGGATAATAGAATGGCAAATTTTTTCAAAAATAAAGTAATAAACGAAGTCGGAACCACAGACGAGACACTGTTGTCATTTGGACCAACTGTTCGAGGTACAGTAATTGGTATGAGTTTGGCTAATTTAACGGCTAGTAATATTTTAGCCAGCGTAACAGTAACAGACGATCTAGGAAACACGGGATATTATTTTAAGGATGTAGTTATACCTCCTAACTCAAGTCTTAGAGCAGTAAACGGCGGAGAAAAACTTATCGTAGCCCCTAGCAACATTTTAAAAATTAGAGCTAGCCAACCGGCATCATTGGATGTGGTAATGAGCTACGTTGAAATTCAATAAGGATTAAGATTATGTCATATTTTGTAGGAAATACACCCGGAGATACAGTAGGAGATTCTTCTGTACGTTATTTTTATGCCATCCGTAGAACAGACGACGGATTGATATATTTTGTAAAAGTAGACAATCTCCAAGACGAAGAAGCCAGCGTTATAATTAATAATCCAGGATTTAGTGATGACGACTTTCAAGATTTTGAATATGGCGTAGATTTCTTTGACGGTAGAGCAGAGTCTGACCACTCAAGACCTTATAAAAATCTACAATGGGATCAATATCGCTGGGACAATCGAAGCCTATTTTATTATATTAATGACCAAGGAGAGTTTGTAGTTAGAATTAATCAAGCATACAATTATCCTCCCGAATTTATTGTTTCATAAGTAATAGAGCTGAGAATTAAAAGGAAATTTAGAAATGGCACAAGAATTTAAAATTGGTAGACTGCGTTTTACGTGGAGAGGTCAATGGGCCGCCGCTGTTACCTACAATAGAGATGCTATTGTTCAATATCAGGGCAAGTCTTACGTTTGTTTAACTCCGCATACTTCGGCTACTAATTTCTATGACGATTTAAACTTTATTACTGGTGAAGGCGGTCTTGCGCCAAGATGGGATCTAGTTATTGACGGAAGACAGTGGAGAGACGAGTGGCAACCAAACACATTTTACAGTCTCGGAAATATTGTAAAATACGGCGGTCGCGCATATCTCTGCGTTGAACAACATACTAGCGGATCTAGCCAAATTGACATTTCTAAATGGGATACATATTCTAGTTACGACAGTTGGAATGTTAATTGGAGTACAGGCACTGTTTATGGTGTAGGAGATATTGTAAAATACGGCGGAATAGTTTATCGTTGTATACAAAATCATTTATCATCAGTTTCGGCAGCACAGGGTCTTGAAACAGATCAAAGCAAATGGGAAATTGTACACGAAGGATTAGAATACAAATCAAACTGGACAGCCGCTACTAGATATAAAAAGAATGATTTAGCAAAAGTTGGTGCTGGTCTTTATGTATGCTCAGCGGGGCACACATCAGGCAGCGAGTTCCAAGACGCAAATTGGTCACTATGGATGCCAGGCGCCGAGTATACTGATACTTGGACAGAAACGGCAACATATCAGCCAGGCGATATTGTAAAATACGGCGGATATTCATATCTAAATAAAATTGTTGGTAATAGCGGTATTATACCGTCAATGAACGCTACAGAGTGGGAATTAATTACTCAAGGTTACAGAGTAAGAAATAACTGGGACGGTGGCGTTGATTATCACGTTGGAGATCTAGTACGCAGAGCCGGAACTCTATTTGTAGCTCTTGTTGACAGCACAGGAGAGGATCCTGTATTCTATGAAGTTAATAAAACATATGAAGCCACAGGCAGCTCTGGAACTACAGTAGTATTAGATTCGACTAGTGGTTTAGTTCCAGGCATGACACTGGTAGGAAATGGTTTCTTACAAGGCCAAACAATTTCTAAGGTAGTTAATGCTACGACAATCATTGTCAGCGATGAACCAAATAGAGAACCGATCGACGAAGAAGACATTCTCATAGTTGGGGTTAATTATACCAATTGGAGCATTTTAGTTCCAAGCAATAATTGGAGAAGTTTCTGGATACCCAACACCAGTTACTCTGTAGGCGAATTAGTAGTTTGGGCAAATGCCACCTATCAATGTATTCGAAATCATTCTTCAAGTAATTTATTTCGTCCAGACGTAGATGCTGACAACGAATATTGGGTTTGGTTTGTTCGCCATGATCCCGCTAATGCCGGTAACACTGCCGGAGATATTGTAACAGTGCTCAACGGCGAAAGTATAGCCCTGCCAATTATTGATCCAGATTCTCAAACTACAGGTGAAACTGAAGATTATATGCTTCGTGTTGTTAAAACTGGGGATGATATCCAACCAGCATGGCGCGAAATGTTCTTAGTTCCTCGTGTTTTTTATGTTACTACAGAAGGCCAAGACACAGAAGGTTATGGTCATACCTGGGATAAACCATTTAACTCAATTAAATATGCCTGCGAGCAGTCAGCATTAGGTAACACTAATCTACAAGCAGAATTTTTACTAAGAGCAAATAAAGAATTTTTAGTAAGAGAGATGTGGGAATGGATGCTTAATAGAAAAGAAAATAATCAAGCACCGTTTACATCTTCCTCAGTCTTTGATGAATTTTCTACAAAAAGAGATGCTAAATTAGTAATTGATGCCCTATTATATGATATTACTAGAGGCAGTAATAGTAAAACAGTATACACAACTCTAGCATTTTTTGCGGAAGGTAGTACAACATCATTTAGGAATGAAGCCACAGATGACGCACAAGAATATATTGTGGCCGCGCTGACACAATTAAAAACAATTATTCAATATGCGTTAGAACAAGACGAAGTTCTTACTAACTATCAACAGATTAACAGAACTTGGATTAGTACTGATACCTACAACGAAGATGATGTTATTTACTATCAAGGGTTTTGGTATTCTAGTTTAATCAACGACAACATCAGCAGAGAACCGGGAGTAGCAGAAAACTGGGAATCAGATTGGGTCATCATTCCGACTCCTACATATATAGACCCACAGGTCTTTAACAATGCTTATCAAGCAGAACCATCAGCATATATTGAAATAACCAGTTTAATGGATATCTTAATATCCGCTATCCAAGATGCTAATACTAAGAACGTTCCTTTACCTAACTATGGAATTACCACTTCTATTTTTGTAAAAACCGGAACTTATTTTGAAGACTTGCCTATTTCACTTCCAGACAACACTGCCTTAATTGGTGACGAACTAAGAGGAGTAGTGGTCCGTCCTAAAAATTCTTTTATAAGTTATACAACATTGTCCCTAACATCTGTTAGCGCATTTAAATTACAATCTGTTGAAAATTTAGAAGTTAATGATCCGATACAATTCGTAGCAGCCACCGTCAACGACGACTTTGGCGGAATAACTACAGGCCAAACATATTATGTTAAAAGTATCAACACATTGACTAAAGATGTTTCTATATCTCTTACACCTGGCGGGGATATATTGCCAATACCAAACGGTTCCGGTTACATGAGAGTCTATGCTGGAAATAATCTTAAAGACATGTTCTATGTAAGAAATGCCACAGGCATACGTAACATGACTCTAGCAGGTTTAGAAGGAACACTAACAGCACCAAATAGTTTTGGTACACGCAGACCAACTGGCGGTGCTTATGTAAGTTTAGATCCAGGAACTGGTCCTAATGACACATCTGTATGGATCATGAAGCGTTCCCCTTACATACAAAACGTAACTACATTTGGTAACGGTTGTGTGGGTTATAAAGTCGACGGCACTTTACACAACGGTGGCAATAAATCTATCACAACCAACGACTTCACACAGGTTATCAGCGATGGTATCGGTTGCTGGTGTACTGGCACAGGCTCTTTAACTGAGGCAGTTTCTGTATTCTCATACTATGCTTATGCTGGCTATTTTGCTGAAGACGGTGGACGTATCCGTGCTACTAATGGTAACAGCTCATATGGTACCTTCGGTGTTATTGCTGAAGGCTTTGACCCAGAAGAAGATCCAGTAACTGCTCTAGTAGATAATCGTTCTAGTCAAGTACAGGCTATAGTTCAAAGCGCATTTGGTGTTAACGCAGAAATATTGTCCATGCAGTACGCTAATGCTGGTTCTAATTATTTTGAACAAACAACGAATTTACTAAAATACAGTAACGAATTTTTAAATGGTATTTGGATTTCGGATGGAAATCTTACATTACAAAAAAATCTAGTTTCTCCAACAGGTGAAACTAATGCTTGGACAGTAGCAGGACTAACATCTAATACTGATACATCATATCTATATCAAAATATATCAATAGCGCCTCCAGGTGCTAATTATACTAGCCTTGACGCTCTTAACATCACTGGTTCTGGCATTGGTTCTTTATTTGATGTAGTAGTAGGAGCCACAGAGTATACAGTTACAGTCAACACTGGTGGCGGCGGATATGTTGTAGGAAATCAATTAAGAATATTAGGTAGTCAACTAGGCGGTGTAGATGGCGATAACGACTGTATTATAACAGTTGTAACACTGTCAGGAAGTTCTATCGCAACGGTTACTGCTACAGGAACAGTACCAACAAACAGCAATTTAAAATATACTCTAAGTCTACACGTAAAACGGGGTACCGCACAACTTATTGATTTATATGGTATTTTTAGCGGAACATCAACAGTATCTAGCGGTGTAAGTTATAATTTTGAAACAGAAATAATTACGACTTACAGCGAAGGTGGCGGCTTAACCCCGGTTGAATACGGAGCAGTTGAGTTGCCTAACGGCTGGTATAGATTGTGGATGAGAATCTACGATACTAATGCCTTTAATAATAATCTACAATTTAGAATTTATCCAAGAGGAAAGTTAGGATTCTCAGGTACTACAAGAATCTATGGCGCTCAAATACAAATTGGTACAGGGTTAACATTCTATGCTAATACAACAACAAACAATATCACTACTAATGCTGACTATGTAATCACAGGAGCAGGCATAGATGCTGTGGCTATCGGTGACGAACTACGTGGCGGCGCAGTATTTGAAGGACGAATTGTAGATACCGGAACGGGCACGGGCGGTAGAGGATATCTAGTTAGCTCAAATAACGGACAAACAGGAGACGAAGTAACCTTTACTATTGCTCAGTCCGACATAGGAGAAGCAAATAATTACGTTGGTATGAGATTGTTTATACAAAGCGGCACAGGTGCCGGACAGTACGGATATATTGCTGATTTTAACGCATTTAATAAAACAGCCGCAGTAGTAAAAGATTCGTTTGATTTGTTAAATGTTGGTACTACAGAAAATTCTAGCGGATTGTTTACATTATCTAGCGGAAATACTAGTACGCTATACGTCGACCAACAGATAAGATTTATACCTACATATTATTCAACTAATATTACAGATACATCTAATAATCAACTACAGATTATTGAAACATTTGGCGGGCAGGATAACTGGATTGTAGTTTCTAGTACAGCATTGCTAACTGTTAATATGCCAATAAGATTTATCGGCACACCTTACGGCGGTGTTACTACAGGTTTTACCTATTATATAAGGGAAATCTTAGACGGAACACGATTCACAATCAGTACAGAACAGTTTGGAACAATATGGAATCTAAGTAATGCCGAAGGCGACGACGAACAAGATATGTACATGGTATTTCCGGGTTATACCAGTTACCTAATTGGCTTAACTACAAACATGTTACCTAACATGCCAATACAGTTTACTGGTCTAGCACTAGGAGGAATAACCATCGGAGATACGTACTACGTCAACGATGTGATTAGTTCAACCCAATTTACAGTTTCTACTAATCTAGTTACAATATCAGCCACAGCAACAAACAGTGCTAACGGTCGCATAACCTGCGACTCAACTGTATCACTAGTGCCTCTAAATCCGATTGTATTTTCTGGATCTGTGTTCGGAGGAATAAGTGTAGGACAAAAATATTATATTACTAATATTGCCGGCGGCACTGAATTTACAATAACACCAACACTAATTGAAGTAGATGCTACTGCTACCCAGGCCGTAACAAACTTAATTACTGTGACATCTACAGCAGGTTTTGTAGCCAATGCTCCAATTAAATTTATTGGAAATACGTTTGGTGGTATAGTAACAGGAAATATCTATTACATACTTGCGGTTAACGACGGTGTATCGTTTACGATCAGCGGTGTTCCTGGGGGTTCATCTGTAAACCTAGCAACAGCAACCGGTTTGATGTATGCTAAAACTTCAGACGGATTAGTTTCGTTATCTACTGCTTCAGGAACAATGGTAGGTACTTCAACTAATGCTAGATCTTCTGTATCATTTGGATTTGGTTCGATGACAGCAACGTTTTCTACTAATTTATTTGGTGGAGTGACCAGTGACCAGGAATATTTTATTAAAACTATCGACAGCGACACACAATTTAGTGTAAGCACTACACAGGGAGGTCTTCCACTGACACTGATTTCTAATACAGGTTCGATGAATGTGGCCGCTGCAGGATGGGATCATATCAATCCTGGAACACCAATAGAATCAACATTAGATAATTCTTGTATCTATTTTATTGAACCAAGAATTACATTCTTAGCACCGGGATTTACTCAAGAAGATTCTCAGACAAACGCACTGGCCACAGGCAGCGAGTGGATAGATATCGAATATGGTAACGGGTTCTTTATGGCAGTGCCAGACGGTCAACAGACGATCGGACGATCAGTTGACGGTGAAACATGGACACCGATTACATTACCAGTTGGAGATCAATGGTCAGGAATTGCCTACGGAAACAGTTATTGGGTAATAATTGCCTACAGCGGTGGCGCAACTGCTACACAGTCTACAGCATTAGTCTCAAAATCAAACGGCGACGGCTGGAAAAGAACGACACTACCAACTAAATCCGGTTGGAATAAAGTAGTTTATGGAAACAGTAAATTTGTTGCCATAGCAACTTATATACCTGCTAATAACGATGATCCAATGAATCCTATCCCAGCAGTGAACGCAACAGCAGCCTATTCGACAGACTTTGGTAATACATGGGTCACGGGGACAGGGTTAACGACTTCGGCATCGTGGACTGGTTTATGCTATGGAGCAGGTAAATTTGTTGCGGTAGCATCGGGCGGAACGTCGGCTGCATTAAGCACTAACGGAACATCTTGGTCAATAACAACATTACCTGCGTCAGAAGATTGGTCTGATGTAGCCTACGGTAACGGTGTGTTTGTTGCTATTTCTAGCACTGTAGGAAAACCAGCGTTTAGCACTGATGGCCAAACATGGCAACAGAGTGCCTATGAAATTACCGGAACTAAAATCTGTTACGGTCAAGGAGTATTTTTAGTATTAAATGCTAATTCAGATATTGCCTGGACCAGCGAAGACGGATTTAACTGGAAACGTAGAACAGTTACTAGCGATCCATACGGAGCAGTGACATTCGGTTGGGTTGAACCGTCTAAAGACGGAGCATTTGTAACAGTCTCGGGGCAGAACAATGCTACACTAATCAAAGCCGGAGCAAAAACAAAAGGAAGAGTCACTGTTACATCTAATAGAATCACAGGTGTGGCTGTTTGGGAACCTGGTTCTAATTACGCATCGGCCCCAACTATAACTATTAGAGATCCAAACGTGACTGTAAATGCTTCTATAATTCCAAGAATTAGTAACGGTACACTAGGAAATCCAACATTTTTAAACCGAGGCCAGGGATATAATACTACATCAACAGCAGTGGCTATTCGAGGCGGTGGTTATGCTGACAAATATCAAACCGGCCTTACATTAACTGTTAAGAATTTAACTAGATTACCAGGACCCGGGGATAACTTAGTTATACAAGGTAATGATCAAATTTATAAAATTACAGGAGCAACAGCAGTATTTGGTACCGTTGCTCCTAACATACAGGCAAATATAACCGTAGGTCCGGAAATTCGATCTTCTGAAACTCCGGATCACGAAACTCCAGTATTAATTAGAACAAAATATAGTCAGGCTCGATTAACAGGACACGACTATCTATATATTGGTTACGGTAATTTTGAACAAACAAATTATCCAGATGTTCCAGAAGAAACTGTTCTAGCACCTCAGGATCAAGCAGTTGAGGTAAACTTTGGTCGCGTGTTTTATACAAGTACAGACCAAGACGGTAACTTTAAAGTTGGCGACTTGTTCGGTGTTGAACAGGCTACAGGTATTGTTACCTTAAGTGCTAGCCAGTTTGGATTATCAGGATTAGAAACACTGAGTTTAGGTGGTATTGCCGTTGGACAAGCATCTGTTGTTATTAGACAATTTAGTACAGATTCAACATTTATTGCTAACAGCAACGAACTAATTCCAACTCAAAAGGCTATTAAATCCTATTTAACCAGCAGATTAAGTCAAGGTGGATCAAATACATTCACAGGACAGTTGATTGCTGGTACAGTATTAGTAGGTGGACCAGATAAGATTCAAAGTACTATTCCTGCGGGAATTCCGGGATCAGTAGTTAATATGCCAAATACAGTCAATGTACAAGGTGAATTTGCTGGCTGGGACGGAGACGGCATGGCCTATCAGTTCTTTGTAAATCAGTGGGTAAGGCCCGGAGCACTATAAAAACCGGAAATATAAAGTAAGATAAATAACGAGTAAGGATGGAGCACTAAATGGCTGAATTTAAATTAGGTAGAATTAGATTTGTGTGGCAAGGCGAATGGGACGCAACCACATCTTATGTACCAGACGACGTAGTAAGCGTCGGAGGTCAAACATATATTTGCGTAATACCCCATACATCGGCAGCCCTTTTTGAAACTGACAGATCAGCAATTCCAAGTAAATGGAACCTGGTATCAGGCGGAACAAACTGGACAGGCGACTGGGCAATAAGTACCTACTACAACGTAGGCGATCTTGTCAAATACGGCGGTTTGATTTATCTCTGTACAGAAGCACATACATCTGCGGCCACACTAGCATTAGGTCTTGAAGACGATGACGATAAATGGGATACATTTGCTGAGTCATTTTTATGGCGCGGCACGTGGACTGCTAATACTAGATATCGTTCACACGATTTTGTAAGATACGGCGGAACAACCTATGTATGTAATGCCTATCATACTTCAGCAGCCGCAACAGTTGAACTACCTACAACTGGCGCTTCGGCCACTGGCGGAACAGCCACTATAACATTTGCTGCACAGGTCGTTGCTCCATATGCTCCTGGCGCATCAATCACAATCGCTGACGTAACACCAACAGAATTTAACGGAACTTTCACAGTTACCGCTTGTACTACGACATCAGTTCAGTTTGCTCTAGCAGGCACATATGGTCCACAGACCATAGCAGGAACTGTTACAGGACCAAGTCAATTAGGGCTTGAATTAGATCAAGGTAAATGGGACATCTTTAATCAAGGTGTTACATATCTAGGCGATTGGGCCGCAACTACTAGATATAAATTAAACGATGTAGTAAAATATGGAGCCAGCACATGGATTTGTGTAACTCCTCATACATCAACTTCAACTTTTGACAATGTAAAATTTGTATTGTTTGTTGAAGGTTTACAATTTGAAGACTCGTGGGATATAGCAACAGTTTATCAAGAGGGCGATATTGTAACCTATGGTGGTTATTCATTTATTGCTAAAACAAACAACGTTGGTCAAACACCGACAACTAATTCAGATGACTGGGATCTTTATACAACCGGATTTAATTTCCGCGGAGACTGGTTAAGCACTGAAGACTATAAAGTGGGCGATGTCGTTAGAGCAGGAGCCTACACATTCGTAGCAATCGCTGATAATACTGCTGAAGAACCACCGGCAGTTATGTATTGGAGTCAACTAAATTCTGGCTTCAAATGGCGAACATCTAGTGCTGAGTATCTTGCTGTAACTGGAACTAATTTAATTCCTCTAGTAGGAGGCGGAACCGGAGCAGAATTTGATGTAGAAAGAGTTGGAACATCGTATATCGTAACAGTGGCTGACGGTGGTACAGGTTATGATGTTGGCGATAAAATTAAAATTCTTGGTACAGATCTAGGCGGTATTAGCCCGGCCAATGATCTTATCATCACGGTAAGCACCGAAGCGTCAAATGTAATTGGTAATATTTCGTATGTAGGATATGGGTCTACATGGACATCAGGTGTTACATATCATAGAGGTGATGTAGTATTTTGGGGAGCCAGTAGTTTTGTCTGCTTGGCACCACATACATCAACTGCTACTCCTCCTGGAAATCGTCCAGACCAAGACACAGACGGTGATTTTTGGAATCTTTTATCTGCTGGTAGCGAAGCATTAGTATTGACCACAGAGGGCGATACATATTATTACAGTGCTAACGGTCCAGCAAGACTGCCTATCGGAACAGATGGCCAGATCTTACGTGTAAATCAAGGATTTCCAGCATGGGAATACTACGGTATTATTAATAACTTAGTTTATGTTGGGCCTACTGGAACAGATACTTTAGAATCAGGACAAGGTTTAAGTTTTGACAAACCTTGGGCTAGTGTGCGTTATGCCTTAGATCAAATTGAAAAAGGATATCATAACAGAGACGCTTGCGATCTTCTAAGAAAAAATAAACAATTTATAATGAAAGAGGTTTCAAACTGGGTAACATATACTTACACAGTTGCTATCTCAGCAAGTTCTGCTGCAACTAACGAATTTACATGTAATAGCACCGGCAACCTATCTGCTAATATGCCAATTGAATTTAGCGGCACAGTCGGTGGAGTAACTGCTGGAACAAAATATTACGTTAAACAAGTTATAGACGGGGTAAAATTTACGATCTCTAACACACAGGGCGGTATTACAAGAACTCTTACGACTCAAACTGCCCCAATGACTGGTACTTTATCCTATGACGAAGCGACCTGCGAGCGAGATGTTGGCCTATTAGTTGATGCTTTAATTTATGATATCGGCCATGGCGGTAACGAAGAGTCTACAAAGGCCGCAAGATCATACTACGATGCTGATGGCGGAAATTATATCAATGATAATTTTGCCGAACAGATTACACAAACTGTTTCAGCATATGAATATCTAGTTTCTATAGCAGAAGATGTCCTAGACAATGTTGAGCCAACAACTAGTTATCAGATAGAAAACGGTGTTCTAGTAGCAGATCAAGTAGCACAGATCATCGATACTGATTTGACCGCAGAAACACAGGCAAAGGCACTAGTTAGCGACCTGTTAGATATTGTTATTAACGGTCTTCTTGCCCAGTCAGAATTGGCTATTAAGGCTGCTGTAACATCTAATACTACTGTTTCTGTTAAAACTGGAACATACTTTGAAGTATTACCGATGATTATTCCCAAGAATACTGCGGTAGTTGGCGACGAACTACGTTCAACTGTGATTAGACCACAGCCTGCTATAGAATTGTTGGCCAACGATACAGAAAAAACTGTAGCATCACTAAGAAGAGTTAAAGATATTATTCCAGATCTTTTAACTTCTCCATTATCGATTGTTAAGACTCCTGGCAATCCTTTAGATCCTGTTGCTATTGTCGGTAAACTTGACGGAAGTAACGTTGATATATTTGGAACGGTTGGAGAATATGCGGCCGCAGAGCGAGTAGAAACTGCGGCTAATACTATCTATGATATATTAGCAGACGGCGTAACAGCGGCTCCTGTAGAAATAATGCCAGATCCTGTCGGATTTGATGTTGACTATCAGAACGCAAGAATACAGATTGCTAACAACTATGCCTTCATTAAAGCAGATGTAAGCCGTTATATACAAAACACATATCCAGCAGTTTGGACCGCTCTAGGAGCAACAGGGCAAGCAAAATGTCAACGCGATATTGAATATATCTTAGATGCAATTCGTTACGATTTGACCTATGGCGGTAACACTCAGACATTGATTGCAGGTCGTAGTTACTATACCTATATTAATCTAGTCATCCCAGAAGACACAGAAGTTGCTACTGTGGCTGCATATACTCACATGAAGAGTATTATTGACGAGGTAGCAAGAAGATTATCTGTAACTCCACAGGCAGGAAACGTAACGCCACAATCCCTAAGCGGTACAGGGGGATCAATCGGCGCAGCCACGTTTGCTCAAGATCGAGTACAGGATGTTATCGACTGGATCGAAGACGGTGAAAGTCCAACAACACTCGCTCCTAGCCTAACATGGGTAGACGATGATTTAGAAGCAGGATTTGCGGCTATTCAATCTCGCAAATCTGAAATACAATTAGATGGTCTAGCATGGGTTAATAAGTTCTTCCAAGACCTATCATTTAACGAGGATACATGTTCTAGAGATATTGGCTATATGGTAGATGCTATTGCCTACGACATGGCATTTGGCAGTAACTTTGCTTCAATAATCGCTGGTAAGAGCTATTATAGAAATTTAGAATCTGCTCTAACAGTTTTAGCAAGCCAAAAGAAAGCCAGTTTAGGTCTAGTTAAATTCTTAAAATATAAAATTCGAGGACTGGCGGTAGGTGGCGGTAGTGCTAAGGCACAACTAGGTATTGAAACTATCGTTAGTTACATCAGAAATGGTAAACAGCCTCGATTCCAGTGGCCAACATTTACTGGTTATGATGTTGAAAATCATGCGGCAGCAAAATTAATCACTCAAAACAAAAAATTTATTGCCGCAGAAGTACAACAATTTATTGACGACAATTACCCTTCAATTGTGTACAGTGAAGAAAAATGTATGCGAGATGTCGAGTATATTGTTGATGCTGTACGTTACGACCTAACATATGGTGGTAGTTTTGCCAGCAAACAAGCAGGTGTTGCTTACTATTCAAGATTAACAAATGCTTTACAGATTGACTCGGCAGATAAGACAGCAACTTTAAACGCTTACGCACAATTAAAGACCGTATTACAAGCAATTGCCAGCGGCGGAGTATATTCAACACTGCAAGGTACCGTTACAAGAATTACAGGTACAACCGGTGATGCTACATCCTCAACACTTGTAGGTAGTTTAGTTGATATTATTACAAATATTATCGACCAAGGGCTTACAACAGGTGTGCCAAGAGTAACAATTACTGACATTGTTGGCGGAACAACATTTACCACAGCATCGGCTCACGGTTTGGATATTGGTGACGAAATTCGTCCACAGGCCAGTGCTAACGGTTTAGATTCTGGGGTAACATATTATGTTAAAACTATTCCATCTGGTACACAATTTACATTATCTGCTACTTGGAACGGTACTGCGATAACATCTTTCACTAGTGGAACTGGGCTAACAATACTGGCAGAAACAACTAATTTACCAGATATTTCTTGGGTAAGTGCCGATATGCTAACTCAGGCTACAACACTGCAGTCTGCTCGAGCAACAATTATCAGCCTAGTGTCAGATTGGATCGGTGAAAATTATCCTAACTTAGTCTACGATTCAGTTACATGTCAACGCGACATGGGTTACGTTATTGATGCTGTAACCTATGACATGCTCATGGGCAGTAACTTCCGTGCTGTAAAAGCAGGTATGGCCTACTATCAAGCACAGGCCAGCAAAGTTATTGGTGAACAAAAACGTGCTACTCTACAGACATTTAGAGAATTACGTAGAAGAATAGTTAATACAATATCAAGTAGCGACGATGCTTCTACATCAGCAAAAAATGGTATGGATATTATTATTGATATCCTAGAGTTTGGTGTAGGTGAACAACCAGAAATACACGGCACTATGTCTTATGCTAACGATTCTGGATTGATTAATTCTTCTTTAGTTATTAAAGCAAACTTAGATTTCTTAGCAGAAGAAGCCAGCGCATACATTGCGGCTACATACGGCGGAGAAGTCACAGACACTACAAGTCCTTCCAATATTTTAGAAACAGCATTGGCACATAATCTTTCAGTTAACGATCCTGTAAGATTTACTAATGTTTTCGGTGGTGTATCTAATACAGAAACTTACTACGTAACTTCAGTACCAAGTGCTACTGAATTCACAATTAGCCTAACCAAAGGCGGCAATGATGTAAGTTTAACTACCAGCACAGGCTCAATGACTGTGGTATATGCTTACGATCCTACTTCATGTAAGAGAGATATGCGTGAATATATGGATGCCTTAGTCTACGATTTACGTTGGCCAGGCAACTATAAGACAACACGTTCGGCACAGTTGTATCTAAACGCAGTTAAAGGTTCTGAATACGCAGATATGTTCCGTACAAGAAATGCCTGCGGCCTAAGAAATTGTACATTAATTGGTTTAAACGGTGACTTGAGCGCACTAAATGATTTCGGAACTAAACGACCAACTGCTGGCGCCTATGTTGCCCTTGACCCAGGGTTTGGTCCAAACGACGAATCTGTATGGATCTTAACAAGATCTCACTATAGCCAGAACGTAACAATGTTCGGAACAGGCTGTTCTGGTGCTAAGATCGATTCAAGTTTACACAATGGCGGTAACAAGTCTATGGTTAAGAACGACTTTACTACTATTATGTCAGACGGTCTAGGTGTATGGTGTACTGGTAGTGACTCATTAACAGAACTTGTATCTGTGTTTAACTACTATGGATACGCTGGATACCTAGCAGAAAAAGGCGGACGTATCCGTGCTACCAACGGTAACAGCTCATATGGTACATATGGTGTTATTGCTGAAGGTGTATCTAGTAAAGAAACACCGCTATATGCTAGAGTAGATAATAAAGCCGCTCAAGCACAGATCACTAACGTAGTAACAGACGGCACTATGGAAGTTCTACGTTTAGAATTTGGTAATGCTGGCTCAGATTATTCCAACACAGTTCACACAGTAAGCGGTAGTGGTTATAATATCGAGGCTCTAGCAGACGAATATCGAGACGGGGCAGTATTTGAAACAAGAATTATTGACCCAGATGACGGTAATGGGTCTGGCGGCACCAACTATGCCAGCGCACAAAACGCTGCACAAAGCGGTACTGACATTGAAATTACAATCGCAGCCACAGATACAGCATTAACTAATGCTTATAACGGCATGAGAATACAAATTACTGCTGGTACTGGTGTAGGTCAATATGCTAATATCTTAACTTTCTTAAATGGTAGTAAAGTAGCACAGGTGTATAAAGATTCATTTACTTCGTTAACTGCTACTAATACTACAGTAACTAGTAATCTTATTACTGTGGCTAGCACAGCAAGTCTATATGCTAACATGCCTATATACTTTACAGGCACAGCATTCGGCGGAATTACTGCTAATATTCCTTACTATGTAAGAAGCGCAGGATTAACTGCTACACAATTTACTGTGAGTACAACTCCAGGAGGCGGAGCAGTAACATTATCAACAGCATCAGGATCTATGACGATCTTAGCCGCTGGCTGGGATCATGCTGTTCCAGGAACACCAATAGAAGCCGCTCTAGATTTAACAACAGCGTATATCATTGAACCAAGAGTTTCTTACAGTGCTCCAGGATTTAATGCTACTGCTAGAACACTTTCTTCAACAACAACATGGAAAGATGTCTGCTACGGTGATAATAAATTTGTTGCTATTGCTAATAACAGTACTTCAACAAGTTATTCCCCAGACGGTGTGACCTGGGCCAACGCAGGTGTATTACCTTCCAGCGCAAACTGGTCTAGTGTAGTATATGCCGGTGGAGAAGGAGCAGTTGCCACTGCCGTAGTTGGCGGATTAAGCGGTCGTGGCGCACAGTTTAGGGCTATCTTAGGCGAAGCAAATACCACAGGCGCAGCCACAGCAGATCAAGTTGCTAGAGTTGAAATTCTAGACGGCGGCCAAGGTTATGACACACCGCCAGTTATTGTGTTTACCGCAGTAAGTGGAGGAACGGGCGCCACTGCTACCTGTGCCGTATTAGATGGCAGAATTACAGATGTAACAGTGACTATTCCTGGATCTGGCTATAACGTAGCACCGACTGTTTCTGCGGCCACAGATCGAATAACACAAGTAACAGTGGAAAGTTGGGGTCGAGGATACAACAGTAATCCAGATGTTTCAATTGGTGATCCATTTACAGGATCAGTGTGGGCTTCCAGCACATCAGTTAGTTTAGATTCTATTCTGTATCATACAAACACCACAGTTACACCTAACATTAAAAATTGGTATCGTGTAACATTAGCAGGAACAACAGGTGTTGGCGGGCCAGTACATCAGTCAGGTACTGTAAGTAACGGCACTGCTTCATTATTGTATATTGGTACTACAGCGATTTTAACTCCTTCAAGAGTTTCAGCAACAGGCACAACAGACGGAGTAGTAAGTATTGCTGTTACAAATACAGGAGCAGGATATACTACAACACCAACAGTAACTATATTAGATTCAACAGCCAAATATGTGGCTATAGCCACAGGCAGTACTGATATAGCATATACTACTAGAACAGGCATTTCAACAATATCTGCGTGGACAGCAGGTACTGCTTTACCGGCCAGCAATTTAGTAAGCCTTGCTTACGGCAATAACATTTATGTTGCTGTTGGTGGCGCATCAAGTGCGGCATCAAGTACTAGCGGTACAAGTTTCACAACAAGAACTATTCCAAGTCTCGGAGCAGGAACATATTCAGCAGTAGCATATGGAGCCAAGGCATTCGTTGCTATATCCACAGGCAATAATCAAACAGCATATTCTACCAACGGTACAAGTTGGACAGCAGGCGGAACTCTGCCAGCAAACACTACTTGGTCAGGATTAGCCTACGGTAATGGTAGATTTGTAGCAGTGGCCAGCGGCGGAAGAAATGCTGCAGTAAGTATCGATAGAGGACAGACTTGGGTAGCAAGTCCAGCAGGATTGCCAACTAGTACTTCATGGACTAGTGTAACCTATGGACAAGGTATGTTTATAGCCACAGCCTCTGGTACAACAGCCTGTGCTACAAGTCCAGATGGTCTAAACTGGACAGCAAGAACGTTAACAGTTAGCTCAAGTTGGATCAGCGGAGCATTTGGTAATCCAAGCAATACTGGAATATTTGCTCTGATATCAGCCGCATCGGGAACTATAGCAAATACAGTTAGAACCGGAGCTCAAGCACTGGGTCGCGTGAGAGTGGCATCAGGCATAGTAGCAGAAGTTCGTATGATCGAACCTGGTTCAGGATATCCAAAAGGAACAGTTTCTTCAACTGTAGCATCAACAGACGTGATTAATGTCAGCAACACTATTAACTTAGTTGACAGCATGCCGGTTGAATTCTTTGGAACAACAGCAGGCGGACTAGTTGAAGAAAACACATATTATGTAATTGGCTCAACTATCACAGCATCGAGTTTCAAAATCAGTACTACTGCTGGATCAACAACACCAGTTCAACTAACTGACGCTACTATATCTGGTATGACATACAGAGCAGGTCCTGTGTTCTCAGTAACTGATCCTAACAAGGTGTTACCGGCTACATTTAGAGTTCGTCTAGGTGACGGGGCTCTAGGTAATCCGAGCTTCTCAAATCGAGGTGCTGATAACTCAACAGCACAGGCAGAAACACTAGGTGACGGCTACGCTAACCTATATCAACCAAGCACATTTATTTCAGTAAACGGCTTGTACGATATTCCAACAGCGGGTGCTAACGTCGAGTTCGCAAGTTTACCAGGATTGTATTTCAAACTAGTTACTGTAAATAACGTACTGGGTGATCTAGGAAATTACACAGCAACCTTCCAAATTAACCCAGGTTTAACTGTGTTACAAGCACCAGGACACGGCGATTTAATTACCACAAGAATTAAGTACAGTCAGGTTCGATTAACTGGTCACGATTACTTGTACATCGGTACAGGTAACTTCAACCAAACTAACTATCCAAATGTGGATATTAGCACAGCAAGTCAGGCTAATCAAGAACTGTTTAGCGGCGGCGGACGAGTATTCTTTACAGCCACTGACCAAGACGGTAACTTTAACGTTGGCGACTTGTTCGGAGTCCAACAAGCAACTGGTACTGCTACATTGAACGCTTCGGCGTTTAACCTAAGCGGTTTGAACAGTCTGCAGTTGGGTTCTGTGGAACTAGGTATTGGATCAGCAATCATTACACAGTTCAGCACAGATCCGTTCTTTACAGCGGATAGCGATAACGTGGTACCTACACAGCGAGCAATTAAAGCATATATCACTGCACAAATTGGCGGTGGTCAGAGCTCATTAAACGTAAATACATTGACCGCGGGTGTGGTATATATAGCAGGTAATAGCATTAGTACTACAACGGGTGTAGCACTTAATGTTACAAGTAAGATGAATTTCACAGGTGGCATCGACGGGGCTCCCGTTGCACTTGGATTCTTTATGCAAAGATAATGGAGAAATAAAACATGGCAACAGGAAGATTAGGAGTACAGGCAATCCCAGCCACAACAAATACAGTAGTATATACTGTACCAACTGGTTACTATTCTGTATTCAATGTATCTATTACTAATAGAAACACAACATCGATTACAGTAAGACTGGCATTAGCAACGTCGGCAACACCAAACGATCAAGATTATCTTGAATACGATACAGTTATTGCGCCAAAAGGTGTGTTTGAAAGAACAGGTCTAGTAGCGCAGGCAGGTATTAACGTAGTTGTTTGGTCTAGCGCAGCCACAGTTGGATCTACAGTTTACGGTATCGAAACTTCAACATCATAAGAGGGCGGATAGCAAATGGCACGATATAATACCTCGTTTCCGGTAACGACGACATCCGGATCAATTACATATACAACACCAGATCAGGGTCTATTTACGACACTTACCGGTACGGCGCCTTATACTGTGACATTACCGACCCCGGCGTTGTTTGCTGGTGCGCACCAGACATTTTATAATTCAACCAGCGGCACTGTCACATTAAACACTCCAGCAGGAGTGATTAGAAATCCCGCCGTAACAGCCAGTGCTAACTGGAGTTTAGTAGCCGGTGCGGCAGTGAGTCTAGCATCCAATGGTACTGATTACATAGCCTATGTTAACACTGGTGGTCCTTTAACTGCTACTACTGCTGCATTTAGCGGCAATACATCAGTAACAGGATCATCAACATTTACTGTAGGTACTGGCGCATCTAATTTGGGTGGAAGTTTAACAGTATCAGGCACCGCTACATTTAACGGTTCAACTGTAACAGCCAGCTCATCATTTACTCCGTCAGCAGATTACCATTTGATGACAAAGATTTTTACAGAAAGAACCTACGGTAAACCGTGGGTTACTAGAAACAGTTCTGTAACACTGGCCGCAGGCGATCGAGTTTTTGCTGATACTAGCTCAACAGCGATTACTTTAACATTGCCAGCAAGTCCAGCAACAGGAGATCAAGTTTGGTTTATCGACCTAGCAGGAACATTTAACGTTAGAGCATTAACAGTCGGTAACAACGGTCAGCGTATCATGCGTCAGTTAGATACTATGACAGTTACAACTGCTGGTGCTGCATTTAGTTTAGTCTATTCCAACTCATCATACGGTTGGTTATTAGAATCTGGTATTTAATAGAGGGTTATATCTAGTATGCCATTTGATTATCAAACGCTTAAAAACATCACAAGTGATGCTGTTGTTAACGGAGCTCTTACAGCCAGTGACATACAAGACGGTACTATCACTGGCGGTAACATAGTAAACGGAAACGTAACAGCAGCCAAGTTAGCGTCCGGAGCAGTAGATGTTGGATCAGGTACAACCACAGGTACGTTACCTATCGGTCGAGGTGGTCTTGGAATTACCAGTTTTGGTGGTGGTTATAGGGCTCTTCAAAGTAACGGTTCAAGTCTAAGTTGGGAACAACACGGAGTTGCTAGTATTCAAGTTTGGACTGGTAGTGGCACCTGGAATAGACCAGCAGGTGTAAAATACATAAGAGTACAAGTACAAGGTGGCGCCGGCGGCGGCTCAGGACACGGTGAAGGCGGCGGAGCCGGCGGCTATGCTGAACGTTTTCTTGATGTTACCGGTATCGGTTCAGTGGGTATTACTATCAGCGGCGGAGGTAGCGGAACTTATTACGCCAATGCTGGCGGTAACGGAGGAGGTACTAGTTTTGGGCCTTACATTTCCGCAGGCGGAGGCCACGGTGCTAATAGACAAAACCAGCACTCAGGTGGAGTTAGCGGCGTGGGATCCGGAGGAAACCTAAACTTACACATGGGCGGAGGTTTTAGCCATCATGCTTATAGTGCTCAAAGTACAGCAGATACATATTTTGGCGGCGGAGCAGTTAGTAGCCACCCACAGGGCGGCCATTTTGCCCATAACCACCAAGGACACAGTGCGCCAGGAACCGGCGGTGCTGGAGCACATTTTCACGGGCATAGAGGTTCAGATGGCCGCCCGGGTATTGTTGTAGTAACAAATTATTATTAAGAGATAAAGTATGCCATTTGATTATGAATCATTAAAACAACTATCAAACAGTGCTTTAGTTAATTCAACTCTAGTTGGATCGGACTTTGCCACTGATGCTGTAGCCAACGCAGAACTAGCCCCTAATACTATTACAGCAACCCAATTAGGTTCTGGTTCAGTAGACTTTGGTTCTAGTGTAGTCAGCGGAACTACACCTTTTAGCAAAGGCGGAACAGGTAGTACAAGCACCGGTGGCGCATATAATCTACTTGCTACTAATTCATCAAATAATAGTATTGAATTCCGCCCAACAGGCATTTATAGAATGGTAGTTTTTACCGGAAACGGAACTTGGAGTAAGGGAGATAGCAGAGTACGATATATCTGGATCCAAGTACAGGCCGGTGCTGGCGGAGCCAGCGGTCACGGTGAAAGTGGCGCTGCAGGTGGCTATGCTGAAAGACTGTTAAATGTCGATAGTATCAATAACGTTGGTATTACTGTAGGTGGTGGCGGTAGCGGAACATACTATAACAATGCCGGAGGTAACGGCAACGGTAGTTCATTTGGTCCATATGTGTCAGCAGGTGGAGGCCACGGCGCCAATAGACATAACAACCACAACGGTGGTCTAAGTGGAGTTGGCAGCGGCGGCGATTTTAACATACATACTGGTTCAGGCGGTGGCCACGAACAGCGTTCATCGGGAATGGGAGGAGCCAGTTTTTGGGGAGGCCCAGCACCAGCAGGTCACCCGCAAGGTGGCCACTTTAGTCATAACCACCAAGGACACAGTGCTCCTGGCACTGGCGGAACTGCCGGATATTTCCATGGACATCGAGGTTCTGATGGTCGTCCTGGAATCGTAGTAATTACAGAATTTTTCTAATAGGATAGTAGCATGCCATTTGATTATCAATCATTAAAACGTTTAGTTAGTGCATCATTTATCGACGGCACTATTACTAATGCTAAGATAGCATCCACTACCATTACAACCACTAATATTCAAGGTGGGGCAGTTTCTTCGGGTAAATTAGCAGGAAGCTCTGTTGATCTTGCTGGCAGTGTATCTACCGGAACTATGCCTGTAGGTAAAGGAGGCACAGGACTCACTAGTGTTGGCGGCTCAAATTCAGTTCTTAGAGTTAATCCATCAAATAATGCCTACGAATACTCTCAAATAGGTTTTAGCGGGATGTCAGTGTTTACTAGCAACGGTACTTGGAATAGACCAGCAGGTGTTCGATATATTCGGGTTAAGGTACAGGGCGCAGGAGGTGGTGCCAGTGGTCACGGAGAAAGTGGCGGAGCAGGTGGTTATGCTGAACGAATTATGGATGTTACTAGTATTAGTTCAGTAGGTATTACTATCGGCGGCGGCGGTGGCGGAACATACTATGCGGGCGCTGGCGGTAACGGCAACGGTAGTTCATTTGGTCCATATGTGTCAGCAGGCGGAGGACATGGCGCTAATAGACAAAACCAGCACTCGGGTGGAGTTAGTGCCTCAGGTAGTGGTGGAGATTTAAATATACATCAAGGTGGTGGTGGCGCACATCATCATAGTTTTGGTCCAGGCGGCACTAGTCACTTTGGTGGTCCAGCACCTAGCGGACATCCGCAAGGAGGCCACTTTAGTCATAATCACCAAGGACACAGTGCGCCAGGAACTGGCGGCACAGGTGGATATTTCCATGGGCACAGGGGATCAGACGGTCGCCCAGGAATTGTAGTAATTGAAGAATATAAAAAATAAAGGTTAGGAGTATAAATAACACTATGAAAAAAGCACTTATCAGTTATCAAGGTTGGGTTTCACAGATAGTCGAACCCGGCGAAGATTATGAAATTTATAATGGACCTGATGCTACGATTCAGTGGGTCGATGCTCCTGATGAAATTACGCTAGACTGGACTTTAGAATGGAGTCCAAATCAGGAAAGAATGGTATGGGTAGAGCGGGATGGTCCGTTCACAGATAATTCTGTGGCAAGGTCTGTGGCCTATGGTCAAATTGGCCAGCAATTAGACATGATTTATCACGAACTTATGGAAACGGGAACATTAAGCTCAAACGGCCCTTGGGCACAACATGTTACTAATGTTAAGTCCTTAATACCAAAACCTGTAGCACAAGAACCAGAACGTTTAGAAGACATTATGGCTCGAGCTGCCACAGAGGAACCTTCCTCAGAAAAACCAAATCATCCAAGCAGTTCAGAACTACCAGCATGGAAGCGATTTGACGGTTGGTGGGGCAATAAAGAATAAATTTCTTTAATCTAGAACAAAAAGGCACTGCTAAAACAGTGCCTTTTTTGTTGATCAACAAAAAATACTACTATAAATAATCAGCGTTGTTATAAAGGAAAGAATATGCAGATTAACACAGTCACAATAGTAGGTGGTGGAAGTTCTGGTTGGATGACTGCGGCAGCATTATCTAAACTGTGTCCACATTTAAAGATTACACTTGTCGAATCTTCCAAAGTTGGCACTGTCGGAGTTGGTGAAAGCACCTTAGGTCACATTAATAAATTTCTTCAGTTATTAGATCTTAAAGACGAAGACTGGATGGCCGCTTGTAATGCCACATATAAAAATTCTATTCGTTTTACTAATTTTAGAGAAGGCAAGGGGGAATCTTTTGAATACCCATTTAGTGCTGGGTTAGATTATACTGATAAGCCGGGCGGCCTACAATCATGGAGCGAATTATCAACATTATATCCTGACGAATATCCGCCAGAAAGTTTTGCAGAATTCTTTGTTACAGGAAATACGCTGTTAGCAAAACACAATAAAGAAACCAAAGACGAAAAAGGTATACTAAGAAATTATAAATTTAAATGGGATACAGCATATCATCTTGATGCTCAACTTTTTGGAAAATATCTCAAAGAAAAAATAGCACTACCCCACGGAGTTGAACATATAGTAGGCGATGTACATTCGCATAAAAAAAATACAAGAGGCGATATCACAGATATCATGTTAGATGATGGTAGAATTTTAAAATCGGATCTATGGATCGATTGTACTGGGTTCAAATCAATTTTATTAGAAGGTTGGATGGGTTCTGAATTTAAACCATTTGACAAATATCTAGCCAATGATATGGCTTGGGCCTGTAGATTACCATACATCGACAGAGAGCGCGAAATGCACAATGTCACTGACTGCCACGCCTTGGACAATGGCTGGGTATGGAATATTCCTCTCTGGAACAGGATTGGCACTGGCTACGTATTTTCTACTAGATTTGTAACACCCGAGGATGCTCAAAAAGAATTTAGAGCACATTTGGCTGTAAAACACAGTCCTAAAATCGCAGAAGAAGCAGAAATGTTTCCTGTAAAAATTAGACATGGTAAGCGTCGAAGAGCATGGTTAGCCAATGTAGTTGGTGTCGGCCTAAGTTATGGATTTGTTGAACCATTAGAGTCTACTGGACTGTTAACTACTCACGAAAACATTATTAAACTAGTCGATGCTCTTAACCGTAGACAGGGCTTTGTTACTAGATCAGAAATTGAAGGCTATAATTTTGCTGTAGATTTTGAAGTTACTAAGTTTAGAGATTTTGTTTCTCAACACTATGCTCTGTCGATGAGGACTGACACTCCTTACTGGCGCTGGTGTACTGAACTACACGAATATTGTCCTGATATGCACGGTGATTATATGTTGTATCAAGCACAGTACCCGAATTTGGTCGGCAACATAGCCGGTAACCAAAGATACTTTCAAGACTATACTGGAAATATTTTCATTGCAGCCGGCATGGGAGTTAAATCAATATCGACCAAAGAATTAATTTTCTTCGGCGGTGATAGAATCGAACGCGAACTTAAAGAAGAAGAAATAGGATTTACAAAACGTAGATACGAAGAATATAGAGATTTTGTTGTTGAGTATATTAAAACACTACCGACGCATTATCAATATTTGAAAGATAATATCTACGGCGGAAAAGATGACTACGCTCTGTAAAAGATTATTTGGTAAAAAAGAAGAGCCCTATATCAGATTTTATAGTCTAGAGCCTGGTGTAGTAGATCTTTTTCCAATTATTCCATCATCAAGGTTAGTTAGACCGTTTATGGAACAGGAACAGGTCGGTGACCTTCCTGAAACTTTGAGTTCTAAAAATTGTCCAGGAATTAGAAAAATTATTTCAACAGGCTGGGTAGTGCCAGCACCTGCCGATTTCATCATTCAAACTAACGGTGACGGTGTAAGCATGGAATGGAGAGAACCTTATCGATTCAATAAAGTCAGCGAAGGACGTGATGCCTATGTTTCTGGTCATACACGTAGTCAAGTAGAACCGCTGATAGATGATCCCAATACAACTTTAAAAACTGTAATAAAGTTAGAAACCCCGTGGCGAGTTGAAGCCAGTGATGATGTTATGCTACTTCAACTGCCTGTAACCTATAACAACGAAAGCAGATTCACAGCAGCCACGGGGTTCCTTGATATGAAATACGGACACGTATTAAATGTCCAACTTTTTTGGAATGTATTAAATGACAAAACTCTAGTTCGAGCTGGAACTCCTCTATGCCAATTAATACCTGTTTCAAGAAAATCCTTGTCCTTATCCAGTTATGATGTTAAAATAGAAAACGCCAATGACCGTGATAAAGAAAAGGAAAGAGCCTTTAATTATGCCGCAAACTGTGTGATTTTAAATCATGATAGTTTAGCCTCAAGATTAAAACGTTCTATAGCAGTACTAACTAGATATAAAAAAGGATGATATTATGAGTTTCAAAGAAAAAATTCAACAGACGATGGCTAATCTAACTTCTGAAAAAGAAAAAGCACAACAAGAATTATCAAAAATGGAAGAAGATTTTGCTAACATTAAATTAAATCCATATGGAATTACTTCTATTGATTTTACTCGTCGACAAGATTTATCTGTCGATGTTTTAAAGATGGAAGGTGTTCTCATGGGTCTTACTCTAGCACTTGAGACGTTCGAGGAAACACAGGGTGTTACATCTTAATAATGGCGGTTTGTTCGTATTTCCTCCAGACATTTGGAAATTTAGGTACGAATTTAATTATGACATTTTAGGCCCTAAAATTGAGAATTTGTTTTCTCAAGTTGAAGAAAATTCTCGATTAGAAAAAGGACAGGCGATATCTACAGTATCGCTTGACAAGGAAATACAACCACACACCTGGGACGAACTAGCACATTTTCAAAATTGGCTAGGCGAACGCATCGCACATATTCGTCGAGAATACGGATTCACTAACGGGTGGAGTGAAGTAACAGAGTCGTGGTTTAATAGACACGGAAACTCTGGAGAAACTTTAGAGCACAATCACAACAATGTTACATTTGCTGTCGCTGCCTATATAAAACTTCCGCCGGGTGCCGGATATATTGAATTTAAAGATCCTCTTGAATATCATAAAACAATGTATCCTATAATACCAGAAGAATCGCTTTACAGAGCAGTTCCTGCTGAAACCAATGACGTATTAATATTTCCTGGATTTTTGCGTCACAGAGTCCAGCCAAATAAAACCGATCAAGAAAGAATCGTTCTCACATTTAATATAAAATGATAGATTTTAAAGTATGCTATCCTGATGCTAATAATTTTAACAAGGTTTTAAAATTAAAACCTCTGGACTCCTGGCAGACAGAATATGTCAAACTAACCAAAGATGTTGGTTACTGGATAGCAGAAGATCCGTTTGTAGATGATGGATTTGAAATTTTCAAAAATCTTATAGCATCATTTCCAATACAAAAAGATAATAATCATCCTAGTAACTTTGATCCAAATCCTTTCGATACAATACATGTACCCGAGTGGGTAAGTTTAGATCTCTGTGTCTTAATAAAAGAATTTTATTTAAAAAATATCAGAACTGACATATTTGATCCACAGATACACGAGTGGGGAAATGTTTATTTCAAGAAAAATTCTCGACCAATAACCTGTTGGAGAATACCTCACATTGACTATGTTTATGGAATGGTAGCAAATATGTGGTTTACTGATCATAACCTTAACGACAGCGGAACAAAGATTTATCAATATCACGGAAAGATGTTTAGAGAATTATATGATTTTCAAGTTGACAAAACACATCCAAATCACAAAAAGTGGAGAGAACTTAGCGAGTTTCCTAAAAGAGCCGATAGTTGGTTTAATATCTCCGACGGCGAATTGTCTGAATGGGGATTTGAGCTAATAGGAACAGCACCGTCCAAATATAAAACTCTTACAATTTATCCAGCCAATGTATGTCATTTGGCCTACATCTGCGATTCAGTAGACTTTAGATGGAGTCATACATTTGCTTTTAGTCACGAATTACCTCCTACAACTATGAGAGATATATTAAAATGAATATAGGATATTATTTTCCAACTCCTATTTGGTGGGAACAAACTGATATCGATCCTACAGATTTGATATCCCTGTGCTATTCTCTAAGAGAAAAAGATCCACAGGGAAGAAAACTAAGCAACGAAGGCGGATGGCAAAGTAAAGATTTTCGTCCGGGTACATATAAAGAATTAGAAGTTTTAGAACGTAAAATATTAGAACAAGCAGAGCAATGTGTAAGAGATTACGGCTACAAAGAAGATTTAGTTATTATTGATTTAGAAAATTTTTGGTTTAATATCAATAATCAAAATAACGGAAATTCGATCCATATACACGATAATAGTTTTTTATCAGGAACATTTTATGTCAAAGCAACTGCCGGGCAAGGAAATATAACATTTTATAAAAATCATGCTTTAGATTATATTATATCTTCACAGGCAGTTTTAGATCATTATACACCGGCCAGTGCCAGCGCAATAAGTTTTGAACCTTTATCAGGTAAGTTATTAATGTTCCCAGGACATTTGCCGCATGGTGTAGGATACAATCCAACTAACGAGGATCGAATTTCTCTAGCATTTAATGTTAAATTAATTAGGACAGACGATGAACGCTATCGGACAACGTATATTAAATGAAACTAATCTCTTAGTCAACGATAAGCCTCATTTTTTTAAAGGTTTATTAGAAACTCCTCATGAATTGCTTACATGGCAAGATGTAGAGTCTTGTATGAATCGCCCTGAATTATTTCAATTTGAATTAATAGATCATATAACAAATCAAAAAATTGAAATACCAGAGCATACTAAAGCATGGATATGGAACAGGAAAGTACAAGATAAAGAATTTATTTTTGACAAGGTAAATCAAGGTAACTGTTTAGTAATTACTAATTATGGTTTTTACAACGAAAAAACAAATCACTTGCTAACTATTTTTGAAAAATTATTTTTTGTTAATGCCGCTATTCATGTTTACTGCGGATTAACTGGATCAAAAAGTTTTCCAATACACGATGATTATCCAGCAAATTTTATTTTCCAAGTAGAAGGAAAAACTAGATGGAAGGTATTTAAAAATAGAATATCTTATCTTTATAAAACTGGAACTATGAATAACAGAGTCTCTGAAGAAGATTTAGAAGTAGCATTAGACGTAGAACTAGAACCAGGCGATGCGCTGTATATTCCTGCTAGATGTTTTCACGTTGCGTATCCAGATAGTAAAAGATTAAGTATGAGTATTCCGTGTTGGAATAGATTTACCACAGAGTCGCCTACGAACAGCGTAGATAGAAATTATTATAGGATCAATCACAATGTTTAAACCTATAGAAATATCAAATGTTATAGATAAAGAATATCAAAATAAAATTTATGACCTAGTAACAGATATTAAATTTCCTTGGCACTTTGTTGAAGATACTACGTTTGAAAAAGCCAACGATATACAAAATTCTACACCAGGATTTACACATTTAGTGTTCCATCCCAACAATGAAACTAATCCGTACTTAGATTTTTTCATGCCATTATTAAATGAAACGCTGAATAAAACAGGATATGAGTTAGGTACGTTGCTAAGAATGCGGTTGGGATTTTTATTAAATACCAAATATGCTCTACCAAGCATGCCATATAAACATAATCTTCCTCATCGAGATTATGATCAAGAACACTTTACTGTTTGTTACTATGTTAACAGCACCGACGGAGATACCTATATATTCCATGAAATCGATCCGTCTGAAAAGTATAGAGTAATGCATCGTAGTACACCCGATCAAGGAAAAATCTTAATGTTTAACGGCTGGCATTATCACGCAAGTTCGTGTCCTAAAATGTTTACAAAAAGAATAGTCCTAACAATGAATTTTACGGCGAGAAAAAATGGATAAGGCATACATTAATAAACTGATCGAAATGAATAAAAGTAGTGGCAGATTCATCGAAGGATCGGGCATTAAGAATCGTTTTGTCTATCCATACTTGCCCACGATGGTCTTTGATAACTTTTACGAAGACCCGGATCTAGTTAGAGAATTTGCTCTGGATCAGAAATTTTTTAAAGGAGAACGCGGCAGTTGGCCCGGACTTAGAACTGATTTGTTACATACTGTAAATCGAGATTTCTTTGAAATGTTTATGAGGAAACTACTGATAATACTCAAAGACTACGGATATACAGAATTTTTAGAACTACAAACCGGATTTCAAGTTATCGAGGAATCCTATGGACGCGGATGGGTCCACGATGACGATCCTAAATTAAATATCGCAGGTGTTGTCTATTTAAATCAAGACAGCCCGCTGGGCAGTGGCACTGTCATCTACGAAGATCAAACCGATTTTAACGGAGATCTTTACACAGAAATTTTTATGAATGATGTTTTAGTAGCCAGTCCCGAGGAACGAGCACAGTACGAAAAATATAGAAAAGAACAAATTTCTCACTTTACACCTTCAGTTACGATGGAAAGCGTTTATAATAGATGTATTATTTTCGATCCTCGCAACTGGCACAGTGCCGAAAACTTCTTTGGAAATTCACATACTACGGCTAGACTTACACAGGTATTTTTTGCGAGGGCAGTATGAAGCACATACCTATATCACAGCCAATAAAGGTTATAGATAACTTTTTCGAATCCGGTGATCTATGGAGGCATTATGCTCTTAAACAAGAATACAATATTGACGAATATAAAACATGGCCAGGTACTAGAACTAAACCTATTAACGAATTAAATGAAAATCTTTTTCATTCGTTGGCTACTAAACTGATTAATCATATACACGCTAAACAAAATTTTTTACATCTAAAAACTAACTTTGCCTTGGTTAACAATACCTATGGAAAAGGATGGATACACCAAGATGAGCCTAACTATAATGTAGCGGGAGTCATATTTCTGAATCCACATCCACCAAAAGATTCTGGTATTTCATTTTTCACTAAGATCAATGATGATGATCAAAACTATGCTAAATTATCTTTTGAAGAAAATACAACACAGGATTTAAAAAAATATCTTAAATTTAAAGAACAACAGAGAGAATTATTTAAGAAAAATATGTATATTGAGAATGTGTATAACAGGTGTGTGATGTTTGCTCCGTATCAGTGGCACAGCGCAGAAAATTATTTCGGTGATACCATCGAAACGTCTAGATTAACAATAACATTTTTTGGAACAGCACAATGAGTCTAATGTACGGTAATTTTTCTAATTATGGATTTATAAGAGCAAAAGTTCCAGATGAACTGTTTTTAAAATTAAAAACGGAAATTGAAGAATTAAGAAATTCGTCAACTGCGGATTTTAACAGCAACCTTGCTGGCAACATAGAACTAGAATATAAACTAGAAAAAAATAAAGAAGAACTTGAAACATTTTTAGTTGATCTAGCCAGGGCATATAACACTGGCTGGGGAATTACAAACACTGCTAAAGATCTAAGAGCAGACAATTTAAAATTAACTAATTACTGGGTTAATCTACAAAAGAAACACGAGTTTAATCCCATACACGGTCACGATGGAGCATTTAGTTTTGCTATTTGGATTCAAGTTCCTTACGATATCGATGACGAATTATCAACGAAACATGTAAAAAAATCAAATATGCCCAGAGCAGGAATGTTTTCTTTTATATACACTAATATATTTGGAGAAATACGAGAAGCAGAATTTCCAGTAGATCGAACCTACGAAGGCACAATATTTTTGTTTCCTTCGTGCTTACAGCATACAGTTTATCCATTTAGTAGTTCAGACGATTATAGGATTTCAATTTCAGGAAACCTCGGTAAAATTTATGAATGACATTATAGAAATAGAAAATATTATTCCTGTTGATTATCAAAATCACCTACTAGATCTAATGACTAGTTTTAATTTTCCCTGGGTCTTCAATCCTAACATGGTTTCCGGAGATGAATGTTTTTTAAACAACAAGGACAATCACGCAGGCTTTAATCATTTTTTCTTTGAACAAAATGAAAAAACTAGTCAGTACTTTGATCTAGTGTATCCTTTAGTTTTAAGTATAACAAGCCGAGCCAATGTACCATTTAATCGTTTAATAAGAATGAGAGCAAATCTTACATTGTCTAATCCTAACAGTAGTCTTAACTGGCACATGCCACATATTGACAGTTATTTCCCTCATTACAATGCTATCTATTATGTCAATGATTCAGACGGCGACACTGTAATTTTTAATGAAGTAAATGAAGACTACGATAGCGGAAACAAAGATATACAGGCTATCAAAGAAAATAACTTTACTATAAAACATATAGTTACACCTAAGAAAGGTAAAATTCTTATTTTTCCAGGAAAATATTATCACACTTCATCATATGCCAAGGAATCAAAATATAGAATGGTAATCAATATAAATCTAGGCAAGGTATTATTATGAACAACTATATATTATACCAAAGTCAATATATCATTGACAATCAAAAACAACTGTTTGACGACATAGAACAAGCACATACAAATTTTAAAAGATTATTTCCGGAAGGTAATTCTACCTGGGACTATACCAAGTATAATATTTTTGTATTAACTGCTCCTAGTACTGCTTTTTATGGGTTATATAAAGAATTATGTTCTTTAATAAGACATCACCTAGGACAGGGTCGGCCACTTTGGATGCAGTCGTGGATTAACTATCATAGACCAGACACAGTATTAGATTGGCATGAACATGGTTACGCATATCACGGCTACATATCATTAGATCCAAAAAAAACAAATACTGTGTTTGAGGATTATGTAATAGAAAATAAACCTGGACAAATTTATCTTGGTCCAGGAACGAGAAAACATAAAGTTGAAGTATTAGAGCCGTTTGACGGTTATAGGACTACTATTGGATTTGATATACATACTTTACCGCAGAGTCCTTATATTCGAAATTATATTGAGCGTCCCTTTGTGGACATGTCATTGGTGCCAGTACTATGAATAATGATTATGTTATTTCTAAAAACATTCTAAGTAAAGAACTATGTCAGTTTATTGCTTTAGAATTTTCTATGATGGAAACTGCATGTAAACATCTATATCCCAGAGCAAAGTTATCGGATCTCTGTGAAAATACATTTGCTCGTTACAGCCCATTAATGATAGAAGCATTAAGTCTCTGGGTACAACCCGAAGTTGAAAAAATTACCGGTAAACGATTATGGCCAACATATTCTTATGCAAGGATATACTATAAGGGTTCTGAATTACAGAAACACTTCGATAGACCTAGCAGTGAGTATACGGTTAGTTTATGTTTAGAAAAAGACGATGATTGGCCTATATACATTAAAAATGAACAGGGCACAGAGCACGAAATTAATTTAGAAGTTGGTGATATGGTAGTTTACAGTGGTAGACGACACGAACACTGGCGCAACCCCTTAACCAGCGAGCGACAAATACAGGCATTTTTACAATATGTCGATGCTGATGGAGACAGTGCTTGGCTTAAATGGGATACTAGGCCTTGTCTAGGTTTGCCCTTTGAGTGGACTAGTGATGCTATTAAACAGGAATTACAAAAGATATCTAGCGTCCGAGATCTACTCAAACGCTAGACAAGAAAAATTAAGGATTATTCCTCAACTTTGATCGGACCGGCGACTACATACTTCACTCCGTGGCGATCCTCAAAAATTTGACGTGCTTCTTCTCTAGTTTTTGCTTCGCAAAAATCTTCAATGATATGTAGGTCAGATGTATTAGGATTTTCTGCATCTCTAAAAATCATCTTATATGTAGGCATTGTAAATTCTCCTTTAACAGTATATTTATGCTGTCCGTTGAATCCACTCATCTATGGTCCAAAATGGAGCAACAAGTCCCTTATAACGGGCTACATTCTTATTTAGTACACTATTTCCTATAGGAAGAAAGTTCTTCATGCTAGCCGCTATCGGACTATGATCAAACATTTTTAATCCCTGTAAAACCATAAGCCACGCCGTAGGGCTATATCCGTGACATTCGGGATCCGACCCCATATTAGCAAAAAATAATTTCCAGTTTTCTAGTTTTTCTTTTAGACTTGGGGGCACTCGAAAATCATCATTTTTATGACTGAGCCAAAATTTTGTGTCAGATCTATGACCTCTATAATGTAGAGATAAAAAGTCTCGAATATCTTCTGTTATGTACCAGACACGATCATTAAATCTTTCTATCGCTTCTTCCCGCATTGATTTTTCAAAAGGTTTCCAATAATCTTGTAAAGCATATAAACTTTCAATAATTACTGCTACGCCGTTGGCTTCTAAAGGTTCTAGAAAGCCAGAACTAAGTCCGATAGCAACTGTATTTTTATGCCATGCCTTTCTAAACATTCCTGGAGTGAATTGAAAATTAGCAATGGGTTCGATATGCTGGCCAAACATTTCTTTGGCTTCGTCTAGTGCTTGATCTAGAGTTATATGATCCGGGTCATAGATATAACCGTTTCCAGATCTATGGCGAAGATTAATATTCCAAGACCAACCATATTTCATTGCTGTAGCATTAGTAGTGACACAATAACAAGGATCGTCCCACCATGCTACTACCGCTCTTGCTGGAAAGTAATTTGTATAGTCAACTAACTTTTCATTGTAAACTTTGCCTACTAATAGTCTAGCGAATCCCGAACAATCGAAAAACCAGTCTCCTTGAACTAGTCTATCACCATCAAGAACCAGCGATGTTATATTTCCTCGGTCATCTAAATTAGAACTTTGATATTCGCCTTCGATTAGATTTATACCTCTCTCTAACCCGAGATTTTTAAAATAACCCGCGGCTCCTCGACTTTCAAAATGCCACATTGGAATACAAGGAATATCACTAGACGCCCCAAAAGGAACTTTATTTTCTTTAATAAAATATGTTGCGAATAACGCATCGGCAATAGGAACATTATTTCCTATGAGAGTTTTAAGATACGGATCACTTTGATGTCCTAACATTCCTCGAACTGCTGTCAGACTGTAATTAACTTCAGTATTTTCATCAACGTATTCGTTCCATCCGTCTAGCCACGGAGCATAATCTGTCTGTAAACTATGAATAAATTCAGAACCAACACTGTCCCAGTTACGAAATTTACCTCCCAATTTAGGAGTAGCATTGACTTTCCTAATAAAATCTTCAACATCAATTTTTAAATGACGCAGAAGACTTACGAATGTTGTTGTGCCACTTTCTCCAGCAATTATGGGAGGTTGTTTGGGATTTTCTATAACAGAAACATCTACAGTGGGCCAGTTACGCTTTATGAAAATTGCTGTTAGCCAACCAGCAGTACCACCACCTAAAATTATTGCCTTAGAGTTTATAGTGTGTTTTTTCATATCTTTCTTTTAAAATTTCTAAAGCCTGGCGATGAGAAAATATTTCATTATTTGCTACTTGATCGTCAATATCTTTTAAAATATTATTGGTTTCAAGTGTATACTGACTTAGATGACTTTCATAAGTTTTTAATATTTTATCGTTGTCGAATAATCTTAGACCATGCATAACCTGAGTAAAATTTAAATGACTAAACAGAATCATTGGATCATTAAAATAATATACATTAGGCATATTCTTTTTAAAATAGTCTAGGTATTCTTTGTTAAAATCAGTTAATACTAGTTCGTTTTTACACCAACGCCAAAATTCTGAATCAGACCTTTGAGTAAAATAGTGAAGTTGTATAAAGTCTACGATGTTAGTGGAAACTTTTTTCATCATAAAATTATACTTGTTAGATGTTATTTCTTCGTCGCGATTAAAGAACATTAAACTTGGCAATAGCATAAATGTCTGCTGTATAGTAGTGCCGATACTAGAAGCCTCGAGAGGTTCTACAAATATGCCACTGAGACCTATCATCGCACAATTTTTAATCCAGAATTTGTCAACATAACCTGCTCCAAATTTAACTTTTCTTCCTATTTCTATTTTGTCTGCGATGTTTGACTGTTTATAATATTCTGAAACTTCATCATAGGCCTGTGTTTCATTGATAAAATTATCACAGAAAACATAACCGTTTCCGTATCTCTCTTGTGTTGGAATCCTCCAGCACCAGCCGCTGGTTAATGCTGTTGCTTCAGTATAACTAGGAATATCTTCGGTATACCCTGTAGGGAAAGCAATAGCCGAATTCATTGGCAGTTTATCTGTACAATCAATCCACTTTGCGCCTAGTTTGCTGCCAATGACACGTCGGAATCCGCTACAGTCGACATAAAAATCATAGGCATGTCTAGTATGGTTTACATCAATTAATTCTTTAACAAATCCCTGTTCATCTAAAATGACGTCCTCGACCTCAGTGTCAACAATATCAATACCTCTAATTTTACAGAGCCTGTGTAAGTAGTCGTTAAGTTTAAATGTGTCAAAATGATATTGACTTAGGATATCATGAAGAGGTTCAATATGACGGCTGTCCATTGATAATTTCCAAGCAGTATCTAGCGGATCCCAATTTTCCCCTACGATTTGAAACCATGTAAATGGTAATCCGTTTTTAAAAGAATGACTGCCGAACTGTTCACTGAGGCTATGGAAGTAGTGCGTTCCGTCTCCATGCCAGTTTGTAAACTTAATACCTATTTTAAATGTTGCGCCGGTTTCCCTAACTAGTTCGGGGACATTTATTCCAATCTGATTGATAAATTTTTTCCAGTGTTCTGTAGATCCTTCGCCAACACCAATAATTCCTAACTTGCTAGATTCTAACATAGTTATTTTTAGTTTAGGATAGGCTTCTCGAGCCATAAGCGCAACTATTAGCCCGCTAGTTCCTCCACCTAATACACACAAAGAATCGATCATAATTTATATTCCGTTTTTATTTTATTAAAATTTTCAACAAACATCTCTAAACCTTTTTTATGGGAAACATAAGTTCGAGAGTTTATAAAATCTATTTCGTCTTGTAAATATCCGTTGACGTAATCTTTAACTGATTGGTCGTGTAGTTCGTATTCTTCTTTGATAGCATCTAGATCAAACAGACCTAAACCGTACAAAGTTAAAATCCAATTTTCTGCTTTAAATAACGTCCATTGACTGTCAAACTCAAACGACAGCGGTGTTCGTTTATGCCAACTCTTTAGATTTTTTTCTAAAGACTTAGGAACCCACTTAGATCTATTTAATTTTAAATATTTCCAAAACTCTGTATCTTCCCTAGGAGTAATAAAGTGAACTGCTATAAAATCTAAAATGTTTTCGCTGATTGCTCGACACTTGCTATTATAGAGATCTGTAATAGATTTTTTAGAATTCCCCCAAGACGGAAATACATTCATTAATAACCATGTTTGTAATAGTCCTTGACTTATTGCTGAACTTTCTAAAGGCTCAACAAACCCAGAACTAAGACCTATAGCACAACAATTACTGATCCAATTTTTATCAAGTGTCCCTGGATCAAACTTTATTTTTTTAAATATATTAACTTTTTTACCTAGTTTTTCTTCTACCTCGGCCTGTGCCTGATCAAAGTCAATATACTTGTCACAGAATACATAACCGTTACCCCATCGTCCTTGGACTGGAGTGTTCCACATCCAGCCGTGCTTCATAGCAGTGGCTGTGGTATAAATTGGATACTCGTCGGTATCTTCAGTGGGAAATGCTATAGCAGAATTAGTGATTAAATGTTTTCCGTAACTGTTCCATTGGGCACCAAGTTTACCTATGATAACCCTAGCCATTCCACTACTGTCGATGAAGAAATCAGCAGAATGTTTTTGTGATCCTATTAATTCTTTTACTACACCGTCTTCTATAACTACGTCTGTTATCTCGTCGTTAATTATTTCAATACCTCTTTCTTTACATAGTCTGTGAAGATATTCATTTAGTTTAAATGTATTAAAATGAAACTGACTAGCCTCGGGGTCTTCTTTCATAGTAGCCCAACCAAGGGGAACAATGGGCTCTCTAGATCCTCGACCGGTCAACTGTATGGAGTCAACTCGATCTCCCATTAATTTAGAATAAAAGGGATATGTTTCACCATTTTTCCAAGCGTAACTATCAAATACCGAATGATAATAATCTGGAACACCCCAATCTTTAAACACAATACCAACTTTCATAGTAGCACCACAATGAACTACTGCTTCATTCATGTTAATGCCAAGAAAATTACAGAGAAATTTCCAGTGTTCTGTGGCCCCTTCTCCCACGCCAATAATTCCTATTCTTTCGCTGGCTACTACTTTTACAGACATATCATTAAATGCTTTTTTCATCATCAAGGCTGCTAATAGGCCGCTTGTGCCGCTGCCAAGAACTACTAGACTTTTAATCATTTTATTTCAACCTCAAGTTTAGAATCGGTGGCTAGATTATAATTAATTTTACCCGCAGGAAAAACATTAAAACTGATTACATATCGATTGAAACTTTCTAGATGCGGGCGACTATTGTGATATACCCAACTAGGAAAGATGATTAATTTTCCCGGTTCTGCTTCTGAGGCAAATGTTGGTTGATAGTCATGTCTAAGAACTTCAATCTGTGCTTGGCTTCGATCTCGAACAGGATCCTCGAATATTGTAGATGACCCGCCAGTTAGATAATATACTGCGCTGTAAAAACTCATAGAATGCCTATGATAGTTTTGATACATTTTATAGTCTGCCATGGCGACATTAAACCAACTATTTGATATTTCTAAACGGTCGCAGTCAAACTTCATTCCTTGGCGTACTTCTTCAAGGCAAGACTTAAACCAAGAAAATAAATCAGAAAATTCTGGCAAATTACGTAAATCTACTAACATACTAAGAGTAGTAGTTTTTTTAATCTCAACATTATCGAGACGTTCTAATTTTTTAATTAATTCCTGATTGTCAATATCTTTATTTTTAAAAACAAAAAATTCGACAGGAAAAGCATTAATTACTTCCATTAAAACTCTACCCATCCGGTCATTAAATATTTTTCCCCGCTAAGTGGAGGATTTCCTCTATGGGTGTGCGTAAAACCAGCAGGCCATATAACTAAACTTCCTTCTGTGGCTGGAACTCTTACGCCCTGGTATAGCCACTCAGTTTCTCCACCTTGTTCTACAGTATTAAGATATATTCCCCAAGCACAGATTCTTGATGCCCGTTCAATACCGTCATTTTCAAAATGCCAAACATGATAACCTTGCCCTGGCAAAGTTTTTTGTATCTTTAATGATCTAACATACTGTCTCGGTGCGTCGATCAAGACACTGTAATGATCCATATACCGATTATAACAAATCCAAAATCGATCTAAGAAAACATTTAAAAAGGCCATGTCTGACGAAAATCTCATAGAAGTTTCTTCTAGCGGAAAAGTAGCACGGTCATTTTTTTTATGTCCAGGTGCGTCCCTAAGATCTATTCGGGTAAAACTTAGATTTAATTTCTCTAAACGATTGAAATGTTCTATTAATTGACTGCATTCGTCTTTGGTTAGAACATTATCAAATATTGCTATGTCTTTTTCTAATTTCATAATTGTCAGTAAAATGTCAAGGGAAGCACTATATATATCATAGTTAACCAAGTGAAAACAGACATCATGACAGAAAAAACCGTTTGGCCCTTATTTTCAAAACCAATATTTCGAGCACCCGTTGATATCGGAAACATAGATTTGAGCTCAGTTAAATGGGCCAGAAACTATCAAAATTGGATCAGCGAAAGCCAAGATATATTAGGATCTGAAAACTTTAGAGACCTCGGTGAAAAGTGCCAACAGATAGTTAAAGAATATTTTTATAACATAATGATGGTTAGTCCTAAAGTAGAAATTTATATCACTGAAAGTTGGTTGAACAAAACTGAAAAAGGACAGAGTCATCATAGACACTGGCACCCTAATTCTATTTTATCTGGTGTACTGTATCTAGAATCAGAAGGCGAAACAGGAAATATTAGATTTATAACTAGTCAATATGACACTCTTGAATTTCAAGTTATGGGAGCCAACGTATATAACTCAAAAAGTTGGTCCATAACCCCTAGAGCCGGCGATATGCTAGTTTTCCCCAGTAATACAGAACATCTAGTTGATTACTACGAAGGAGAAATACCTAGAATCTCTCTGTCGTTTAATACTTTTGTTCGAGGAGAAATTAATTCCGATCCTCTAACTAAGTTAAACATTTAAATTTTAGAGTTTGGGTATTTTTTACGGAAGTAATCAAATAATTTTGTGATTATTTGAATCTTATTAGATACAGTATCAGTTCGAGGAAACCTATTGTGATTGGCAAATGTATAGGCTTCTTCAATTTCTTTTTCTATGTCAGTGGCAGAATCACAGATAAATTCGTGACTGTTTTTCTTTAATAATTCTCTACTGATAGGAATGTACTGAACCAGCGGTGTGCCTGCTTTGATTAGTGTTTCTCCATCAAGAACATGCCAAAATAATTGTACACTGACCGCGTGCATGTATCTTGGATCGACTATACCTATGGCAGCGGTAAATCTAGATTCACTGTTATAAGAAACCGGAACTTGTAAAAACACTATATCTTCGCTGGCCTTTATTCGCCAGGGAGTTTCAACCTTAACTGCCGAGTGTAAACAGGCACGATCTGAATTAGGTATTTCTTTGGGTAGCAACGGTTCGGTTTGAGCAGGACTATGCCAACTTACATAATAATCGGTGCCGCTGAATGTATATTTTTGTGATTCGCGTTTAAATAAAAACGGAGTTTCCCAACTTAGATTTTCAATCGAAGGTCCGGTCTTGATGACAAAGTCTGCCGGAGCACAAAGAACATAACCGACATTTATAGCCTGCTTAATTGCTGGACAATTTAATACAGTCTGTCGTCCTTGTTCTGGCCTATTTCTTTCAGTGGTAGCAAGATCATTCCAGTCTCGATCGACTAGTTTAGTTTCTATAACCGGATACATTACAGCAACATTTTGATCTAGAGAGTAGAATCTTACCCAACTTTTTTTCTTTTTAAACCAATTAAACATTATATTAGCTCTACAATATCAAACACTGTTTGAAGTTTAGTTCTGATAGTTTTATTACTGAAACTAGATTTTAAACCTTGGTGTAAAGGTTTAGGAGCACCGTCTACAGTTGACCAGGCCCAGCCCGTGTGTTCATTACTGAGTGTTGGAATAAATTCTTCTGAAATTACACAGAGATAGGTGTGAAAATTAAAAACAGTATCATTGCTGACAAATGTTTCTATAGGAATAGTTTTTAGAATGTTTGGAACAGCGCCAATTTCTTCTTGGATTTCTCGTTGAAGACCTTGCCAAGCAGTTTCGCCTTCGTTGTTAGTACCGCCTACTAGTCCCCACGTGTTGGCATGCTTGCCTTCTGCTTTTTGTAGCAGTAGAAAACGTTTAGTAGATTTAGCATAAAAAAGTGCGCCGGAGCAGACAATCTGATCTTTCATATGCTTACTTATTTTAGAAAACTAATCGCCACGTGCCTTTCGGATACTCGCCCTCAAACGATTTAGTCCACATATCGTCAAAATATTTGTATTGAATCCCGGTACGTAAATTAGTTACATATATAGGTTCTTCTACACTGTTACGATCTTCCTTGCTTAAAACTATTTCCCAAGCAGTGCCATTCCATTCTATAATATCATTGGCATTGGCAAGAAAATCGTCGCCCGACATGCTTTTCCAAGCATCAGGACCGTCGGTGTTTATTGAAGCACCAATACCTTCAAGTATTAGATATCGTCTACCGGCGTCGGCCCAACCTAATGTACCATTTGGTAATTTAGGTCTAGGATTAAACCTAGTTGGATCAATTACAGCGTCTACAGTGGTTCTACCTGTGGGTGACAACGTGCTTTCGATAAGAGTGTCTGTCGGAAAAGTATCAGTGTCCCAATTAACAAATAACCTAGTTGTGTCATCGGGATCGCTGGGATTTAAAATTAATCTTCCCACAACTTTATTACCATTTTCTTGTATTAGAAAAATTTGACTTATATCATTGCGAAATTTACCAGGATACTGATCAAAGATAACCTGCCAACTAATCTCAGGACCGCCTTTGGTAAACACTGCGTCACTGGTATCATCTGAATCAACAGTGTTGGTATATTTTAATAGTGTCAGGGTGTTGTTATACACTAATAATCCAAAATTTCCTACATTTACAAATTCTTGCGTAGTCGGCTCATCAAGATTATTAAGATTTCCCTGTGCGTCAAAAACATTCATAACGATGTCTGTGACTACTCCAAGTTTTTTAACTTTAGTTGGCGGACTGATCCAAATGGGAGTTTCAAACGTAAGAGCACCAATGTCTATTTCTGTTTCATTTCCTGACGGAATTGTTCTGCTACTAAAGGTAATTTCAGTTAACTCTACAACGCTAAGACTGGTCCAGTCTACAAAATTATCAGTGGTTTGTATTTCAAGACTGGGATTAAACAGCATTAATATCTGTTCCATTATCTGTAACTTTTGATCAGTGTTCGTTGACCATATATCTGCTTTAACAGTAAGTTTATAAGGAGTAGGCATTAATCTTTCAATGGTATAATTATCGCCCTGTGTTTGTGTGTATCCAGTTAAATTACCGTCATTGTCAAATATTTTTTCTCTTTCTCTAATGTGTACTTTACTGACATAAGTAGAGTCTCCTAGTCTAGCTCTATCCATAGATAGGCCAGTGATATAAACTGCAATTCGAGGAGCACTGGGTAGTTTGTTTTCTGAATTATCTTTGATAATAGCACCAACTTGGCGAGTCATGTCGCCGTACATTACTGGTACTGTGGTTTCTTTTCCGTCAGCAGATTTATATTTGAATCCACTTAACATACGGATTATCTGTGCTAGGTATCGTCTAATCTGACCGTCATAAAAATGTTGCATTAGTTATCCGCCTGTGGTCTTAATGCCTTTGATAGGCTTTGTCGTTGTGTTACTACTCTGTCATAGACAGTATATCTAATAGCAGTACCGTCATAGATAGAATGATTAATTACAATGTTTATTTTTCCAGCAACGTTGGTAAATGCTACATCCACGGCCTTGCTAGTTTCATTTAACCACACTTCTACAAGATAATCTGCGTCATAGTTAATATTTGTTAATATAGTAGCAGATGTTAGACTCATTGTAAAGTTAACAGTGAATGAGCCTGCTTCCCATATCTCATCACCAGTCAAATCAATTTTAATTGTGTCAGATGCTAGTTGTCTAATACCAGATTTAGCAGTATTATTAATGAAACTGGTTTTTTGTGTTTGACGGGTATCAGAATTGGTCATGGTCATACGCATAGCATCTTCCTGCTTGATCCATCGCCGGCCATCAAATTTAAAAAGTCGATTAGGTAAAAAATCTGTTCTTAAAAACATATCACCCAAGGCTGGCGCTATAGGAAATTGAATACCAAAACCAAATTGAGCATCTCCTGGTAAAGGACCATTAGTAGCAATACCGTCATCTAACAGATAACCAGAATATCCGTTTCTTAATGGCAGCGGAGTATCGTTAGTTAATGTGTCAGTGGTTGCTTCTATAGATGAATTAACCAGCGTAAGATTAACGTCACCAGATTCTGTATCAACTGCCACCGTGTAAAAAGTAGAAGTGTCATATCCGCTTTTGGGAGCATCTGCTTCTGCTTCAGATATTACAGCATTACTAATTGTTATTTCTTTTTCGTAAGTACTCATTAGATCTCTAAGTGTATCATCTCCGCTTAGAGTATAATAAGTGGCCCAATCGTCTGTAACTGTAGGCTCAATGGTTGTTTCTGTAACATCTGTATTACCTACAACTTCTTGTGTAACTTCGTAAAGAATTCCTTTATATTTGACAGTTTGTCCAGGATAATAATTTGTATTAGGATTCCATTCGCCAGCATAGGTAGATTCATCAGCAGGCCTGTCAAGTATATCTTTGTATTCTTGACTGTCAACAATGCTCTTTAATTTTACACGATATAAGTGCGGGTACCAAGTTGCTGAAAATCCTTCTGCGGCTCGATTAACCTCTTCTACAACATAAAATCTTTTTAATGCTTGAGAATAGTCATTGGCTGCGTATTCGTCTTTTAAATTAGGCAATTCTATAACATCACCGGGCATAATTTTACGTCCCAGAGTGTCTACACTGTTATTAATGTGTATTGTGACAAAAAGTGTATCGTTGCTTAAAAATAAACCAAATTGGCTAAGGTTAAAATCGATGTCTTGTGTTTGATAATGTCCGCGAATTGTAAAAATATCTTGATCATATTTGCGATCTCGATTTTCTAAAAACAACAAATCTTGTATTTGTGTGGCACTTTTTTTGACACCATCGGCATCTTCTGTACCTATATATTTGTGTATATATAGATCAACGCCGCCTACTTGAAACATCTCGTAGACGGTACGGTCAAAAAACTTGTAATCTTGCGATTTTTCAGGACGATAAAGGCTTAATCTTGGCATAGTCATATATTTATCGACGCGATAAATACTAACAACGAGCGATTTGGGACAAAAAACATGGCAAAACAAACGATTAATCTAGGTAGCGGATTCAACACCAAAGACGGGGATACCGTACGCGATGCTTTTAATAAAGTAAATCAAAATTTTAATGAAATATACGCCGGCGAAGCATTAAATCTCAGTGCTGTTGATCAGCATATCATACCTGCCGTAACTGATACGTATGATCTAGGATCTCCCACAAAACAGTGGCGTAGTTTGTATCTCACAGGCAGTACTGTATATTTCAATGGCATTCCTCTAAGTGTTACCAACGATGGTACTATCATAGTAAACGGAGAAGTAGCAGCCACTCCAGGCGGGGCGTTAACCTGGGACAGTATTACAGACAAACCAACAACTACAGCCAGCGACGGTCTCACAGCCACAACAGATGTTGACGGTAACGTCAACATAGGATTTAGTGGTATACTGTATGTCGGTAGTCAAACTCAATACGGTTTTGAAGAAATTGTAGATGAGAGTGGTCCAAGTCCTATATATTCTTCAAGACTATCGCTGCCGTTGACCACAGAATTTTTAGGCGGAGATATTAGTCTTACCGCTTGGGGGCCAGGCGTTAATATAAATGTAAGGAACACCGATACACTTGACGAGTACAGTTGGTCATTTGGCAATGATGGTAGTATAACATTCCCAGATGATTTAACCGTTAGCAACGGTGTTATTGGCAAATCAAGTTCAACTACTATTTCAGAAGAAACAGTAGGCGGAACTATTTCAGAAACAACGGAAATAGAATCACAGATTGAAATAGAAACTACTGGCATTGTTATCGCAAAACGAACTAGAATAATAAGTGATGATACAGTTACAACTTCTACAGATGAAGCAGGTTCTACATTAACTGTAAACAACTCTACTGCTAGTATTAAACATTATGTAGAACCAGACGGTCCTAACAACGGTTCCTATATGCAAGTCAGCACATCATCTAATGGTGCTGTCTTAGAGGGTGTTAACGAAACCTTAAACGGTACTGACTATGGTCGTGTGATTGCCACACAAAATGCTGTCACAGTAAATACCAGCGTTGACGGTGTTGCCAAGTATTGGTTATTTGACTACTTGGGTGGATTAACATTGCCAACTCCGACTTCGCAAATATTCACACTGACATTTGACTCAACTCATTATATACCATCTATCAGCAAACCATCTCTTGAATTGACTAGCGAACCTTGGCAACTAGAGGGCCAAATACAATACGAACAAAATGGTACAGCCGTTTTACAACTTAACAATATTTGGCCAACTTTGGTTAATCCTGGATATTCGTCTGGAGACGCATTTACATTTAGTACGTTGGTTCACGGTTTATCAGACTATACACTAACAATAACATTAAACGATGTTGTATTAGCCGGTGGAGCAGGTTGGACTGCTAGTATAGGGGCAAGCCAACTTCCAGCGTATCCTTCAAATATTTCAGCCAACGGTGCTATTAAACTAACCGCTGGTAATGAAAGTTTTATATTTGGCGCTGATGGTAACTTACATTTCCCTGATGGTTCATTCCAGGGTACAGCGTTTGTTGGTATCGCTAATACAGCAAGATCCGTAACACAGATCATAAACAATGATGCTACTATTAACACCAGTAAGACTTTAGTTGATGATATCACCAATAACTATAGCAATTACCTTGACTTTTTAACTTCTCTTGATCCTGTAACTCAGATTGGCACCACCGATATCGAAGTTAAATTGTATGTAGCCAATCCTGGCGAAGTATATTCAATGTTAACAGGACTTGAGCTAGGAACAAATATTATTATTACCTATGGAGATACAAATGATTTGTTCACTGGTCCTCTGTCTCAACTATTTGTCCTAACTGGCGAAACTGATCCGTCGAATGGCTATGTAGAAATATCAGGAAGAATCAGTGGAAATATTGGATCAGGATATGTGGGTAGTTTATCTGATATTACTATTCCGATTTATAGTGTAGAGACAAAGACTTGGACATTTACTGACGACGGCCGATTAATTTTACCTCCAGCAAACTCTATAGTTGGTTCTACTTCAGGATATGTTCCTAATCGAATCGACTTACAACCGTCAATAGATAATAATGGTTTATGGTTTGCGTTTTATGTAAATGTAGATGAAACTAATGATGAAGTTACTGGATCGGGATTAGTGTTTCCCAATGGAACTAATGATCAACCGGCTATTTTAAGTTTCCCGCACACCGATGGCAATCGTAGTACTATGGGTCGTATTTTTAATCAAGGTACAGATACTGCGGGCAATACTGATTTAAATCAAGCACTAAACATAACAACAACCAATGATGCTGTAAAGATTTCTACTATACAATTAGATCCAATAACACAAGAACAACTTGATAAGAAAACTTGGACATTTGGTGACAATGGTAATCTAACACTACCAGCAGATGGAGACATTCTAGACAGTACCGGTAACTCTGTATTAGGTGGTGGATCTATCGCAGTTGGTACTGGCATTGGACCTAGTATTGAAAATGTCACAGAGATCTTAATCAACGGTACTGTCACAGAAATAGAACCTGGGTTAGTTGGTGTAAGCATTGGGTCAGTCCAACCATACATTGAACTAACCAACGACCCATTCATCACACAGCCTGTGACATTTGGTGATCCTGTATCAGTCACAGCACCGGTCAGTGGGCAGGGAGCAACTTTTGATGTGATCATAGGTGCGGGACCAGTCTTGCTTCTCACTGCTATAAACAATCCCGGTACTGGATATGTAACAGGACAGAGATACAAGATATGGTTTAATCAGATCGGTGGTAGCACAGACACTAGTTTAAACATCACTTTTGAAATAGAAACAGTAGGAGAACTGGGAGAGATACTATCTACCAGCACACCTCAGTTTAGCGGAGTCACTGGAGATAACATTCCGGGTAACTATGATGGAGTTAGCATAGAACTAACATCATCAGTGCGTGACGAAATCAGTCCAGGTGTTGTATTGACCAGAAGTCTAAATCAAGGGCTGTACAACCTTGTCGCTGAAACAGAATACGACAATAGCACGTACCTAAGTCCTCTAAACACAGAATGGAACGCAGACGGTTGGACCAATCTAGTAGGTGTTGGCGGCAGAGATTTTACCACATTTAGAGCCGCACTAGGTGGACAGGTTGGTAACAATATCGTAGGTGCTGAACTGGTGATGCGTGATGTTACCACTGACCGTTATTACAAGTTTGAATTTTACAGTTGGGGGTTGAACAACGGCGGTTCTTACAGTTATACAAGAACAGAAATCACAGATCCTAACTTTTTCGCAAAAACTGCCGGCGGATCAGAAGTTGACGTCATCATAGCAGACGATGGTGAGGGAGCAGGCATTGGTATCACTCGCGATGCTAACTATGACGGAGTCTACAATCCCTACAGAGAAGGTGTGTGGGACAGCAATGTCAGTCCAACAGGTACACAATGGAACCTAGATGGTTGGGATGATCTATCAGACATAGAGTCGAGAGTCTACACCAACTTTAATACTGCCTATGCTGGAAACTTTGGTGTCACAGTTGAAGGTTCGAAGGCAGTGATGTATGTTGCTGACAACGACACTTACTATGCTGTAGAATGGCTATCCTGGGCTAATGATGGCACAGGAACATTTAGTTATGTACGCTATGAGTTAGATCTAACCGAGATCAATGAAGGCGTTAGATTCTCAGACGGTACTGTGCTGAAATCCGCGGCAGGAGTTGGTCGTGTAAAATCAACAGCGTCAGCAGGACGTAGGATAGAAGAAGTATCAGGCAGCAATGCTGTGTCAGTCACTGCGGTGACCACTAACTATATCACCACAACAGCATCTAGATCAGTAGTAAATGACGATAAGTTCTGGGTGTCGGATAGTTCAACAGACATCGCGGCAATAATAAATGATCCCGGTCCTTTTAGTATTCAGGACTACCTAACTATACAGTTCAGTTTAGACAACATAACTTGGCACATTTACAACGGCGGATGGACCACCGATGTAGGCGAGATAGGTGTTAGTACTAATGCGTTACATACCTACAATCAAGGCGACACTATATACTTTAGATACGACAGTGGTGGTGCTCCGCAGGTATGGTGGGATAAGAGTGATTTACCTGGTGGTGCCACAAACTTCCGTGGTGCTGTCATAGACTATCACGCTTACACAGGCGAGGGTACATTCATAGGAACCATACACATCGTTGATGACAGCGGCGAACAGCACATTAGCCACACAGAAGTAGCCAGTGGATCAACTGACAGTGAAAACGATGATCTATGGCTAGTACAGAATGAAGGTACTATCAGTTATCGCCGTCTAGACGGTGAGTCAAAGACATTGAAGATACATTGGACCGCCAAGGTATTCTACGGCGAAGAATTTTGGGATTAATAGGGGCAACTGAATGACAACCATAAGAAAAATAGTAACCAGCCAGGTAGATGGCAATGACGCAAACTCAACGAATGACAACGAGATTCGCCCCTACGGTGAAACAAGTTTTTATCTAGACACTAGTGGTCCTGACGATAAACTAGTGTTGTCAATGTTTGACGGACAGCGAACACATCTGCGTAGCAAGGTCGTTGGACCAGGTGTGCTCTACGGTTCAAATGCCGACAGCGGCGACGGTTATGGCTTTGACACTATCAAACTAATCCCAGATGCTGGCCTACACTATAACGATGGCAACTACGGCAATGATCAATATCTCATTGTAGACCCTACTAGTCCTAATCACATACACATTCGTGCTGGCGGCACAATAGATAGCAGTACCGCTGACCTATTCTTGGGCGGTGAGAAGAACAATGTTAGAGTCAGCGATACCAACGATCGTGTGACCATTACCACAGACTTTGGCGTTGACGGACAAACACGCACCTGGACATTTAACAACAACGGCGGCCTACAACTACCGGGCAGTAGCAATGGTCTAATAGGTGAAAGCGAACCTGGAGTAGTTATCTATAGCGATCTTGGATTTGCTGTAGTTACCAACGCAAACACCGAAACTAGCAAGGCTTGGATATTTGACGATCAAGGCAGGTTAAGACTACCAGGTAGTGCTACCATAGAAAATACTGCTACTGTATTAGCCGCTGGTACTATTATTGAAGTTCCGTTAAATGCTGCCGGAGACACAGTAGACTACGTGGGCGGAGCCAGCGTATTAGAAATTCCTAAGAACACAGACACTGATCAAGTACAGGCAGGATGGATCATTACATTCGGTAATGATGTACAGAGAACTGTGACAGGTGTGCTTGATGGTGGACTATATTGGAGTGTTCAGTATGCTGAAGCCAATCCTGGATTAGGTGCTAGTACCTATCCTCTAACCATACAGAGTGCTAACTACAACGAAGGATCCAATGGCAATATAACTATCGGCCTAAATAATCTGGAAGGTTCTTCAATAGAGTTTGTGTTTGATGCCGACGGCAATCTTTCTCTACCTAGCGGAATCACTGCATCTGGTGATGTGTTTTTATATAGTAATCTCGTATTTCCATCAGGCAACGGTGGAACTATTTCTGTGGCCACGAATGAAGACCTAACTATAGAGACCAGTCGTTATCCAACTGTATCAGCAGAAGCAATCGTGGGCAGCAGTCTTGACCTTCTTGTTGTAGATATTTCCGCAAACGATGATATTACTGTAGTTGGTGCTGGCTGGGAAATCAATGCTGGCTCAGAAGTAGCACCAGAATGGTTGCCAGTTGTATCAACTGATATTGTTCCTGGAGATATCTGTAGTATCAATGTTCCAGGTTTTGAATTTATTGCAGGTTTTACCTATACATTTAGAAATACTACGCCCCTACAGACCGGTCCTTGGGAGTTTACATCTAACGGTACACTGGTAACACCCGGCGGAGTAATCATTGGTAGTGTGTATCAAGAAGGCAATCCCACATATAGGGATTTCAGCATTGAAATGTTGGAGCCGGGTAATGCGTTTGAGCACCGTTGGGTATTTAGAAATGACGCAACCACAGAACTACCCGGAACACTACAGTTTGGAGACGGTACTGTACAGACCACAGCCGCTAATCCGGTTGTTCAAGGTGAATACATATACGATTTTGATGGTATCAATACAAACTTAACTATTACCGATCTCGACTTTAATCTGTTATTTTGTACAGTAGCAGATGGATACAGTGGGTCAGATACTCATAATGTGAACTTACCTAACGGTACACCAGGACAGAGATTAGTTATTGTAAATATCTCTACTTTCTGTACACTAACAGTCAACAATGATACGCAAATCACGGCTCTTTCTAGCCCGGCAGAAATAATATACACCAGCGTTGACGGTTGGAAGACATTGTATGGCACGGTATAATAAACGGTAAATATACAAAAGAGATAAAGTATGCCAACTACAGAAATTAACGAATTACAACAGGCAAAAACAGCAGTCTATGACTATTGTCGTAACATGCTGGGCGACGGCATGGTTGATGTGGAATTAGATCCTAAACACTATGAAACAGCCTTAGAACGTGCTCTAGGAAAATACAGACAGAGAGGCGACAGTTCAGTAGAAGAAAGTTATATGTTCTTAACCACCGTACAGGATCAAAACACATACACTCTACCCAAAGAGGTTATTGAGGTACGTCAAATATTCCGCCGTAGCATTGGTTCAAGAACTGGTTCGGGCCAAGGTGGTACAATATTTGAACCGTTTAACCTAGCCTACACAAACACATACTTGCTTTCGAGCTCCAATATGGGCGGTATATTAACCTATGAACTATTTGCTCAGTACCAGGAAATGGTAGGTCGTATGTTTGGCAGTTTTATTGAATTTAAATGGCATAGTCAATCACACAAACTCACACTGCTACAACGTCCACGAAATTCGGACGAGGAGCTCATGCTTCTCTGCTACAATTACCGCCCCGACATTGGCATTCTAAACGATTATCTAGCACAACAGTGGATCAAAGATTATACTTTGGCTAACTGCAAACTAATGCTGGGCCAGGCCCGTGAAAAATTTGCTAATATTGCTGGCCCAGCCGGCGGATCAAGCCTCAATGGCGCCGCACTGAAAACTGAAGCCACTGCTGAAATTGAAAACCTTGAAAAAGATTTGGCTACACAGGTTGCTGGCGGCCGCGGCTACACATTCATAATTGGCTAACCGGCCATTGACTTTTTTAGTTTTGTAATATAAAATATAGCATCATTAGGAGGCTATATGATTATAGGTGTGTGTGGTTTTATTGGTTCGGGCAAAGATACTATTGCCGACTATCTAGTTAATTTCCATGAATTTAGACGCGAAAGTTTCGCCAATACTTTAAAAGATGCCTGTGCGGCAGTCTTTGGTTGGGACAGAACTATGCTGGAAGGCAGAACCAAGGCCGCTCGCGAATGGCGTGAGCAGGTAGATCCGTGGTGGGCAGAACGCCTAGACATGCCTAATTTAACTCCACGTTGGGTACTACAATATTGGGGCACAGAAGTATGTCGTAAAGGATTCCATGACGACACTTGGATTGCCAGCCTAGAAAATAAACTACGTAACTCTAAAGATGATGTTGTGATCAGTGACTGCCGTTTTCCTAACGAAATTGAATCAATCAAACGTGCCGGCGGAACCATTGTTTGGGTCAAGCGTGGTGAATTACCCGCATGGTATAATCTAGCACTTTCTGCCAATCAAGGGCATAATGTAGCACAACAGGAATTAAAAAGATTGGGCGTACATGCCAGCGAAACTGCCTGGGTTGGTACTAAATTTGATTTTATCTTAGAAAACGATGACAGCATAGATGCGCTCTACGCTAAGATTAAAAATCAGGTGTTAGGTCTCCCTGACGCCAACGAACGCCCTCTCTATGTAGGGATCGCTGACAGTTTGCACACACTGTCTTAAGATTAGCAGGACGGCAGTTATTTAAATCTCCGTCTATGTGAAACACGTTAAAGATTTCTTTGAATTTGCTCTTGTGGCCGCATTTTTCACAGAAGTCTTTTTGTCTGTAACCTAGTTGATACCATCTAGGTACACCTGATGTAGCACCGGTTACACAACTATCACACTTAGATCTATAATAAGCACGACCATGCTTGTAATAGTTTACAGCACAGGGTTTTTTCTGACAGGTTTGACATAAAGGGCGCATAAACTATTTATAACCACCCTTTTTCTCCCCTTTTCATTGGTGTATAAGTCAGCATTTTTATCACCTATGGGCTAAATATTGTTAGAGCTTAAAAAGAAGAGCTAATTAGGAGATAAGGATATGGCTTTAACTTCCCCAGGCGTACAAGTTTCGGTTATAGATGAAAGTTTCTATACACCCGCTGAACCAGGTACACGCCCATTGTTTATTGTTGCGTCTGCGCAAAATAAAGAGAATGGTAGCGGCACAGGTACAGCACAAGGTACACTTGCTGCAAACGCAGGCAAGGTTTATTTAATTACAAGTCAACGTGATCTAGTTGACACATTTGGAGATCCAACATTCCGTGTTGACTCTAACAACAACCCAATTCATGCTGGTGAACTAAATGAGTATGGTTTACAGGCCGCTTACAGTTACTTAGGTGTTTCTAATTCTGCGTTTATCGTCAGAGCAGAAATTGATCTAAACAAGTTAGTAGCCAGTGCTGATGCTCCAGGCGGTGCTCCATTAGATGGAACATTCTGGTTAGATTCAGCCAGTACAAACTATGGTATTTTTGAATGGGACAACAGACCAGCAGGTTCAGGCGGTCAAAGTTTTAACAACAAAGTTCCAACTATTTTTTCAACAGGAGTTCCACTAGACACAACAGGTGCTGTAGGAACCTATGCTTTAGTTTACAATGATTCAAATCTGTCAACAGGACACGAAATTGAACTGTATTACAAGAGCCCGTTTGATGCTGCCGGTGATGTAGGCAGTGCTTCTTGGGTATTGGTTGGTAGCAATGAATGGGCCACAGTACATCCAATGGTAACTGGCACAGGTACTGGTTCATATACAGCAGGTGACGACCTAGTAGTTTCTGTTAACGGAACTGCTAATGAAACAATCAGTACAAGCGGCACTTCTGTAGCAAGTTTAGCCGATGACATTAATGATGCTAATATCGCAGGTTTAGGTGCTCGTGTAGTTAACGGTTTGTTACAACTATTTGCCAAAACTAATGATGTTGACAGTGTTGAAGTAAAAAATACTTCTACTTCTGCGTTATTAACAGCAGTAGGAATCACTGCTGGAGTATACTATGCTCCTAAATTACAGATTTCTAAGCACACTGATGTGCCACAATGGAAATCAAGAGGTAATACACCTCGCCCAACAGGATCTGTTTGGGTTAAAACAACAGAACCTAATCTAGGTGCTCGTTGGAGAGTAAAAGTTTACAACGAAACTACACAGTTATGGGATGCCGTTGAAGCACCATTATACGCAACTAACCAGTCAGCACTAGCAGAGCTAGATGTTAACGGTGGCGGCATTGGTCTTCCAGTTAATTCTGTATATGTACAGTACAATTTAGATGAGACTGTACAACCTTTAGCAACATTCCGTGTAATGCGTAGAGCAAGAAGTGGTGCTACTACTGTGTCTACAGGCATAATTGGCGCAACACTATCTGCTGGTGCTAAGACATTAGTACTAGGCGGGAGTCGACCAGGTCAAACTGGTATCTACGGTGTAGGCAGTGCTCTAAGTGCTACAGTTTCTTATACAGCCGCAGGCAATGCCAGCGACGCTACTACACTGGCCGGCGCAATTAACAGTGCTAACATCAATGATATCAGTGCTGTTGTTACTAGCGACAATAAAGTAGTAATCAGTCATGCTAAAGGTGGCGAAATTAGATTTAAATCAGCAGACGCAGTGACATTAGGTCTAGCCGCTAATACCAATGTTTATGAAGTTGATACAGATGGCAGTGATGCTGGCGATACATATACACACATCGCAAGTAACTGGATTCCACGCACATTTGCTGGTACTGTAAGAACGTATTATATTGACGCAGATGCTCCACAAACTTTAGTAGCCGACGGCGAACTATGGTATAGCTCTGTAGTTGACGAAGTTGATCTAATGGTTCACAATGGAACAACTTGGGTAGGTTACGGCACAGTATATCCAGATACCGATGTAAATGGCGCTATTGTAAGTGCTAGCCAACCAATTACACTCAGCGACGGTACTACAGAAATTGGCGCAGATGCCGACGGCCAAATTTGGATCGATACCAGCGATTTAGAAAACTATCCTGTAATCAAACGTTGGAATGGTGATTTACTAAAGTGGGAAACACTAGACAAGACAGACCAAACTACAGAAAACGGAGTTTTATTCGCAGATGCTCGTTGGTCAACCAGTGGTGCTAACGAAGAGGCAGCAACCATTGCCGCACTAAACCGTGGCACAGGCAGTGACTTCCTAGACTTTGATGCTCCGGATCCAGCATTATACCCACGTGGTATGATCCTATGGAATCTACGTCGTTCAGGATTCAATGTTAAGAAATTTGTAAGAAATTATGTAGATGTTACCGCAGACAACGGACGTATGGGAGATGTTGCTATGTCAACATACTATCCACATCGTTGGGTAACAGAGTCTGGCAACCAAGCAGACGGTTCAGGTTCATTTGGACGTCACGCACAACGTAAGGTTATTATCCAATCTCTACAGGCATTGGTAAACAGCAATCAAGAAATTCGTGACACAGAAGTTAGATCGTTTAACCTAATGGCTTGCCCAGGTTATTCAGAACTAATTGGTGAAATGGTAAATCTAAACTACGATCGCGGTTTAACAGCATTCATAGTTGGAGATACACCAGCACGTTTAACACCAGATGCTACAACAATCAACGATTGGGGTAACAACGTTGCTCTAAGCCTACAAGACGACGACAACGGTCTTGTAAGTTTTGATGAATACCTGGGTATATTTTATCCATGGGGATTCACCAGCGACAACGCAGGCAGAGACGTTGCGGTACCACCAAGTCATATGATTTGCCGTATGATTGCTCTAAGCGATCAAGTAAGTTACCCATGGTTTGCTCCAGCAGGTACAAGACGTGGCGGTATTACTAACGCAACAGCAGTTGGTTATATCAGTGACGAAGGCGAATTTGTATCAGTGGCTCTTAACGAAGGTCAAAGAGATACACTATACAATGTAAAAGTTAATCCAATCACATTCTTCACAGGTGCTGGACTAGTTAACTTTGGTCAAAAGACTCGCGCAAGAAACGCCAGTGCTTTAGATCGTATTAATGTAGCACGTTTGGTAATTTACCTACGTAGTCAGTTAAACAAACTAGCAAAACCATACATCTTTGAACCAAACGATAAGATTACTAGAGATGAAATCAAGCAACAGGTTGAAAGTCTATTGCTTGAATTAGTCGGACAACGTGCTCTATACGACTATCTAGTGGTGTGTGACGAAAGCAACAACACACCTAATAGAATCGATAGAAACGAGTTGTATGTTGACATTGCGATTGAACCAGTTAAAGCAGTGGAATTCATTTATATTCCAGTACGCTTAAAGAATACCGGTGAAATTGCAGGGTTATAAGGCTAATAAATAAGACTACAGGAGACTAAAGAATGTCTATATCAACACTAAGCAGATTATCAGTACCGTTAGCCAGTGACCAATCAGCAAGCTCGCAAGGCTTGCTAATGCCAAAACTATCGTACAGATTTAGAATGTCATTTGAAAATTTTGGAGTGTCTTCGCCCACAACTAACTTAACCAAGCAGGTTGTTGAAGCAAAACGTCCAACAGTGACATTTGATCCAATTGAACTACCAGTGTACAACAGCCGTGTTTATATGGCTGGTAAACACAAGTGGGAAGCAGTAACAGTAAAATTACGTGATGACGCCACAGGTGAAGTACAAAAACTAGTAGGCGAGCAGTTACAAAAGCAATTTGACTTTTTTGAACAAAGTTCTGCGGCAGCAGGAATTGATTACAAATTCACACTACGTTTAGAAATGTTAGATGGTGGTAACGGCGCAAACGTTCCAACAGTATTAGAAACATGGGAAATGTATGGTTGTTTCTTAACCAACGCAACATACGGTACAGTTAACTATGGTACCAATGACCCAGTAACAATTGATTTAACAATTCAGTATGATAATGCCATCCAAAGCCCACAAGGCACAGGAATTGGTACAGCAGTAGGAAGAGCTCTTGGAACTCTATCTACAGGTGGATAATTAAAGTTCGGGAGCAGTCAAAAAGAAAGGGGCACTTCGGTGCCCTTTTTCTTTATCTACGCACTTAAAATTATTCGCTAAATATTTGTATGGCAAACTTATTAAACGGCTTTTTAAACAATGTAATCTCAGGTTTAGGAAATCCTAAAGGAACACTGGGAGATTTTCAACATGCAGCAAGACTGTATAATTCACAGTCTATGCGACTTGCCCCCAAGGGCAAGTGGATGTATCATGTGGTATTTAATCTTAATCCTGCAGCAGTTGCGTCAGGAAAATTTGATATACAAAAGCATGGAACAGCAATTAATATGCTGGTAAAAAGTGTTGATTTGCCCAAGTTTAGAATTACTGTTGATAGACCACAACAGTATAATAGAAAAAAAGCAGTACAAACAAAATTAGAATATGAAAATACAAACGTTGTCTTTCACGACGATAATTTTGGATTGACTACAAATTTATGGGCCATGTATTACGGCTATTATTATGGCGACAGTAAACACGGAGCCAGTGCAGGATCGTCTACTGCCGGAGCCTTGTTATCTGGTCTAGGTAATGTAGTAGCAGGAATTATTCCTGGATCTAACGGATTAATGGGTGCTGTAAAAAGTTTCTTAGGGTCTGCGGCATCTGGGGTTCCAGCAGCCTATCAAAGAAATTCAACTAAAGGTCCAACTCTTAATACATTTAGATACGGTCTTGACAATGGTTCTAGTGTGCCATTTTTTAGTAGCATACAGATATTTCAATTAGCCAGACATCAATATCAAAGTTATACTTTGATTAATCCAATTATCACAGGATGGCAGCACGACGCATTAAGTTCTTCAACTAACGAAGGTACGCAGAATACTATGACCCTAGCCTATGAAGCGGTAATCTACGGTGCTGGCGCAGTGAGTAGAGGAAATCCTAAAACATTTGCCACAGAATTTTATGATAATCAACCTAGCCCACTGGGATTGTTGGGCGGTGGTGTAACTAGTCTTTTTGGACAAGGTGGTATCCTAGGCGGCATTGGCAGCATACTTTCAGATCTAGGACCTGGTGGTAATGGATTCACTCTTGGCACTGTAATTAAAGGTATTAATGTTTATAATAATTCAAAACGATTAACCAGAGAAGGAGTACGTCAAGAAGGATTTGGTATACTTAAAAGCGCCATCGGTGCTAGTACAGGTATTGATGTCAGTGGTGTTGCTAACGTATTCTTTCCTAAATCGGCCGGCAACGGTCAAGCAAAAACTACCACGGCTTCGGCGCCAAGAGAAACTGCTAAGAAAAATACCCCAGATCAACGAAAGACAGCGTTAACTAATAATCCAGCCGCTAAAACAGCATTGGTTGAGCTGGCCATCAAGTCGGGTGTAGTTCCCCCAGGAGCAGGTGCGGCAGCAGCCGTTGACAGATTAGTTGACTCCGGACGAAATAATAAACTCAACGATTTAGCAGATAAAATAATTTCAACAGCAGGATAATCATGATAAATTCTAATTTACCAAGCACAGCCAACACTGACTCATCTGAAGGAGTTAAGAGTTTTTTTGACACATACTTTACAGAACCTATTAGTTTTCCGGCCGCTGAAATTGATGCGACCATTGGATTCTTTGAAAAAAGAGGATTTGATAAATTAGCCAGTCAATCTACAGCCATAGTATTATTACAACAGGCAAAGATTGACGGTGTAAAAGTTTTTGATCTGCTTGACACGTTAGAAGGTCTACAAGAAATTCAACTCAGTGCTATTGTAGCAGAAGTTTTAAACTATAACAGACAAAAAATTTCTACACTAGGATATAGAAGAGAATCCACCGGTGAATTACTAGAGACAAGAAATATTGTTTTATAATGCCAAAGTTTGCTCAAGGAAAATTTGCCCTTAAAAATCCTGAAAAATATATGGGCAATAGAACACCCACATATAGAAGTAGTTGGGAGTGGGCAGTGATGCAGATGTTTGACAATAACGGCGCAATTGAAAAGTGGGGCAGTGAAGTTATCAAAGTTCCATATAGAGATCCCCTAACTGGAAAATATACTATCTACGTACCTGATTTTTTTGTAGTCTATAATGATCGAACAGGACGTAAACATGCCGAAGTATGGGAAGTTAAACCCGCAAATCAAGCAATACGAGAAAAGGTAGGACGTAGCAAAGCACGTCAGGCCGCGTACATTAAAAATCAAGCAAAGTGGTCTGCAGCCAATGCTTGGTGTAGACAACAGGGATTAAAATTTAGAGTGCTGTCCGAAAGTGATATTTTTCATTACGGAAAGCGATAAGTAAAACACTATGACTAAGAAACTAGAAGAATTGTTAAATCTGCCTGAAAACAAAGAAATCGCTAAAGAAGAAGAAAAGCGAGTACGTGTAGCAGAAAAACAAAAAGCCAGAGAATCTGCTCCGGCTGAAAATCTATTTAGAGATATCAGCGAAATAGACAAAATTTCAGCGGCCCTTCCACAGGTCAAAGGACTAGGAGATATCAGCGACACAGAATTTGATGATCTAGCCAAACGTGCTACAGATGCCTATGATGATTTGATGGATTTAGGTATGAATGTAGAACCTAGATTTAGTTCAAGGATTTTTGAAGTAGCACAGTCAGCATTAAAGAACGCTATAGACGCAAAATCTGCTAAAATTGACAAAAAACTTAAGATGATTGAGCTACAAATTAAGAAGCAAAAAGTAGACCAGGAAGCACAAAAACCTGGTGAAGATGACGGTTCTATACAAGGCGAAGGATACCTTATAACTGACCGCAATAGCCTCTTAGAAAAATTGAAGAATATAAAATAAATATAGTAGTGGGGAATATTATGAAATCATTTACAGAATACTTAACAGAAAGCAAAAAGACCTATGAGTTTAAGGTTAAAGTTGCGGGTGACCTTGAAGAAGGTTTTGCGGAAAAACTAAAAACAGCAATGGAACGTTTTTCTGTGGTAAAACTATCTAAAGGCAAACGTACACCTATTACTGAAACTCCTTTAGATTTTCCAGAATTAAAAAATGTTTCTGTTACAAATTTTGATGTAGAAATTAACTATCCCACTACCACACAAGTTTTAGAAAATTACATCAGTCAAGTTTGCGGATGCTCTTTGGGACTCATTAGAGTACGTACAGCCGGACAGGCCGCTGAAGATTTTCAAGAAACAGAAAATAGAAAAGAAGCAGAAAAGCCTTTAATTGGTCAATGTGATTTTCCAGACAGCAATCATCAAGACTTAGTCGGTGAGAAAAAAGTTTCTAGTTTCTTAAAAGATCTATCTAAAACTAAACACGGTGGCGAACAATACAAAGGTGTCAACGATGCGTTACTAGCCAAATCTGTACCTGCTGAAAAACCAGCGGCAGCAGTTGAAGCCTCAGCGGGCGTTAGCCCAATTGGATCTAAAGCCCAAAAAGGAAAAAAATAAAATGGACATGAAAAAATTATTAAACATTGTTGACGGCAGTGTTGAAAAGAAACAAATTAATGAAAGTGTTGAGGAATGCGGCATGCCAATGTCAAGCAGTTCTCCATCTTCAGGTAATGTATCAATGAATTTAAGCATGAATGCTCAGGGCGTTGACAATATCAAGCAACTGCTAGATCTTATGAAAGCGGCCAGTGCTCCAACTAGAATGAGCGAGCCAATGGCTATGCCTAGTCCAGGAATGGATATGCCTATTTCCATTACTAAAATCAAACCAGCAGGCTCCGACGGTCCTAGCGGTATGGCACAAATTCGAGATTTGATCTCTAAAGCAGATAGTCCAAAGCCTTTTGAAAACTCACCTGAAGAAGCATATTCTGATGTTGACAGTGTTACTACAGATGCTGGCGGCGGCGTAAACGGTCCAAAAAATCCAGCAGACATTCGCATTAAAGATCCAAGCCCATACAATGCAACTTCTGAAGAGTTTGCCAATGAACCAGATCAGCAGGTTAGCGATCATCATACAATGATTAAAGATTTGTCAGGCGGATTAAACAAAGAAAAACAACAATACAAAAAAGAATATCCAGGCGATAATCCAATGGCAGTGCGTGAGTCTAGCATTAGACGTCAATTAGATGCTATGTGGAAAGAAATCAAAGAAGGTAGTCAATCTAATCCTGCTTTAGACGCGGCTCTTAAAAAACAAGAACAAGGAGAACCGCTAACTCCACAAGAGCAAAGACTAATTAGAATGAATACAGCAAACGATCTTGCTAATCAGCAAAGTCCTACTAAGGAAGATAGTGTTGATGAAACAATGTACTTTGATCCAAAACAAGCACAAGCCGTTCGAGACATAGATGCTGCAGATTCAAACAGAAGACATCAAGATCAAGTTTCCGCTGAAAAAGAACAAAGATCTTTACAAGATAGAATGGCACGAATCGGTAAAAAAGACAAATATGTACCGGGTATGAAGTCATGGGATGTTGAAGATGCCGAAAGGGCGTATGCTAAAGAAAAAGCAGCCAGAGCAGGAAAACTATAATAAGATTTCGTCAGCAGTAACCAAATAGGCTCTTCGGGGCCTATTTTTTTCGTTAAATAACAGCATGGCTGGAAAAACCTTAGACGGCGTCTTAATAAAGAAAGCCCATAAACAAGAAAGATTTACTGAACAACAGATTCAGGATCTAATAGAGTGTGCTGACCCCATAACTGGATACCTCTATTTTGCTAAAAACTTTTTTTATATACAACATCCTGTAAAAGGTAAGTTGTTGTTTGAACCGTATACCTATCAAATAAATCTCTTACACAGTTATCACGATAATAGATTTAATATCAATATGTTGCCACGACAAAGTGGCAAAACAACCTGTGCCGCAGGTTACTTGCTCTGGTACGCTATGTTCCATCCAGATCAAACTATTCTTGTTGCCGCACACAAATACACGGGCGCACAAGAAATTATGCAGCGTATTAGATACGCCTATGAAGACTGCCCCGATCATATACGTTGTGGTGTAACAAACTACAATAAAGGTAGTATAGAATTTGACAACGGTAGTCGTATAGTTTCAGCAACAACCACCGGCAACACAGGTCGCGGTATGTCTATATCATTACTATACTGTGACGAGTTTGCGTTTGTACAACCAAACATAGCAGAAGAATTTTGGACTTCAATATCTCCTACACTGGCCACTGGTGGTCGAGCAATTATCACATCAACACCTAACTCAGACGAAGATACGTTTGCTACAATTTGGAAAGAAGCCAATAAAAAGTTTGACGAATTTGGCAACGAAACTGAAGTGGGGTTAAATGGCTTTCACGCTTTTAAAGCCGAATGGTGGGAACACCCGGATCGCAATGACGAATGGAAAGATGTAGAATTAGGACGTATTGGCGAGGAACGATTTCGTCGAGAATACGGCTGCGAATTCCTAGTCTATGACGAAACACTGATCAACAGTATCTGTCTTGCTGGCATGGAAGGCAAAGAACCTATATTAAAAATGGGGCAGGCAAGGTGGTATAAGAAACCATCAGATGAGTACATTTATGCCGTGGCACTAGACCCTGCTCTAGGCACAGGCGGAAACTATGCCGCTATACAAGTCATAGAATTACCCACTATGGAACAGGTAGCAGAGTGGCAACATAACACAACAGCAGTAGATGGACAGATTCGAATATTGCGGGATATTAATCGATACATTCAAGATTGCTGTCCTAAAATGCAGGGACAAAACATCTACTGGAGTGTAGAAAATAACACAGTAGGCGAAGCCGCACTGATAGTAATTAAAAACATTGGCGAAGAAAATATACCAGGGTTATTTGTAGCAGAACCCATAAGAAAAGGACATGTACGTAAATTCCGTAAAGGATTTAATACTACACATCGCAGTAAAATTACTGCTTGCTCAAGGGTTAAACACTTAGTTGAATCTGGAAAAATGAAGATTAATTCTAAACCGTTAATTTCTGAGCTAAAAGCATTCATAGCATCGGGTATAAGTTTTAAAGCAAAAACTGGGGAAACTGACGATCTAGTTTCAGCTCTACTGCTATCAGTTCGTATGAGCTCAGTTATGGCGGACTGGGATTCTAGGGTGTTTGATGTAATGAGTGGGCGCGAAGACGACGAAAATGACGATTTTGAACCGCCAATGCCTATATTTGTTTCAACAGGATTCTAATAAATACTACTATGAAAGATTTGACCACAATTTCCACTGACCTTTTTAACAAAGTTCGCAGCCGTTTCTCTAAAATTAAACTAGGAGATAAGGCAGGTAAAGTTATTACTGATCCAGCAGGTGCTAGATTCTTTGATTTAGACTACACACACGAGGGCGCAAGCCTTGGACACGTCAATATAAAAATTGACGAAAAAAGTCTAACAATTATCTACAGCGATTCGATGGTAGAAGGCGATAACGCAAACGCAAGAAAAGATTGGTATGATTTTTTAAAAGAACTACGTATGTTTGCCAAGTCAAATCTATTAAATTTTGACACTAGAGATATAACAAAAACAAATCTAGACCAAAGAGATTACGAATACCTAGCGCAGGAAAACGGAGAAATGAAAATGAGTGAAAGTAAACTATGGGGCACTAGTAAAACTAGTTACCAAGACGTGGGCGAGGCTAAAATCATAGTAAAACATAGCCAACCTGTTAACTACAATATTCCAGCAGGAAGAACTATGCACATTGACAGCATCTACATTGAAAGTGCGTCAGGTGAACGTTTCCGTTATCCACATCGCCATCTAAATGGTGCTAGAGCAATGGCTGTACATATCGCCAATGGCGGTACCAGTTACGATCAAATTGGAACTCATATCTCTGGATTAAGTGAAGAATTAGCAAAGTTACGCCAATTTAAAAACTACACTCAACGTAATGGTCTATCTGAAGCATTGTCAGAAGTTAGTGAAAAAGTCATTGATCGTATCTCCGAAATCAAAGACGAAATTACTAGATTACAAAAACAAAATTATTACGCAGAATTTAGAGAAGGTTACAAGCCATATCAGACATTACCAGTTCCTGAAGAAACTATTAATCAGTGGATTGATGCTCTAACTATTAGAACATTTAATGAAGAATTAAAAAATATTTTTCCGTATATCTATAGACTAGTTGATCAACCAAAAGCAGTAGATTACGAAGATTTAATCGCAGAAACTAAATGTAAAGACTGCAGTTGCGATCCTTGCGAATGCGAGGACGACGATGTTAAAGAACACAATCATTTAGCAGATTACGAAAATCATTTAGATGATATATCTACATTCGAATATGATATGATTCAACAACCTCAACCACAACCGGCTGCTAATGCCCGTGAAGTTGTAGAATTTATTATGAGCATGTATGACCAACAGCAAGGTACTTTCCCCAAAGGCGAAGAAGGCGTTAAGATTGCCGTTGAAAAACGATTTGGAGATCAAGCAGGACAATTTGCTGGTCAAGTAGTTGAAAGATTAAGTGCCAAAGAACAATCACAACCAGATTTTGACACAATGAGCTCAGCAATACAAGAGGCCGCCGATGCTAGTACTGCGGGAGAATTAGAAGCCGCAATTAGCAAATTTCAACAGGCTGCTGGTATTAAAGTAGATGGCAAATTTGGTCCGGCAACACAAAAAGCATTACAAGCCGCAAAGGCAGCAGGAACTACAACAAAACCTGGACCAGCAACCGGTGTTAATGCTCAAGGTCAAAATGTAACAATGCCAGATGGAACAAATCCAGAAACTGGTGAGAAAACTGCGTCTGCTTCCGGAACAGTGACTCCAGCACCTACTCAGGCAGCACAGGCAGCGAAACCTGCGGCCGGAACAAGTCCAACCCAACCGCCAGCGGCTCAGACAAAGTTTAAAAATCACCCTGGCACACCAGAAGAGTGGGCAAAAGGAATGAACCCACCACCAGACTGGGTCAAAGACAGTGCTACCGGACAGTATTCTCCACCGCCTGCTCAGGCAAATCCAAAAGCACCTGCACAAGCCGGAACTACTAAAACTAGTTCGCAGACTAATGTATCAGGAACTATTAAAATGGGCAAGCCAGAAGGGCCTATACAATATAATGGTAAAACAGTAAATCCTGGAGATCCTGAATATGCTGCCGCAAGTCAAGCTCTAATGGCACAACAAGGAAAAATACAACAGGTTAGACAAGGAATGAGACCAGGTGGTGGCGGCGCACCAAACTTGGCGCAGGCACAAGCACCAGTACAACAAGGTGTTGTTAGCACAGATTTCTAATTATGAGAATTCAAGAAATAATCAAAGAAGATCGTCAAAAAGTTAACGAAGTTGCTTTTTTGGCCATTCCTTTTTTAGGTAGTGTTACTATTGGCGGATTATTAGGAGCAGTTTCTGCTGTGCTGACAGTTATGGATATTGTTGAAATTTATAAATTATCTAGTAAACTGGCAAAAAATCCAGAAAGTATGACCGAAGATGATTATCAAACTCTTTTTATTGATGTATTGTTTATGATTCCGGCTCTTAAATATGTGCCTAAAGCCGCTAAAGGTATGATAACCAAAGCCATACCAGATAGTTGGAAAAAGGCTGGCGGAGAAAAGGTTAAAGATATAATTCAATCAAAGGCTAACAAAGCAGGCGGCTCTACAAAAATAGATCCTAAAACTGGCAAACCAGAAATAGATCCTAAAACTGGCAAACCAGAAATAGATCCTAAAACTGGCAAACCAAGTACTTGGAAAAAAGTAGGTGCCGGAGTAGTTGGTGGTGTAACAGGTGTGGCCGCCGTTGACTCATTAGTTGGCGGAACTGAAGTAGGTAAAAAAGTCAAATCATCTATTGCTGGAGCCATTGACAGTGTTGCTGGAACTAACTTTAGTGGTAATAATTCTAGTACTGTAGACGGCGGCACAATTAGTAAAGATGATCCGTTATACAAATATGCTAGATGGTTTGGTCGAGCATCGTAAAACGGTAAAATATATTCACATTTAGAGCAAGAAAACTCTTGCTTTAATAAATAAAAACGCATACAATAACAAGTATGCGTTTTTTGTTTAGGAAGGTCCTAAACAACTAAGGCAAATAAAAGGCATATTAAAAGGAGAACATTATGGCCACATTAGCAGAAATTCGCGCCAAACTACAGGCACAAGAAACAAGATCAAGCGGCGGCGACCGCCCAGTTGGTGACAACGCAATCTATCCGTTCTGGAACTTAGAGCAAAACAAAGAATCCACAGTACGTTTCCTACCAGATGGTAATGGAGATAATACTTTCTTCTGGGCAGAAAGATTGATGATCAAATTGCCATTCGCCGGTATCAAAGGTGAAACAGACAGCCGTCCTGTACAGGTACAAGTACCATGTATGGAAATGTACGGTGAAACTTGCCCAATCCTATCCGAAGTACGTGGTTGGTTCAAGGACAAGAGTCTTGAAGACATGGGTCGTAAGTATTGGAAGAAACGTTCATACATTTTCCAAGGCTTTGTTGTAGACGATGGTCTTCGCGAAGAAAACAAACCAGAAAATCCAATCCGTAGATTTATTATTGGTCCTCAGATTTTCCAACTGATCAAATCAGCATTGGTTGATCCTGAGTTAGAAGAATTGCCAACTGACTTTGCTCGTGGCGTTGACTTCAAACTTGTAAAAACTTCAAAAGGTGGCTATGCTGATTACAGCACATCTAAATGGAGCCGTCGTGAGCGTCCACTCACTGATCAAGAACTTGAAGCCACAAAGGCGCACGGTCTATTCAACCTCAACGACTTTTTACCAAAGAAACCCGGCGAAGTTGAATTAAAGGTAATTTCTGAAATGTTTAGAGCCAGTGTTGACGGTGAGCCGTTTGACAAAGAAGCATGGGGTCAATATTTCCGTCCAGCAGGCATGGGTCAAGTAACAGGTGATCCTGTAGGCGCAGTTGACAGTGCTGTTGATCCAGATGAGCCAGCAGTGGCATCTGCTCCAGCACCAGTACAAAAACCTGCTACTCCTGCTCCTAGCAACGCTTCAGGAAGTGGTCGTGCTGAAGATATCCTTGCGATGATTCGCAATCGTCAAAAGCAATAATAGACTAGAGTAAGTACAGGGACACCCCCTGTACTTCTCGCCACTAACAAGGAGAACAACAATGGCAAAATTAAAGAAACTAGCAAAAGTAAATGAGTCTATCACACTTAACCGTTACGACAATGGATTTATGGTTGAAGTAGGTGGCCGTGATGAAGATAGCGAATGGAAAACAGCAAAGATTCTCTGTAGTTCAGAGGAAGAAATGATTGCTGTGGTTAAAGAATGGAATTCAATGGAGGTCGACAACTAATGGCTTCTAAAGCATTTGACTTATCAAAATTCCGTAAGACTCTGACTAAGAGCATTGACGGATTAGGTGTTGGATTCAACGATCCAACAGATTGGATCTCTACAGGCAACTATGCCTTAAACTATTTGATCAGCAGTGACTTTCATAGAGGAGTTCCGTTGGGCAAAGTTACTGTGTTTGCTGGTGAATCAGGCGCAGGTAAATCATTTATCTGTTCAGGTAACTTAATTCGTAACGCACAACAACAGGGTATCTATGTTGTGTTAATTGACAGCGAAAATGCTCTAGATCAAGCATGGTTAGAAGCATTAGGTGTAGATACATCGGAAGAAAAGTTACTTAAACTTAACATGGCTATGATTGATGACGTGGCAAAAACTGTCAACGAATTCATGAAAGAATATAAGACTATGGAGGAACGTCCAAAAGTTTTATTTGTTATCGATAGTTTAGGTATGTTAATGACTCCTACAGATGTTAATCAATTTGAAGCAGGAGACCTAAAAGGTGATATGGGTAGAAAGCCAAAGGCACTTACGGCGTTGGTTCGTAATTGCGTTAATATGTTTGGCAGTTACAATGTCGGCTTGGTTTGTACAAATCACACATACGCTAGCCAAGATATGTTTGATCCGGACGATAAAATCTCAGGCGGACAAGGCTTCGTTTACGCAAGTTCTATCGTGGTTGCCATGAAGAAATTGAAGTTAAAAGAAGACGAAGATGGTAATAAGATCTCAGAAGTAAAAGGTATTCGTGCCGCTTGTAAGATCATGAAAACTCGTTATGCCAAGCCTTTTGAATCAGTACAGATCAAGATTCCATATGAAACAGGTATGAATCCCTACAGTGGTCTGGTTGATTTATTTGAAGGCAAGGGTTTTTTACAAAAAGATGGCAATCGACTTAAATACGCATTGTCAGACGGTACTGAAATTAAATTGTATCGAAAAGAATGGGAGCGTAACGAAGAAGGATCATTAGACAAAGTTATGTTAGACTATGTTAGTAATCCTAAGGTAATTACTCCTACTGACGTTGACTTAGAAACTGGAGAAATCTTAAATCATGCTGAATGAAGATCATATCGTTGATATTTGGTGCGGACTAAAAGAATTTTTTGACAAAAAAGCAATTGAAACTGTAGCGTCAAAGTATGTTGATATCTTGGCCGACAACGGTGTTCAAGATCATGTATTCAAAGCCGCTATCGGCGGCGATGAAGACTTAGATGCCGCAATTGAATATTATCTAGATGATTGGGATGATAGCAGTGAAGAAGAAACTGACTATGATTCCGCAGACTGGGACGAAGATTAATGGGTTGGTATACCGAAATAAGCCGCGATATCGGGAAAATTCCCGACGCGGTTTTATTTTTTGAAACAGAATTAATTGATGCCCGAAAAGAGGTTAAATTAATAGGCAATGTTGAAAAAGCCGCGGCAAGTATGCCAGGTGTTGTCGAACATCGATTTAACCAACTTCAAGAAATTGAAGCAATTCTTGAATATCTTAATATTGAATTAAGAAGATTAAAAAGTTATCATTTCAAAAAGTATTTAGAAAACTATGCTCGTGCTCTAAGTAGCAGAGATGTTGAAAAATACGTCGAAGGCGAAGCAGATGTTGTAGATTATGAAAAAATTATCAACGAATTTGCTCTTTTAAGAAACAAGTGGCTGGGCATTACCAAAGCACTTGACCAAAAACAATGGCAGATCACTAATATTGTGAAACTACGTGTTGCTGGTATGGAAGATGCCACAATATAAGGTCTTGACTTTTAATTTATTTGTGTTATAATCATAGTATGAATCATACTATTGAAGACGCACTTGAAATTTTAGCGGGAAGTACACTACGATCCGTTAATATTCGAATAGACTCTAACGAAGTATCTTTGATACGAAGCCTTGGTCGGCAAGTTGGCCGCGGAACCGGCCTTACTGATCGTCAAATTGACCTTTCATTGAAGAAAATTGAAAAATACCGTCAGGGGTTGGAAAAGAATTCAGTGGACGTTGATCATATATTAACAAATAGACCCTTAAAAATTCCTGTTCGATACATTGATCGCACACAGACGATTTTTCTTGAAACCACCCAAGACAAAAAATCTAAAATTTCAGTAAAATTTGTGTTTTCTAAGAAATTTGCTGGAGTATGGATGGATTTACAAAAATCGTTGATCGGACAAATTCGAGAAGAAAAGAATAAAAAAGAAATTCCATTCAATGAAAAGAATTTATATGCTGTGGTCACTGCCCTTAAGTCTTTAGATTTTGAAACCACAGAAGAAGTTGATGAAATTTATCAAAATATTGAAAACATCTTGGAAGACCCTTCTGAAAATGTGCCATACGTCAGTTTTGAAAATGAAAAAATAGAAATTAAGAATGCCAGTTTGAATTGTACTGAATATTTGAAATCTCAGTTTCCGGTCTATAGAGACGAAGATTTTCTGGTGTTTTTAGAGAGGGTAAAAAATTGTGGAATTTTTCATAAAAACACCGAAATTTTGAAAAAAATCGACGAAAAGACAAACAATTTCCTCATAAAAAATATCCTGGTTGAAACATCGACCAGATTTAGAATAGAACCGACCAAATACGGTATTGATACTGTCTTTGATGTTATAAACGAATTAAAACAATGGCCTGCTTTGATCTTCGTTGACGATAAAAAAGAGACAATTCCACAGGTAAAATCGTATATTGAGCATCTTACAAAATATATTCCCCAAGAAGAAATTAATGTATTTTTTAGATTAGAAAACGATACTCAAGATAACAAAGATTTTAATCAATACGTCAAAGATCAAAAATTGAACAGTTACATTGGTCCGGATACTAAGGTGGTTTTTATCACAAAAAATCGTATTCCTAAACCTTTGTTAAATGCTGATTGGAAACCACACACTGCTGTTGTGGCGACCACATATGAATATGGAAAAACATCTGCGTATATCAGTGACTTTTTAACAGTTTACTATTATAATAATAACTTACGTTCTAATTACACTAGAAAAGGAAATTCAGTAATTGTACAGTTGTAAAATAATTATTCGAGACGAAGTCAATATTAAAATAGAAGGTCTTCCAGTTGAAATACGGAGGAAAATTTCTAACGCATTAAAATTTGAGCTTCCATATGCTCGTCACATGCCACAATACAAATTAGGACGATGGGATGGTACTACTACGTTCTTTGGTCTTGGAGGCAATGGTTATCTAAATCACTTAGAAACTATTCTTCCTATATTAGAAGAGTGCGACGTCAGCGTTGAAGAAATTGAAGATCTACGCCAAACACACAAATTTGATTTTGCTAAAATCACAGATCAATATTGGGCTGAACAAGGTAAGACATGGCCAAAAGGTCACCCTATGGCTGGGCAACCTATTGTATTACGTGACTATCAACTAGATGCGATTAATAACTTTATGGATAACCCGCAAGGGTTACAAGAGTTAGCCACTGGCGCAGGTAAAACAATTATCACAGCCACTCTATCAGCACTGTGTGAACCTTACGGTCGAACATTAGTTATTGTTCCAAATAAGAGCCTAGTTGTTCAAACAGAAGAAGACTATCGCAATGTTGGGTTAGATGTTGGGGTATATTTTGGAGATAGAAAAGAATTAAATCGTACACATACTATCTGTACTTGGCAAAGTTTAAACATACTAGATAAGAAAAGTTACGATTCTGAAACACTGTCATTGGCGGAATTCTTAGAAGGTGTAGTCTGTGTAATCATAGACGAAGTTCACCAGGCCAAGGCAGATGTGTTAAAGAAACTACTGAGTCAAAACATGGCTCATGCTCCTATACGTTGGGGACTTACAGGAACTATACCCAAAGAAGAAATTAATTTTCATAGTATCCTAGCCACAATTGGCCCAGTGGTTAATAGAATAGCGGCACATCAACTACAAGAGCGAGGTGTGTTGGCACAATGTCATGTTAACATTGTACAGATGCTAGATGTAAAAGAATTTAGAACCTATCAAGAAGAATTAAAATATCTTGTCACAGACAGTGAACGTATAGGATATATCGCAAAATTATGTAATTCAATAAAAGATGCAGGCAATACATTAATATTAGTAGATAGGCTAGACGCAGGCAAACAAATCGTTGAAGCGATTCCAGATTCAGTGTTTATCAGCGGCGAAGTTAAATTAACAGAGAGAAAAGAACATTATGATGAAGTTAAAGAATCTGATAGCAAGGTTATTGTGGCGACTTATGGTGTGGCCGCTGTGGGTCTTAATATTCCAAGGATTTTTAATCTGGTTCTTCTTGAACCCGGAAAGAGCTTTGTCCGCGTTATACAAAGCATTGGGCGAGGGATTAGAAAGGCAGAAGATAAAGACTTTGTACAAATCTGGGACATCACGTCAACGTGCAAATACGCGAAACGACACTTAACAGAGCGAAAAAAATTTTACAAAGAAGCCAAGTATCCTTTTACTCTTGAAAAGATAAATTGGCTGTAACTCGGAGATAAGATGTTAATTTTAACAATAGACAACAAGACATTTGATTTATCAAAAATGCCAGATGAAGTTGAGGAAGATATTAGATTTAGTGTTCTAGATAACAACGATCCAAATAATCCCGATTTCTTTTTTATTCCATTAATCTTTTTAGAAAGTTTTAATAGTCCAGCAATGGTATTAAACATTGGAGGCAACGAAGTAACTATGCCTATAGATTGGAGCATAGCAGTAGGGGACAGTGAGTGCGGAAACGAGTTAGAAGTTCTACCTTTGACTAGTTTAAACGACAGAGGATTTGAAGCATTTATTTTTAATCCATTGAGCGCATTTAAACACGAGTATGCTCAGATTGAAATAGTAAACATTTACAGTGATGTTAAATGGTACTTTCCTAAAATGAAAAATAATCAATTGCTCAGCGTACCGTTAACTGATGGGCCAAAACCTATGTGTGCGTTTTTTACTAAAGACATTAGTAGACAGAGCGAAATTATCAACCATTACAAGTTATTATAATATGGGATCGCTAACACCTGGGGCAACTTACATATACGAGCGTGACGGCAACACTGTCTATGCTCGAGAGATTGGTGCGGCCCCCGATACAAGAAAACCAATCGGTTGGGAATACGATAAAAATGATCCAAGAACCGTTGATGGACGACCGTTACACGATCACGTAATGGAAGATAAGATGTGGGGTGAAATTCGGAGAGAAGCACGTACCAATCCTACTTTACAAAAAGCCCTAGACCGTGCTATACTAATATATCAGACAATCAAGGACAAATAATGGCATTTAAGGTAGCATACTTTCAACCCACTGTTATAGCATTAGATGATATCCCAGCATCCACCTTTGTAAAAATTCATAAGTTGGCTGACGAGTTTCACAGTCACCCGGAATTAAACGATGGCGGTGATCCTAACATCAGCCTGCGTGGGGGACAACAAATACAGGTATATCCTAATCAATTAGACATAGACGTCAGTTGGTTGGTAAAGTATTTGGAATATGTCTGCCAAGGATACATGGACCTTGTCACAGCACAAAGTGGTGCTGAAGAATTAAAATTATGTAAACCGTTGATAACCAGCATCTGGACTATACAACAACACGAAGGCGAATATCAAGAACTTCATAGTCATCCTGGAGGACATATCAGTGGAAACATGTATATTACTGCTCCAGACTTTGATGAAAATAAAAAAGTATCGGACGGACAGATTCTTTTTAGAATGCCACAGACCAAAGACATTACTAAATTTGTAATGAACGATGTTTGGAAATACACACCAAATCCGGGCACAATAATAGTATTCCCTAGTCATATACCGCACACTGTATATCCGTGGACAGGTACAGGAACTAGAACTGTTATGGCCTTTGACGCATTATTGAGACCTAAAGATGAGTGATAAACTAACTATCAAAGACGAAACCGCAGCCATTGATATGGGTGCTAGAGATCTCTGGGATAACTTCACAGATGATCAAAGAAAACAGATTAGTCTTTATCTTCTGTTACGATATGCCAGTTCTATTAAAACCAGCGATAGAGACGCACAAGAGTTGGCTGTGTTTAAAACCAACGAATACTATAATAAAAACTTTTTTGATATCAGCAAGCACCCTAAACTATTATGGTATCTAGTCTGTATGACTGGCAACGAAGAAAAGAAAATTTACTTTCATGAATGGATTGGCTATAAAAAGAAAAGTGAAAATAATAAAGTTCTTAAGTTTTTAGAAACTGTTTATCCTGACATGAAAACAGATGAATTAGAATTATTAGCAAAGATCACTTCAGAAAAAGAAATTAAGGAAATAGCCAAAGACCTAGGTTACGATGACAAAGAAATTAAAAAATTATTATGAATTTAGATGTTTTCGAGAAACACAAAGGAATCAAGATAAAATTGACTGCCGTTGAAAAACCATATGTCTGTCAGTACTGTAACAATGGGTACACCAAAGAAAGTACTCTGTCTGTTCACATGTGCGAACAGAAACGTAGACATTTAGCCAAAGATGAGAAACATGTCTTATTAGGCTATCAGACCTATGTGAGATTTTTTCAACTAACGCAAAAAGTAAAAAATCAAAAAACCTACGAAGAATTTGCCAAAAGTCCTTACTACAATGCTTTTGTCAAGTTTGGCAGTTTTCTAAGCAACGTTAATCCGTTGTATACAGATCGATATATTGATTTTGTAGTAACCAGTGGAGTTAAATTAGATCATTGGTGTAGAGAAGAACTGTACTATGACTATGTTCTAGACCTTATCAAGAAAGAACCTGCTGATGTGGCCCTACAACGATCTATATCAACTATGATGGCCTGGGCAGATAATAATCAAAGTCAATGGAATCATTATTTCAAATACGTCAGTGTTAACAGAGCAGTCTATGATATTAAGGACGGAAAAATCAGTCCTTGGTTAGTGTTAAACTGTGAGTCAGGACGTCAACTGTTGAGTAAATTCAACGACGAACAACTGGCCATTGTATTTGCTGTGTTAGAGCCAGAGTTTTGGTCTAAACGATTTAGAATTTATCCAGTTGACATGGAAATGGTTCGTAGTGTTGTTGAAGAAGGAAAACTATGAGAAAACTGTTAGACGGAAAAGAAGTTCAAGAATTGGCAGAACCAAAGACATTGGTTGTTAAAACCAAGTGTCCAGAGAAATGGATGTTAATAGATCTTGAAACGGGTGAACGCTATATTGGACATCACACTAACGGATCTCAGGATTGGAAAAAGGTTGAAACATGCCGGACATTGACATAGACTTTGCTGATAGAAGTCGAGCCTTAGAATTATTCGAACACACTGTGGCCGTACGAGAAGATCGCGGCGAAGTAAAGCCTCATAACACAGGCATATATGTTACACCTATTCCCAAAGATTATAGAACTAATCAATCAACTATCGATTACAAGGATGCTGAACAGCGCGGCTACTTTAAAATAGACTTTTTAAATGTAGGGATATATACAGGTGTTCGCAATGAAGAACATCTCACAGAACTAATGGAGACTGAACCGCTATGGGATCTACTAGAGCAGGACGAGTTCACGGATTTACTATTCCACGTAAATGGGCACGGTGGGTTGCTGAGACAAATGAAACCCCGCAGTATAGAAGAGTTGGCAATGTTGCTCGCTTTGATCCGCCCGGCGAAGAGACATCTAGTTGGGAAGACTTGGACAGAGATTGGGCAGGAGATTTGGACGAAACCAGCGAACGGTGAATACTACTTTAAAAAAGCACATGCGATGAGCTACGCTATGGCTGTGGTAGTACACATGAATTTAATCTGTGAAGGTCTCAGTTACGGATACAGTTAACGTTTGCGTATTAACTGTATGACCTTGCGTTTTACACGTTTAATAGAAATATTGTGAATGTTTATAGTAGGACCAAATACCACATTAACATCTTTGGTATTCATGGTCATGATGCTGTATTTGTAGGGTTCCATTTCTATTTTTAAGAAAATGTTAATTGGAATAGTGCGATTACTTTCCCACCACCACGCTTCGCCTAACTCTAAAAACTGGCGTTTTTCAAGGTCAGACCTTAGAGCTTCATAATTATAAAGGCTGGTTACATATTGATCTTGATTGATCACGATTCCCACGTATTCCAAGCCCCCGTAGTGGACCACTGAAATAAAAGGAAAGTTTTCTCTGATTTCTTCCGTTAGTTTTACCATAAATACAATAACTACAAATTGAGTGAATTATCCCAATGCAAAAAATTCAGTTTTATTTAGTACCAAATAGGATTACAGTTACTACAGATCGAGTAGGATTCAACACGGAGTTTAGAAAAGTGTATCAGCGCAAATTAAAATTATACAAAGGCACGGACAATGCCATACAGATAGATGTACGCAATTCAGAACAGCGTAAGCAGAATGTTGTAGGCTACACTGCTGATGTGTTATTTTTTGACAGTGAACACAAAAAACTGTTTGAAGTCACTGCTACACCTATTGTCAGTCAACCTGGACAGTTATCCATGGTTATACCCACAGCAACATTAGATGACGTAGATCCACAACAACTGTTGATGGCTGTTAGATTAGTTGACGGTGATGACGATACTACTCCACTGTATATTGACGGACAGTTTGAATTGTTTGGATCTGTAGAAGTACTAAATGGCTACAATGAACTCAATGCCGCAGGCACTGTGATCGAAGAACTTACAGTGTTTAACTATGAATTTGATCGCAAAGAATATGTCAGTGAAGTTGGACGGTTTGGCAACAGCATCAATGATGATATAGGCGCCACTAGAACCATAACTGTAGATTACGAAGGCACATACGAAGGCGGCATTATTGTTGAAGCCACACGTGATAAGAGCACAGCCAACAGCGTTACTTGGACAAATATTGGTGTTTGGGACACTGGTGTAGACACTACCAAAACGCTCACAGGCGATTGGAGATTTGTTCGTTTCCGTATCTTTAGAAATAGAGGTTCAGGTGCTGGTTCAGGCGCACGATTCGCAGTGACCAAAACTGCGGGCGTCTACTCAGCAGTAACCCCTGTACTGCGTGGGCAGAACTATCTAGTTGGTGATACATTGACCATATTGGGCAGTTTCCTAGGTGGTGTAAATGGACTCAACGACATCACTGTCACAGTCACAGGCCTAATCAACGGCGTGACCACTCAGGGCAACATAGACACAATTTCTTGGACTGGCACTGGCACCAGTGGTTCCAATGTCTATGAAAGTATTGGCACAGATCCCGTAGGCAGACCGCCCAATCCCATTGACAAAATCCGAATAAGAAACTAAAATGTATGTATGAGTATCGTCGATGCGATCTATACGTACCTTCCCGCAAAACGGAAACAGACACCCAGCGGTTGGACCAAGTTCAACGCTGTGTGCTGCCATCATAACGGCACTACCCTAGACACACGTCAGCGTGGCGGTATTATACGCAACAGTGACGGCTGTAGTTATCACTGCTTTAACTGTGGATACAAAGCCAGTTATGTAGCAGGGCGTCATTTGCCACGTAAGATGCGTCAACTGCTGCAGTGGATGGGCGCACCAGACGATGCCATAACCAAACTCAGCCTTGAAGCCATGAAAATAGAAGCAGATGAGCAGGCCCTGGCCGCTGTGACTCTGCCCACGTTTGAACAGCGTGAATTGCCCCAGGGCAGTTTGCCAATCAGGCAGTGGTTGATCAGTTTAGATCAACTGCCCCCGGATTTGGCAGAGTGGTTCAATCAGGTCATAGACTATGTGTACAGTCGAGGCTTTGACCCCATGGATGACTTCTATTGGACACCCTTAAATGGCTATCAAGATCGTGTGATCATACCATTCCGTTATCAAGGCAACATAGTGGGCAATACTGCCCGCAAGGTCGTAGAGGGCAAGCCCAAGTACATTTCAGATCAAAAGCCAGGCTATGTGTTCAATTTAGATCAGCAGGGTGACAGACAGTTTGTGGTAGTGGTTGAAGGACCCATGGACGCACTCAGCATTGACGGTGTGGCCATATTGGGCGCAGACGTCATGGAAAAACAGGCCATGCTGATCAATAGATTGGATCGTGAAATCATACTGGTTCCAGATCGTGACACAGATGGCAGTCGCACAGTGTCACGAGCACTGGAATTGGGTTGGTCAGTGAGCCTGCCTGAGTTTCCAGGCTGCAAAGACGCACATGATGCTGTTCAACGCTATGGTAAGATTTGGTGTTTGGAGCAGATCTATCAGCACAGGGAGCAGTCAGAATTAAAAGTCAAATTAATGGCAAAACGTTGGTTCTCGGAGATATAATATAGTATATGACAACAAGACAAAACACAGACTACGGACATGACATACAGAAACTGTATTTGGAAATGATGCTCAGTGATGCCGCCACTTTTGTGCGCTGCCAAAGCATTTTTGATCACACTCTATTTGATCGCAGACTACAGGACTCAGCGGAATTCATCAACAACTATGTGTCAGAACACAATGCTCTGCCCACATTTGACATGGTGGTGGCCGCAACCAAAACAGAACTCAAAGATCCAGGACAGCTCAAAGACGAGCACTATGATTGGCTGCTCACAGAGTTTGAAACATTTACCCGACACAAGGGTCTAGAACGTGCCATACTCAAAGCCGCAGACATGCTGGAAGAAGGCAACTATGGTCCTGTGGAAGACATGATCAAACAGGCCGTACAGATAGGACTTCAAAAAGATCTGGGCACAGACTACTGGCGTGATCCCAAGGGCAGACTACTAGGCCTAAAAGACAAAAACGGACAGGTAAAGACTGGTTGGGAAACTGTGGACAAACGCCTATTTGGCGGAATGAATCGCGGAGAGTTGAATATCTTTGCTGGCGGTTCGGGCGCAGGTAAAAGTCTATTCTTGGCCAACTTGGGCGTTAATTGGGCCCTGGCGGGCTTGAACGTCATGTACTTGACCTTTGAGCTCAGTGAAGCACTGGTAAGTATGCGTGTAGATTCAATGACCACGGGCATATCAACCAAGGACATTTTCAAAGATTTAGACGGCGTGGAAATGAAGGTCAAGATGATTGGCAAGAAATCGGGCGCATTCCAAGTCAAATACATGGCTTCAGGCAAGAACGCCAATGACATACGTGCTTACTTAAAAGAGTATGAAATCAAAACAGATCGTAAAGTAGACGTGTTATTAGTGGACTACCTAGATCTAATGATGCCCATAAACAAAAAGATCAGCCCCGCAGATCTGTTTGTCAAGGACAAGTTTGTCAGTGAAGAACTCAGAAATCTAGCCATGGAAAAACAGTGTGTGTTTGTCACTGCCAGCCAGTTAAACCGTGCGGCTGTAGAAGAAGTAGAGTTTGATCACAGCCACATTTCAGGCGGACTCAGTAAAATTCAAACAGCAGACAACGTCATAGGTATCTTTACCAGCCGTGCTATGCGTGAGCGTGGCAAGTATCAGATACAGTTGATGAAGACACGCTCATCAAGTGGTGTGGGCATGAAGATTGATCTAGACTTTGACATTGACACACTGCGTATCACAGATCCGGGCATAGAAGGCGACACAGACTATAGACCCAAGAGTACTGCTATATTAGATCAGATCAAACGCACCAGTAATACGGCAACAGATCCAGAAACTGGAGAAGTCACTGATCCCACACAGGGCGCACCCTTGCCCAAAATACGGGCACAGGCAGATTCAACTAAACTGCGCCAATTCCTCAGTAATATTGGCACAGGTGATCCTGTCTGAGAGTCACGTAGCGGCGAAGCCGCGTAGCGGTCAAAAACAAATTTTTAGCCAAGAAAAAGCCCACTATTATGTGGGCTGTTCCTTATACACAGTGACAGAGATTATCTGTTCATGATGTACATGGTTACTTCAAAACCGTAACGCATTTCAGTTGCAGTTGGTTTGGTCCACATAATAATACTCCTTTGTGTTGATAAAACATACTAGGTATTGCATTAGTATGTATCAGTATTATATGACTAAATGACCATAAAGTACATAGTGAATATCATTAAAAGACTGTACAGAAACTCGTTAGTGTAGAGTATAGTCCTGCCATGGTGTTTCGATGGCTTCGGCTAACATACAGTCAAATGATTCACGATCTCCTAGCTCAGCCATACGATCAGCAAATATGCCAAACAGTGTGCCAGTGATCAGTTCTGGGTCTACTCCACCTTGCTCTAAGCGTTGACACAGTGCTGTGAACGTTAGTTCTAATAGATCCAGAGTTTGGTCTTCAGTGAGTTTTGAAAAGTCGTCGTTGGGGAGGTTTGTTTCTATGTCTACAGTTGCAGATTTACGTTTTGCCACAGTTGCTCCAATGGGTCCTGCCCGGTTTTAAAAAATAGCCCGCAAAAAAAATTTGCGGAGTACTTATATACTTATCCAACCAGTTTTTTAAGCCACCGACTGTATAGGGGTGCTAGCCAAAACACAGTGCCTAAGGCTATGGGGATGGCAACAATCCAATGTGTAAACCATAACAGCCAGGATATCAATGGCGCATGTAGGTGCGTTACTGTAAAGGTAATAAAACCTGTGGCTGTTATGGCTGCGAGTGTTTGAACAATCTTTTGGATAGTTTCTTGGGGGAATCTGATCATACAGTATATAGCGAGGAACTTGGCCCGAATGGGTCCACTCTGGTTTTAAAAAACTGCACCGTAAAAAATTAAAGTATAGGGTATTTTTTCGGTGGCCTGGTGATTTGTTACCACTATGTTGTTTTTTTACAACAGTTTTATTTTACTACCCCTCACCGAATTTTTTTTCGAAAAGATTTTTTCTAACCTCCTCGACGAAAAAATTTTTGATAAAAAAAGAGGACCCCGAAGGATCCTCTAAGGCTAGGAGCGAACTAGCGTTACTTCATTAGGCTGATCTGTGCTACACGCTGCCATTTGTCCCCAGGGAAACTGCGCATAAGGTCTGCAGTCTTTAGTACTGTACGCAGGCTCAGCTCGCGTAGACGCTTCTTGTTAAGGTCAATAAACCCAATAAGCTCTGCTGTCTGCTCTTCTGAGAACTCATACTCGTTGAGCATGCCATCGCCTACGATCTGTTTGATGCGCAACATCTTCTCACGCTCTGTGTGTATGGTTAGATCAATGTAGTGGCAACGGCTTTCCAGAGCTGCCAAGTGATCCTGTAACTTCTTGCTCTTGATGTTCTGAAAGTTGATATTGGTAATAAAGATAGCACCACCCTTGAACTCAAACGAATTGGGCACACCTTCACTGCGTAACAGTCTGCTGTCAGTGTTCCAATGGATGGTACGCTTCTTACTTGTATCTAGAGCAGCCTTTAGAATGTTAAGGCTAAGATCATCTAACAGTACTGAGTCACAGTCGTCGAACACTAGGATGTTCTTCTCTGCTGAGAACTCATAGAGCTTTGAGTACAAGCCAATTGCTGACATCGCACCCTTGACGATCTCGTACTTCTTGAGCTTTTCATCGTTGGCGATATTGGCCATTAGATCATGCTTGCCCAGAACTTTCTCAACACCAAAGCTCTTACCTACGCCTGGAGCACCACTGACGATCATTGCACGTACAGCGCCTTTCTTTACAGCACGAGTCATGTCATCAAGGATGTCAAAACGCTCACGCAAGCGTTCAATGATCTCTGCGTCTGTTTCACGTGTTTGAGCAGGACTTTCTTGCTCAAGACTCAGTACACGATAGCCTGCGGGTTTAGTTGCCAAATTAGTCATGTTCGCTCTTTCTCTGTTAAAAATGTAATTATACTACAGCCCCCTGGGGGCTGTCAATACTTAGTCTAATCGACTGCCTGCGTAGGCTTTGAAGCCCTGGGCCTGTAGATAACGAGCCATAGCATCAGCACCCGCTTCTTTGGTGTCAATGTTCTGTACGTTGATACCGCCTGGGTTCCACATGCTCAAGCACTTGGGCTTGTAGTCTTTCTTAAAGCCTGCAGCGATTAGCTCTTTGGCTTCTTTTGAATTGGTACGCTCTACGTATACATCAACCCAGGCAAAGCCGCAGGCGAATTGATCCTGGCCTTTCAGTGTGTTTTGGAAGTACTGCTGGCTAGCGTCCTGAGCCAGGGCCACTGCTTGATCTACGATAGTTTTGATGTCTGTCATTTGGTTCGCTCCTTAGTTACAGTTTTAATAGTATACGATCAAGCCGCGACTTTGTCAACCAAAGACCCGTACTGGATTGTGGGTTCCGGAAACTGGATCTCACCCTCGTAGTCCAGTTGGCTCTTCTCAAACTCAGAGAGGTAGTCATCTGCTTCACTGTGGGTGCCGATGATGTATTCACGGCAGTAGTCGTTGCTACGCTCGATCTCTGGGGTCACCTGTTCGATGACTGCCTGGAAGTCTACACCGGAAGGAATGCCGGTGATCTTGTAGGAACTGCCGCCCTTCATCTTCCAGTACTGGGGGCACTCGCCCTTGCCGTCCCAATCGTGGGCACCGTAGTTTTCCATGTATTGTGTGTCGATTACTAGTATCATCATTCGCTCCTTCGTTATCACAGTATCAATAGTATAGCAGGGGTCAGCCAAATTGTCAACCAAAAAATGTGTTGTTTTTTCGCAACACTGGCCTGCCCGGAGGGAATCGAACCCCCAACCTACGGCTTAGAAGGCCGTTGCTCTATCCGGTTGAGCTACGGGCAGATTGTTTGGTGCGACTGGCCAGAATCGAACTGGCACGCCTTGCAGCGAGAGATTTTAAGTCTCTTGTGTCTACCGATTTCACCACAGTCGCGATCTGGTGGGCCCCCGGAGAGTCGAACTCCGCACCAATGGATTATGAGTCCACTGCTCTAACCAACATGAGCTAGAGGCCCAGGTTGATTACTTAGCCGCTTCTTTTGATATTGCCTGAACCTTCTGGATGCCTGAGTCTGCGATCTGAGCCACGCCTGTGAAACCTACTGTGGCCACTACGACACCTGCGATGAATGCTATGATATGACTGGTCATGATTGCTCCTGATCTTTGAGAGATTTACGATACTTCCAACGAGCCCAAAGCATTTGGGGAATGCCCATGCGCCAAGCCCAGAGAAGATCCATTACGATGAGTCCTGCTACGAATGCTAGAATAAGTTCCATCTCACGCTCCTTACTATTTGTTAAAGTATAGCACCAAAAGCGGCTGTTGTCAACCGCTTTTGATCCCTACCTTAGAAGGGTGCGTCTTCGTCCTCAGCAGGAGTAGTCACACGTGGAGCCTTGGCCTTTGCGGGCTTGGTCTCAACGGCTTTCTTCACCGCAGTCTTGACTTCGACACGTGCCTTAGGAGCACGATCGTTCTTGTCAAGGTACTCTGCTACAGCAGCCTTGGCCACAGCAGTTTGGAACTCAGGGAGATTGCTCAAGAAGCGAGCTGCATCAGTTTTCAACATCGCAGAGGGAAGCTCTACAAGATTGATGTCAGTGTGACCATTCTTAGCCAACACTTTGATGCGCATCACATCATTTGCGAAGCGAACTTTGGCGTCGCCATTGAGGGTAGAGATACCTACCACGTTGTACAGTTTACTAGTTGCCATTTTAAGTTGCCTTTCTATAGTTGCCTAAAGTTAACAGTGAACCTTTCACTGTATCCATATTGTAACACCGTTTGGATTGGGTGTCAACCAATATTTTAGATTTGGTTGTCCAATTCTTTCTGCTGAATCATCAGAGCAGAACAACCAAAGATTCCCAAGCCCACAACAGCAACAGCAAGCGATGAGAGCAGTTCGCTGTCCGTCATAGAGTTCTCAATTCCACCCACTCCGCCCAGCGTCAGCAAGAGTCCAGTGACAAACATGAAGCCTTCTTTCATTATGCAATCTCCTTGTTAGGATGTTTAGCCTTGCGGCGATACTGTGTCTTGCTCTGTTCCGTTTTTGGACGAAAAGGCAAGTCTCTGTCCCAAAGCACACGATGTGCACGAGTCTTTTGGGGAATCTTTACTTGAAGTTTCATCATAGTCTAATTATAGCGCCAATCACATAGATTGTCAACAGTCCTGCATTGACTGCTACGAGATTCCAATCCCTAACCCTGTAGGCCCAAAAGAGATACAGCAGACTGCCCAAGTTCAAGAACAGGATGTTCATGGGATCCCAGGCTAGTGCTGTGAATAGGGCCCCTACTAGGGTAAAGAACAGGGCTGTGTGTTTGGCGATAGTTTCTAAGTTCATGTTCATATTATAGCACCGGTCACTACCGGTTGTCAACCAAAAACCCTAGTTTCCGGTGTAGTATTTCACATACTCTACACCGCCTACAGTAATGTACCAGCGTCCGTCAGCCTTCATATAGTAGCCCTGCGCATACCAACGTGCCGTAGTGCGCGGATCCATCCCACACAGTTTCTTAGCGTCTTTCAGTGTCAGCATTGCTCGCTCCTTTGTTACAGTTTCTATAGTATAGCAGGGGCCACCCAAACCGTCAACCAAAAAGCAGAAAAACCCTACGGTTAAGTAGGGTATTCCTGTTGTAAAAAAGCCACACCAGCGAAGTGCCCAGGCGTGTTGCAGGGCCTAGTGGCTGTTATTTGTGTGGCTCTAAACCTTTGGATTCCACACCCTCTTCATACCACTGGGTAGTTTCGTCCTTGTCCATCTCTTCGTATTCAGCCATGGTCTCTGAGATACCATACTCATCATCTAGCTCTTCTCCGATGACATCACGCACAGTCGCAGAGGTCTCACCGCCGAACTCAACGCAGTCATCATAGCCATTATGCCAACGACCCACAAAGGCCATGCCTGGCTCGTAGTAAGTTGCCTCTACTTCGAAGCCCTGATTCACTAGTTCATCGTAGACTCCCACGGGTGGTGCCCAGGCTGAATCAAAACCAAACTCAATGGTGTTGTTCTCAACCTTAACATCTGTAGGATCGTAAGGGTCTACATCCCACTTGGTTCCCCAGCGATTCACACAGAAGTCATACCAGTTGCCATAGCCGTGGACTTCTAGGTTACGGGCTGTGTCCTCTTCGAGCTTCTTCTGCTCATCAGGGTCACCTACAGAGCCTGCTACGATATGTAGACTTTCGGGCACAGGAATCACATGATTACAGAACTTACCATCTTTGATAGCCTCTACCAAGGCTTCCATCTTGCTTGAGTCTTCGTGGCTGATCACCACTCTGTTATTGCACCAATTAGGCATATTCGCTCCTTAGAAAAAACCGTTGATAAAAACTGCTATCGCAAACACCAGTATCGCCACCTGGATGATGCGAAGTAGGACATAGGTTACAAGGTCAGCCATTAACCCCAGTCCTTCTTGTCGCCATGCTGTTCGTTGTATTCGTAGCCTGCGAAGTAAGCACGAAGTTCTTTCATAGTCATGTCAGGGCTGTCAATGCGGCGTCCCTTGTAAGTGCCTTCAGGAAACCAATGCGGGTCCTGAGGTCTCCCGTAATAACTATCTGCTGCACCGCGATCAAACGGACTGCCGTGGAACTGTTCAAACTCTTCGCCACGGAATTCAATTTTACGGATTTTATCTAGTGTCAACATTTTTCGCTCCTTATCATTCACTATACCTATAGTATAGCACAATCAGTCACCGCTGTCAATCTGGAATCGATCCCCACAATGCTCGCAGGTGTATTCCGTCAAGCACCGTCCCACTGTCTTAGAAGAATATTTGTGAGTGCAGGGCTCTCCCGCCTTGTTCAAGCGAACTTCACCTGTTGGGCGACCGTACATATACTGACCCCCGCAGTTGGTACAACCAAAAGTATCAGTAGCCTGGTCGTAGCCAGCGATAACTGATTTATATTTGTTATCCCCAGCGGGCACACGGGTTGATCCATTACAGACTGGGCAAGTTCCTTTTTCCATCTTTCGCTCCTAACTTCTTACTATGTGCATAGTATAGCGCCGATCCTCCAAACTGTCAACTGGTATTTTGAATACCCACATAAGGTGGAAGGGTACCTTTTACAGTACCCTTCCGGTGGCCTACCCGGGAGCGAATCGGTTCAGCCGTTGCCTAGGGGAGCGAATCCTAGGACTTCACATCGCCATCGCGGCGAGTTTATTCTTAGATAGTGATGCCCATTGCTTTGGCTTTGTAACCTAAAGCAACGATCTCACGACTTGGATTACCCATTTCGTACTCAGTAACGGTAACACCATTACCAGCAGTACGGCTCTTTGCGTAGACAGCGTAACCGTTTTGACGGATACGGCTTGCTTCAGCAGCCAAATTCTTAACGCCGAAACGTTTAACGGCTTGGCTCTGTGTCAAACGCTCGCCCTGATAAAGAGCGTTGAAAACTTTAAAAGTCTTGCTTTCTTTAGAAAAAGTGTATTTCATTTTAATTCCTCTGTAGTTAAAGAGATGCTGTTCCGCATCGTCTTATTATTATAGCAGATTAACGATATTTGTCAATGACTTGATTCGCCATTTCTAGATCGTTAACATCCATTTCCTGATCAATAACTTCGTAGATCATTGTATGATAAAGAGCATGAGCCCGATCTCTCAATGATTTTGGCAGTCTGAGAACGTAGTCTCTGACCTCATTCAAATCCTCGCAGGCCCAAAGCGCATCCGCAATTTCGATTTCAACAGGGCTAAGGTTCTGAATTGTGATCTGCATATAGCGGGGCCTTAGGAGTTAATAGTTGCGTTAGGGCTGAACTCTTCGTCGCACACACCATTCATCTCCATCCAAGCGTAGACGTACTCTACGGGGATGTCCAGGGTCTTGGCAATGTTCTTTTCAGTCAAGCCATCGATATACAGTTGCTCAATATCGTAAGCATACATATCCAATTCTGCCATTTTACTCATCAAAGGCCTCCTCGCCCATTTCGGTTACTGTTTCAGTTACCACACCCACGTCAATGATGCGGGCTGTTTGGTCCGTGTTGCTCACACCCTGGAACGCTGTACGGAAGGATTGATTCTCTGCTAGGAAGTCAAACACATCGTACCTATCCCAGTTGTCAGGAACCTCAAGCTCTTGGGTCAGCACAGTCTCTACGATAACTTTCATGCTGCCTCCTCTGCCAACTCCAACTCAATGCTGTCACGCAGTACTACCAAGTTCTTGTAGTGGCGTGAATCACTGCTGTACAAGTTGCCACAATACCAAACACCGTCTCTGAGAATGTAGTACCATTCAGCACCGCATCCGGCAGCGTGATCCAAGAAGTCCTCAAACGAGTGGCTGACCTTCCAACCTGTGTTCTCTTCGCCGCGATCACGTCCGTAGAACGTGGTCATGTTGCCGTAGAGCTTTTCGTACTCGTCTTCAGACAGGGGGCTGTCCAAACGGCTAAAGTCGTGCTTCTCACCAATGTCGGGGCGCAGACTGCTAATGTCACCCAGCGCGACCAAGTTGTTGGCCTTTGTTGAATCGTAGTGTTCTTGTAGGATTTGACCATTATTGCTCAAATAACCGTCCCAGTGACAGTAAACGTGTTTGACCACATCTCCGTGCATGACGCCAATTCTGCTTCGAGTTGCCATAAGTTTCGCTCCTTAATTTGTTACTGTTTTAATAGTATAAGCTCAATCCAGAACTTTGTCAACCACATTGAACCAACTTTTTAGGAACTTTTCGCCTACGTCTAAGCTCACGTAGTCGTTGCCCTGCATGCCCTGCTCTGAGTAGTCTACATCTGTGGCATCAAAGCCACACTCTGTGAGCCGGTCTTTCAGCATTGTAAGGAACTGGCTGTCCGTATAGATCAACCCGTCCTTGCGGGTGTCCCATTGCTTGTCAAAGTAAACGCAGAGCTCACCAAAGTCCTCGTCTTCGTTGACATAGGGTACGCTGATCTTAGTGACGTTCACAGACTTAGCAACGTCCGACCAGTAGCCGTTTCCGGCTGTCTCTAATACGCAATTAAATTTAATCATGCCTGCTCCTTAAAAACCACCATTTGCATTTTGTTACGAACGCGATCCTCTACGAACGCATAATTGTTTTCAAACTCTACATTCGGATTGCTGAGGATCTTCTTAGCAATGATGCGCACACTACGCTCATTGATGCTGTCTGTGACGTCGTAGCCCGGGCCATAGTTCCTGGCACCGTCTTCGGTATAGGAATATTTTCCGTTACAGCCGCACATACAACCTATGCGTCCGTTGTAGACTTTGACGATTTTGCTGATGTTTAACATAGTTCGCTCCTTGTTAACTTAGCCTATAGTATACTACCGGTCCGCTATCTTGTCAACCGGTAGTTACCGGTGTGTTGCGTTTACGCAACAACCTCTAACATGTTCATAGGAACCTTGTAACGACCTACTTGGGTGTTGACTGTGGCGTATTTGATAGCCACCTTCTCCACAGTGCCCCTATAAGTCATACCGTGTTTGCTAGTGAATGTCACTGTGCTACCATTGCGCACCTGGAATTTGATTTGGTTACTTAGACGGCTACGTGCAAACTTCACAGCGTCAATCATGCTAGTGAGCTCGTCATTGGTAAAGGTACCTTGGATGATTGCTGAGTTGATCTCTTGTACTGACTTCATAGTCTGCTCCTTACTGTGCGAATACATCTTTAGAGAGGATCTCGTCTTCTACGAGTTTGTTACAGGCGTTCAGCGTGAACATGAACACCATGCTGGCCACTGCCTGCTCACCGCTGGGTAGACCGCTGATGTGACGTTGGATCTCTTCCAGGGTAGGCGTAGTGAATAGACCGCTACGGGGGATTGGGTTCTTTACGATGTCATACATAGGTTCGCTCCTTTTCAAAAATAGTTGGGCTCAGAGTTGGCACGCACTTGATTTGACTCTGAATTAAGGTTTTACCTAGGACTGCCAGAACCACCCTTAACTTTCACAGTATCATTAGTATAGCACCGGTCCCTACCGGTTGTCAACCTCTGTTGCTCTACGCCATTCAACCTGTGGCGTATTTGCCACAAGATCTTCACGCCAACGATCGCTGTCCTCTTGTGGAATAGGGCCAAACTCTTTGGCAGAATAGTACTGGGTCAACAGTCGCATGACCATAGAGTAGACATTGCCCTCACCAATGGGCAGGGCGAATCTCACCGGGCACCCACCCCATGAACGTTCCACCAAGAACCGGTGTGCCATCCTACGATGTTCTTTGTTCTTAACATCGAACATGACCACAGGTCTACCATACAAACTAAGCATCGAATTCATTAATCAATCTCCGGAAAAACACTACGAACGTGATCCATTGCTCGCTGTATCTCTACAGGGTTTAGACTCAGCGGCACGTTCTGAATTGCTGTGTCCTTACCAAATGACTGAATATTGGCTCGAGCTAGGGCAAAGATCTCCCTTTTGTTAGCAGAACAAATCACGTCCACCGGGAACTGCTCGCCTTTGACCATGTCCAGTGCATACAGGGTCAAGTGGCGAACATCCACAGCAACCTCCATCTTCATGGTGATCCTGCGTATTCCGTCGGTGTGTTTGACTGCTTTCATAGTTATACTTTACTACCGGTCATGACCGGTTGTCAATTAAAGGTAGCCCAAAAAGGAACCTGCGCCATACTGACTCTCAACCATGGCACGGGCGATCGCAGGGCTAATAGCCTGTACAGCGGTCTCAGTGACCATACCGTTACTGAGTCGCACTTGAATACGATAGGTGTTCATATCAATCTCCTTAGTTAAATTCGTAAAAGGTCACACTAGAGTCAATGCTCAACAACTCTTCTGCCGCACGGGTCAATTGACGATAGCGACTGTTCACTTCTGCACGGCTTAACTCGCCATCGCAGGTCAAGTTCTCAGGGCTGAGTCTGCTGTCAATGATCCCAGCGATCTTCTGACGATCTTCTGCGCGGAGCAGGCTGAGCTCACGACGCCCAAACAATTTACCCCAACGATTCTCTTGTTCTACCAATGCTTGCAGTGTACTGATATTCATCTTCGCTCCTTTTTGTTTACTATAACTGCAGTATACAACCGGTCAGTACCGGTTGTCAACCACTATTCGATCCAACAGTCCTCTGCACGTTCTATCGTAGTCTCCGAGCCACCAATGTAGTCACCCTGGAATCCGTTAGGGTTAGTGAGCACTAACCTATTGCCCGACAGTACTGCTTGGATCTTGCCCGACTGTTCTATGTCGCTCTTAAACGAGACCCAGTCCCCTACCTGTACTCTTACGCCGTCTACAGTAGCCATATCACATACTCCAATAAGATTCAGAACTGGGTGAGCAATAGTAGGGCGTGTCATAGCGTTCTTTGAACTCCGCACCGCCCATCAAGTTCCGTCGGGTTACATAGGTCTCGTGGATCTCGTAGCGATAGCCCTGTGATGCACGCCAAGTATTCTTCACAGAGTGCTCTAGCATTGAGAGGTTATCGGTATTATGATCTGCCTTGTGGACCATGCGCTCACCCACTTTAGTACGGGCATCCTTCTTGTAGATTTCAACTGTAAACATCTTCGCTCCTTTTTAACTATCTAGCCTATAGTATAGCACCGGTCCCTACCGGTTGTCAACCTCTATCTTGAGATTACCCATGACGGCTTCCAGGGTATCATAGGCCATTTGCCAGCGATCGCCCTCTATGTTATAGATCTGATTGATGGCATCGTTTAGGGTGGCCACGGCCATCTGCTTACGATACTCCAAGTCCTCTAACAGTAGATCGTCCTGCGGATCATATTGAGCCATTATGCAACCTCCAAGATAATAGTCTTACGAACAAATCCGGTGGTGTCCTTCTTAGCACGGCCCTTGGCTTTGAGTCCTGCCACTGTACCCTTAGGGTCTAAGAAGCGCAGATCGTGCTGATCAGCGTCTTCCACACGCCTGCCCATGTAAGTTTCGGGCAAACGATCGAACACCACAGCCACATTCATGCCTTGATCTACGGCCTTTTGGACATCTCTGTCGTTGCCATCTGCCGCTGAAAACGTCAAGTGATAGTTCTTTAAGTGGCTGACCTTGCGACCCAAAACCTTAGTATAGTCATAGAACTGTACACCTGGGAACTTGTCAATGATCCCGTACTTCTCCCAGGCAAGATCGCTGGTACCATTTAAACGGAATACGGGTGTCAATCCCAACTTAGAGGCCTGCTTAATACCTAAACGAATGTCTTTCTCTAGTTGAGCCATGAATTCGTCGCGAGCTTCAAAGAACATCCTTGTCTTACGAATGCGAGCTTGTTGGATCATGTTAGTCGTTTCACCCCGTTTAAACATACCCCCACGACCCGCTGTATTAAGACATGCACTGGTGCAGCCTTGAGTGCGCTTGGGGCAAGTCTCACGACCACTGAGATCTGCGGGCGCAAGGTGTAGGATAAAGCTCAAGTAACCCAGTTTCGTACCCTTCTGGATCTTTGGGTTGGCAGTACTTAACAGTTTCATCAGTTCGCTCCTGAATTAATTAACTAGTCTATAGTATAACACCGGTCGCTACCGATGTCAACCGGTCACTACCGAAAAGCCCTAGAGTCTACTCAACTATTCGGTCACTACCGGTTGACAGAATCTCTGAGTGACAGTATACTGCAAACACTAAGAGAGCGATAATAATAACACCTTAGTCCTACATGCGTTCGATCGGGCAGTCCGGGGGTGGACGTGGAGGGTGCCTGTCATTTCTAGAAATGTAAGCGCCAACTAACTTTCTCTCTAAGTAAGCACTAACTAACCCGCCGGTCGAGACCGATGTGGCTTTTGAACAACGGTTTTTTCGCTGTAGATAAGAACTATTCGCATCTAGAGTTAGCGTACACTAACTTAGATCCTCTGTGACCCTACCGTGTCTAGGGTTAAAAGACCCTTGAACCGGTCGCGACCGAATGGTAATTTATCATCGATCTAGGGGATTTTTATGGTGAAAACACTGTTTCGGTCTATACCGGTTCACGGTGGTAGACACCGGCGGTCACTACCGGCCACTGTTTTCCCAACCGGTCGCTACTGGTAAACCTAGGATATGAGCAATATTTTTCTTGACCGGTCCGTACCGATGATAGGCATAGTTCAAATACTCTCACCCTTTTTTCACAGTCTTTTTGATCTTCCGTTTAACCTTACCCGCAGCCTTGCGTAGGGGTTCTGGAGGCACTATCCACCCATGCTGGGGTTCGGGCTCTAAGATCTTTGTAGTGTCTACGTCATCTTCTACTGAGTTAGGGCCAGCGATTTCGGGCTTAAGGAACCGTTCCGGCACTGTCCACTCAGGTTCCATCAACTCTTCTTCAATCTCTATGGCAGAGACCCACAGCCATAGGGTCACAACTGTGCACATAGCCAAAATTCCCAAGAGAAACTGTCTAAGTCTAGAGTCCATCCCTTATTATACTAGATCAGTGCAGCGGGGTCAATGGAGTTTGGCAGTTCACTCAGGTAGATTACACCAATGGGTCTAGGTGGGTGCAGCGGGGCCAGTGCGTTTAGGCTGCGTATACAGTAGCGTACAGTAGCGTACAGTGTGAGTACAGTAGAATATAGTGTATACACTGTTGAAGTTAGGAGGCCAAAAAAACCGCGGCGCTGCCGCTTCGCGGCTATTCAGACTCTGTGCTAGCCAAAATGGCATCGCATATATACTACAAAGGAGTAAACTATATGATAGGTTATCTAGCATTTGGGTTGTTTTGGTCAGTATTTGCTGTTTTGTATTTGTCAAGAGATCCCAGTCAGGATCTAGCTCGCGAACTGGCCAGTGATCTAGTCTAATATGAACAACGATCTATACAACGAATACATAGTACGCAGTGGCCGACGGTATCGCTATGACCCGGACTATGACTGCTATTATCCAGTACCGGAGCCAGAAGAGTTGGGTCATTTATCACAGTTTGGTTGGATATATGTGACTTTGTTATTGTCTGCTGTTGCTTATTATATAGAGTACATACACTAAAAAATTTTTGCGCTGGCCCTTCTAGGGCTTAGGGGACTCTTGAACGGGAATTTATGCTCTACGAAACACCTACTCGCAGTCTAGTTAAAACTGTCATATACAGAATATGGGTTTTGATCACTACCTATATTATGTTATTGGTCACAGGGCAGAGCTTGGAATCCGCTCTAGTGCCCACCTTGATCATCAATGCTGTTTGGATGACATCCTACTATCTTTATGATCGTATATGGGCTAGAATCAGTTGGGGCCGGGTTCTGTAAGTCCCAGCTCTTGAATATTATCCCAAAAGTCTGTGTAGACCTTGCTGTCTTGACCCATGGCCCTGCTCAGGTGTTCTGCTAGAAATCCCACCATATATAACTGCTGTAGATTTCGATCTCTGTAGCGTGTTTCTGCTAGAATCCGCATCTGTGCTATGATTCGCTGAGTTCTCTGCTGTTGTTTGGTCATAATCCCGCTCCTTGAAGTATTTAAAGCTCTGTGTAAATAACAGTGAGCGAGGAGCGAATTATGTACATACGTTGTTATAGAACTTCGGCACCCGAGGGTGTTCAGGAGCAGTTATGGCAGTGCGCAGAGTGGGTACATGCCTGCGCCGTGGAGCCATACGCAGAGTTCTACATACGGGAAGATCGGGTATTTTGGGCCCTGATGATAGACCCAGAGATGACACCTGTGCCCCGTAAAGACCACGTGGCCTAGTCTACCAAAAGCCTAGACTGCGTCCAAAGCCAAATACGTGTAGGTGTGCGAAATATATGGTCATGACCAAGGGCCAGCCTGCGCCTCTGCGTAGGAAACTCAAGATACTAAAGATCGCACCCAGGAAGTTTATGGGATATATGTAGTACATCAAGGGTTGATTGGCAGTGACTGCCAAATAGGTAGTTGATGTGAATAGGCATACTGCGGCTATGGTTTCATAGTAAAATGCCCTGCGATCACTAGTATAACTTCTCACCCAGAAGTCACGGGTTGCACGTAATAAGTTCATATCAGTAGTTATCCATAAATATTTGACCATGACTAGAATCAGGACCTTTGACCTTAACCTCAGCCAATTGAATCGTGTACAGGATCTCCGGTTCCAGGGCTACTTTCGCATCATACACATCATGTATGACGATCTCACTGATCACTATGTTACACTGGTAGAGTGTGATGATCGCATGGCCACTTGGATTGAACTACAGTGACACTAGCACTGCCAAACGTAGATCTTGTCCTGCGACTTTTTACCCTTTTTTAGAGCAGCCACCTTTTGGCCCATCTGCTGTTTTAGATCCTCTTCTTCATCACAGGGTCTAAGTCCGTGCTTGACAGCATCTGCGTACATCTTTGGGCTAATGTTAAATGCCACATGCCCGCCTGGCCTAATGTGTGTGACACATTTGGTGTGTAAGGGTATAAAGAAGTTTGTGTAAAAGTCTTCATCCCGTTGCCAGGGTGTCATGTGCTCGTAGAGCTCTAGATTAACATAGGGTGGGCTGGTTAATACAAAGTCGTAGTCAAGCTCGCTGAAGTCTACGTCTAGGCAACTACGCCAAATCATGTTTAACTTAGACCCGTTGTCTACTTCAAACAGGGCATTGTCAAAGCCCGTTTCTGCTTTTAAGAATGCCATCATGTCTGCGTATGCTGGCTTCATTTCCACGTTGGTGTCAATGCCTGTGTAGTCAATGCCCAGGCTCCAAGCACCCAACATACGTCCACCCCAACCCGCAGTAGGGTCTAACACACTCTTAGCACGATACTTTTTATACAGGTATTTGGCAGTGGTGGCCTTGAACATTACGATACTGCCCAAGTTGATACGAAAGCACTCAAACACGTTGCCTGCGGCAGTACGACCCCCGCGATTGCGTACTTTGGTATCCGCAATCAGTTTAGCCCAGGCCTGGGGGTCACTGTGTATGTCATAGATGGTCTTGCCATCCTGTCTGCGGCATTTCAGCAGATTCTTAAACTGATAGTGATAAAGGAATGGATTGCCCGCAAAGTTGTTGGCATTGGCTCGGGCGTCAAAGCGATTCAGGTTATCCAAATCCCTGCGCAGTTCTTTGGTAGTGATGTTCTTATGATTTTCAATGTCTGTGAGGGTCACAGAGTTTAGGTGTAGGTTAACTGGCTTTAATGGTTTACTGTTGGGCATAGTCTAGGGCATTCTTTTCGCAGATTGATCGTTGGCTGTGTGTAAAGTAATTAGTCTTTTCCGAGCCCCCGCCTTGAAAATGTTGTTTACGTGCCTTTTGTATCCAACCCCTGTTAAAACGATCTACTTTGGTTAACTTCACAGCATACTCTTTGACTATGGCTGTGAGTTTGGTCTGTAGCTCATCCATTAGGCTCTGTTCTTCTGCTGTGATCACATCACGACCCATGAACACTGTGGTGCTGTTCTGTACGCCCGAACTCAGCACATAGATAGCCATGGGTTTGGGAGTGTTGTCATTCCACATGGGACACTGTCCATTTTTACCGCTTTTACATTCAAGGGCTATGAATCTGTCGTTGAAGTCTCGAACTAGGATATCTGGAAAGCCCTGTGATCCTGCGGGCTGTACAATAAATGAACCCGGAGGCATGCCTTCTGTGGCTCGACGTAGGTCTTGATCGCTGCCACCCTCTGCCCATCGACGCAGTAGGCTTTTGGTCAGTTTTGGGTGTTGTGCTTTGGACACTGCTGTGAATCCTGCGGATTCAACTCTGTCGGCCACGGCCTGTTCGTGTCCTGCGTCTGTGGCCCCAGAACGAGCTTGGTCGTTCTTATAGTAGGGCATGTCAAGTATAGTCTTGAGGGCTTGGTGAAATTGTTTACTCATGCTAGTATTATACAATACTAGACCTGGGCTGTCAACCTTAAATCAGTGTTTCGATTAATTCGACTTTAGGTTGCCAGTCCTGTGTGCGTAGGAACTGACGTTGATTCAGGCGCTGTGCGAAACTCTCTGCTTTTTGCTGAGCCAACTTGCGATCCTGGGTATGACGCCCTTTGAGGCTGTCTTCGTCAAACTCACGCTGTAGTTGATTTTTTGACGGACTGAATGCCATCACTGTCCAAATCTGTGCCATTTGTGTTCTCCTTTAGTTTATTTAACTCGTATTGGGCGAACAAGCGACTAACGGCTTCCATCTGTTGTTGGAATACATCTGGTGCGGCTGTGCTGGCACGATCCATGTCCCATTGGCTGGGAAAGTGCCTAAGTATGCTACGTGCTTCTTGTCGAATCTTTAAGGGCACACGTGGTGTTTCACTGCTGTAGCAGAGGCTCTGTAGGAATCTACCAGCCCACAAAACAGCACGATAACGTTCATCTGGCAGTGTCATAGTTCACCTGTGATATGTGCTAACAGTACTAGGATCTGTTGCGGGTCTTGAATATCTTGCCAAAGTCCCCAACCTGAGTCCTCTGGATCTATCTTTTTGTTTAGACATTCTGTCATAAAGTCATTGCGGAATTCTGATTCAATCCAACGAAACGCACCATTGGCCGCAAACAGTTCAACGCAGACCACTGTTTCGTTTTCCAGGGCTACCACACTCATTAGGTGACTGTCTTCTGTGCCCCAGTCGATGTAATAACAGGGATCATCGCCCCAGCACTGCCACTCAGTGATCTGATTGCCGCCTCTGGGTCGTCCGGCCAATGTTTCTAATTCTGATAGTGTCATACTAGCCCTTGGCGTTTGAGCTGTTGATAACGAGCTCGAAGCCACCATTTATACTGATGAAAATACTCTTGTTGTGTATATCTGGGCAGATAGTATAAGTCGTGTTCCTCACAGTTTTGGAACCATATTTCCTGTGCCCAGGTTCTAAAATTCTTAACGACTGGTGTTTTCATATCTAGAGAACCTACTAAGAAAACTTTCTAAGTAACAACTGAATTCTACATTGTGTGTTTCAGAAGAGGGATTTTCTCTACGATAGTGTACCCAAGTCTGTCCGTTTATTTCGACCACGCTGAGCACGTGATAAAAATCTCTAGTGTTGCCGTACCAACGACTACCTTGTTCTACCTGCGTCATTATTTCCTCCAAAAGTTTCAAAAACAGCCTTGACTAAACGACCTGCTTCTTCTTCTGTGAGATTAGCATTGTAGTTATTGACACGAAAACTCTTTCCAGGAAATCGCTGTTTGACGTTTTCAAACATAGATCGGAAGTCTGCGCCCTGTGCTAGGAATCTGCCCTGATCGCCATAGGCAAAATAAACTCCGTCTACTCGTTCAATATCTAGAAATTCTTCTTGCTTACTTACTTCTGTTACTTCATCTTCTTGTTCAGATCTTAGTTCTTCTAATACCTTTTCAAGATCAATACCTTTTTCTTTTGCCAATTTCGCAAGTGTTAATTTCATAGGTACTAGGATACTCCACTGACCTAATTTAAAAACAGCATAAAATAAAGCCACTTGAATCAAAAATCCTAGTATGTCCATAATCTCACTCCTGTGTGTGTATTTAATAGCATTATACTGTCACTGTGTTGTTTTTGTCAAATTATTTCATTTCCAATACTTTATTTGAAACAACATAAACTTCTTTGGATTGGTTACAGTATAATCGGCTGTGTAATTACCAGTGCCATCCAGTGCCATGGCAAATCCGTATTTCTTTTCTGCCCAATGATGTACCGTGGGCCTAGCAGTTAGATCATAGATACCTTTGTGCTCTTCGATATATTCACGCCGCATTCTGCGAATAGAATTAAAGTATCTATCACGTTCTTCTTTAGATGTGCCCACAACATTAACTCCATTTGAGTATAAACCAATCACGTTTAGCAGGATCCTTCCAACTGAAAAGTCCATTGCCGGGATCAGTGTATGCGCCATTGTCTTTGGCCCAACTACGCATTTCATTAATTTGGTCTTCTGTGAACTGTTCTAAATCCAGTTTCACTCCGGGAAGTCTAAACATACCAACTTCACAGGTTTCAATCTTAGGACCTTTTTTATCTTCGCCTGATGGAGCGGGCAGTGTGATGTTGTTAAAAATAGCACTGGGATTAGTGACTGCTGTATTCACTGTCTGTGTGTTGACTGTTTTCTTTTTACGTGGCATTATTGAAACCTCATCCAAAATTCTGTAATCAGTTGCGGGTCTATGTCTTTGTGAATTATAACACTGGTCCTAGGCTTTTTATCATGATCGTATATCCATGTGTTCCAGTCTGCTGATATCTCCCAACCGTCGCCTCTAAGTATTTCATTGACGTCTTTGGGCCACAGCATTGGTCCAATCCTTTCATGGCACCAGGATATAACTGGTTGACAGAGATAGTCTTCGAGTATCAATACCTGCCTTGTTACAATGTTTGTGTAACCTTTGTCAATGTCAAATTCTAATTTCAAGGACATTAGTTTCCCCACCTTAGCACAAACCAATTGGCATCTTGTTGCTTTTCAAACACCCATGTTCCCATGTGTTCTTCATGATGCCCTTGACAGTTTTGATCAACCCAATCTTTTATCTTATACCAGGCACGTTCGGGAGGAGTATAGATAAGGTCAACTCTGATCCAACCAAGTTCCACTAACATACCTGCTAGGACTTCAAAGTCAATGGCCGCGGACATATCCTTGGCCATATCCTCGGCAACCATTTCGGCGATCTGTCTTTTACGACTCATTGTTCACTGTGTTTAATCTGTAGGAACAAAAACTTTTTGCTCTTGGGTTCCCACCACTTACCTAATTCACCACATCGATCATCTCTGTCTGGACGACCAATTCGGGTAACACCGCAGGAATCGTATTTGGCTAGTACCTTTTTAGATCCTACAACAGGATTAGGTTCAATATGCGTTTCTTTAAAACTTTTTCGGCACTGGTAAGCATACTCACTGTTAAAGCCGTGTGTTATAATACTAGAGATGGTTCTAAAACTATGTTTACAATCTTTACATAATAATTCACTGCTCATTTTTACTACGCTCACTTTCTTTAGTAAGTTGGCAGACAAACATAAACCTTTCATAGGCTTTACGCACTGCCGGGTTGGACATAAGTTTTTCTACTTCTTTGGTCATGGCTTTGACACCGGCTTCGGCAGCATCACGTGCTGACCCGTGTGTCATCATGAACCGCATGTCGTCGGGCATGGTCTTAATAAACTCTTTCCAACGACGATTATCTTCTTCAGTCATTTCTCTATTAACTGGGCGCAGTTCTGTGGCCTGTCTAATTTTATCGCTGATTTCATCTAAGGCGTAAGTTCCTGCGGCAACCATAGGAGCCAGGGCAGGATCAATATTAAACATACGCATAGTCGATCCAGGTTTTGATACTACAAGATGACTGCCTTTGGGGTAACTATCACAATACTCGCTGTCATATTCTGACACGGGAACATATCTACGTCCTGCTTTTTTGTAGAATATGGTTTGTTTTTTCATAGGCCTCGTTGTTTACGTTCAAATTTTTCTTGGCAGTAGATACAGCGAGTTACACCTGGCTGTGCTTCTTGCCGTGCTTTGGGAATTTCTTCTCCGCAGTCTTCGCACTCTTCTAAACTAGGTTGACTACGCTGTTTGGCTAACTGTTCTTGAACTTTACCAATTGCGTTCAAATGTAAATGGATACTATGAAGTTGAGCCATTTCGGCTTCTTCTTCATTGTTATATTCAAATGCTTCGTTTTCGTTTATTGACAAATTAGTGCCCTTTCTTTTTGAGATAATTAAATATTTTTGTTTCCGATTCTGTGTTTTCTATAGTCACAGAGATTATGATAGCCCATTTTGTAGCAAGGACAATGTTTACCCAATATCCAACGAGCAAGGGCTATTCTAATCTTAGTCATTAACTAATTCTCCGGTAACAGCACTAATTTTAAGACCGGACTCATTGACAAAATAAGGTTCTGACTTTTTATTAGCCAAGATTTTTTCTACTCGTTGAGTTGCTTCTTTACGTTCTTCGTCGGTCATTTCATAACATTTGGGATTACGCTTAGGATCTCGCATTAATGGATAAGAAAAATTTGGTTGCGGTTTTAATAGTTTAGTAATCATTTCTTACCTTTTCTTTTCTTTTTTGGTACAGGAAAATCTATAGGATTGTCTGTGTTAGACACATGAACAGACTTCCATTGTTCGGCTCTTGCTTTCATGCCTTCAGGATCACGTTGTAAATCGTCAATGGCATGTCGTAGTGCTTCTTCAACTAATTGATTGAAAGTAATATCACGCTCATGTGCCAGTTTCATGTATTCCAGTAGTTCTTCATCTGTAAGTTCAATAGGAACTTTTACACGATCATCATAATCTTCACCAGCAACAATGGCCAATGCTTTTTGGATAAAGTCATCGTCCACATCCAAATCAATATATTTGACATCATCCCATGCTTCATTGGCATCTATGCCCCGCACTTCTGCTTCTTGGTCATGATAATGTTTGAATTCTGGATTGATCAATCTGTAAGCACGATTACGACTGTAGTCATAGGCACTTGCTTCGTAGACTGTTTGAGTTCTAGTATCAAACACAATGCTGACAGTGTGTCCATTTTGATCTTGATTCCAACTGTCCAATCTATAAGCATCATTGCCATAGCAGTCCCAGCAGTAGTTACTACCTTCGGTGATTCTGTAGTTCACCAACTCCATATATTCTTTTAGTGTGATCATTGAATTACTTCCTTTTCTCTAAGAGTCACAAATACCTTAGATCCGTGCTCACGTATCAAGTCAGCCAGGCCCTGCGGCGAGTCAATACTATACTGTCTTAATGTCTTTATGTCAACCTCTGATTGAAATGTCCAAATCTCTGGAAATCGTTGTGGATTGGCTTTGGCTCGCATGATTAACATTCCTACAGGCAATTTCATTTTTGGTTGTTCACCTTTAAGTGCCGCCCAGGTAAGATCCTTTTCGTAGGCACTGAGATCAATTATAGTTTCAAATCCTAGGCTATCAAAATATGCTAGATAATAACCTAGTCCACGTTTTTTAGACTTCGCCATGTGTAATCTTTTTCTGCTCGACGAGCAAAGGTTGAACGAACTGAGTTTTTATCTTTAATCCAGTCATCGATAATAGAGTAATTGCCAGCACTGCCCAACGGAGCATTTTCTCTAATCCAAGTAGCAATAGCCCAAAACATCTGTCGATTGGCTGTGTCTGCTATAGTAAGAGCTCGATCGTAATCCTGTGCCAGCATGGCTTCACAGAAGCCTCCTGGACGTAATCCATTAACGAAATAACGATCTAGACTGTCTTTGGTATGTTCAGGAATCTCCATCCCCATATATCGGAGATCGCGTTCCTTTTCAAAATCAATTACGGTTCCCATTTTCCATTTCCTTCATCATAGTTTTCATTAAAGCAGTCATTCTTTTAATTGCTTCTTCAGGACTGGGTTGTTGGTTAACAGGAACACAATAGGCACTAGGTCCTTGTTGTATGATGGCCTGTGCTTCTTTAACACATTCGGATCGACTGGCAAACACAGCCACTTGTTGGTCAGGAAAATTTGGTGTCTTAGACACTAGCATTAACGCAAATAAAACTTCAGTCATCATTTAACTCCTATATGTTTACATGAACCTCTAAACGTGAACCCCGGACAAGTACAACTATGACTGGTTACTTCGTATACCTTGCCATTACTGCCCTGTACCAATCGAACTTCTTCTTTCTTATCCTTGACTTCAAATGAATAAGGCTTACCATCTATTTCTCTAATGTATTTTCTTTGTATGACACGAAATGAAAAGTCTTTGAGTCCTGTACTCAGAGCAATCTCTTCAGGTTTTACCCATTTGACTTTAACTTCATCGCCTTCATAGTAATTGAATTCAGGTATTTCAAAGAAGTATGAAGTCCTGCGTTCATACATTGTATTGTAGACTTTGAGCTTCACCATTGTTCTCCTCGAGCTCTACGAATTTGAGCATCAAACGGATGTCGATGTACTTGATCCCATTTTTCACCACAGCGAATTTTTGGATCCTCTGGTCGATAACCATAACTACAGTTATCCACAGTCATCCATTCTGTAGAAGCACAACCAGTTAAAATAACAGCAGTTAATAATACCAAAATTGGGCGCATTGATCTAGTGTCTGTGTGTTTATGATGTTATTATTATATGACCATTCACAGAATTTGTCAACTAAAACCCAAACCCAATAAATAAGTTTGTGTCCAAAAGGAGATAATCATGACCCTGCGTAATCTTGCCATTAATTTGGTAGTAGGTCAAGAAATTGTAGTGGGCCCAAATGACGAACATGCTACAATTACTAAAATTGAGTATCATGAAAAGAGTGGAGAAGTAACAATAAACACAACAAAAGGACCAAGGAAAGCACTTACGTTTAAATTGGCTCCAACCTACGCAGAGGACTGGCTTAACCCAGCAGATAAATATAGATAATATGCGAGTAATTGAAATAATCGAAAACATTGAAACAGCGTTGGACGAAAAGGCTTCCAGAAAACTCTGTGCGAGTCAAAAGTCCGATTCCGAACTTGGCGCTTCTAATTTGGCTAGTTGTAAAAGCCAAGGACTAAGAGCTCGAGACGGAAAGAAAAGTCATTTGGTCGGCAAGACTCGCAAAACGGTGGGCGGCAAAAAGATCAAAGGAAAACGCTACGGCGGGCCATTGCCTGATTGGAGTTAACAATGATTGGTACGCTTCTCGTTGCGCCACCCGCACAGAAGGACGATTACTGGGAACACGCAGTAATCTATATCTACGAAAAATCCCCAGCCAGTATAGTAGGACTAATGCTGAATAAACCCAGCGAACGTTATGTGTCTGAACTGGCCACACATCACGGACACCACTATGATGGCGCCGAACCTCTCTACGTAGGCGGGCCAGTAAATCCATCCAGTCTTATAATGCTACACACAGACGACTGGTCTTCAAAGAACACCATGCACATATCTGGAAACATAATGATCAGTTCTGATCGAGATATGATTGAAAGATTAACCGAAGGTGATGCTCCAAAGAAATGGAAACTATTTCTTGGCATGACAGTATGGGCACCAATGCAGTTAGAAGGTGAACTCAAAGGTAGTCCTCCATGGAACAAAAAGAATTCCTGGGTAACTGCTCCGACTAACGAATCAATCTTATTCGGCAAGGACGGTGAACGTATTTGGAAACGAAGTATAGATCTTGCCGCCAAAGACATGGTCAGCAGTTACTTTTCTATCTAAAAACGGTTGACAATGGCTGTTACTTGGCCATAAAATACTAACATTATAAATAACTTAAACGCAGAATCAAAATGGCTGACACTCTTTTGCTTAACAGTGATGCCCAACCAGCGTCATGGTTGCCTTTGAGCACATTGACCTGGCAGGATGCTATCAAATATATGGTACTCGACAAAGCACGAGTACTGGAGTGGCACGACGGTTGGATCGTTAGATCGGCTAGATGGGAAACCCCAGTTCCGGCAGTGATGATGCTGACTGAGTATATGAAGCCAAAGATGACTGTTAGATTTTCTAAAGGCAACGTGTTCCTACGTGACAAATATACCTGTCAATACTGTAGTGATAAGTTAGAGAAACGCGAATGTACTTTAGATCATGTACTGCCAGTCAGCCACGGTGGTAAGACTACATTTGATAATACTGTTACTGCCTGCGGTCCATGTAATGCCAGCAAAGGTAACAACAAAAAAATCAAACCGTTGACTAAACCTCAGAAGCCAGACTATTGGGAGTTAGTCAATAAACGGAAACAACTTGATTTTCAAGTTCGTCATCCTAGTTGGCTTGACTATATTAAATAATTATATGAAAAAATTCTTTTGGAAAATACTAGGATTCTGTAGCCTAGGAATGGCGTATGTAGGGGTTGTCACACCAGGCATCCCCTACAGTCCATTTGTTGTATTTGCCGCATACTGTTTTGCCAAAGGCAGTCCTAAGATGCATGCTTGGCTATACAATCATAAACTGTTTGGTCCGTTCCTAACCAACTGGAACCAAAAGCGTGTGTTCCCATTAAAGATGAAATACTTCATGCTAGGCATGATGTCGTTGAGTTTGGTGCTGATGTATACTGGCGGAGTTAAACCAATTGGTATTATTAGTACAGCAATCTTTATGGCATTGGTTGCTGTGTGGGCTTGGCGTTATCCTAGTTCAGTTGAAGAACACGACAAGAGAATCGCCGAAGGTCGCAAGATTGGTTGGTTTAATAATTTTCTTTAAACACAACTTTCAACGCATTAACTAGATCCTCAATCATTCCATCATCATGAAACGGAGTAGGTGCGAAACGTAACCGCTCCGTTCCCACATCTACAGTTGGATAGTTAATAGGCTGTACATAGATATTAAACTGTTCTAACAGTTTATCACTCATTGCCTTACAACGTTTAGCATCACCAACAAGCACAGGAACAATGTGTGTAGTTGAACAGTCCATTACTGGCAAGTCTGCTTTCTTTAATTCTTCTTTGAGTTTACGAGCCTGTCGTTGATGTTGATCGCGAACGTCTTGATGTTCACGTAGATATTTTACTGCGGCCAAGGCTCCAGCACAGGTAACTGGACTCATACTCGTTGTAAAGATAAAGCCAGCAGCCACACTACGAATAGCATCTACCACTGTTTTGTCTGCGGCAATGTACCCACCTTGTGTACCAAATGCTTTACCAAGTGTACCGTTAACTATGTCAACACGATCCTGTAAGCCCAACTCTTCTAATTTACCTGCGCCTTCGTCACCATATAGTCCCACAGCGTGTACTTCATCAATATATGTAATGGCATGATATCTATCTGCTAGATCACAGATTTCCTCAATCAATCCCACATCTCCGTCCATACTGTAAACACTTTCGAATACAATACAAGGAGTGCGTCCACTGAGTTTACTGTTGGCTAATTTGTTTTCTAAGTCTGCTAGGTCGTTGTGTTTGAATACCTGTTTGGGCGCACGACTGTGACTCATACCAATAATAAGACTGTTATGATTATTGGCATCTGATATGAATTCTATATTGTCTATGATCTTCGATAGGGCAATTAAAGTCCATTCGTTAGCCACATAGGCACTGCTGAATAACAGTGCGCCTGTCTTATTATGTAGACTGGCTAGTTCACGCTCTAGAGCAACGTGATAGTGACTGGTACCGCCAATGTTACGAGTACCGCCTGATCCCGATCCTGTATGGTCAAGAGCGGTGTGCATGGCATCAAGAACAACTTTATGCTGTCCCATGCCTAGATAGTCGTTTGAACACCAATTGATGATGTTTTTAATATTGTACGGGCCGTACCATATTGCCTGTGGGAACTTGCCGTTTTCGCGTACAATGTCGTTGAAGACACGGTATTTGCCGTTGTCTTTCATGTCTTGGATTAGTTTTTTGAAGGGATCTTTGTTAATCATAGTATAGTATTTAACCAATAAATATTCCACAAATATGTTAAAAGAGTTGACAATTACAAATAAGAAAGTATAATAATAAGATGATTGGAATAATTGGCCTAGGCATGGTGGGCAAGGCAGTAAAGTTTGGCTTTTCTAAAACCACTGCTGTTTACTCAGACCCAAAATATAATACTGTAACTGTTGAAGCAATCTGTAGACAAGAGCCCCTGGCTATATTTGTCTGTGTACCTACACCTACAGATGACAGTAATTATTCCACACTGACCTCTGTGCTGGATCAAATCAAAGCCACAGGCTATCAAGGCATCACAGTAGTTAAGAGTACGATACTGCCAAAGTATATCAAAGATTATGACGTGTTGTTTAATCCTGAGTTTTTAAGTAGAGCCACAGCCAACGAAGACTTTGTAAATCCTCCTATGGTGATCATAGGTGGAGACTCGGATAAAGCACAGCGTCTATTAAATATATATGAAACACTGAGCACAGTTAATTTAGACAGAGTAGTGTTGACCACAGTGGAAAATGCCTGTATGGCCAAATACTGTATGAACAGTTTTTATGCTACCAAACTTACATTTATGAATCAGATGTATGATGTGGCAAATCAAGTAGGCGCAGACTGGCCAATGGTTACAGGTATCCTACGCAATCATCCATGGATGGGCACACATCATTTTGAAGTGCCGGGACCAGATGGAGAGCGAGGGTTCGGAGGCCCATGCCTACCCAAAGACACAGAAGTATTGGCCAAAGAGTTTGATGTACCTTTGCTAGATGTTGTGCTGTTGTTAAACAAGGTATATAGACAGTGAAGACATTATTAGTTGTTCTATCCGAAAAATGTAATCTTAACTGCTCATATTGCGGAGTAGACAAGTGGTCTAAGAATCGTATTGACCCTGTGTTGTATTTGGCTGAGTTCCGTAAGATGCGTGAGCAATATCCAGATGAAACAATTAAGATAGACTTCTTTGGTGGCGAGCCCTTGCTACAGATAGATTTGATAGAAGAGATACTAGAAGGTGTGCGTGATGATGGCAACATCAAACTATTCATGCCTACAAATGGATTACTGCTTACAGAAGAAACTGTAGACTTCCTAGTTAGAAACAACATAGAAGTTTCTATCAGTTTTGATGGACTATGGCAGGATAAGAATAGACTACAGTTAAACGGCAAAGGAACTAAACAACGTTTCTTTGAAAAGCGAGAACTGTTTAAGAAGTTACCCGAAGTCAGTTGCCACAGCATGATAACCAAAGGCTGTTATAACTTATTGGAAAATCATCTATGGATCAAAGAGCACTTTGGATTTAACCCAGAACTTACACTGGTACGTGACGTAGGTACTTGGGATCAGGACAGCGTTGATAAACTCAAAGTAGGCATTACTGAGATGTTTGACTGGTATATTGCCAATCCAGAACAGGGCATGCCTTACTTTGTGCTGTTCTATCTAAGACACTTTTTGGATTATCACAGCAAAGGTGTTACTACGGATAACTGCGGTGCTGGTACAAATATGTTTATGTTCAGCGAAAACAAAGTTGTGCCCTGTACACGTTTTAAAGACAGTCCGGACATGATAGCGGCTATACCCAAATATGCCCAAATGCCCGTTTGTCAGACCTGTGAAGTTAAGAATTACTGTAAAAAGGGCTGTTTATTTGAGCAGATTAAAAACCAAGGTCCTATAGTCGAGCTCTGCGATATCTATAAATATACGTATAGAGAAGTTAAACGCATGACAGCGGCCCTAAAAAATAACCCAGATTTTAAACAAGTCGTTAAAGAAGAAATGGAAAAGGAATACGAAGATGGCTACGAGTATTAAGAAAATGAATAGGGCACTATACAATGCGAGCTTCCACTTATTAGAAGCCAGCAAGCATTTGTCCAACGAAGAACTGTTTCAAGAGGAAGCAGAATATCTAGCCAAACTTGCTGAAGATATGCTAGGCATCATCCAAGAAGAACCAGAAAAGGTCAGCGAGGAAACAATGATGTCAGTCTTAGACGAAATATTAAACATTGAGGATATCAAATGAAAGTATCAAAAGGATCATTTACACTAGAAGTTACAACCACAGCACTGTGTAATCTAGGTTGCTCATATTGCTTCGAAGGTGTAAAGACAGATACACGCCGACTCGACGATAAAGTAGATATTTTAAAAGTACGTATCAGAGAGTTCTACGAAAGTGCTTGGTTCAAAGAGAACTATGATGAACTGATGATCGACTTTTGGGGCGGTGAGCCAACCCTTAATGGAGATCTAATTATTGATATTATGAAGGAATTCCAACACATTGAAAACATTGGATTCCATATCTATACCAACGGTTACAATCGTAAACGTTTAGAACATGTATTAGATAATATCAATATTAAAAAACTAAACATTCAGTTTAGTTACGATGGTAAGAACATCAACGACAAGTTCCGATTAACACACAGCGGTAAACCTACATCAGCACAGGTTATTGAGAACTTTGAATACTTTGCTCGCAAGGGTGTTAACCTAAGCCTAAAGGCCACAGTTCCCCTATCAACAATGAGAGGTATCTACAATGCTTGGCAAGATTATAAAACATTGTATGAGAGATTCAAAGACATTGGCCCTAACTGCCGCGTTGAGTACGCACCTACGATTGACTACGTAACAGATCTTCCTATAGATAAAATGCCGGATATGGTAGCAGACTTCCGCAAAGAGATGTTGATGATTGCCAAGGAAGAGATTGCGTTTGTTAAAAAATACGGACATCATTTGTGTACTTGGTTTGACGGTGGGGATGCTAAGAGTCATTGCCAAAGCGGAGCATCAATGCATGCTATCAACGTAGATGGTAACAGTTACGCTTGCCACGGTTCGTTATATAGTCCAAATAAAGAGCAAATGGCATCGGGCGGCAATATCGATGATGCTGATTTTATCGATAAAGTTATTAAAATGGCCACAACTTATCAGCCAAAAGCACGTGAAGTCAGCGATATCTGTAAGGGCTGTGTGGCCACAACCTGTATGATTTGCCCTGTTTCGAGCTTAGATAACAGCAAGAAAGAAGATTACTTTGATCGTTGGACTGATCGTTGGGTAAATAACATGTGCGGTTTCTACAAAGCATTTGGGGAAATCGATCGCACAGTTCAGGCTTATCTAGACAAAGAACTAGCCAAAAAGCCCGAGGAAATCAAACAAGAGGAAATATATTAAAATGGCTTGTAGCGGAACATTTTGTAATTTAAATAGTTCAGGAACAACAACCTGTTCAAATCATCGTGGAGCCTGCTCTACAAACAGACCATTGTCATCTAGTACAGAATTTGCTGTAACCACAGGTCGTGTTACTGCGGCTGATATCGAAGATTTACGTAGTAAAATAAATGCAGAATTAGACCGCTATAAAACACATACAACTAACAGCGGAACAGTTAATCATTTCAGCGGTGTTGCTAATCGCCAAACTAGTGCGTTCGGCACTAGCACTGTTATTTCCGCCGCACAGATTAACGATTTAGAATTAATGGTTCAACAGACAAATAACGTTACTGAGCCTGTAGGTAGCACCGCGGCTGTGTATACTAACCCGGCAGATGCTACGACTCCTGCCAATAGTTATAGCTCAGGCGCACTAATTGACGACAGTCACTGGATTGCTCTACGTGACAAATACAACATCATGCGTCAAGATTGTATTTGTAACTCAGACTGTACCTGTAATGCTGTATGTAACTGCCACAGAGACTGCGGCTGTAACTACAGTGACGAGCGTCTAAAACAAAACATCAAATTCCTTGGCACACGTGAAGGAATTAATATCTACAGTTACACTTATACATGGGATCCTGAAACAAAGTATATCGGTGTTATGGCTGGAGAGATATTACAAAGCGAATACTCTCATGCTGTTGAAATCGATGAGCAAGGGTTCTTTAGAGTACACTACGACAGACTACCTAACAACGGAGAACTTTGGAGCGAACCAACAACAGTAAAGGAATAAGATGAGTAGCATCATATATGATTTAGCCACAGTACAAGACCGTGGCACACATTGGTTTGTAACAAACGTAACTCAAAACACACTAGATAATCAAGCAGACAAAGACGAAAAGATTCTGCGTCTTTCTTACATGAGCCATCAGTTGATCAAACAGGCACTGATGGAAGGCAAGCGAGTACACATCCACAAGACTCTACAGACAGGAGAAGTATTACCTGGAGAGTTTGATGTCATTGATCTAAAAGAAACAGATCCAATTCAAGAAGCCAGAGATGCGTCTGTAGTCAAAATACGTATGCTGGTAACTCCAGAACTATCTAAGATCAGCGGCTTTGCCATGTACGGATTTATTGTATTAAACAACGACATGGCCGCCAACGGATATTTTATCACTAATGAAAATCGTGAAGAAAAGTATCTAGAAATTTTAGAAACTGGCGACGAAAAACTAATCGCCAAGTTAGAAGATTATCTCAACTACAAAGACGAAATTGAAGCAGTGGCACACTTAGAACGTAAGTTCACGGCATTTAGAAATGAAATACGTGCGGCTACCACAGTTGAAGAAATCAAAGCCATAGAAGAGCGATTCTTAGAGCGATTCTACGCAAACTTCTGATAATGAACTATGGTGTTGTATACAAGTTTAAACCACACAATAAGATCAACGGAACATTGTTTTACTGTTTCGAATACTTTAAATTTCTAAGAAAGTATGTTGACGCAAAGTTTTATATTGTTGGTATAGACGCAAAGGATCTAGAACTAGTCGTTGAAATCCTTACGGCAAAATACGACACTGTAGTTGACAACATAATTCCAGTTACCTTAGTTGAGTTATATAAACTCAATCTTGATCGTACACTCATCCTCGATGTAAACACTTTCTATGACTGTAAAGAATTCTTAACCAACGAAATACATTGTTTCAGCAATGACACACACGAGATGTTTCGTTATAAGAATAATCGCACAGTTACCTACTATGGATTGTATCCATATCAACGCTACGATGTAGAATGTATCTTAAAATTAAACTTTGAAATATTCAGACCCTGTAAGAGTCAATCTGGCGTATTTGTCAGTTGTCTTGATCCAAAGTACATACGCTATGAATATGAAAGATTAAAGACACAATTCAATCGTCCTATCTTATTAAAAAAACAACATACAGGCATTGGAGATCTATTTGATCAAATTGATGCTGTTCATTACATCCATGTAGTCAGAGATACCAACAACAGGATCATACCAGAAGGATTCTTTTATGGTAAGACTGTGACTGTAGAAGAACCCTACAATCTCAACACTGACTCGATACAATTACGCTACAACGATATAGTTGTCAACGGACTAGGTAACTATACTCTCACAGAAAACTGTCCTATGGTGCGAGCATGTCTAAGATAACACAGTTAGACGACTCCTATGATCTTTGGCTTAGTTACTCTTGGAGCAATAACAATCATGGCATCTGTGGACACACCTATGAAGTTATAGATTATTACTTTACTCTAAGAAATGATTTCAAAGTTGGAGTACTGCTCTGCGAAGACATTGACTGGCCAACGTTTGAATCCAGTATCCGTGGCAAATACAATTTCACAGACGAAGAGATAGAGGATATCAAATCTAACACAGTGTTTGCCAATAGACCTACATTGGTCAAGGGACGCAACATAATATTCACAGACGGCGGCATAGTTAATATGCGGCCGGTGACACTGTTATTTGATAACATCTTTTACTTTGCCTGCGGCAATAAAGAAATCAAAGACAACGACAAAGATAATGTATGGATCTTACAAGACAATCGCGTCTACGAACTTGTAAAGAAAAACGGTGTCAATTATAAAAAGAAGATTCTATTTGATAGATTAAAAACACTGGGTCCTAGTAAGGATTCAGTGTTGGTCTATGCTACTAAGAACTGTAGACAGTTAGACTCCTATGAAGAACTAACGCAGTACGGCAATGACATCCTAGTTATAACAAACAAAGAGAATATGCCTAAATCTATAAATGGATTTACTTTTGTAATTCCTCCTGTGAACGACTTGTTTGAACAGTTTGGCACTTACGTCTATACTCCAGTTAAGCGTAAATGGGATTGTAGTCCCAGGTTCATAGCAGAATGTAAATATTACGGTAAATCCGTAATTTTCCACAATATCGATTATTGGGACGAGGATCGCGGATTGTACTGGCGCAACTGGGATATAGAAAACGACTTTGATAGTCTGTGTCTAAGACCCAGTGACGACCTTGTGAACATACTTAAAGGTATAATATGATTGTTGTAGAGATCCTAGAGTACTGTAACTTCAAGTGTTATTTTTGTAAAGCCAAAGACATTACTGAACCAAAGTATATGCCGTTGGACTTGTTCAAACGAATAATACTTGAAGCAAAGGAAATGGGCATTACTGAAATAGATCTTATCCCCGCAAAGGGAGAGCCATTCTTACATCCTGACATCTATGAAATGTTAGCGTTCCTCAACGAACATATGAAGTATACCATTGTGTTTACTAATGTTACCGCAGTTAATGTACGTAAGTTGGCAGAAGTTCCTATGAACAATATTAAACTCTGTGTCAGTTACTACGGAGATACTCCTGCTCGTTTCAAAGAACTAACAGCAATGGATAAGAATCTATTTGATATTGTACATAAACGTTTAGAAGAATTAGATGCTAACGGCATACAATATAAACTAGAGCGTAGAGATTATGGTTACGAGTTTAACTACACAGGCACAAAGATAACAGAAGAGTTTGATCCTAAACTCAAATGCCACTTCCATAGTATGCCTAAGATTATGGCCAATGGCGATGTAGTATTCTGTAAGTTTGTCAAAGACAACACACCACCTAACGATAGGGTAGCCTTTGCTAACTTACACAATACATCATTAAAAGACGCACTGACAGATCCAATACGCTACAAGTTTTTTGACAGTCAAAGCATCTGTGTCAAACACTGTAGTAGTTTTAGTAGAACCTGTTACAAGGAAAGCATCAGCAGTTTTAAACTAATGGCCGAAAGTAAAAAGAAATATATGATCAATCCTGTGCCAGTTGATCAACAATACCAAGAGATAGAACGTGAGACTTTACAACGAACTCAGCAACAAGTTACAGATAGACCGTGACGAACCAATCTGTGAACGTGCCAAGTTAGACACTGGCACTCACTGTAACTATCGTTGCGAATTCTGCTATTACAAAACACAGTTAAATGATGTAACTGAGTTCGATGCCATACGACAACGAATAGACTATCTTGTAGCCTGCGGCATCAAAGAAGCAGATCTCAGTGGCGGAGAAAGTAGTATACACAAGCAATGGTTTGACATACTGGACTACTGTAAGAGTAAAGGACTAAAGGTCAGCACACTGAGCAACGGCTACAAGTTTGCCGACAAAGAGTTCTTACGTAAAAGCAAAGAGCACGGCTTAGAAGAAATACTGTTCTCAGTACACGGCTATGATAAAGAAAGCCACAACATCCTAGTAGGACATCGCAAAGGCTTTGAGAACATTGTACAGGCAATTAAAAACGCACACGAACTAGGAGTGTTGGTTAGAGTTAACTGTACAGTCACACATAAGAATTATAAGAGCTTGCCTACTAAGTTTGTTGAGCTAGTCAAAGAACTCAAACCATTTGAAGTAAACTTCCTAACACTGAACTATTGGGACGATGCTGGCGCACAGGAAACCATAGACTATGCTGAAGTTACTCCCTATGTACATCAGGCCATAGACTTACTTAAAGATATTGTAGAGAAGATCAATGTTCGATACACGCCCTATTGTTTTATGAAGGGCTATGAGCAGTATGTCTGTAATTACTATCAACATATCTATGACATCTACGATTGGAATATTGCTGTGTACAATGGTGACATAGATCCACAGGTGTATCGTGCGGACCCACACAAGGCTCTGTATGATGCGGCGGCATTCAAACGCAATAGAACTTATTATAAAACCAAAGACTGTTTAAACTGTAAGCATTACTATATCTGTGACGGTGTAGAGAAACAGATTAAGAATGTAACACTGAGACCCGAACCTGGCGAAAAGATTGATCAGGTAAACTTCTATAGACAAGGATACTACAAATGAATATTGTTGTAGTCGGCGGCAGTAGGTTTGGACAATTTGGTAACGACTTTGTTCGCCAAGCAAAGTCCAACGGACATGCTGTTCGTGTACTATCTCATAGGACTGGCAACGATACTGATGCGACTTTAACATTCTTAACTGCGGAAGATGCGGTTGTTAAATTTAATACCGTAACAGAGGACTTAGATACAATTGATATTTTATTATACAACTCTGCTTATAAAGGATATCCCAATGAACCTGACTCTTTTACCAGCAAAGGAATAATAAAAGAAAAGTTATACATACAGGGATTTTATGTACAGACAATTATACCACACACGTTATCCATAGAAGCATTAAAGAAAATGAACAGTCAATCTAAAATTGTGTTCATGACCACTGATGTAATTTACGATAGAGAACGTAGTTTTGGTTTAGACAAGTTAGGATATTATGGCGGCAAAGCCTATCAACATCAGTTAATGTTAGCCTTGGCTGAACATAACGACAAAGGTGTAAATGTTAGTTCAGTGAGTCCTATGTTTGACTATGAAGACAAAGAAAAGTATCACAGACAATTTAACACAGTTTACGAACACATATTTGGCGATACACAGAACGGAAGAGTATATGATTGCTGGGAATAATCTACACGAAAACTACGAGTTCTTTCAAGGAGGCCTAGACGGAGCCAATTCCTATACTCTCTATGTGACTTACAAATGTAATTGGTTCTGCGATTACTGTAGTGAAGATACACATAATAGAAAAGATATAACGATTGAGCAATTAAAAGAGAAAGTAGATAAGATACCTCAGGGAGCAGATGTGGCCATTACAGGCGGTGAGCCCGGAACATTAAACAAAGAAGTAATGCTTTGGCTACTGACTACATTGAAAGACAAGGGCTGTTTCATAAATGTAAACACCAATGGTACATTTTTTAAAAAGCATCGTAACCTTTGCCATATACCTGATAGTTTTTTATATCACTGTAGTGAGCACCTGGATGACGATGAAATATGGATTCCAAATTATGTTGAACAGTCTAGGATAGACTTCCAATTAGTAATCACCGATGATACTATGAATAGATTAGAATACTATATCAACAAGTATCCAGATATTAAATTTTTAGTATTTGGCGCAGATAACGTTATTGGCAAAGGACTTAGTAGAACAAACGGATTTAAAGTGTATCAAGAATTTAAAGATCGTATTGATCCAAACAGTTACATACATTTGATTACGACCTGTAGAGAAGTAAATGATATACGGAAATTAAAAGCACTGAGATGAAAGAAATAGAACTTCCTTTAACTTATAAGTGTAATTGGCACTGTGACTATTGTGTAGCAGACACACACAATCGTCCAGAGTTGCCTTACGAAGAAGTTCTGCGTAGAGTACATGCCATCGAACCAGGCACAGAAGTTACCTTTGGTGGTGGTGAACCTGGACTGTTAAAGCGTGAACAGTTAGAAGAAATAATTGGCATCTTGAAAAATAAAGACTGTGTAATTGATTTATTAACCAACGGACTGTTCTTTAAACGTCATATGCCGTTGGTACACGAGTTTGGTAAGATACATTATCATTGTGTTGAATACTTGCCCGACGACATAGAGTTTCCGGACTTACAGTTAGATCATGTAGCCTACGGACTTGTAGTTACAAACACAAACTTCTTAGATGGAAGCATACATGAAATGATTAGACGTTATCCGCACATTAAGTTTCTGTTGTTACCAGATGTGCGTAGTCAAAAGAAGATTAACTTAAACTTAATGATGGACTTCTTTAATGAACACGGAGATAAAGTACATCCAGGATCATTACAAGAATTCATCACAGTTGTGGCAAGGTGGCACTAATGGCAATTCACGCACAAGAACGAGAAATTGAATTAGTTGTTACATGGGTATGTAACTGGCACTGTGACTATTGCTGTGTTGATACACACAATCGTCCTACACTGACCATGGATGAAGTAAAAGCCAAGTTAGATAAAGTTATTCCTGGATATAATGTAACACTCAGTGGCGGTGAAGTGGGTAGTATGAAACGCAAAGACATTGAATACATCCTAGACGAACTAGAGAAGAAAGGTTGCCGTCCTAGCATCAACACTAACGGACTGTTTATCAAACGCTATCGTGATCTGTTGCCTCGTTTTGATACTGTCCTATATCACTGTAGCGAGAACTTAGATCCGGAGGACGATATAATAATTGATTCAGAATTAAATTTACAGTATCTATTAATAGTAACAGATAACAATTTTAAAAATCTAGAAGCGTTCCTCAATAAATACCCACAGATACAGTTCCATCTTGTTGCGGCTACTAATCCAGAAGGTATTAATGGAGTAATACTATCTACCAAATTAAAACACGCCATGCTGGCCAAACACCATAACAGAATGAGCGAAGAATCAAAAATGAGAGTGTTTAAAGAGAAAGACTTTGACAGTATAATATACCTATGACTATTGGATTAAAACGCGAAGAAATACTAGAATTGGAACTTGAGCTTACGGGTACTTGTAATCTTGATTGCCCACTTTGTTCTAGAAGTTATGAAAATGCTAAACATCTTAATGTCAAGCACATCCGTCCTTTAGAGGAATGGATTGCTCACCTAGATAGTTTTCCAAATTTAAAATACACTTGTCTAAGTGGAGCAGTCAGTGAACCTACAATGTACAAAGAATTCTTAGAGTTAATAAAATACCTCAATTCTAGAAACATTTGTTTTGATCTATACACTAATGCTAACACACACAAAGAAGAGTGGTGGGAAGAACTAGGAACTCTAGTTAAAGATAGAGACCGTGTGCTGTTTACAGTCTGTGGCACAACACAAGAGTTACACGAAAAATATCGTGTCAATTCTAGTTTAGAACAAGTGTTAAGACATGCTGAAGCATTTCGTAAATCGGGATGTACCAGCGACTGGATACAGTTGATCCGTTTTGAATACAACAAAGATAATCTAGAATCAGATGACATGAAAAAGATTATTAAAGAATTTAATCATTTGTATGTCTGCGAGTCTGCTCCTTATCAAGAACGGTTTAATATAATTAAAGATCCTAACAACGATATAAAGATGGCCGGCAAGTTGGGTGAAAAATACAATGTAATTCGTAATGCTGTCCTTAAACGATATGACAGCGGAACTAAGTGTTCAATGAAATGTAAGAGTTTTGAATTAAAATTTTTGTTTGTTGATAATTTTGGAGGAGAGCATCCTTGCTTCCTACATAGAATATATGACAATAGGACGTTTGATCACAACGACTACAGCGATATATTTGAATTTAATAATCGTTACTGCTACGAATGCGAAAGCATGACTAAGACAATGTTAGAAAGTAATGGTATGGAGCGAATGGGATGACGCAGGTTACGATGAAAAAGAGTGAAGTGGAAGAAATGGAAATGGACTTAACAGGAGTCTGTAACCTTTCCTGCCCACTATGTACTCGTAACTATCAACACGCAAATCATCTAGTAGAAAAGAATGTACGTGACATTGATACTATTATTAAACAATTAGATCAATACACGGGACTTAAACGTTTCTTTGTTGCGGGTGTAGTCAGTGAACCTACAATGTACAAAGACTTTATTAAGTTTATTGAATACCTAAACAGTCGTGACATCTATTATGAAATCTTTACCAACGGCAATACACGCGATACTGAATGGTGGGAACAGTTAGGCAGTATCGTACCTGAAAAGTGTATGTGTTGTTTTACTGTTTGCGGAAGTACACAGGAAATACATGCCAAGTATCGTGTGGGCAGTGACCTACAACAAATATTAGATAATGCGGCTGCTTTTCGTAAAAATGGTCGCAAGAACGATTGGATACAACATATACGATTTGAGTACAATGCTGAGGATAGAGAAAGCCCTGCGATGAAAGCAATCTTTGATCAATTTAGTCGTGTAATGAAAGTTGAAACAGAAGGTGTGCGTAGAGTAAACGTCTACAATAAAGAAGTGGAACTAGGCATTCGTCCAGTTAAGACCCGGGAGCAAACTATCAAGTTGTTGTTTAAGAATCGCCCAGAGCCTAATGATGGAAAACAATATACCATACAATGTCGTAGTATGCAATCTAAAAAGATTTATATCAATCAATGGGGACAGGTCAGTGCCTGCTATACTCACGCTGAGAACGAGCAAGACTACTTTCCAGCAGACAAGGATGACATGGACTACGGTGATATCCTATCCTTTAAGTTTCCAGATTGTTTCCTATGTGAGAAGCGCACACGTACCTTTATTGATAAAATGGGATTGGACTTTGTATGCTGAAGATGCCTAAGGTCATTGACCTAGAGTTAGAACTTACAACATACTGTAATGCCAAGTGCGGCCTGTGTTATCGTAACTACACAGCATTTAAAGAACACTATCCCGAAGATAAAGTTAGACCCTTGGATGAAGTTATAGCACAGTTAGAAACCTTCCCTGATTTAGAATGGATACGTCTTGTTGGTACTATATCAGAACCTACCATGTACAAATATTTCTTTCCTTTAGTCAAGTACATGAAGGATCGAGGATTAAAGATTGAAATCTGTACTAACGGAGATACGCACAAGCCAGAATGGTGGGCAGAGCTAGCCACACTGATGAATGCCAACGACAAAGTATATTTTAGTATCTGCGGTAGCACACAAGAACTACACGAAATTTATCGTACAGGAACAAATTTAAAAAGGATATTAGAAAATGCTCGCGCTTTCCGTGGACCTAGTAAAAATGACTATGCCCAGTGTATCAGGTTCTACTACAACTCGGAGGACTTTGACAGTCCTAAATTTAAAGAAATGGTTAGTGAGTTTAGTCATGTGTATTGGACTGAGACTTTCTTACAGAAAGATGAAGCCAACTATGTGGACAAAACAAACTTAATTAAACTGCGTCCTAATCCTAAAAAGATCGATGATTACATGTACATGGATAAGTTTGCTAGGGCCAAATATGCTAGTCCTGTCAAAGGTAAGGCTTACTGTATGAGTTGGGAAAACAAGAGTCAGCAGGTAGACATAAACGGCAAAGTATATCCCTGTTATCTCTTCTTAGAAGCCAGCAAAGGCAAAGAATGGGATGGCGACTACGAAAAGATTCTAAGTATGCAGTACGAAGTCTGTAAGTATTGTGATCGTGCTGTAATAGAGCTATGTGATAAGAAAGACTTAAGATACATTATATGAACAAAAGTTTATTTTTTACCGTTAACAATTATACAATGTATAGAAGTTCTGGCGCTCACAGAATCGCTACTCACCTTAGAAAACAAGACTGGGATGTTGAAGTTATAGACTTTGTTGATTACTGGGAATTAGAAGAACTAAAAGAATTAGTAGATAGCAGAGTTGACGAAAACATGAAATTTTTTGGTTTTAGTTTTTTGTTTAACAATGCCGATGCGGAAAATAAGATACGAGATTTATGTGTTTGGATTAAAGAAAAATATCCCAATATTGTGTTAATGTCCGGCGGTCAAACTATGCTACCCGATATGAAACACTTTGATTATCATATTGCCGGGTATGGAGAATATGCTTTAGATGCCCTTCTAAAATATTTGTTTAGTAACGGCGAAAAACCCAAATTTGACGTAGTTAGATCTAAAGGCAATACAAAAATTATTAATGCGCTTCATATGTATCCGGCTTATCCTTTTAAAGACGCAACAATCTTTTACGAAAAACGAGATTTTATTCAACCAGGCGAGTGGGGTATGATTGAGTTTACTAGGGGATGTAAATTTAAATGTTTGTACTGTAACTATCCTATCTTAGGAGTTAAAGAGGATCATACTAGAGATGCTGATAGTGTAAAAAATCAATTATTAAGAAATTACGACGAGTTTGGAATTGAAAATTATATTGTATCAGATGAAACGTTTAATGATCATACAGAAAAAATTATTAAATTTGCTGACGTTGTTGAAACATTGCCATTCAAACCATATTTTACAGGTTATATAAGAGCAGACTTATTGATTAGTCGTAGACAAGATTGGGATCATTTAATCCGTATGGGGTTTCTAGGACACTTTTACGGTGTTGAAACATTTAACCACGCAAGCGGAAAAGTCATTGGCAAAGGCATGCATCCGGATAAAGTAAAAGAAGGACTAATAGAAGTTAAAAAATACTTTACAGAAAAATCCAATGGATTATATCGTGCTATAATCGCAATGATCGGTGGATTGCCGTATGAGACTATTGAATCTTTAAATGAAACAAGTGACTGGTTTAGAAAAAACTGGACAGATCAAGTGGCTATGGCTAATACATTAGAGATACAACGAATAGCAGATGAGTTTAGGCCATCAGAGTTATCACTAGATTATAAAAAATATGGCTACAGAGAGATGAATATAACAGATGATGAAAAAGTAAAAGCCGCATTTAAAGATATGATTAAGCACAGCAGTTTTGGAAGCATAGCATGGGAAAATGATCATTTAAATGTTATTCAAGTTCATAAATGGGTAAAAGAGTTTTTCGATATTTGGAAAGTAGGACAGCACGATTTGTCAAGGTTAGATCCTTTTTATCTTTCAAATATATTACCAGATGATAATGGAAAAATTATTTCATTAAAAGAAAAAATAAGGGGAAGTGCTAAGTCTTTAGGTCCTTACTATAGAAATTTTCCTATATTTTTAGAAAACTATAAAAATAATAAACTAGGATACAGTTTCAAATGAACAATTTTAAAGAGAAAATATCAGCATTTGGCTATGACATTTACAAGTTTAACTTGGCCGACGACGGAAAACATATACAACCAGTCTGGATTGATTCTGCCTTAAAAGAACTTAAAGATTCAAATATAAGAGATAATCAGTCATGTAACCTAGACAAAAATAGCGTCAGCGGAGAAACATTAGTATGGAGTAGTTTTGAAACTCCAGCAAGGTCTTTTTTTGATTTTCAAAATTCAGAAATGTTGTTAGAATGGATATCAGAAAAAGTACAGTCCGTAGCAGAGCACTTTGATTTAGATTTGACATCTAAACCGCAGTTAACTATCAACTGGATGAATGTAATGTATAACGGATCCTTTGGTAATTGTCATACGCACGACGATGACAGCGATCCTAATTCACCTAAAAAAGTCGTAGCAATCTTTTATCTACAAGCACCGGATAACAGTGCTGATTTACTAATTTTAAAAAATACTAGAAGATATTGTGAGATGGGTATAGATCCTCGATCCATACCTAAGGAAGAAATATTTCCTGTGTCAGTTAAAACCGGAGATCTAGTTATACATAAAGTTGACCTTCCACACGCAGTTGGAGAACACAAGAGTGACGACCATCGATTGTGTCTAGTAATGGAATTTCTATTAAAATGAAGAATAAACTGCCAATACATCAGCCTGTAAGTTTTAAGGACAGCACTGTGCTAGTGACAGGCGCCGGTGGAACTATTGGCAGTGAACTGGTAAATCAGATACAGGCAAAAACTATCATAGCAGTTGACATCAGCGAGTACGCTATCTATAAACTACAACGCGGCATTGGCACTAAGAACGTACATTGTATAGTCGGAGATGTTAGCGATAAGAAACTAGTAGATTTAATATTCAACAAGTATCAAATAGATTACGTTTTTAATGCCGCGGCTTACAAACATGTAGACACACTAGAAGACGAAAATAACTTTTATTCAGTTGTTAAGAATAATATTCTATCTGTTATTAACTTATGTGATCATGCTGACCAAGTCAAGTCCATGATACACATATCCAGCGACAAAGCAGTTAATCCTACTAACAACATGGGATATACTAAACTATGGTGTGAACGTATTGTACAACAATATGCTAGAACTTCTGACGCAGAAATAAAGATAGTAAGATTTGGCAATGTTTATAAATCGTCGGGTTCCTTTGTTGAAACCTTAGAATGGCAGGTAGCAAACAACTTGCCTATTACTATTACAGATCCTGAAATGAAACGTTATTTTATTTCAGTACAGGATGCTGTGTCGTTGATCATTAATGTTGTTCACTTAGAGTTTGCCAAAGCAACTTATATCTTAGACATGGGCGAAGAACAATCTATAATGGACTTAGTACCCAAGAACTATCCGCAACTTATAATTGGCCGTAGACCTGGAGAAAAACTACAAGAAGAATTAGTCTACGATTACGAACAACTACTGGATACTGGCAATGCTTTGATTAAGAAAGTTGAGTGGCGCCCAGTATCTATGATAACTAACATAGTTACTTTGCTTGATGAACTAAAGAAGGATAAGATATGTCTAAAGACATTGAACGAAATTATCACAACAACAACGATTTTGTAGAACTATTTGAGCAACGACTCTGTGAGTACACAGGCGCTCCCTATGCTGTAGCCGTAGATCGTTGTACCAATGCTATCTTATTAGCAATGGAATACTACGGACATAAAAGACATAAGGTAACGTTACCCAAGCAGACTTATCTCAGCGTTCCGATGACTTTAATCAACTACGGCTACAATGTTTGGTTAGAAAACATTCAATGGAGTGAGCACTATCGCATTGGACATACTAATGTCTATGACTATGCTGTGGGCTTTGAAAAGAATATGTATGTACCAGGACAGGTACAGTGTCTAAGTTTTCAGCAAAAGAAAAGATTAAACATAGGCAAAGGCGGAGCCATACTATTAGATGACAAAGAGATGTATGAAAAGTTAAAACGTATGCGACATGATGGCAGAGACAGTAGTATACCCACAGCAGAAGACACAGGCATCATTATGGGCTATCATATGTACATGAGTCCAGACGAAGCCGCACGTGGCACACTGTTGCTTAATCAACTCAGCGAACATTACACTAACGGATCACACAAAGACTATCCAGACATTTCAAAGTTTGCGTGTTTGAAGGACTATGCTCTATGAAGTATGCCTTGATCACAGCCATCGAAGGAGATGCTAACAACCTTAACGAACAGAAAGGCATTGTTGGCACTAGACGTTTGTTTGAAAGCGAAGCCACACTGTGCTTTGAAAACTGGCGTAAGAATGCGGGATGGTTAAAAGACTGTGCTATCTATACCTTTTGTCCCACGCACAACGTTGTAACTGACAAAACAAAAGAACAATTTAAAGAATTAAATGTAACTTACATAGAAGAGTATCAGCCTATCACAGAAACATTTATCAGCGGTTTCTTAAATGTTCCGTTAGTGGGTATGTTGTTAGAGCAGAGACTTACAGAGGATGTCTTAATCAAAATAGACCTAGACATGAATTTGATCAAGCCCTTGCCTGAACAGTTGGTTAACAGTGAAACATTAATCTGCGGACAGTACGATGACTACTGTACAGCACAACAGCGCACAGTTAAAGAAGGATGGAGCAATCCGTTTGACACGGGCTTTACCATTAGCAGACGTGACAGTGGTTTCTACAAGTTCTTCTTTGATGTGCTAACAGATACTATGACTAACCATGATCCCGAGTGGGAGAAGGTTCGTGCGGTCAGCGGAGACTACTACTTAGAAGAATACGTTATGGACAAGATCTATAACAACAAACTGTGGCCAGTACAGCCAATACAAAAGTATCAGATAGGCGAGTGGTATACTCCAGTAAAGGAGTTCACAGATGATGAACTTAGAACAGTATACTTTTGGCACGAACATCTTATACACGATCCTGTGTACGATAAGGTTAGAGAGAAAGTAGAATACTTTAATAGAATGAGGAAGTTAAGTGATTAACTCACACACAAGTTTTGGTCGGTTAAAAGAAGTTGTAGTTGGCAGAGAATTAAAACTAGCCAAGCGTATCAGCGACATTACATTCAAACAGTTTTATAGAGAAGCCTTAGACGAACGCATCTACGAAGCACCATTTGAAAACTATACAGTCAGCATGGAGTTGATTGACCAGCGTAATGAACAGTTAGATGGATTGGCAAAGACTCTAGAAGGTCTAGGAGTAACAGTACACAGACCCGATGTGTTAGATAAGATTGTTCCGTTTACTACTCCTAGTTTTCGTAGCGAACTAAGTTCAGCAAGTAATGTTAGAGACCTAACACTGGTATATGGTAACAAGTTAATTGAAACTCCTACGTTTGTACGCAATCGTTATTATGAGAATACTTTGTTACATGATGTGTATAGTCGTGCCTGGGACCGAGGACGTGGCGGGCAATGGATTAAGGCTCCGCACACTGAGTTAACAGAAGACACTATCGATCTAGGACACTGGGGAGATAGTCGTGACTATACAAATATTCCCAGTAACTATGTAATGGCCGTAGATGGCGCACAGTTCCTACGCATGGGTAAAGACTGTATAGTCAATATCAACAGTTACAATCAATACTTGGGCTATGAGTGGATCAAGAGCTTTTATCCGGATACAGACTTCCATGTGTTACATGTAGCAGACAATCATATTGACGGTTGTTTGATTTGTTTACGTCCAGGAGTATTCTTAGTTAATCCTTTATATCCAAACATTAAAGATTTATTGCCTAGTAAGTTTCGCAACTGGACTTATCTATATCCTAAAGACCTAACAGCAAACATTGATGTGCGTGGTATGACTGACATCGATATTAGACTGGCCAGCAGTCGTGGTATGGACGTTAATGTACTAAGCGTTGACGAAAATACTGTGTTAGTTACAGAACGTGCCGTAGGAGTTTCTGATATACTAGACAAGAATGGCTTCACAGTTATTCCTGTTAAATTAGAGCACGGAGAAATCTTTGCCGGCGGCATCCACTGTTCAACTTTGGATTTAGTACGCGATGACCAATACATATCTTACTAACAGCAAAGTTCGTTTTATCAAAGAAGCCCGTGACGATTTTAAAAGAATCTACGGCTTAGATCATACTCCTTTTACACGTAAGATATATTTTTATTTTTTTGAACACAACAATAAAAAGTACATTCACAAACGTGCTTTGAACTTTGTCTATACTAATGCTGATACATATACCAAAGAAGTTGATCCCTATTACTGCTATCTAACAAAACAAACTAGTCCTCCAGATATCTATACATTTCTTGAATCCTATCAAGGAACACTGTTACCAAAACTATTAGAAAGCAACGACAGTTTCCTAGTCTATGAGTATTGGGAAGGTGACCCTGTGGAATCAATCTCAGCGCAAGAGTTTCAGTATTTGAACGCTCAGCACGAGCAGTTGGCACTTACTCCGTTCTATAACAGTATGACATACAATTTGGCTAGAAACGGAGATCAAATTAAATTAATTGATTTTAAGCACTTTGAACCCAAGGATTCTAAGCCTTTCTTTATCTACCTTTACAACGAAGATAATAGGGTAAATACACTATACGTTAAAAAAGGCACAAATATGGAGCCCATTGCTGATCATTTGGGTATTGACTATCCTGTATTAGATGCTAATATTATAGAATATTGAGGAACAACCATGACAGAACATGAACAAATTTCTATCCCAGCAACACAGGTAGAAAATTCAAAAGACAATCCTTACAGACTTTGTGAATACGATACAGAGTCTCAAAAAGGCTGCCGCAGAACAAATACAATCTTTGCTCTTGAAGCAGAATTTGATACCTTTGTTGACCCCGAAATGGTTTGGGGAGTGTGGGACCTTTACTGTTTACACGAAGGTAAAATGTACTATTACAAAAATTTCCTAGAACAATTTTACACAGAAGATGCTCAAAATCGAGCCGCCGATGTTCAAAACTCTGATCAAGTTGAAGTTGATAATTTTTTAAAGTCTGTCTTAACATCAAAAAATGCCATTGCTGGTGCTGATAGTGTCGATGCTATAAAATCTTTAATTCAAAATCCTCCTGGAGGATTTCCTAAATTTCTAATTGAAACTCCGCAGTTTCTTCAGTTTGACGATCCAGGAGTAAAAATTACTATAGATAGCCTTGATAAGACAACATTAGATAAGATTAAAAATACTTTTAACGGAGATGTAAATCCATTATTAAGTAACTTAAATGACCGGCTGTTTATCAAGAACGATCAAATCAGTTGTGTTGATTTAATGATATTTGACGAGAATCCTACTGCTAAATTTGGTGTCATAATGGTCCCTAGCGAATCAGAGAAGTACGACGCGACAAAGGCTTATTTCTTTCCCTTTGCCCCATTGACCGCAGAACAGACTGAATTCGTTACAAAACTTACTGCTATGGAAGGCGAGTTCCAGAGGTCGGTAGAAATCGTTAATCTATGAAGTATCTACTATTAGGTGGCGCTGGATTTATTGGCGCCCACTTAGCACAGCGATTAATTAAAGACGGACACGATGTTACAATAGTAGATTCACTGATAACTTCAAAGGCTCCGACATTCCCTGTTAAATTTATTAAAACAGATATTAGATATGCTCCATTAGATGAACTGCTGTTAGATGCTGATGTAGTATATTACCTAGCAGGCTCTGTAGGCGTTGCTAACATCGTCAACAATCCAACAACAACATTACATAATAACATAGAACTAATGTCTCGTTTGATACCTTTGTTTGAAAGGTATCAAAAGAAAGTAATCTTTAGTTCCACATCGGAAGTCTATGGTGATGGTCCATTTAGCGAAGACAGTACTCTACACATAGGTCCGCCCACTGACCTGCGTTGGGGATATGCGGCTGCTAAACTAGCAACAGAGTTTATGATCTCCGCAGGTACATTCCCTTACACTATAATTAGATTCTTTAATGTCACGGGCCCAGGACAGATAGGAGACCACGGCATGGTACTGCCACGATTTGTTGATGCGGCTAAGTCTGGTAAAGACCTCACAGTCTACGGTGACGGCAACCAGGTTAGAAGTTTCTGCCATATCGAAGATGCTATAGATACTATGCTCAAGATAGAAAATATTAATGGTGAAATTTTTAACATAGGCAGTGACAGTGTTATTACTATCAAACGTCTAGCAGAACGTGTAATTGAATTGTCTGGATCCAGTTCTAAGATACAGTACATACCTACACCGCACAGTGACATTATCAGCAGAGTACCTGACCTAACCAAAGTAAAGTACATGACAGGATTTGTAGCAAGACACAGTGTAGACGACATCATCAGGGACATGCTGTGAACATATTGTTCGTCCTAGCACACCCTGACGATGAAGCATATGGTCCGTATGGTACTATGGCTAGAATGGTAGCAGAAGGACATAAGGTCACACTGTTCTGTTTGTGTAACGGAGAACGTCCGGGCTTTGAACAAGTGGCCGCTGACAGAGTGTTTGCTCTCAAAGCCAACTGCGAGCATCTAGGAATAGAATGGAAAATTTGGAATAACAAAGATCTAAGTCTAGAGCTCAATGATACTGCTCATTTACTCACACAGTTATTTGCTCAACATAAACCTGAAGTAGTTTACACACATAACATATCAGATATCAATCACGACCACAGAGTATTAGCAGACGCTGTTATGATAGCCAGTCGTCCTAAACCGGATAGCACTGTTAATCGACTTTATTTCTTTGAAGTACCGTCTAGCACAGATTGGACATTTAATCAACTAACACCTGCGTTTCAACCTACTACCTATATAGACATCAGTGATTATATTGAAGTTAAGAAACAGGCGCTGTCAAGGTATCAAACAGAAACTTACGAGTTTCCGGACGCTAGGAGTATCGAGGCAATGACCACGCTGGCAAAATATCGAGGCTATCAAGTTGGCTTACATTATGCCGAAGCGTTTCGATTGGTGTTCGACCGTATCCAACGCAGTTCGTAATCCCAAATTTTTTAACTAGTCCTTTGTACAGTCCGTGTGGATCTTCGTTGTAAGGGAAACAGAAGTGTGTGGGTTTAAATCCTAAGTTTGTTTCAAACCACTGTATCATCTGCTCTGTATCTTCATTGATATATCTAACCTTTTCTGCTAGACTAGTAAAGTTATCCAAGCGAATATGACTGTGACTGTGTGCGCCAATGATTACGTTTGGGTCTTTCATCAGTTCTTTGATCTGGGCAACAGTCATGTAGTCTTCTGTGTTGCCCTGGCGAGCTTTTATGTGAGCATCTACACAGGTTGGAAAATCTAAGTTTTGTTTACCACTGCTAACAATACCCGAACTGATGTAGTATATTCTCTGTGTAGTTAATTGTTTGAAACGATCGTTGTAATAATACTGGCTGTAAAGTCCGTCATCAAAGGTTAGGATGTAGTCATTTAATGGAAGATCAAACATCCATTCTCGAACTTCATGTATCATCAACAAAGGTTTCATAAGCAATATTTAACGATAAATATCGTATCGAGGAAAAATAAATGCCAAGTTTTGATACAACATACTACGGGTTATTAAGAACTCCGACTACTTTAAACATAGGAACGGAAACTGCAACGTTTAACGCCTATATCGAAGTGATCCGCCTAGCAGAGGATTTACCTTCGAGTTACTATTATCTAAGCCTAGCAAGAGACGGTAGATTTAACAGTGTAGACTATCCAACAGATTTTTTTGATGATATCGAAACAGATTTAGGAATTACTTTAGTTCCGGGCGACGTATTCATTGCCCGCCCCCTAGACGAAGGATTAACCAAACAACAGCGTCAAGTTGTAAAACTTGAAATATCTGCGAAGAAACGCACACGCGATGGTAATACTAGAGATACCTACGATATAACACAGTTGCCTGATACTTACAACGGTAATGTTTCGGGCGCAGACGATAACGTCAACACAAGCGGATTAGTACAAGGAAGGCCTTGGATTTGATATGGCTAATTTAAATCCTAACTCAACCAACTACTTTCATAGTTACGAACCAAACACCAATGACTTAACTATGGCCATGCAGTACGATGTACTTGGTCGCCCTATAATTAGAACTACATTAGGTCCTACGGCGGTAGATGCGTTTGGACGATTTCGTACTAGTGAGCCTTTTACACTTTTTGACAACTCCAGCAAGTACTACGACAACTTAGATGGATTTGTGAACTTCACTGCCAGCGGAGGCAGTACCTTACACAATACAAATTCTAGTGCCCTAGCAATGACCGTAGATGGCACCGCTGGCAGTAAGGTCTACAGAGAAAGTACAAGGGCATTTGCCTACCAACCAGGCAAGAGTTTGTTGATATTAGAAACATTCTGTATGGCACAGGCCCGAGTGGGACTGAGACAGCGTGTGGGATATTTTGACAATGACAACGGTTTCTATCTAGAACAGGATGGAACAGATGTTTACTTTGTGCGAAGAAGCAGTTCTAGTGGTAGTTTAGATACAACTCGCATTGCCAAAGCAGATTGGAATATTAGTAAACTAGATGGCACAGACGCAGATAAGATCGTATTAAATCTAGCCACATCGCAGATACTTTATATCAACTTAGAATGGTTAGGTGTAGGATCAGTGACTATGGGATTTGTAATCAACGGACAGTTTATACCCTGCCATAGATGGGATCATGCTAACAACGCTGGCATAACCACAACCTATATGGGCACAGCACGACTGCCTATTCGCTATGAGATAGAAAATACCAGCGCCACCGGAGTCAGCGACACGCTAAAATTTATCTGCCAATCTGTGATATCAGAAGGCGGCTATGAACTCATAGGTCGCCCTAGAGTTATTGGCCATAACATAACCGCACCGAGAACTACTAACCAAGCACAGGTCAATACTCCTGTTCCTATGATCAGTATAAGACTCAAAGCAGGAAGAAACAACGCCATAGTAGTGCCTACTAATTTTAGTTTTGCTCCATTAACTGGAGCCAATTATCAATACTTTATTATACAGCAGGCTATCACCACTGGTGGTGAATGGCAAGACACCGGCACAACATCTTCAGTAGAATACAACCTAACACCCACTAGTTATACTAACGGTAGGCTGATTGATGAAGGGTATGTTATAGCCACTAATCAGGCTAGTATAGCACCATCACTGGCTGGATTTCCTTTCAAGTTTCAGTTAGAACGTAACACATTCACAGGTGTAAATTACGAGTTTCTTATTGCTGTAACTACAACTACTAACTCAACTCAACAATGCTGGGCTATAGGATGGGATGAATTATGATCTACAGAAAATATATCAACATAGTAGAAGCAGCCAATAAAGGCTGTCCCATTGCTACCTACGACATAGATGTCAACTTAAAAAATCGTCAGAAAGCCATAGACGAATATCATTATGGACCTGCGAATCCTGAAGAGTCAGGTAACTACTGGAAGGATGCGGCCAAGCGTTGGGACATAGACGAAAAGACTGCTAAGACAATGCGTTGCGGTAACTGTGCGGCCTTTGATGTTTCAGATAAGATGTGGTCTTGTATTGAAGATGGTATTAAGGGTGACGAGAAATCAGCAGATGCTATGGCTACAATACACAAGGCAGATTTAGGTTACTGTAACTTTTTACATTTTAAATGCGCTGGCACACGTAGTTGTACAGCATGGGTCACTGGAGGAGCGATAGATGACAAAGACAGAACAGAATGAAATGATATGTAACAGTTGTAAACATACGGCTCACTGTGGACACAGTTGTTTAGATGATACCTGTGACCACTGTACTGAATGTGCTTGTGATCTCTGCGAGCACGACAACCTTGATCAAGTGTAATAACAAATGTTTCGTAGACACAATGTTACATTGATGTCAAATCCGCTTTGTTTAAAACCAGTACTTGATATTGAATCTAACGATTTTCAATACTACGACAAAGATGGATTTGAATTAAATCGAGCAGAACAGAAGTTTTATTCTGCTATGGGTCATCCTATTCAATATCCACTGTTAAATCATACGTGTTGGCAAGAGCCTTGGTTTGAATTAGAACACGATAATCTGAATTTAATACTTGATCACAGTATGTTTTTATGTCGTTGCTCTTATAACGGCGAAGCACTAGATCAATTAAAAAAACTCAAACAATCTATACCAACTGCTGATTACCTTATACGCACAAAAGCAAAATGGGGGTTTGATTTTGCCCTAGATGCTGTCTCAGAAGATGGAACAGTATTTGAAGTTCTACATGTTGAGTACGACAACTATGATTACGATCATTTTAAAGATCGAATGATAAATTTTGACTACACAGTACGGCACACAGATTGGCAGGATGCGGCCAAATATATATGGAATACTCGCAGTCTATGGCAGACCTTACAGGGATTTGAACAAAATCATTGGAAAGCCAGCAGTTTAATAGGGTGGACCAAAGCAGAATACACAGAAAAATCTGTATAGATAAATATTCATATTAATCCAAAGGTTCACTGATGAAAAAACTACTACTATTATTGTTGGCAATTCCTACACTAGCACTGGCACAAAAAACACCGCAGGGCGTTATGTATGACGCACAAATACTAAGAGTAAGCGATGGCGATACTATTGTAATTGCCGCTCCCTTTCTCCCACAGCCTCTTAAACCAGAACTTGCTGTACGTATCTACGGAGTTGACACACCCGAAAAAGGCTTTCGTGGACAATGCGATAGTGAAAAACAACGAGGAGAAGCCGCATCAGTTTTTACTAAAAATCTCGTTCAAGCCAGTCAAAAACGACAAGTGGTCCTTTATGGATGGGATAAGTTTGGTGGGCGTGTTCTAGGCGACATCATTCTAAACGGACAAAGTCTACGTAGTCAACTCATTGCCAACGGCTTTGCTAGAGAATACTATGGTGACGCAAAACAAAGTTGGTGTAATTAAATGTTAACAGCTCAAGCCTACAAAGCATTTGCTCATCTCTGTGAATCTATCACAGAAGCCAGCACATCTATGAATTTAATAACAGATCATCCAGGTGGTCAGCAGGTTATTAAAAAACTACATCAAGGTATGTCGTTAGCTCATAATTTAGAGTATCAAGAAATACCTAAGATTTCCTGGAGTGACTTAAAAGACAGTTACAGAGGTGCTTGGGTAATCATGCGCTGTTCAAATGGTACTGCCGCGATCAAAGCCACAGGCGGAACAACAGGTTCATACACAGCAGTAGTCAGTGATGGCGGGGAAACACGATCAGTTTCCGACGGCCGCGGCGGCACAATTTTAGATTTTATCAAATCAGAAGTAGGCAAACCTGTAAAATTCTTTTCTTCTAGAAATACAACCGCAGTAACAGACAAGCAACGTCAGCGTAAAGATAGACAACAAGGTGTTGGTCCTCAACCAATGAATGTGGAAACCTTGGTTAAAAAGTTTAAACCTTTATGGGTAAGAGCGTTAACTGCTGCCATAGCAGATATCAAAGGTCACGTGGCTAATATGATTAAGAACGATGCCTTTGATAAAGCCAAAAAGAAAATAGAAAGAGTTGAAAAATTACAAAATTCTATAGAAGGTCTTGAATCTGGAAACATAGACTCAAATGGTCCTGACTCAGTACGATCTTCAGTTAATACCGCAATCATGATGGCTGCTAGTTATCATTATCCAAACGAAACCGGTGAAATAAGAAGAGCCTATAGCGGAAATTATCAACCAGAACGATCAGAAGGAGTCACTAAACTACTTCAAGATATATCTAATGGCGACCAAAAGAAACTTGGAACCGTTTTAGGATTCTTTAAAAGGACATTGATATCAGGATGAAAGTCATACATTTATTAGAAGCCAACGTAGCGGCTAAAATTAAAGATCCTAAGACCATTAAGATGATTGGTATTGCCATGCGTCATGATGCTACTCTGCCTAAAAATAAAGTAGCGGCACTAGGTTCATCTGTGTTTCGCAGTGAATCAGATCCTGCTAAACAGGAAGAAAACAATCAAAAACTTCTTAATCTTTGGAGTGAATTATTAGATAACAGTCTACGATCAACGGACTACGGTGATATATCAGCAGACGGCAAGTTTGATGATTGGCTGACACGTCTTTATATGAATGGCATACTAGACTACGAAGATATCAACGGTGAAGGCGGCGATGCTCTAGGTGCTTGGAAGGCTCTGAGTATTCGCGGTAAATTAAAACCAGAACATCAAGATTTTAATAGATTTAAAAATCTGCGTCAACTACAGAGCATAATTCAAAGTCGTGAATATCGCAACGAATTAGAAAAAATTAAAGATCAGGAAACTATTGAGCGTCATAAGCGTGAGCGTAAAGAAGTAGAACTTATTGACGATGAACGGTATCTAGTTGTTGTGCCAATGAACTACGGTAGTTGTTATACATTTAACAACAGTGCTGGATTCAAAGCAAGTTTCTGTACAGGCTCTAGTTCAGGAGCAACATGGTTTGATCGCTATGCTAAAGACGGTCCTGTGATCAGTGTAGTAGATAAAGACAACTACGAAGATGTTAATGGTAAATGGCAGATTCATGCTCCAACTAATCAAATCAACAATGGTAATCAAACTGTACGCAGAGACGAAAAGTTTGCTGAATTGTTTCCGGGTCTAATGAAGAAAATTGTAGCGGCCATTAAATCTAAGGCTGCTGAAATCAAAGACGCCAGCAAAGAAATAGTTCCAGGTGGCTACGATGTTGGCACAGCAATTGAAGATCTAAAACAGAGATTTCCTCTAAGTTTTGCTTCCGGCGAAGAAGAAAAGAAAGATGACGAAGAAGTTGACCAAGATCAAGGCCCTGGCACCTATGTTGTTACACTGACTAGAAATGGTAAACAGGCTAGAATTGAAGGCGAGAGCAAAGAAGATATTATTAATAGAGTAATTGAACGTCACCCTTCGTTAACCAGAGATGATTTTACTGTAGAAAAAGTTAGAGAACAAAACTAATTAGCGGTCTGTTTTTGATCGTTGATTCTAAAAACTTTTGTAGATGGTAAAAGTAATTTCCTAGGTGTGTATACAGCGATTCATTAACTAGATCTCCATAAGCATAATAACTGCTAATGCCTAACGTAGCGTAGTAGTCCATGTTTAACCCGCGTCTTTTTCCATAGTCTGGAAGTATACTGGTAAAAAATAAACAGTCGTCAGCAAAATGTTTTATTTCAGTATGATCTTTGGCACTGTATAGTTGTAGATATTTTTCAGCAAAACTAGGATCTGGTATTAACTCTGTTTTTTCAACCCGTTCTGCCAACAAAAATACACAGTAGTGTTCTACTGGTTCGGGCATAGTAAATCCCGTTTCCTGTTCACGCTCTTTGATCAGCGTGTAAAAAGTACGAACGTAGATGTCCTTCACAAAAATATTTATTAGTCAAAGATAAAAAATACTAAATACTGTACTATGAGAGCACGTGAATTTATAACCCAAATTTTTGAATCAGAACCCGAACCAGTCTATGTTGCTATCGGTGACAGCCACGCACATGCAGTAGGCGTAATGGGCGGTGTAATGAAAGGCGTAAAATGGCTTAATTTAGGAGTGCCTTCAGCGGCCAGCAAAGGTCCAGCACCAAGAACACAACAGATGTTGGCCAATATTCCAAAAATACCCAAAGGTTCTGTGGTATTAGTAGCGTTAGGAGCCAACGATACTGCTAACGCCATGGTTCCGGGAAAACCATCCCGCACTGCTCAATCAATCGCATCTGATGTTTCCAGTGTGGTAGATAGAATTAACGCACAGCAACCTTCAAAAGTACTTTTCTTATTATTCCCTAACGGTCCAGGACGAGGTAGTAAAGAAGCCAAGTTCTATGGTGGTGAGTTTCAAGAAGAGGTACGTGCTGCAATTAGAAGTGCTCTTGGCGGTATACCGATTATTGACATCAACGGCAAACCACTAACTGATGGTGTACATGCTGGTATGTCTACATATAAGGTTGTAGCATCACAGGTAGTTAGTTCAGCCAAACCAACTGCTTTTGGAAGTAATGAACCAGGATCAAGTTCAAAAGAAGAACCAAAAGAACCAAAATCTTCTCTTGATAGATTTGGTAATAAAGTATTAAACAAAGTTGGGTTAGGTGATAAAGAACAAGATCCTAATAAACAATCCTTTGTAGTTGAAGTTCCACCAAGTTTAAGAAGCCCACAAACTGCTGACGTACAGAAGGCATTGATAGCATTAGGTGTTCCATTACCAAAATTTGGTGTTGACGGCTTACAAGGAAAAGAAACAACGGCTGCTATTAGAACATTCCAAGAAAAGAATGGATTGCCGGCCACTGGTGATGCTGACAAAGCAACAGTTGATAAGATGAATGCCATGCTTAAAGCCAAACCAGAACTATTGGCTACATTGAAAAAGAGTTCGCAGGCTGAAGTTAGACCAGCTCAAAGCAAGGTAGATGTCAGCAAACCTTTACAACTTGATGCTGTTACAAAAGGCAAAGTTGGACAAGTGCTTAATTTTGTTGCTGGTCCAGAAAGTGGCGGCCAATATGATATAATGTTTGGTGGCAAACGTGATCCGGCTATTTTAAATATGACTATGGAAGAGTTAGCATCTTATCAGTTAGCACATGCTCGTAGAGCAGGTTCCAGTGCTGCAGGACGCTATCAAATAATGCACTTTAATACTATTAACTATGCGAAGAAAGCAGGACTAGATCCTACAAAAGATAAATTTACAGCCGAGAATCAGGACAAGATGGGTATTGTCTTTTTAAGAGAAGCCGGCCTGGAAGACTGGTTACGTGGTAGAATAGATGACACAAGATTTTTAGACCGTCTATCTAGAATTTGGGCAGGTTTACCTTCTCCAAGTAAAGGTGGTCAAAGTTTCTATGGTGGCGTAGGACTTAACAAACACGCTACTCAACTTAAAATGCAGACTGCGTTAAACAATTTACAAACTATTAGTACAGCAACAGCATAAAAAAAGGACTCCGAAGAGTCCTTTTTTATTAGTATAAACGGCTATGCCAGTATATTATTATTTTTTATTTGTACCTTGATTAACAAAACTGTACATTTTTTCAGCGGCTTCAAGAACCTTATCGATTCCTGGAACTTCCGGCATACCAACAGTAGTAACGATCTGACCAGTCTTCTCGTCACGCTTGGCTGACATTTCCCAACCATTAAATTTATAACTGTATTCTGCTTGTACTTGATCTTTAGCAAGTGCTAAAATATCTGCACGGATTTCATAACCGTTTTTGTTGAATTTTACTTCTGGTAGTTTTGGTGTTTCAAATTGTGACATAATATTCTCCTTTGTGTGTGTATGTCTTGTACCTTTAGGAGGTACCTTCCTTCTTTGGAAACAGTACCTTAGATACTGATTCTACAGAATACTTAGCCATGTCAATGGTGTTGTTAACTGCCATTTTGGCAAACTGTGTTTGAGCTTCAATATACGCATGTGCCGCTTTGTTTAGGGCAGGATCTTTAAAAATCTGATCAGCAACTATTTTTTTAGTGCTTTGAAATGAATCGATAAAAAAGTGTGGTGTAAACATAACTTCTCCTTGTGTGTTTGTGTATGTAGTATTATATATGCCTAAAGGATATAAATCAAGAGTTAACATAATTTTTTTCCTGGATTATTTACCCATTCGACATCTTCGTCTGTCATTGGTCGCCAATATGTGTGTGTCATTTAAAATCTCCGATCTTGTTCGATTAATTCAATCATTTCAGCACAGTCTTCCCAATGACAGAATCGTCGAACTATTTTTTTATTACTAGGTGTTAGACTTTTAAGAATAAGGTCGTTGTCACTGAACTGTGCTACTTCAGTGACATAACCCCATTGATTCCGCCAAGGCCCCCATATTTGATATGGAACCTCCTTGAATTTGTAAAACATGATTATTTTTGGGCAAGTTCTTGTGCTTCACGCCATTTGCCATTGCGAGCTAACTCTGCGGCATATCGTGCTTCGCCTACAGCGCAGAAAAAACTCCATACTGAATTTATGATTTTTTTGAACATTTCTGTCTCCTTGTGTGTATCAGTATTTATACTGAGACGTTGCGCACCGCACAAATATCGAACTATTTGCTTTTTATTTTTCTTGATTGTATAATATAGATAGGTAAATAAAACAAACGGAAAAAGAAATATGAAAAAACGTACCCGTAGTATTTTAGAAGAATTAAACAGTCTAGGCAATACTAGAAATACTGAACTCCTTATAGAAAATAAAGGGCAACGTATTATCGAAAGTGCTATGAACTTATTATCATTGGTACGTCAACACTTCAACGAAGAAGAATCGGCTGAATTAGAGCGCCGTTTTCTTAACGCTATCCGTGCTGGGGATCCACGTAAATTTAAACGTGGTGTACATAAGATCGTTGAATCACATAAAATCGTTAAAAACGACCCCGAAAACTAACCCATATACACCAGTTTTTATCCTTTTGGCTAAATAAAAATACAAGTCCTACAGAGTAGTAGGCAAAGCCAACGAGGAGAATATATTATGGCATCAGTATTATCTACAGCAGGTGTAAACAGCCGCAAATTTGCAATCAGTCAATCCGACGCAGGTCGTGAGCTAGTTGTTAAAGTTGCTTTAGACAACATGACAAACGACAACCTAAATGACATCTACAACGCTATTACTAGCGCAGGTGGTGACGGTACAGGTACAGACGTAGGCGGTCCAGACGCTTTCACAGTAGCAGGTTTTGGTACAGCAGCCGGTACAGCATTTGTAAGCGGTGTAACAGATGTTGTTTACTTCCGTGTTCAAGGTACAGGTACATTCAACACAACTACAGCCGCAGCCGGTACAGGCGCAACTGTAACTGTTGAAGCAATCTTTACACCAGCACTATAATCAGTAATTCCTAGGGATGGGAAGGAAAGCGTCACTTTACAGTGGCGCTTTTTTTATGACCAGTAAATACTGACATGAAAGAATTCATTATTAGGACACTGGTTGATATTACTGAAACAAAGCAATATCGAAAAGAAGCAGGCAAAGAATTTGAGTATCAACAACAGCAAAATTTGGCTATGTTGATACAGACAATCAGTATGCGAGCCAATCCATTGAATACTACTAGACCGGTTAGTGAAGAAACTAGTCGTTATCCCTTTGGGTTCAAACATCAAGGAACACAGCGAGTTTGGACCTTTAAGTTTTATATCGAGTATGAAGGTGCGTACACAGATCCAACAGGTAACGAGACAGCACTGTTAGTCAAAGATTTAAACTTTATTCCAGTGATATCTGGTCTAACCGAAACTGCTAAATTTAGTCCGTCTATCTTTAATACAGAATCCGATACAGATTGTAACACAATCATTTCGGTAGCGAGTGATAAATAATAGCAAAGGCAAAAACACTATTAGGCATTTAAAGGCTACTCAACAATTAAGCCGGAGCGGCAAGGAACTGAGTAAATGTCTATTGAGACCACAAAATTAGAAAGAGAAAATTTAGAAGCCCACGTTGATCTATGCGCACAACGCTATCAGATCCTAGAGGCACGTCTAACTACTATCGAAGCCAAAGTTGAAGGCATCCACGCTGACATCATGAAGGGTAACCAAAGCATGAGTAAGGTTATTATTAGTTCAGCAACTACAATCGTAGCAGGATTACTTGGCTTAATCGCAACTTTAATTCTAAAGTTTTAATCCACTAAATACAGTATGCTTATCAAAGAGTTTACTGTAGAGCCCTCGTCTGATTCCAGCGTTGACAATGCTGTGATATTTCACGACATTTTAAATCCAAGAATTTTTAAGGACGAAGTTATGCGTCCTGAAGTGCGCCAAGCGTTACTTAAAATTGCCAAACATTTTGAAGAATATATCGGAGTTGAATTAGATATAAGAGATATCACTGTGTCTGGTAGTAATGCCGCTTACAGTTATACTCCGCAGAGCGATTTAGATTTACACATCATAGTGTCTATTCCAGATCGTCCAGAATTTCGCGAATTACTTGATGCCAAGAAAAATGTATATAATGCTAGACATGACATCAAAGTTAGAGGCATTGACGTAGAACTTTATGCTCAAGACTCTAGTCAACCACATCATAGTCTTGGTATCTATTCTGTGTTAAATGACAGTTGGGTATCAGAACCAAAACGTCAAAAGATTGACATCAATGATTTAGATGTAAGAGAAAAATATAAGAATTATAGAGATCGCATAGTTACTGTATTGACCAAAGAAAGTCTAGCAGTAGCAGAAGATATGTGGAACGACATTAAACGTATGCGCAAGGCGGGCCTAGAAAAAGGCGGAGAATTTAGCACTGAAAATTTGGTATTTAAAATGCTACGCAATCAAGGTTGGCTAGAAAAATTAAATAGTTATATTGGCGAATTGCAAGATGAGAAATTAAGTATAGAACAGAGATTAATATGAAGATAACAGACTTACTATCAGAACAAGTACCTATGGCTGGTACCCCAGGTCCAGCACCTGCTCCGGGCGCCACCGCACAGGGAGCTGCACTCAACCCGCAGAGTCAAATGGTTGCCCAAGACCCGGGAGCTCAGCAAAAACAACAACAACTTCTAATAGCACAACATCAAAAACAAGTACAGGATCAAAAGAAACAAATACAAGATCAAATAGCAGATCTCACTAAACAAATTACTGATCTTAGAAAGCAGATGTCCGAATTAAAATGAATATTAATGAATTTACTAGAGGTATTGAAATTTGGCGTAGCCGAGAAGAGCAAGAAGTTCTTGTGAAAGTCAAGGACCTTACACCTATCAGCGCATTTGAAGAAAGAGAAAAAACCATAATCGAGGGTTTAGTACGTAAAAGTTTGTTAATTAAAATAAAGAATAAAGAAAACACATACGTATACCCAAATGTTTGACATTAAGGCTGCGGCCAGAGATTTAGATAATCTACTACATGAGATTGTTGTAAAGCAGGGAATCTTTGTACAAATTAGTAAGGATCTTATTAGATATAAGAATTACATGCTGATTAGAAATGATGACAAAGATTGGGTCGTATTGACTGTGGTAGATGGAAAAAAGAAACATATTTCAACAGTTTGCCTTAAAGTATCGGCGTTTGCTATTTGTAAACTACACGAAAAACGTAAACTGTCAAGGATTCAAGAAGTCGAATCTCAGGATATTGTTTTTAAAAAACACTATATAGATTCGTTATTCTACAGAAAAACAGCAGAAACTAGCCAAAATGAAGTAAGTAGGGAAAACGCACAGTGGCGTTACGAAATTGCGGCTAGCGAAGCAAGGGCGGCTAAGAAGAAAATTGACAGTATCTTCTATGCCTCGATTGTATAAATAATACTACAACTTCTAGGGAAGAAATTAACCATGCGTGTCACTGAATTTAACAAAAAAATTACTGCTCAGATAGTAAACGAAAATGTAGGTAAAATTTTCGGACAAAAACTTAATCTTGATAGTTTTACACTAGAGCAATTAGAAGATGCTCGAAATAAATTGCGTACAAAGATTCACCAAATTGAAAATAGCGGTGGATTTAGCGCAGTTTTAGAAAATGACGATTACACAAAAAATAAGATGTTCCTAGATGTCTTAAATCGTGCTATCGAAGAACGCAGTCAAGAAGTTGTTGAGTTCACAGACATGGAACGTATGGTACTAGAAAAAGTAGATCAAGGCGTATTATCATTTGATGACCTTCCAGAAGAACTACAGAACAAAGTAAATTTCAGCAAATCTAAAGAAGATGCCGCAGTACAGGTTGAATCAGTGTTGCGTGAAGGCGAAGAAGAAAAAGCAGAATTGATTATGGCCGCTCGCGACATGGTTGATCGTATTACAGGCTGGATGGAAGACACAGCAAATATGCAGGCCGAATCAATGTTAGAACTTATTGACTCTATAAGAGACGAATTAGGCAGCGACACATCAATGGAATTTGAAGGCGTTGTCAAACCAGCATTAGCAACCATCTATACAGCATTAGAAGGTTCGCGTCAACAACTAACACAAGCAGTGGCAATCTTAACAGGCGAAGGCGATGGCGGTCAATCTATGGGTGCTGAGCCAGCAGAAGAGCCAGCAGAAGAGCCAACCGCAGGCGAAGAAGAATCACCAGAACCAGAAGGCGGTGAAGAGGCAGGCGCGGCAGCATCAGCGGCGGGCGGTGAAGAGCCAGCAGGTCGTGCTACTCGTGAATCAGTAGAGTTCAGCAGAAAACTTGCCAGTCTATTAGCACCAAAAAAAAAGTAACTGAGTCCGAACTCATTTCGGACTTGGTTCTCGTTCTTAGAAGTCTAGTAGGTAAAGCCGATGCGGCAAATACTACAGCAAAATATCCGTGGGAAAAATTTAATAAATTCATGGTCCATATGGGCCAAGAAGAATTTGACAACGAAACATTTAAACCAGTATTCGATGCCGATCCAAACATTCAAAAATATGTAAAGCGTTTCGATGGCGAAGGCATTGAATTAAAAACCAAAAAAGAAGCACCAGCACAAGGTCCAGTTGATGGCAACACAGGCAGTGATGTGGTAGCTCAAATGGCACAACGAGCAACAAATAATGCCATGGCCTCTTGACAAATATTAAAACTGATGTTATATTTGTTCAATGAGTCTACTAATACAAAAATATCAATATAAATCACTTCAAAGAGACGAATCCACTGGCAGGCGATTATATGCCTGCCCAGATGGAAACAAAGTCCCCAGTGTTACTACAATCCTAGATAAAACCAAACCAGCCGAAGCTCGTGAAGCATTGGCTAATTGGAAAAAATCTGTAGGAGAAGCCAAAGCACAACAGATCACAACCGAAGCCGCTAATCGCGGAACTAGGATGCACACTTACTTAGAAAACTATATTAAAGGTGAGCAACTTAAGGATTCAGTGAGTAATCCTTATGCTCAACAAAGTTTAGTTATGGCTAAAAAAGTAATTGAATCTGGTTTTCCAGGAGTCAAAGAAGTATGGGGCAGTGAAGTGCCTCTGTACTTCCCTGAACTGTATGCTGGTACTACAGATTGTGTAGGCTTACACGACGGCGAGGAAAGCATACTAGATTTTAAGCAAACTAACAAGCCTAAAAAACTAGAATGGATTGATGATTATTTCCTTCAACTTACAGCCTACGCCCTAGCACACAACGAAATACATAAAACTAATATACGCAAGGGCGTTATTATGATGTGTGTTAGACCGCCAGAAATTGCTCCCGGACAGTGGGGAGAACCACAATATCAGCAGTTTATTCTAGAACCCAAAGACTTTGATTATTGGACTTCGCGCTGGTGTGACAGAGTCGAACAATACTACAAACTACACCATTGATAAATACTCAATAATGGAGTATAAGACATGGCCGTAGTGCAAATATCAAAAATACAGCATCGCAGAGGTCGCAAGAACTCTGGATCTAGTTTACCACAGTTAGCCTCGGGTGAAATCGGGTGGGCAATTGATACACAGGAATTGTTTATTGGAAATGGGTCTGTAAGTGAAGGTGCTCCCTTTGTTGGCAACACCAAGATCTTAACAGAGCATGATAACATTCTTGACCTAGCACTACAATATCAATACAAAAGAAATGATGCTACCATACAAACAGGTCCTACTGCTTCACAACCAGTACAAAGAACTGTTCAAGAACGACTAGATGATGTTGTCAGTGTAAAAAGTTTTGGTGCTGTAGGAAATGGTGTAGCAGATGATACTCTAGCCATTCAAAGAGCCATTGATCAGTTATACATTAATGTGGCCACAGTAGGGTCAACATCAAGCAGAATAGCCTTAACATTTGAAGCAGGAATCTATAAGATCACAGGTCCTCTAAGAATCCCACCATATGCTACATTAGTTGGTGCCGGAAGAGAAAAAACAGTGATAAGACAAACAGGCAACTTCCCGTTGGCCTATACCATTAACAGTTCCAGCACTCCAGGAACATATAAAGATTTTACCGATCTAACTTTTAATAATCAAGCACAGCAGATAAGAGTAGAAGGTATGACATTAGAACACACTGTTTCTGGTCAACCTATATTAGATTTAATAGCATCAAGAAACAGTTCATTTAGAAATCTTAGATTTAAAGGTACTTGGTTATACCCAGCAGGCGCTTCTTTTACTATCACAGAAGTTTTCAGTGAAGGCTCGGCAAAAATATTAAGATCAGGATCTGATCACGGTCTTAACATTGGAGATGAAATTTTTCCTAAGATAACAACAAATGGTTTAACCGCTCATCAAACTTACTATGTAAAATCTGTGCCTACTAGCACAACGTTTACTTTATCTGCTACGCCAGAAGGATCTAGTATAACTTCATTTACCGATGGTACCGGATTGTCTGTACTAACAGAAAAACTTAGTTTGAATGAAGTTGGTGTAAGATTAGTAGCATTGAGTGCCAGTGTTACCTGTACAGGTAATATGTTCCAAGACTGTGATTTTTATAATCTATCTTATGCTGTAGACAGCACGTATGACATTGATTCTAATAAATTTACCAACTGTCATTTTAAAGAGTGCAGTAGAGCAATACGATTTGGTCATAATATCAACAGTCTAAGCACAGGACGCCTATATGGTCCTCAAAGAAATAAAATATCAGATTCAACATTTGAAAAAATTAAAGAAACTGCCTTTGACGTTTATGTGGGTAAAGGAAATACGTCAACCCATAACAGATATATTGAAGTAGGCAACGACGGCGGTAACGAATCAAATCCAATTTTTAATGTTATTAGATTCCGTCAACCTGGAAATATTTCTGAAGCAGATTATTTTGACAGATCTATTAAATTAACATCAGAAGCAGAGTATATGATTGGTGTTCCATACATCGGTGAAGTTGGTGGTTTTGTAAAAAGCGAACACAAATATAATCAAAGAATTAATCTTCAACCAGGCATTAATCCGTTATTGAAATTGCCAGCAGATGATAGTTTATCACACGTGATACACTATTTTTATAGAAGTGCTGCACAGTCAATAACTAGACAAGGCAAACTTTTTATTAACGTAGATAAAGTTAATAACCAAATCCATCTTACAGACGATTGTAACGTCATTGGAAATAATACAAACTTAGAAAAACTTACCTTTAGTGCTCTACTTGGCGATGCTGACAATAACACTGTTAATGAAACTGTTGTTGTTCAATACAACAATAATGTAGCATCAGAAAATGGATATTTAAATTATTGGTATGAATCTTTAAGTTAATCTATGCTTTCAAAGACCTACGAAGACCGTCTCATCGCGTGGAGAACTTTTCGAAGTCAGTTAGATCAAGAAAAAGATCCTATACAATCTGCTATAGACTTTTGGACTGCTGTCCCAGAGGTTACTCGAAACATTGATCCATATGATTCAAAAACATGGCCCGATCCTTGGGAAATGATTGAAGAGAATTCTTTTTGTGAATACACTAAAATTCTAGCCATTGGATATACTCTGATGCTAACAGAAAAATGTAAAGATTGGCATTATGAAATACAAATAGGTCTTGACAGACGCTACTCAAAATTGTATTATATGTTACTTGCGGGTGAACATATAATTGGTTTTGAAGAGGAAAAAAGTATTCATATTTCGAAATTACCTAAGAACATACATATACAACAGACTCACGTATTGTCTGAGCAGTTTTAAGTGGTACTAAATATCATACTTTGCAAGTTGAGGCAACAATGACAAATATAACAGTAATAAAAAGAAGTGGACAGAGAGAGACATTACACATAGAGAAGTGGCAAGCCCAAGTAGCAAAGGTTTGTAGCGGAATAGCAGACGTCAGTCAGAGTATGATTGAAATCAAAGCACAGCCTCATTTTTATGACGGCATAACAACTAAAGAGATTGACGAAATAACTTTACGTGCTATTGTCAATCTTATCGATGTAGAACACAATCCAGATGTAGGACACACTAATTATCAATATGTGGCAGGCAAGCAACGTCTCAGCATGTTGCGTAAAGACGTTTATGGCCAATACGAGCCTCCCCGCCTCTACACCATTGTAAAGAAAAATGTAGAAGTTGGTCTATACACTCCTGAACTATTACAGTGGTACAGTGAGGACGACTGGAACAAGATGGATGATATGCTGGATCATTCTAAAGACGAGCAATATGGTTATGCCAGCATTGAGCAGTTAATTGAAAAATATTTGGTACGCAATCGTGCGACAAAGGAAATTTATGAAACTCCCCAAGTTAGATATATGGTGGCCGCGGCTACGGTCTTTCATAAAGAAGAACCTAACACGGCCCGTATGCGTTACATCAAAGAGTACTACAACTGTGCTTCAGATGGTTTGTTTACTCTTGCTACTCCTGTGCTGGCTGGGCTCGGCACTCCTACTAAGCAGTTTTCTAGTTGTGTTCTTATCCGCAGTGACGACGATCTGGATAGCATATTTGCTAGTGGGGAGATGATGGCCAAATATGCCAGTAAGAGAGCGGGGATTGGATTGGAAATCGGTCGACTTCGCCCATTGGGCTCCCCGATCCGTGGCGGTGAAATTATGCACACAGGTATGATACCATTCCTGAAAAAATGGTTCGGAGATTTGCGCTCATGCTCGCAAGGAGGTATTCGTAATGCTAGTGCTACTGTATTCTATCCTATTTGGCATCATCAGTTTGATGATCTTATTGTACTTAAAAACAACCAAGGAACCGAAGAAACCCGAGTCCGTCATATGGATTATGGGGTTGTGCTTAGTGCTTTCTTCTGGAGACGATTCAAAAACAAAGAAGACATAACATTCTTTGATCCTAACGAAGTTCCAGATTTATATGAAGCGTTTTATAAAGACACAGAATTATTTGAAGAACTCTATGTCAAATACGAAAAGCGTAAAGACCTGCGCAAAAAAACAATGAGTGCCGAGGAAGTATTTAAATCAGGAATACTAAAAGAGCGTACAGACACTGGACGTATCTATCTAGTGTTTGTCGACAATGTTATGAATCAAGGACCTTTTGATCCTGAATATCATACAATTTACCAGAGTAACCTTTGCTGTGAAATTCTATTACCTACTCGACCTTTTAAGCGTCTCGATGACGATAGTGGCCGCATTGCTTTGTGTACACTTGGTAGTATCAACTGGGGGGCTTTCCGCAATCCAGAAGATATGCGTCGTGCTTGCCGCATACTTCAGCGTTCTCTATGTAATATTCTTGATTATCAAGACTTCTTAAGTATACAGAGTAAACTTAGTAACGATGAAATACAGCCATTGGGCATTGGAGTTACTAACCTAGCCTATTGGCACGCCAAGCGTGGACTCAAGTATGGTGAGAAAGACGCTCTACAAGATGTCAAGACATGGATGGAGCATCAAGCCTATTATCTAACAGAAGCCACAGTTGAACTAGCCAAGGAACGTGGTCCATGTCTCCACAGTGAACACACACGTTACGGACAAGGCGAGTTTCCTTGGGAAAACCGTGCCAAGGGTGTTAATGAACTGGCAGACTTTACTCCAGAGTTAGACTGGGAAACATTACGTGGGGAGATGTTAGAACATGGTGTACGAAATGCTACTCTTATGGCTATTGCTCCAGTTGAGTCTAGTAGTGTTGTTATTAATAGTACTAATGGAATAGAAATGCCAATGAGCCTTATCTCTACTAAAGAGTCTAAGGCAGGTTCATTCACACAGGTTGTTCCAGATTATCATAAGTTAAAAAACAAATATCAAATGATGTGGGATCAACAAGACTGTGTTGGTTATCTAAAAACTGCGGCAGTGCTACAGGCCTATGTGGATCAAAGTATTTCAACAAATACTTTTTACAATCCAGCACACTTTGCGGATCGTAAAGTACCAACAACATTGATTGCTAAAAATTTAATGCAGGCTCATATGTGGGGAATTAAAACATTTTACTATAGCCTAATTAACAAGGCTGGTGCCAAAGAAGAACAACTAATTACTACTGTGGCAAAGAACTATGTAGAAGTAAGTGTTGACGAGTCTGAAGATTGTGAGGCATGTAAACTATAATGTTAGAAACTATCTGTGAAGTATTAGAAGACGCTTATAAGCGTAACTGGATTACTAGTCGCGATGGCAATGTGAGTATTCGTCACCACGACCGCGATCATTTCTACATTACACCCAGCGGTGTACGTAAGCAAACACTACAACCCGATCAGTTTAAGAAGATTAAGATTTGGCGAAGTATTAACAGTGGCGTCGGTAGTGCAGCATTTAACTATGTCTGGGAAGATATAGAGTACACTGATATTAGTGCTAAACTAAAGCCTAGCGGCGAGATTCCTTTACACTTTGGCTTACAAAAAGAAATGGGTCAGCACAGTGGCGAAGTTAGAGTAGTGGTACACGTTCATCCTACCTACTGTATTGCGGCCATGCATGCTGGAATTGATCTTAGTACTATTAGTAGTTCGTTTCCAGAACTCAATCGTTACACAAAGGTTGCTCCTAATGTAGGAGATGTACCTCCTATTAGCCAAGAACTAGCAGATCAGTGTCATAAGAATCTGAAGTTAGATCGAAATGGAAATATTGCCTACGACATTGTGGGTATCAAAGGACACGGTGTTGTAGCCATTGATACTAGTCCGTGGCGAGCGTATGAACACATAGAAAGATTAGAACACATTTGCAAGATAGTACTTGCGTCGGGAAAATATTAAAATGAGCAAAGAACAATATAATTTACACACAAAGACAGATTACCTAAATCGTAAAATGTTTTTAGATCCAGCAGGACCTGTAACTATACAACGATTTGAAGAAGTCAAATATAATAAATTACAGAGTTTTGAAACTACAGCACGAGGTTTCTTTTGGGTTCCAGAAGAAATTAGTCTAACCAAAGACGCACAAGACTTTAAGGATGCTTCAGATGCGGTTAAACATATCTTCACTAGTAACCTGCTTAGGCAAACTGCTCTTGACAGTCTGCAGGGTCGCGGCCCAAGTCAAATCTTTACTCCGGTCGTAAGCCTGCCAGAACTAGAAGCACTTGTCTATAACTGGACATTCTTTGAAACTAATATTCACAGTCGCAGTTACAGTCACATTATTCGTAACATCTACAATGTGCCAAAGGATGTGTTCAACACAATTCATGACACTAAAGAAATAGTAGACATGGCCAGTAGTGTAGGCTATTACTACGAATACTTACACATGATTAATTGCCGAAAAGAACTAGGAGAAAAGTTTCCTGAGCAAGATCACATTAAGGCAATCTATCTAGCCTTACACGCAAGTTATGCCTTAGAAGCATTCCGCTTTATGGTATCATTTGCTACAAGCCTAGCAATGGTTGAGAATAAAATCTTTATTGGCAACGGTAACATCATCAGCCTAATCTTACAAGATGAACTGCTACACAAAGGTTGGACTGCTTGGATTATCAATCAAGTAGTCAAAGACGATATAAGATTTGCTAAAGTTGCCAATGAATGTCAAGCAGAAGTTTTACAAATTTATAAAGATGTTATTGCTGAAGAAAAAAATTGGGCCGATTATCTCTTTAAGAAAGGACCGGTAATTGGTCTTAACGCAAATATCTTAAAAGATTTTGTTGACTATACTGCCAGCAATTCATTAAAAGATATTGGAATCAAATATTGGAATCCTGCTCCAAAGAGTACTCCTATTCCTTGGTTTAACAAACACAGTGATACTAGTAAAAAACAAACAGCACTACAAGAAAACGAGTCAACCAATTATGTTATCGGTGTTATGGGCGATACAATAAATTATGATGAACTACCAACAGTATAAGGATAAAAATGAAAGCAATAGTTTGGAGCAAAGAACAGTGTCCCTACTGTGATCAGGCAAAGGCACTGTTAAAACAAAAGGGTATTGAGTTTGAAGAAAGAAAAATTGGATCGGGTTATACTAGAGAAGATTTATTAGAAGCAGTACCAACAGCACGTACAGTTCCACAGATTTTTCTAGGTGAAGAATTAGTAGGTGGATTTCAAGAATTAAAGAAAAGGTTACAGAATGTTAATTGATAAAGGTGTATCAGAAGGTGAAGTAGTTACTTTTAAACTTACTTCAGGTGAGGAATTAGTAGCAAAATTAATCGAAAACGGCTCAGACTTTTATAAACTGAGACGTCCTATGGTTATTGGTATGGGACAACAAGGCCCAGGCCTAATGCCTTACTTGTTTACAGTCCACCCGGATAAAGAAGTTAAATTAAATAAAAATGTAGTGACAGTGGCTGAAGCCACAGATAAACAATTTGCTGATCAGTTTATTCAGTCTACTACAGGAATTAAATTAGCGTAAATATAATTATGCCAAAAGTTGCTAGAAAATCAGGTACAGATACAGTAAGCATTAATCATCCTACTTGTCAGGGCGGTACAGTTACAAATGTAGGATCTGGAGATGTGTTTGCTAACAGTATCGGCGTAGTTCGAGAAGGGGATAATGTACAATCTCATACATTTTCGCCTCCTTCCTGTCCTAGCCATGCTCCGGGATTAACTTCTTATAGTCCAAATGTCTATGCTAATAACAAGAAAATAGGCAGACTAGGTGATGCTTATGGTTGTGGAGCAACTATATCTTCTGGCAGTCCTAATGTATACGCTAACGGATAAGGAAAAACTATGATAACTATTACTGATGTTGCTGAAACCGAAATCAATGGAATTTTAGCAGAAAACAAAGAGCCGTATTTAAGAATTTCAATTCAAGGCGGCGGATGCTCGGGATTTAGTTATGTTTTTGACTTTGCTCAAGAAAAGATGGAAGACGATTTTGAATTTGGTAAAGTGTTAGTAGATTCTATGAGTATGACATATTTACAAGGTGCCAAAGTTGACTATGTTGATGATCTAATGGGTTCAAGTTTTAATATTGTAAATCCAAATGCTCAAACAACCTGTGGCTGCGGTAGCAGTTTTTCAGCATGAAAGATATAACACATTACATACATTTAATGGAAGTTGCCCAAGGAGAAATCAAACAAAATTCTCTAAAATTTGGCAAAGGTGACTTACATCCAGTTATGAGTAAGGAAACATTAGATTACCATTACTCAGGTCTAGCATCTAAATATTTTGAAAGATATAATAAAGGCGAAGGCGATCCTAAATTTAATTACGGCGGCGCCATGCTACACAATTTATTTTTTGGAAATATCAAAGTACCAGGCGGTCTTAACAAACCTACAGATCAAAGTAGAGAGTTAATTGACAACAAGTATGGTGACTTTGAAAAATTTAAAGAAGCAGTAGAAAAAGAATTTATGTCTGCTCAAGGCAGTAATTGGATTTACATGGATGATAAGGGAAAATTACATACCATTCATAATCACGAATACAAGACAGGCATGAAAATTATGTTATTGATAGACGCTTGGGAACACGCTTGGGCATTAGACTATCAACAAGACAAAGCCAAGTATCTCAATAACTTTTGGAAAATTGTTGACTGGAATATTGTCAACGATAGATTAACAGGAGCATAAAATGGCTTATTCTGAAAAAGTTATAGATCATTATGAAAATCCACGTAATGTAGGAGCATTTGACAAGAACGATACTGATGTTGGAACTGGTATGGTTGGGGCACCTGCTTGTGGTGACGTTATGAAATTACAAATCAAAGTAAACGAGGATGGCGTTATAACAGATGCGAAGTTTAAGACGTATGGTTGTGGTAGTGCTATTGCTAGTTCTAGCCTCGCTACAGAGTGGCTCAAGGGGCGCACACTGGATCAGGCGACCGAAATCAAAAACTCAGATATTGCTGAGGAACTTGCGTTACCGCCCGTTAAGATTCACTGTTCAATATTGGCAGAGGATGCTATCAAAGCGGCAATAAACGATTACAAGGCCAAACATGATAACGCTGTCTGAACAAGCCGCAGAGCGAGTTAAAACAACATTAGAGCGTCGAGGCAAGGGTCTAGGAATCAGACTGGGCGTTAAGACCACAGGCTGTAGTGGAATGGCCTACGCAATAGAATTTGTTGACGAACCAAACACTGAAGATATGAGTTTTGTCAGTCACGGTGTCCATTTATTTGTTGATCCAAAAAGTCTAGCATATTTGGATGGTGTACAGGTAGAATGGGTTAAAAAAGGATTAAATGAAGGATTTGACTTTACTAATCCAAATGAGCGTGATCGTTGCGGGTGCGGTGAATCATTTAGAGTATAAATGAGTTGGACTAGAGATCAGACCAAAGAATGGGTCGCTCAATTAGAAAATAGAATTGAAGATATTGAATATTACCTTTTACGTACTATAGAATGGTGCGAAGAAAGAGGAATATACAATGATCAAGCAGTATTCGCCTGCTCTATGATGACTGTAGTTTGGGTAAGTCATATGCGAGGAGAACCAATTGGAATAAGAGATGCTATGGAACTTTTGGGCATCAAAGATTGGGACAGCATGACAGATGACATATTTGAGTTATCTCCACAATATAAAAATTATGATCTAGATGATCTTCTCGAATTGGTAGCAGAACATTGGTATTAATGTTCTTGACAAAAACCAAAATCTGTTGTAAACTAATCCTATATTAACTTTTTTGGAGAATACTTTGAGTATGCATCTTGAAGGCCCGTGGCTCAGTACCACTGGCAAGAAAAAAGGCAAACAGAAGTTTCGCAACGCTGAACAGGCAAAAAAGGCTAGAGAACAAGAGGAATCTTGGAAAGCCCTACAGAAAAGATGGGGTGTTGAAGCAGAAGAACGTAAACGAAAACGGGCTCTCGAATCTAGTTACTATGTACCTAAATCAGAACCGTATCGTAGAGAAACTCCAAAGATTGGAAGTCTGCCATTTACAGGTGGACCGTGCGTTAAAGCACCAGACAAAGTTTATACAGGCACAATGATTAAAGGCATTGGAACTATGCACAAAAGTAACGCTGTTCCAATTTTTAGTAATGAAGAGGCGGTGGATATTTCCAAAATGCGTCGATAATCACCGATTTTCGTGCTATAATATGAAAGATGAACTATATATTATACGTTTCGCAAAGAAACTAAGATAGTTGGACCAAAGTATGTCACAAGCAGAAACAGTCCTGCGAGTCTTGGCCTATGAGAAACCCGTGAGATTCGGGCGGTCAAGTTCGCCAAAGGCACACAAGTTATGAGATTGTGCGTCCAATGGAGACAAACTACACGAACCCAGGGTTCTTTCAATGAGCCTCGTGAAGTTTACTCCCTTAATGTAATGTGATTTGATTTTTGAATCACACCAAATGAAAGGAGAAAACAATATGGAAAAATTGTTAAGATTAGGTTTATGTTTGGCTGGATTTATAGCCGTAGTCATGCTGGTCCAAACTGTAACCTTAAAGAAATTTGCTAGTCTTAAAGAATCAGCAGGTGTTTATAGTTCCGATGTTGTAAGTATTAAAACTCGAGAAAAACAACTGGACTGCCTTGCTATTAACATTTATCGAGAAGCCGGCTACGAGCCCTTTGAAGGTAAAGTAGCAGTAGCACAGGTAACGATGAATCGAGTAGCCGCAGGAAAATTTGGTCAAGATGTTTGCGGTGTAGTCTATCAAAAAAATATAATTATGGAAAAAGTTGTATGCCAATTCTCATGGGCATGTGATTCTGTACATAAAAATAGACCTATTAATAAGGAGGCATACAATGAAAGTTATGCAGTTGCTAAAAAAGTTCTTCTCGAAGAATTCAGATTGGACATTCTCAAAGATGCTCTATATTATCATGCCACCTACGTTAATCCGCAGTGGAAACTTGAAAAAATAGGAAAAATTGGACAACATATTTTTTACAGAGAGAAACGCATATGATACAAAATATCAATCAACTAAAAGATTTTTTTAAGTCTAAAATTGGACATATTTCAGCCGAAACATTTGGTTGGATTGCTGTACTAGTTTTACACGCTTCAACTATTCCCAGTCTTTTGGCTGTGATGTCTGGACTCACAGATAGACTTCCAGGTGTTGATCTTGTTCTTTTAGTTTGGACAGGTTTGGCTCTACTATTTGTTAAGGCCGCAGTCCAAAAAGATATGTTAAATTTGGTAACTATTGGTTTTGGATTTATTATCCAGGCCGTTATGATGGCTTTGATATTCTTTAAGTAATTTCGATTGCCAAACCACTTGACACCACCTACGGGTGGTGTTATACTTTTAACTGTCGTAAATTGTTTGACACACAGAAAGGCACATTATGAAAAAGGCTCTTATTATTGCTCCACTGGTCGCAACCTTGGTTGGTTGTGCGTCAGTTAAAGAAGTTGAAACCCGTAAGACTGCGGCACAGCCTACTTGGTATGCTGACTGCGAACAACGTGGTAAAGAAGGTTGGTTCTGGGCTAGAGAAGGTTTTGTCTACTCCTGCGGTATGGGTGTTAGCCAATTTGCTCAGGCATCCGAACTTCAAGCCGATGCGTTTGCTTTAGACAGTTTTGCTAAACGAATTGGTAGTCGTGTAAATTCTCTAACCAAAGTAGAATTTATTGACGAACGTAAATCTACACATTCCAAAGTTGAAACTTCTACAGGCAATACATTAATTCAAAATCAACTTGAATCTAAAAAGTATCAATACATTTACAACGGACAGTATTACACTTATGTTCGTTTGAAGATGACTGAAGAAGGTTTTAATGCTCTTAAAAATCGAGCCGCACAGTAATGAAACATTCTTACACAGTAAAAAATTATCTCTGGTTGGTAATAATTACACTGTTTATAATTATTGCCATATCAGGATGTAGTTCTACTCCTCCAAAAAAGACAGCACAGTTTTGTAACACTAGCCAAACTGTCGAAGTACAAAATGGAAAACAAGTAGACTCAAAGACTGTTGTTAAATGTTCAGATGACTTTTTAGATCGCCATGTTCCGGCAAGAGCAGGAGTTGATCGTAACTGTCAAGAAACTATAAACCAATATGTTCTCAACGGTAGAGTAGTTGAGAGGAGAGGAATTGCTTGTGAAACACATCGCCCTGGTCGTATTATCTACATTCCTGATCCTCAAAACATGTGAGGTGTTGGCTGGTCCAGTCAACGTTCCTTTAAGTGCTACCGGTGGGGTTAGGAATGATTACGAAACACCAAATAGTGGAATTACTGTTTTGGTAAACATTTTTAAATCCTGGGACGGTGCTCTTAATCGAAGAGATCGTGACAAACATATTGGAGCAGTAATCTATGCTCTAGAAAATGCCGAAGATGGACAGATTGTAGAATGGTATAATTCTGGAGAAGAAACATCAGGCAAAATTAAGCCATTAATGACCTGGATGGTTCAGGGAGGACACTGCCGCAAGTTAGTGTCTTTAATTAAAAAGGGCGAGCACGAAAGGGAGTACGAAGAAGTAGGATGTCGTACAATAGATAGTCAGTTTTGGACATTTAGTCGTCGATAAATATTAAATTATGCGATATGAAACCAGCGACAAATTAATAGCGTGGCTAACATTATTCAGCGGATTAACAATATCCGCTGTAGCCATTTACTACAGCGTAGCAGGCCTAGTGGCCATTTTCTCTGCGGCAGTTATTCCCATCATCGTTATGGGCGTGGCCTTAGAAGTTAGTAAACTAGCCGCTACTGTTTGGTTAAAACAAAATTGGTCTAGAGCACCTAACTTTATTAGAGGTTATCTACTAGCCGCTATTGCTATATTGATGCTCATTACTTCGATGGGTATTTTTGGATTCCTAAGTAAAGCACACAGCGATCAAAGTTTAGTCAGCGGCGATGTACAAAGTAAGATTGCCGTATATGATGAAAAGATAAAGACAGCAAAGGACAATATAGATGCTAATCGCAAAGCACTCAAACAAATGGATGAGGCTGTGGACCAAGTTATGGGTCGAAGCACAGACGAAAAAGGTGCGGACAAGGCAGTTGCGTTACGTAGAGGGCAGGCCAAAGAACGCTCTAGATTACTTTCTGAGATTGCCGCCGAACAGAAAACAATTAGTCAACTTAGCGAAGAACGGACACCCATCGCCGCTGAAGTACGCAAGGTGGAAGCAGAAGTTGGTCCAATAAAATATATTGCTAATTTTATCTACGGTGATAACCCAGATGCTAATATATTAGAAAAAGCAGTAACTTGGGTAATCATTATTATTGTTATTGTATTTGATCCATTGGCTGTTATTCTGTTATTGGCCAGTCAGTACAGTTTCCAATGGTTCCGTCAGCAAAAAGAAGAAACCCCTCAAGAAGACAATCAAGAAATGTCTAGTGACCTTTACGAATTAGAAAATGTAAAAGATCAAGAAGACACTAAACAAAGTTCTTGGCCATTTACAAGTGCGTTATGGCCATTTCCAAAACAGCAGGAAATAACAGAGCCTAAAAAAGAAGAAGAAGATTTTAAATTTTTAGCAGAAGAGAAAGATCTATACCCAGAAGGAAAACCCTGGGAAGATAAGCCTCAAGAAGTAGTAGAAGACCTACCATTAGATCAGTGGAACAAAATGATCGAAGAGGCCGAAAAAGCCGTTGAAAAAGAAAAAGTATTAGCCAATGTAGAATGGACTGATGCTCTCCAACAATGGAGAGATAAAAATCATGATGCTGATATATATGAAATACAACGTGCCTTTGATGCTGGTGAAATTAAAGTATTACCGTGGGATCAAGATTTTAACAAGCAAGAAGAAGTGGACCCAGTAGCCGAGGCTAAGAAGTGGGCAGAAGAACAGCAACAAGAAGAATCAAAAAAAAAGACAACCTACATAATCAAGCAAGGGGATCATCAGATTCAGAAGACCAAGGACAGTTAGGATACGTCCAAAATTCTGAACAAGACACACAGACATTATGGCAGAGAATTCAACAAAAAAAATCAAAGTAATTACAGCCCCTGATATAATTTTTGATCAATCTCATTCTATTTTAGTAATAACTCCGTCGCAGGATACAAAAGAAAAAATAGAAAACTATGCGGTTGAATTAGAAGATCACATAAACATCTACATTTATACTGGTACAGAAAAAGATATAAAATGGCTGTTATCTACAGCCAAAATGGTAGATTATATAATTGTTGATATAGATAATTTGTCTGAAGATGTAAATCACTTCTTATCCTATATTTTGAGCTTACCTAATACATATTATAGATGTTTGAATATGAAAAGCGATTGGACACTTTTAAATAAAAATCGCTTTTACGATTTTCCAAACTTAAAAGAGGAAGTAGATGAGAGATCATAAAAATCAGTTTAATGGTAGTACAGTATACGTCAAGGAGGGCGAACCTGTTGAACGTGCTCTTAGACGTTTTAAGAAAAAAATTCAGGACAGCGGTCTTTTACAAGAATTACGTGATCGCGAGTTTTACGAAAAACCAACAACAGAACGCAAACGTAAAAAATCTGCGGCTAAGAATCGTTGGAAAAAAGAGTTAGCCAAACAGGCTTTACCACCTAAGTTATTCTAAGAAAGGTATCAAATGCGTATCGAAGACGAAGTCAAACTAGACTTCAAGGATGTATTAATTCGACCAAAACGTAGTACACTTTCAAGTCGCAAAGAAGTAAACTTAACTCGCACTTACAAATTTAAACACAGCAAAGCAGAATGGACTGGAGTTCCTATAATGGCCGCCAACATGGATGGCGTCGGAACTATAGGAATGGCCAAGGCTCTGTATGAGCATCAGATGTTTACTTGCCTTGTTAAAAACTATGACGAGGAAGATCTGTTCAATTTCGTAGGACATTTTGGCGGCGATCATTTTGCTGTCAGTACAGGTACCGGCGATAAGGATTTCCTAAAATTACGACAAATAGTTAATTCTTATCCCGAAATACGGTTTATCTGTATTGATGTGGCCAACGGATACAGTGAACATTTTGGAGACTTCGTTAGTAAAGTTAGATCAACATATCCACACGCAACTATTATTGCTGGTAACGTTGTCACTGCTGACATGACACAAGAATTAATTTTAAGAGGAGCAGACATTGTCAAAGTTGGAATTGGACCGGGATCGGTATGTACGACTAGGATACAAACTGGGGTTGGCTACCCGCAACTTTCTGCGATCATTGAATGCGCTGATGCGGCGCACGGTCTCGGCGCCCATATTATTGCTGATGGTGGTTGTACTTGCCCAGGCGATGTGGCTAAGGCATTTGGAGCAGGCGCAGACTTCGTCATGCTTGGCGGAATGTTGGCAGGGCACGACCAAGGTGGCGGAACCGTAGAAAACGGAAAAGTTATATTCTACGGTATGAGCTCAGATACTGCTATGAATAAACATAGTGGTGGTGTAGCAAATTATCGTAGCAGTGAAGGACGTACAGTAGAAATACCCTATAAAGGTTCTGTACAAAACACAGTGTTAGATTTATTGGGCGGTTTACGTAGTGCCTGTACATACGTGGGTGCGCCTAGTTTAAAACAGTTATCAAAGTGTACAACATTTATTCGTGTCAATAGACAAGTAAATGACGTATTTCTGAGATAAATAAAATTGTAGGATGCTTCGGGTCCTATAAACGGGCAGTTGCCCAAACTTAAATCTTGCTTAATTAAAGGAGATAACAATATGAGCAAAGTCATCGGTATTGACCTCGGAACCACCAACTCATGCGTGGCTATCATCGAGGCAGGAAATTCCAAAGTAATTGAAAACTCTGAAGGTGCCCGTACTACACCCAGTATCGTCGCCTATACTTCAGATGAAATTCTAGTTGGCGCATCAGCAAAGCGTCAAGCGGTTACAAACCCAAAAAATACAATCTATGCGTCTAAACGACTAATTGGTCGTAAATTTAAAGAGCAGGCTGTACAAAAAGAAATTGATCTTATACCTTACAGTATCATCGAAGCAAAAAACGGTGATGCTTGGGTTAAGGCTCAAGACAAAGAACTAGCACCTCCACAGATTTCAGCAGAAGTTCTTCGCAAGATGAAAAAGACTGCTGAAGACTATTTAGGTCACGAAGTAACTCAAGCAGTTATCACAGTACCAGCATATTTTAATGACGCACAACGCCAGGCTACCAAAGATGCTGGACAGATTGCTGGCTTAGAAGTCTTGCGTATTATCAACGAACCAACAGCAGCCGCACTAGCCTACGGTGTTGATAAAACTGATAAAAAGGATCGAAAGATTGCTGTATACGATTTAGGTGGTGGTACGTTTGACGTATCTATTATCGAGATTGCTGATGTCGACGGCGATAAACAAATTGAAGTATTGTCAACAAACGGCGATACATTCCTAGGTGGTGAAGACTTTGATCAACGCATCATGGATTTCTTAGTTGATGAGTTTAAGAAAGAACAAGGTATAGATTTAAAATCTGATACACTGGCTCTACAAAGATTAAAAGATGCCGCAGAAAAAGCCAAGATTGAACTTTCAAATAGTTCACAGACTGAGGTCAACCTACCATACATTACAGCAGATGCCAGTGGTCCAAAACACCTTATTGTTAAAATTACAAGAAGTAAACTAGAAGCACTAGTTGAAGATTTGATTAACCGTTCATTGGCGCCTTGCCGCATTGCTATGAAAGATGCGGGTGTAACAGCCGCTGACATCGACGAAGTTATCTTAGTCGGTGGTCAGACACGTATGCCTAAGGTACAAGAAGAAGTTGAACGTCTGTTTGGCAAGGCTCCACGTCGTGATGTTAATCCAGACGAAGCAGTAGCAGTTGGTGCGGCTATTCAAGGTAGTGTACTAGCAGGCGATCGCACAGACGTTTTATTGTTAGACGTAACACCATTGAGTCTAGGCATTGAAACTATGGGCGGTGTGTTTACTAAACTTGTACAAAAGAATACAACTATCCCTACCAAGGCTAGTCAAGTGTTTAGTACAGCAGAAGATAATCAGCCAGCAGTGGATATTAAAGTTGGTCAAGGTGAACGAGAACTGTTCCAATACAATAAACTACTCGGCGAGTTTAAGTTAGATGGCATTGCTCCAGCACGTCGTGGTCAGCCACAGATTGAAGTTACATTTGATATTGATGCCAACGGCATTATGAAAATCAGTGCTAAAGATAAAAACACCGGCAAAGAAAATCAAATCACTATCAAGAGCGACAGCGGCCTAAGTAAGGAAGAAATTGAACGCATGGTTCAAGAAGCAGAAGCCAATGCTGAAAGTGATCGTAAACAACGAGAGTTGATTGACGCTAGAAATTCTGCTGAAGCACAGGTACATACAGTTAAAAAAGATTTGGATGAAGTAAAAGATAAACTTACTGAAGAACAAAAAGGTAAAATTGAAGAAGCCTGTGATGCTGTTTTAGAAGCAGTCAAGGGTGACGACAAAGATATCATCGTTCAAAAGACCAGCGACCTAGCAGTGGCTATACAACCAATTTTAGCCGCAAAAACTGCTGAGGCTACAACATCGTCCTCTGATAACGATGTTGTTGATGCTGAGTTTACTGAAGCCAAAAAGAATTGACACAGACACAGAAAAATAGTAAAATAAAATTATGCGGTGCTTGGGTGAGGCCGCATATAATTCTTGCTTAATTAAGGAGAAATATAAATGACACAATTAAGAACTATTGACACTACCGCTCTAGCACATCTAAATAGAGCACTTGTTGGATTTGATCGTATTTTTAACGATCGAACTTTTGAAACACGCACAACTAACTATCCTCCATACAATATTGTAAAATATGAAGAGAATAGTTACGGCATTGAAGTAGCAGTTGCGGGATTCAATAAAGATGAAATCAATGTTGAAGTTGAAGGGGATCAATTAAAAATTTCTGGAAACAAATCCATTGATATAGATGAAACCAAAGAGTATTTACATAGAGGTTTGGCTGCTCGAGATTTTGAGCAGGCATTTACTCTAGCAGAGTATATGGAAGTTCGTGGTGCCGAAGTTAAAGATGGTATGCTTAGAATTCAGATCGAGCGTATAATCCCCGAGGCAATGAAACCTAGAACTATTGAAATTAAAGGCTAAACCTAAAACACGGGGGATAAATTTATCCCCCACTAAATATTAGAAAGTGGAGATTTATCATGGCGGCGATTGATACACAAGAAAATGTGATGATCGATGAAAAGATCAAAATTGAGATTTCAGAACCTAAACGATACAAGGTTCTTTTCTTAAACGACGATAAAACTCCAATGGAGTTCGTTATTGAGCTTTTAATAACTGTTTTCAAACACAGCCAAGAAACTGCGGAACAAATTACTTTAACCATTCACAATGAAGGCTCGGCAGTTGTTGGTGTATATACATATGAAATTGCTGAACAAAAAGGTGTTGAAGCAACACATTTGTCTCGCCAAGCAGGATTTCCTTTACAAATTAAAGTGGACGCAGAATGAGTTTAAAAGAATTAACTAAAGAAGCACACACAAACGCAGAAAGACAAGAGTTTGTAAAAGTTTTATTTTCGGGTAGTATTGATCCAAAACTTTATGCTATCTATTTAAAAAATCAACATCCAATGTACGAAATACTAGAGGTCTGTGCTATGCCTCATGGTATCTTACACGGGTTACCAGATATACGTAGAGCCCCTGCCATACTAGATGACTTTATGGAACTATGGGGGGACGATAGAACAACACCACCAATGTGTCCAGTAGTTGATAGGTATATTAAGTATGTGTTGAGTATTAAAGATGATCCAAAAAAACTAATGGCACACATTTACGTTCGCCACATGGGAGATCTTGCTGGTGGGCAAATGATCGCAAAGCGAGTCCCAGGTCAAGGCAAATATTATCAGTTCAGTGACCCTGAAACATTAAAAGTAGCCATTAGAGAACAAATCGGTGACGATATGGCAGATGAAGCCAAAGTTTGTTTTGAATTCGCTACTGAGTTCTTTAAAGAAATGATGGATTTAATTAAGTGAGTCAAGTTTGGGACACATTAATCAATATCCAGCAGTTACTAGAAGAAAATTTTAATCGCACAGGTATTGAGGTTTATGAACCGGGCATGGAACGGTTTAACCAGCCAGGCTGGGTTAATCGAGTATGGACTAGTTTCAAATACCGACGTGCCCATATTGATGTAGTCGATGCCCGATCCACAAAGGGTCTCTGGATGATGCACTGTTGCGTTTTCCCACATATACATAATCCTGCTCCCATATACGGGTTTGATGTTATCGCAGGTAAAAATAAAATCACAGGTTGTTTTCATGATTATAGTCCTACAGTAAACAGTGGACATCCTATGTGCCAATGGTTTGCTGACGAAGTTAATAAACTTGAATGGCGTAAACCACGTGAACTTCCCGAATGGGCACAACGAATTTTTAGTAAACACATGGTAGCGGCTGGAAATGTTCAAGATGAAACAGAACTAGAACAAATAACAAATCTAGCAAAAGACACTATCGTACACTACTTAGATACTGTAGACGAAACGAATAACACTATAGCAGATTGTACACACGAACAGAATTTCTATGCCCAAAATCAAAAACAAAACCCGCATACACCGCGTGTAATGGTTAGTTTAGGGCTTTCAGAAGAAGATGTTGCCATTTTTATCCAAGAATGCCTGTTCCCAGAAATACGATAAATATTGTATTATGAGAGCAAAAGAGTTTATCCTAATTGAATCTGAGGGCGGAATGTCCCGCAGAGCCGAAGAAGCAGGCCGCGGAAAACGTGTGGCTTTTAAAAACGCTGACGGTAATGTAATTAATATGATCGGAGCACAGGTATTTCCGCAGGATGCTGACCGCCGTGATTCCTATCATGAAATATTGCCAGAAATTTTAGATTACATTGAAAACAACCAAGTTCCTAAAACTAACGTTCTAACACTGCCAGCAGGCGGTGGATTAGTAGTACCTAACGAAGCAGGTGCTGCACTGGTAATGATTTTTCAAGATACAACTTCAAAAACAAATATAGCGTGGATAGCACTTAAAAAATCAAAGAAACCCGGAGCATATCCAATATTTTTACAAACCAAAGAATTTAGCAATTTAACTGGTTATGTACAATTAAGTGGCAAAGAAGGGGAAGAAGATAAAATATCTGGAGTACAACAGCGAGCTCTAACAAATCTTAAACCTGTGGGCATTCTTCCTACTAACGAAGAAATACTTATTGATGAAATTACAACAAAAGTAGAATCTACAATACAGGGCAGAGAAGATCTTCCTGACGCAGTTAAAACCCAGGTTGTACAACTATTAAAAGAAGTTTCATCAGGCAGTAGTAATCCTATACCAGGAGCAGGAGATTACGCTAAGAGTTATGAAATCGATCTAGGCGAAACAGCGGCGCCTATTGCTCTAGTTAAGAAAAAATTCTTAAGTGGTTCTTGGGCGCAGGCAGAAGAAGGATTAGACATTGACTTTGCTCAAATACGAGGAGTTACTTTCCCAGATGATCCTGCTGAAAAATTATACGATAGTTATCTGATAGTTAATGATAAATTTAAAATACGTGTAAGTTCAAAAGATAAAGCAGGTGGTGCTAAAGCATCTGTAAGCGGTGTAGTTGACGACATTACCAATCACCCAGAACGCTATGAAGGACTTTTTGATCCAGCAATCAATCCAGGATTTGATGTTTTGTTAGATATAATTCAAACTATTAAAAATCCTGATATGGGATATGTTGCTAACAGTAAGCAATGGAAAAGGAATGGCGCTATCGCTAGTACATTAGAACTTGGTGTTAAACTAGGTGTAATAGACAGCACACAGGCAACATCTATAATGGAAATTATAGACAGTGATCAACAATATGTTGACGCTGAAGAATTAGGCGGGTTATCAGAAATCTTAAAACTAAAAGGCACAGACGATAATCAACGTCCAGACTATAGAATGGGTTGGCATTTACTAGCAGGCGTAGCCACTGGTGTTGCTAACAAAGTAAACAAAGATTATAAAACAGATGCGTTCTTTAAAGCGATCCTAGAACGTTCTAATATGATACAGGTAAAAACTACCTTAACACAAAAACCAACTAAAGATGAATTAGGTAAACCTAGTTCAGGCGCTTATTTCTCAAGATTTGAAGTTATCTATCCTCCCGTTTTCACAGGAACTATTCGTTTAGACTCTAGCAGTAATTTTTATGCTACTAGAAGACCTGTTGGTAAAATGGGATTTTCTATCAAATAAACTTATAGTTTAATTCTAATTCGCTCTGCTTTAAATAATAATACCGATTATCGGGAGCGAATCATGTTAAAAAGAGCACTAGTATTATTGTCACTAGTCTCTGCTAGTACAGCTCAAGCAGAGCTAGTTCATCAATTTCAAAGCCCAGCCTTTATTCCAGGCAATGGGTATAGTCAACACGTTCTTACTATCCATCAAATGGAAGAGAACAAGAAAAAAGAAATTCGATCAGAAGAGCTTGCTGCAATATCTAAAGCAGAAGCAGCCGCAAAAAGCACAAATTTAAGCAAGTTCCTAGTCAACGTAGAAGCACGTATATATGCGCAGTTATCTAAACAACTAGCAGATCAAATGTTTGCTGAAGGCGGTGGTAACAGCGGAAGTATGAACTTCCAAGGAACTAGCATAAGTTGGGTAAAATCAGGTACAGATGTTACCTTAACTATTATCGAAGCGAACGGTAGTAGAACTGAAATCGTTGTACCGATAGCGAGCTTTGCGTTCTAATGAAACGATTACTATTAACATTATTAGTAGCCACTGCGCTGTCAGGATGCGCCCATATACAGATGGAAGCATCTAAAGAAGAGCCAATAGCTCTTCAGCCAAGAGAAAATCTAATTAATAAATTGCCAGAATTGGATGGTCCACCGATTACCATTGCTGTTTATGGATTTTTAGATAAAACTGGGCAAATGAAGCCCAATGATAGATTAGCAGTGTTCAGCAAGGCTGTGACACAGGGTTCTGAAGTGTTTTTAATTAAAGCACTACAGGACGCAAAGGGTTGGTTTAAGGTGGTCGAACGTGTCGGGTTAGATAATCTCATAAAAGAAAGACAATTGATTCGCAACCAACGGGAAGTTTATGAGGGCAAAGATGCCAAGCCCCTTAAACCAATGACAGTGGCTGGCGTAATGATTGAGGGTGGTATCATCGGTTACGACACCAATATAAGAAGCGGCGGAAACGGTGCTAGATTTTTAGGCATTGGCGGAAGCCAACAATATCGTGTAGATGAGATTGTTATTAGCCTAAGATTAGTCAGCGTAAACAGCGGAGAAGTGTTAATCACCAATGCTGTTAGTAAGACTATCTATAGCACACAACACAACGTAGGTGTTCTAAGATTTGTAGACGCAGGAACTAAAGCACTTGAATTAGAAAATGGTATGGCATTAAACGAACCAACTACCTATGCTGTGCGTGTGGCTATCGAGCAAGCAGTACATGATATGATTGTTGAAGGTCAGAAAAAGGGTTTATGGAGATACAAGGTTTCTAAACCTGCTGTTATAGAGGAGAAGAAAGATGATGTCAAGCCTGTTACAACAGATGCGCCGCCTGCAACAACAGGAGCAGAAACTAAGACAGAAAGCAAGGCCGGGGACTACGGAACGGAAATTGGACCAAGACCTAAAAAAGAAATTATAAATGGTTCAACTATGTATTTTAACAATCATTATTATGTAAGAAGAACAGATGATGATAACAGTACAAGAGTTTGGTTTTTTGAAAAAGGCACAGAAGTCACAGTCACAGTTCATAATCAGGAATGGAGTACCGTTAAGAGTAAAAACGGAAGGGGTGGGTTCGTAAGAAATGACATGCTTACAACGGACAAACCTTAGGAGCAGAGTAAGCATGAGAAAGGACAAACAAAAAACTTTAATATTAGATGCATTAATAAACTTTAACTTGCATCTGGAGCGAATAAAATGAAGAAAAGAATGACAGGCGGTAGCGAGTTGTCGAGAAAATTACTCGCAATTCTAGTGACATCTGGAATGATGTCAACGGGAGCGTGGGCCAACGACGTGTACGTAGAACAGATTGGCGATAACTCGTCGGTTTCGATTACACAAACTGGCGCAGGCAACATGGTCAATGGTAACGTGGGAGGTACTGGCAACGCTGATGATGCCGCGATAATTCGTGGTGATCTTAATGATGTAACTATCAGTCAGATCGGTGCTGGCAACATTGCGAGTATTATTATCAACAACGAAACTAATGGAACCGGATCTACTGTTGTAGTTTCAGCAGACGGTAGCAACAATACTCAAACTATTGGTTGCGGCACTGCTCTAAGTTCAACATGTAATGCTAGTATTATTAGATCTGAAATTACGGGTAATAACAATAATACCGTACAGACGCTAAGTGGCGGTGTATTACAGAGTAAAATTGCAGTTAATGGAAACTATAACAATGTAACGCACACAGCATCTGGTGTAGGACAACATTCAGGAGAAATCACTGTATCAGGCAGCGGAACAAGCAGTGTTGCTAACGCAGTAACACTAACACAAAGCGGAGCAACAGCCAAAAATGCAGTTATCACTAGCAACGGTTCTAATAACAACGTTGTTGTTACTCAGTCCGATTAATAGCCATGCCGCTATAGGCAAGGTTACTGAGCAGACTGGTCCTACAGAAATTATACGAGATAAAAAATCCATCTCGTCTAGTTTAAATACGGCTGTACAAATGAATGATACAGTGAGTACGGCCAAGGCAAAGGCTGAGCTGACTTTTGAAGATAAGACCACAGTCAAACTTACAGAGCATAGCAAAATGATCATAGATGATTTTGTCTATGATTCAAAGAAAGGTTCAGGAAAACTGGCCATAAACATGGCCTTAGGCACAGCACGATATGCCAGTGGACAGATTGCTAAAAACAATCCACAACAGGTGGCAATAAAAACACCCACCGCTAGTATTGCTGTCCGTGGCACAGATTTTTCAATGACTGTGGACGAATTAGGCCGTAGTTTAATCATGCTTCTTCCTAGTTGTGCTCCAAACGGTGGCTGTGTAACTGGAGCAATTGAAGTTAGCAACCTAGCAGGTGTAGTGCTATTAGATATTCCTTATCAAGCCACACTGGTAAACTCTCAAAATTCTCCGCCAAGCACTCCGACTGTGATTAAAATTGATCAAGCCAACATTAACAATATGTTAATTATTAGTAAACCTCCTGAAGTTCAAGATGACACCCGTGCCGGCGTAACAAAGAAAGAAAAAAGTATATTAGACTTTAATGAGTTAGATGTTGACTTATTAAAATACACAGCATTAGAAACTAATAAATTAGATGACAACAAAGCATTAGACAGAAATGACTTAGACTCGGATCTCTTAGCATTCAATGAATTGAATGAATTGGATAGACAAAATGCTTCACTATTAGGAGACGAATTAGATAATCCTATATTGCCTGGATATAACGCTAATAAGTCGTTAGGACTTTTATATTATTTTAATGACGACCAGACTAAAGTTACCTTATATAAAGCGGGCACACATAATGCTACTGCTACATTTGACACAACTAAAAGCGTAACATATACATTAATTCAAAGCGGCCAAACTATTATACAGAACGTTAATAAGGGCGCCACTAGCACTGTAACTATCACACAGAATTAACTGATAGCATAATCATTCTCCAATAAGTTTTAAATATACGTAGCCCGGGAGCGAAACGATGGGCAGGAGCGAAACATGAAAAAAACTATAATTGCCGCCACAGTTGCGGCTCTAATGTCTACCAGTGCCTTGGCACAATGGACAGATTCAAATATGGGCTTTGAAAGTGGAAACACTTCAGGTTGGACCATTGGTGCCGACAATACCGGCACAATGACAACAACAATCACTGGCAGCGGCACAGGTGTAAGTCTTATTACAGGTACGCCAGGAACTGTGACTTTTAGTGCCGGTAGTCATCCAGGAGCAGGCACCGCAGGCAGTGCTTATTATCAACCTCCAGTTAGTCCTGCTACATGGACATTCAGTGCCTATGGTAATAATATGTTGGCACTACAACCTAATGCGCAAACTAATTGGTCAACAGTAGGAACAGAGCTAGGTTTAACATCTACACAGATTTCCAGTCTAAGTTCTTTGTTACAGACACAGGCACAGGCCAGTGGTTTCGGATCGGGTTCAATCACTAACTTGGCCTATACTTATAGAACAGTTACACTGACTGCTGGAACAACATATAATATGTCTTGGAACTACATTGGCACAGACTATGTGCCTTTTAACGATGGTTCTATTACAACATTAACTCCAATGTCTGGAACAACAGGAAATACCACAGTTAACAACTACGCACAAAATTATGCCTTGTTAGGATTTACTAATCCAGGCACAGGTGACTACAGTGCTGGTACATTTGGATCAACAGGCTGGCAGGTTTCCACATACAGTGTAGACACTACTGGTACATATCAGTTGGGGTTTGCTGTGTTTAACTTAGATGACACTGCTCTCAGTCCTGTACTACTAGTTGACGAGCAACAAGGAACAACTTTACAAAACGGTACAACGTTTGGTGCTGTTGCTCCAAACCCAGGGACCAGTGCTCCTAGCAGTCCAGGAAGTACTACATCATCACCAACAATAGTAAGCAGTGCCCCAGGTACACCAATCGTTACATCGAATTCAGTAAGTGGTCCGACAACTACTGATGTAGTCATTGCCACAGGCGTTACTGTTCTCGTAACTACTATTACAGATACACGAACAGGTGAAAGTAAAGTTTTAAGTATTAATAGAAATACTACCAATGTTTCTACAACACCAGTGACAACGACTGTTACAAGTACAACTCCTGTAACTACTACCACAACTACAACACCTACTACAGTTAACACCTACAGTGACAATACCACACAGACTGTGAACGGTACACCAACTACTACTGTAACCACTGCTAATCAAGTCGCAGTGGCAACTAACACAGTAGATGATGTACAAACTGCCAGTCAAGATCAAGCATATTCAACACGCATTGATCAGTATGATTATATGTCTAAGGCCAACACTAGAATCAATATGACTTTAGACAGCAATGTGTTGGATCGTCATGACGGCAAAGATTCAGTGTTGTCTACAAGAACTGGTCTAGCAGGTACTGAAGAAAAAGGTTGGACTTATATTATTGCTGAGGGTCAGCGTAGTAATGCTTCAGACACTTATCGTATGAACACTACACGTTTTGGTGTTGGACACGAAAAGAAAATTGAAAGTAATTGGATTGTAGGTGCTCAGTATAACAATGTTATTGCTAATCTAGCAGGCGATCAAAGTGGTGGCCGTTTAGAAAAGAATCACGTTGGTGTATACAGTCTATACAATCACGAAGGTTGGTTATTGAAGAGTGATTTAGGAGTTGCTCGCAACAATTATTCTAACTATCACAACATCGACGAACTAGGTATGAGCAACACAGGCAAAACCAATGGTACAGATGTTTGGCTAGCCAACAGACTTTACGCACCCAACATGGAAGGCTTCCGACCATATGCTGGAGTTAGAGTACAGAACAGTACAGTTGGAGGATTAACAGAGTCTGGTACTCCTTTGACAGCAATGACTTATGCCGGACAAAATCAAACTAAGACCATAGGCGAAGCAGGTGTTCGTTATGATGCCAAAGTTACTGATGCTGTTAACTTGACAGCAGAGGTAGGACAGACTTCCAATAACATTACCACAGTCAAAGCAGGCGCAAGTTTTACTCCTGATAAGAATGTGCTAGGTGGAGTCAATGTTGTACAACAACGTCAAGGCGGAGTAGTCAATAATATTGTACAGGCAACTATTAAGTGGTTATTCTAAATTACACACTCACAAAAAAGCCCCTCCTGGGGCTTTTTTTATGACTTAAACAAATATAGTTTATGTAAGTTACTTTTCCCGACTGTTTAGTAATTGTTTAATGTGATGTAAATTTTTATAAGTTAAAACAGTATCGGTCATAGAATTAATGCTGTCTAATATTTTACTATTCCAAACTGTTCTCAATGGCACCACATCCATCTTTACAAAAAATAAACTAGTATCATTATCGACTCTAGCAGTGGTCTGCGTTTCCCAACGGAAGTAAAGATCGTCCATTGATTGTGGAATCGTATCTATTCTTGTACTGGGATGATTACTGAGATTTGGATTATTAGTTACCGTCCAAACATATCTGCGAAAACTTGGTTGTTCGGTCATAACACGAGCAATACCGGGACTGGCTTTAACTAACTGCTCACCGTCGCCTACAGGTCTGTGTATATCACCTAACAGCATACCTATACGTTCGCTGGGAATAAATCCACTAGGAAAACAAAAACAAATTGCCGCTAGTCGTCCTTTGTGCATAACAGCAACATCTTCTTCTAACATCAAAGCAAGATCTATAATATCGTCTGTATAGACATTACACTGTTCTGCGGCTTTTTTTACAATCTGATCTACTCGGGGTTCTTGTGCCCAAAGGTCAGCACCGTGTCTTTCTAATTCAATTTTTTTCTGTTGTATTATTTCTTGATTGGGGTGAGATATAAAAACAGGTCCTGTGTTGCGAACCATGTTAGGACCTGTGGTATAAGGAGTTTTTACAAAATCAATCAGCATGTCGTGTTAGAAAATTTACACGCATTTTCTTAGGATGAAAATATTCATTAACTACCATTTTAGCAATTTCAAGATCAAATGGTTTACAACTAAACACATCAAAATATGCTGTTCCATCTAGTTCCATAAAATGACCGCAAATGTTACTGGTAGTAATTAACTGCATTAAACTATATCCTTGTTTTGGGTCGCCGGGCAATAAATGCTCAATTACTGGTTCTCCGTGTGCTACCATATCAATACGTTGTACTAAATCTTTAATAAATTTATAAATGTTTTCTCGACTGGAAACTGCTTCAATATCGCAGCCGCTACAGTCTAACATTAAATGATAACCCCAATATGTACTCACTTAACTCTCCTTATTTTTGACTCGTTATTTAAGTTAAATATAGTATGATGAAAAAATTTCTTTTAAGCCCTTGGACTGCCCTACTAACCCTAGCGTTAGTAGTGGGCATACGAATTGCAGACCCTTCGTTTGTTGAGAATGTTCGTTTGAAATACTTTGACGAATTAATAACGGCCAAAGCACCTACTGAAAACAACATTTACACAGTAAACATTGATGAAGATACTATAGCCAAATACGGGCAGTATCCTTTCCCTAGAGATGTTTACGCTAAGATAATTGAAGACTTGTACAAACGTAACGCAGGACTGGTTGTGTTTAATATACTACTGTCAGAGGAAGATAGATTTGGTAAGGATCGTGTCCTAGCAGAAACTATGAACAAGTTTCCTGTAATACTGCCAAACACTCCAGAAAATAAAAATAAGAATACTCCTCGACAACCTAGTACAGCAGTAATTAAAAACGAGTATGCTAATCAAATAACACAGTATGCTGGCATAATGGCCAACGTACCTGTGCTTGAAAGTCGTGCAGTTGGCACAGGAACTATTCACACCGAAGAAGAAAACGACAACGTAGTAAGACGAATGCCTTTGGTAATTGCCGTTGACGGTGTAGTCTATCCTAGTATTGCTATGGAAGCATTACGTGTGGCTGCAGGAGATTCAACAACACAGATTAAGTTGTTCGAAGGCGGCGTAGAAAAAATGCGCATACCAAAGTTTGGTCCTATTGCCACAGACGACAAAGGTCGTGTATGGATTGACTGGAGTCAACGTTCAAAGTCTGCTTCAGCAGTTAACCTTCCTAAAGACTTTGCTGGTGCTGTAGTTATTGTAGGTGTTGCCGCTACAGGTTTAGGTAACCCTGTGCCAACACCAGTTCAAGGAACATGGCCGCAGGATGTACAAGCCGCAGTATTAGGCACAATGATAAATGGTGTAACAATTCAACGACCTGACTATGCCGCCGGTGTTGAAATTCTAGCATTACTAGGAATTGGCATATTATTAATTTTCTTATCGAGGTGGACTTATGTTGGCATTGGTGCTACTGTGGTTACTATTGGTGCCATCGTTCCTGGTACTATCTACGCTTTCAATAATTGGCTCGTCTTGGCGGACGCGACTGCAATCACGTTTGGGCTTATTATCGTTGCTCTTCATTGTTATGGCGTTAAGTTTGTAAGCGAATTCTTACAGAAGCAGGCAATTAAGAAACAGTTTGCTGGCTACTGCTCTAAAGAAGTAGTAGAGATGCTACAAAAGGATCCAGACTTAATCAAGCGTGGTGTTCGCAAAGACGTATCAGTTATGTTTAGTGACTTGCGCGGCTTCACACCGATTGGTGAACACTATGGAGACGATGTTGCTGGACTTGGCAAATATATGAACGGCTACATGGACAGCATCAGTAAACCTATTATGGATAACAAAGGTATGGTTATTAAGTATGTAGGCGATGCGAGTATGCACATACATGGTGCTCCGATTGATGATCCCAATCACGCACACACTATTGTTAAAGTTGGTTTAGAGATGTTGGATGCCGTTGATGCTTATACCAAAGAAATGGAAGCACAAGGATTACCGCCTGCGGCTATGGGTTGGGGTTGTAACACAGGCATTGGCTTTATTGGCGAGATGGGATCAACTGATAGACACAGTTACGACATCTTAGGTGACATGGTTAGTACTGCGGCTCGATTAGAAGCTCGTTGTAAAGCCTACGGAGTGTTGGCTATCATTGGTGCTGAAACATACAACAGAACCAAAGACGACTTCTTCTACTTGCTATTAGACAACTTACAGCCTAAGGGTAAAACTGTAGCAGATTTAATTTACACAGTAATTCGTACACGTGGCGAAGATTATAGTAAAGACAAGGAACAACATGACAAAATGCATGCCTTGTATAAACAGAAAAAGTTTGACGAAGCAGCCGCCATGTGTGCTAAGATGAAAGGACTATTTGGTGGACAGATGGACAAGTATTATAAGATCTGGATTGAACGTTGTGAGTTTATGAAACAACAAGATTTAGGAGCCAACTGGAACGGCGAATTTATCGCACACGAAAAATGATATACACACCTATAGATTGGTGGCTTGACTACACTGTATGGTTGATGTTACAATACAAATTTATGACACCGGCCAAAATGATAGCCTATAATGATGACATGGAAAATTATCTAAAGACGTTTAGTTTAAACGGCGTTAAAAGTTTTAGCATTTGTCGATAATGCCAACAATAGCATTGTTTATACATCACCCGTTATGTGCCGTTGATTCAACCAACGGTATTATAGAAGCACTTTCACTACACTATCGATTTAAAATATTCACCAAGCACGAAGTGGAGGACACATTTTTTGATGACGTAGATATTGTGTGTTTTCCAGGCGGGCTAGGTGACAGCGATAATTTTGATACAGTGATGGTTAAACATGCTGACAGCATACGTAATTTTATTAGGAACGGTGGTAGATACTTGGGTATATGTCTTGGGGCTTATTGGGCCGACCAGTATTACTTTGATATTCTTGAGTCGGGTACTAGAGTTGTACAATATATTAAACGCCCTAACGCAGATACAAGACGTCCCCACGCAAAGGGTATGTTAGTTAATTGGCAAGGACAACAGGAAAGGATGTATTTTTATGACGGCTGTGCTATTACTGGTAATAATATGGATGTTGTGGCTACCTATAGCAACGGTGACCCTATGGCTGTTATACAAGGAAAAATTGGGCTGATCGGTTGTCACCCTGAAAGCACAAAAGTTTGGTATGATTATCATTCTTGGATGCCCCGACATTGGCACCAGGGTAGACATCATAAACTGTTATTAGATTTTGTAAACACCCTAGTAGAAAAATAAATTATGAAAAAAATATTTTTAATATTTTTAATGCTACCTCTTTATTCGTTTGCTCAGACCATTACAGCAACCTCTTGGGTTGTAGCAAATAGCGAAGGGGATATAATTCAAAGCGAAAATCTTTATCAGAAGCGTAGTATTGCCAGTATTACAAAGTTAATGACTGTAATGGTTATCCTTGATGCTAGGCAGAATCTAGATCAATATATTAACTCATATACACGTAAAGAACTTATACAGTTGGCCATAGTTCATTCTGATAATCGAGCATCAGAAATACTATGTAATAACTATCCCAGTGGACGAAGTAACTGTATAAGAGCAATGAACGACAAGGCTAGATTTCTTGGGATGATTAATACACAGTTTGTAGATCCAACTGGATTAGGTGTAATGAATATTAGTACTGCTTATGACTTAATTAAACTAGTAAAGGCAGCAGAAATTTATCCCGAAATTGTTGAATCAAGTCAAATGAGCGAAGTTAGAATATCTCATAAGAAAAAATTTCTAATATTTAAAAATACTAACCCCCTAGTTTCAACTAAAGAATTTATTGTAAGTAAAACAGGATATATTCGTGCCGCGGGTGGCTGTATTGTAATGATGGTGGAAACTGAAGTTGGTAAACGAATTGTTATTTTGCTAAACAGCAAAAATACACGTACTAGAATACCTGAAGCACAACTGTTGGCTAGGAATTTCTAACTTTAGCAAGGCCAACTAGTTCAAATAGTTTAAACCACATCCAACCGATATCAAATTCAAACCAACGTCTGCTAAGTTTAGGATTAGCAGGATCTAAGTGATGATTGTTGTGTAGTTCTTCACCGCCAATTAGTATACCCACTGGACTTACATTACGACTATGGTCTTTGGTTTCGCCATTGCGATAGCCCCACCAGTGTGCTAGTCCGTTAATTACCCCGGCAGCCCAGAACGGAATCCATATCATTTGAATACCCCACACTACTAAGCCCCAAGGCCCAAAGAACAATAGATCTATGATCAGCATTAAAAGAATGCCAAGACGGCTATGTGGGGTATATAGTTTGCGTTCAATCCAATCATCTGGCGTACCTACTCCGTATTGTTGAATCATCGCAGAATCTTTACTTGCGATGTGATATAGAACAGCACCTTTGAACAATACACGCCAAATGCCATATACATGAGGTGTATGTGGATCGTCTTGTTCGTCGCTAAATCTATGATGCTTACGATGTATAGCCACCCATTGTTTAGTAACCATGCCTGTTGTAAGCCATAACCAAAATCTTATAAAATGTTCTAAGATTGGGTGGAATACTATTCCTTTATGCGCCTGTCCACGATGCAAATATAGTGTAACACACACTATGGTGATGTGCGTCATCACTAACGTTGCTATAATTATATTCATACAATATTTAGTCGTAAAAATAGGGCTCACGCCCTACTACTGGTCACTTATCCTACTCTACGCCACCAGCAAGGCGAGTCTACGAATTTCCACCTTTCGAGGATTCGTCTTGTTTCATTGCTTCTCGGAATTTTTCATCTGCTTCACGTTCTACTTTCTGTGCCTCAATAACACGCTCTCCTTCGATAATCTTACCACGCAGGTGTAATACAGTATTAACCTTTTGATTTAATCGAATTAAGTCATTGTCTAACATACGAATGCGATCAATTAGAGCTATAAGAACTGTGTTAGCATCGTTGAGAATAGGTTTAATTTCTTTTGTGGCCCATGTCCATACATAAAAAATCATATAGCCCATACCAGCCGCGGCTACTATCGGAAATCCATATTTGTTAATTAGTGCTACTACATCCATTTATTTCTCCTTCCAGAATCCCCAGGGATCGTATATTTTCTTTTTTTGAACTTTAGGTTCATGATAATACCAGACTGCTACCGATATTAGTAATAAAACTTCTAGCATATAAAATACTAGAAATGCTTCAAAAAGCATAGTTCGCTCCTATCTTTTATACAACGACTGATATTCTAATCTTTTTATTTTTTCCATTAATTCTTGATTTAATTCAACCCACTTCTTACCATTTGCTTTCATTTCTTCTAAGGTTAAAAACATCCACAAGGATATTAAAAGTGCCCCAGCGGCAAACAAATAGATAACAAGAAGCATATATCTGTCTACATACATAGTCCAACAATCACTCCAAGGAAAATTCCAAAGGCAAACGCCTTCCACATATCGCTGTCATACCATATAGCTCGTGGCTGATCATACCAATCTTTAATATGTTGTGGTTGTATGTCATACCACAGTTCCCATTTACTTTTCTTGAACATTTACAGAGTGTCCTTTTACAAATTGTTCTACTGGATCTAATTTTACTAACATAGCACGACCGTCAACATTGGTGACTTTGAAACAGTCACCGTGCTTCCATCCTAACTTGTCTATGTCCAATTCTTCATCGAACAATATTCGATTGGGCTCTAAATCCCAACTGTAATCGATATATCTCATTAATCTCTTCTCGCGTCGTTCTTACCGTCGGCACGGGCAATACGATCTACATCGGGTCTTAGACCTAGAGCGTTAGACACAACAGCATCAATACGGATCACATCGTGATTCATTGTTTTAACACGATTATCTAATGCTGTGATTATTCCGCTGAGTCCTTTGACTGCGCTTAAAACTGATCCTAAGACTAGTTTAAGTGTTAAGAAGATGAAGTAACCGCCTGCTAGTGCAGCCGCAATTGGAAAACCAACTTCTGCGACTAATTTGAAAAATTCACCCATTTTACGCTCCTTTTTGCTCAAAAGTATTTATCTGAGTAGATAAGTATTTGACACGATAAATATCTGTGCTATAATGTTAGCACTTTAAACACAATAGGAACATGTCACAACACACTCAAAAATTCGAATCTAAAATGTTCGAATACTGTTCTGTTCAAGCAGAACGAGCATATAAAATGCTAGAAGACGGAGATACTGAAAACGGGCTCATTTTTATGGCTCACTTAGCCGATGTGCTTCAGTTTTTAGTAGAAGCAAGAAACAGTCAAGGATCTACCAGCATAACAACCTTTGTTCAAAGTGTTAGAGATCTTGAAGAAATAGACAAAGACCAAGTCTATACTCATTTACAGGAAAACGGGTTTGGACAATTTATACCGGAGTGAAGATGAAAAAGATTGACGAATTTGATGCCGAACAGAGAATAGATCTTAGACTACTAGAAAATTCTATACATTATCTCTTTGGAGAGATTGATGAAGACTCTATCGGTGATGTTATAAAATGGATCCTTTATGAGAATTTAGATTCAAAAGAAAAAACTTTGACTTTATACATTAACAGCACAGGCGGAGATTTATATCAAGCGTTTGCGTTAATTGATACGATGCGCAGTAGTCATCATGTAATTAGAACAGTGGCCATAGGTTCTTGTATGAGTGCGGCTTTTTTGATTTTTACCTCAGGAGATAAAGGTCAACGATACGCCAGTAAGAATACTAGTTTTATGTGTCACCAATTTACAGAAACTATGGAAGACAAGTATCACGATCTCAAAGCCACTATGAAAGAAAACGACATCTGTAATCAAAAGATGATCGACATACTCAAAGATTCTACAGGCCTAAATCAAACCAAAATTAAATCAAAACTGCTTCCAGCCAGTGATGTTTACCTAACGGCACAAGAAGTGGTTGACTTTAATGTAGCAGATCATATAATATAAGCATAGGAGGTATCAATATGTTTGGAACAAGTTATACAGGTGGAATTTATCGTTCAGCATCACAAATCAATTCGGCCATGTCGAGAGTATATGGCCATATGGGTTTGGCAGTGCTTACTTCGATGATTGTTAGTTTCTTGGTAGGAACTAATGCCAGTTTAATGGCATTTTTCTTTACTGGTGCGATGAAGTGGGTAGTAATTTTTGCTCCACTGGTCGCAATTTTAGCAGTAAGTTTTAGCATGGAGAAAATGAGTAAATCTTCTTTACAGATTTTCTTACACGGATTTGCCGCATTAATGGGATTAAGTTTTGCTACTATATTTGTAGTTTACAATATGGGCAGTATTGTATCAGCATTTATGAGTGCGGCTATTTTATTTGGGGTAATGAGTTTTTATGGTTACTTCACTAAAAAGAATTTAGACTCAATTGGACAGTTTATGTTTATTGGTCTTATCGCTATCATCATTGCTAGTATCGTTAATATTTTTATTGGTAGCACAGTTATGCAGATGGTAATCAGCGCCATTGCTGTGATTGTGTTTTTAGGCCTTACTGCCTACGACACACAAAAGATCCGTGAAATGGTCAGTTTTGACAACGATGGTAAAATGGAAGTAGCCGGTGCTCTAACACTTTACTTAGACTTTATTAATCTATTCTTAAGCCTACTACAGTTATTTGGCGGTCGTAAGGAATAATGTGAGAAACTATTGGACTTGTACAAAATTTGCTGACTGGATTCGTGGTACTACAAAATTAAAGTGTGGTACTGCCGAAGAATGGGGCGAATGGGAAACTCGTGCTAAACAAGCATATCCTATTCGTTGGTGGATTGCTGAAGAAGGACTAGACAAGATCCAAGACGTATGGTGCTGGATTCCAGAAAGACTGAATGATATCCGTTATTATATTAATAATCGCTACGTTACTAGGACTCATTGTCTTACTGCCCACCCATCCGACATTAAACGAGGTCAGTGGCGTGATGTGGGTAATCGTTTTTTGCCTTGTCTTTTTAATGAGCTCGTTGATTTTGTTGAAATAGAACAGGCTTGGCATACCTGTCTGTGGGATGAAGAAGCCCGTAAAAAGTATGCTCCGCCCTGGTGGCGCAGTGGTTGGCTACGTTGGAGAACTTGGCGCTGTCCAGAAGCAGGCGTTGCTCATCTACAATGGGCAATGACCTTAACTAACGCAGAATTCTGTGAAGAAGGTCAAACACCCGAACCCACTTATCAAGCCAAAGCCGCTAAAGAAATTTTAGAATTATATACATGGTGGACCGTTACCTATCGTAATCGTCCCGACCCGTACGAAGCAAGTGGATGGAGTGCGGCCTGTGAAGCACAGCGTGAAGCCAACGGTGGTAAGTTGAGCTTCAGTAGTCCAAAAGATCCTGTACTTAAAAAACAAAGTGACCGGGCTCACAAAGAACTTCGTAAGATTGAAGCCGCTTACGAAAAAGAAGATGAGGCTATGATGATCCGTCTTATCAAAGTTCGTGAGAGTCTTTGGACATAATAGATAAACAATTTAACAAGGAGAAATACTATGTCAGCAAATAGATTTGGAGATTTCCAAAAAATCGTAGAAGCAATGGAAGGTGACTTTGAAAAGTTCTACGACAAGGAAGTTGGTGCTGCCGGTACTCGTGTTCGTAAACATTTACAAGAGTTAGCCAAACTTTGTAAAGAAGTACGCAACGATGTAACCGCAGTTAAGAATGCTCGTAAAGATGCCGCAGGTAAGTAATGGATAAAAAAGAACGTAAACGCGACATAGCAGTTTTCGCTAATATGCTCAAAGATCTAATGAACGATCCGACCCCGGATCCATTAGTTACACTTGACCGAGATATTCAACATTTTATCTACGGTCGAGTGGCTACATTAGTAAAACACAATGAAGGCCAACCTGTAGGTTCAGTAGCAGATGTAGCTGCAGTAGTAGGAGCGGCCTTTGCTGATGTACTAAAAGAATTTACTAGAGGTAGAGTCAGCGAAGAGGATCTAGACAAACTAGTTCAAACTGCTAGAGCAAATTTGATTAGTGCCTTTGAAGCCAGAGCACCTAAGTTAGAAAAAGCCCCTCAAGAGGAAACGAAGGAAACAGTAGAATGATTCCGGCTTACACAGAGGAAGTTAAAATAACCATTAAAGAACAGACTAGGTCAGTTGATGATCTTGAAAGTAAAGTTCAACAGTTAGAAGAACGTGTAAGACAACTGTACGAAACTGTTCAGTATATGGAAAGAGAACGTGCTAGATTAAAAGCAGATATGGAGTCAATGAAGTCACAACTTAGTAGAGGTTAAAATGAATATTGAAAAACTAACTCGGCATATTGAACATTTACAAAAACAGCATGACGATTTAGATAAAATAATTCAAGACGAATATAATCGTTACCAAGATGATCGTTTAGTTTTACATTTAAAAAAGCAAAAACTAGCACTCAAAGACGAAATTGAAAAATTTAAAAAAGATTTGAATGAAATATGAATTGGATGTTTTGGATTGTTATCGCTGTAGTTGTAGGATTCGCTATATGGTGGATAATAGACTGGCACGATAAATTTCCGGACGGCGAATAATGGATTATAAAGATTTTCTTAAATGGGTCGACATAACTAAGTTTTCAGAAGCATGTCATAATATATCTCATCAAACAGTTTTAGACGAATCCACTAACCGTATGATGAAAGAAAAATTTATCATTGCGGCTATGCAATTATCTAACACAGCCAAAAATATAGATTGGACAGATGAGAGAGATTACGATGTAAAGTTTAATGATTGGGCAAACGGCGAAGTAGAAGTAAAAACAGGCAATTACCCTATGTTTACAAAAATAACTGGTAAGCCATGTAAAAGCATTAGTATTAAATTAAAAAATGTTTACGAAAGCCGCAATCAAAGAACTACTTTAGATAAAGACTTTGATCATTTGATGATTATACAAGTTAAAGGTACTTTTGCTGTGGCATTTGTAGATTATGCTACTGTCAAAGCAAATCTAGAACAACTAACAGATGGATTCAAAGTTAATCTAACACATGACCAAATAAATATTGTTTACAAACAAGATATGAGAAACAAGCCAACTTCTTGGAAAATTGATTTAGACCCAAAAACTTGGGTTATATCACAGTTAGTCAAGGCGGGTGTTTAACACACACAGAGAAAAATATTTTTAACAACAAGGAAAGAAAGTAAAATGGTAACAGGAAAAGTAAAATGGTTTAACGACGCCAAAGGTTTTGGGTTCATTACACCGGACGATGGTGGCGCAGACTTATTTGCTCACTTTTCACAGATTCAGTCAAGTGGCTTCAAAAGCCTACAAGAAGGACAGAGTGTAAGGTTTGAAGTAACTATGGGCATGAAAGGTCAACAGGCTAGCAATATTCAGCCAGCCTAAGGTATTGTTGTAATTCCTTCGTAGTGAAGGCGTTGTGGACGGGGGTTCGATTCCCCCCGGGTCCACCATAAGGAGATTAGTATGAACGATGATCTAACTCATCTAGGAATAGGTGTAGTAGTTGTACTCGTAGTATTTGCTCTAGTCCTTTTATGATGGGCCCGACCGGTTTCGACATGGCGAGATAGCGAAAGAGGCAACACGGTAGGCGATGACCGTTAATCAAGCAAAACTAGTAAATGCAAACGCATCTACATTTGAGTATTTCAAAACTGACTTCGCTGTAACAGGCAAGCGTTTTGAACTAGCAGCCTAAGAAACTGCAGCTCCGGGGTAACTATACCTTGTAACCCAAAATAGTGAAAAGGCTCTTCGGAGCCTTTTCTTTTATCAGTTTCACCAAAAAGACTTACGTTTTGTTTACTAATGCGTTAATATGCATAGTTAGGGCTGAAGAAATACAGCCCTTTTTATTTTAGGAACTTTTATGAAAAAAGTAATTCTAGGAACAATGTTATTTGTTCTGTTGCCTACCGTATTTGCCGCCGGCAAAGTAACAGTTGGCGGACAGATGGTTAAAGATACCAATATAGGAGTTACAACGGTTGTTGAACATTCAAAGGAATATGGGTCATGGCAACATGTACTAGAAGCCAATTATATCTATCTGTATAACGAAAAAAATAACACACGAGCACGTAACGAAGGATATTTTTCATTCAAGGAAAATTATGCTTTAGATGAAAGAAGTTATGCTATAGGTTGGTTGCGTTATGACTACGACGAATTACGCAATGATTCAAATAGAACTTCAGTCAACATTGGATACGGATACAAATTATTAAAAACAGATCGAACAAAAATCTCTAATGAATTTTCTGTAGGACAGATGAGTCATAATTTGGGTTGGAGTGATGTTATTACTAATTCCCTATGGGTTTCGTATAAAATTGATAAGCGAGTAACTTTTGTGAATAGATTTTTAATCGATTGGGCAGATCAACAATATGTTCGTAATCGTACAGAACTAAACTATCAACTCGATGAAGGCATAATGTTAGGAGTAGCCAATCTCTATACTAAAGATCCTATAGATGACAACATAACTACTTTCAATGTTGGAACTACTTTTTAACATTATTGATTTTTCCTATAAGCGTCATTAAAAAATATTTAGGAAAAATCTATTGATTTCGTATCTTAATAGGATATATAATATAGACATTAGTAGAAACACTAATTAGGTTTTCAAACACACACAAGGAGAATTAAATGAAAACAGTAGGTAATAAGTTAGAAAAATTTGCCGTCACAGGCGTCAACCCAGGTAAAGATGATTTCTTTACAATCACAGAAGAATCATTTGCGGGTAAATGGAAAGTAATTGCTTACTACCCAAAGGACTTTACATTTGTATGTCCAACTGAAATCGTTGCTTACGATAAACTATTTCAAGACTTTGCTGATCGTGATGCTGTATTGCTCACAGGATCTACAGACAACGAGTTCTGTAAACTAGCATGGCAGGCTTCACACGAAGATCTCAAGAAGATCAAACATATTCAGTTCGCTGACACACAGCGTGGTGAGTTAAGTCTTATCGATCAATTAGGAGTTTTCTATGCTCCAGCAGGTGCCGCACTTCGCGCCACATTCATCGTTGATCCAGACAACGTTATCCAACACGTTACTGTCAACAACTTGAACGTTGGTCGTAGCAGTGACGAAACACTTCGTATCCTAGACGCACTTCAAACTGGTGAGAAGTGCGCTTGTAATCGTACTATCGGAGGGGAGACTCTCTAATGCTAGAATGTTTAATTCTAGGCGATAGTCTTGCTGTTGGTGTAGGACAGATTCGTAAAGAATGTGTAACCTATGCCAAAAGCGGTATTAACAGTTATGACTATGTAAATCGTCATGTATTACACACTAAAGGAAATAACACTGCCAAGACTATCATTATAAGTCTAGGATCAAACGATCTAAAAAACGTTAATACGTTTGAAGAATTAGACACGTTGAGAAATTTAGTAAAAGCAGATAGAGTCTATTGGATAGTACCGGCAATAAAAGATTCTAAAAGAATCGCAGTTCAAAATGTTGCTAAAAAATACAATGACTTTATCATTGATGCTAGACAGCATTCTCTAAGTTCCGATGGCGTACACCCAACCTATAATGGTTATAAATCAATAGCAAAAAATACAAAAGGAGACACACAATGACAGCATGGGTAGATCAACTCAAAGATACTATTCCTGACTACGCCAAAGATACTCGTTTGAATATTGATGCTGTAGTTAAAAGAAGTACACTTCCACAGGAAGAAGCAGAAGCAGTAGCACTGGCCGCGGCTTTTGCCACAGGTAACACTAAACTGTGGACTTGGATGCAGACACAGATCGCAGATCAAAAGGAAGCAGAAGCCGCAATCACTGCCGCTAGTCTAATGGCTATGAACAACGTTTGGTATCCATTCGTTGAAATGGCCGAGGACGCTAATTTGAGCGGACTGCCTCCGCAGTTGAGAATGAATGCTATCTCAACACACGGTGGTACTACACAAGAACGTTTTGAAGCATACGCTCTTTCGGCTAGTATTGTTGGCAAATGTCACTTCTGCGTTAAGGCGCACTACGAAACATTGAAGAAGGCGGGCTACACAGTAGAACAACTTCGTGACATTGGACGTATTGCCGCAGTGATCACAGCCGTGGCAAGAGTATTGAATGGTTAAATTGTTTTGATAAAACAATAAAGGCTCCCTAGGGAGCCTTTTCTTTTAGGCCTGCGCTTCGCCCCAACGTAACACAATATTAGCATTGATAGCCGTACCTGCGGCTTTATAAACGTTAATGGCTAGCACGTCTGGACCATTTGGGAATGTACCTCTACCACCTAATGTAGTATTAGTTAATTCTTTAAGTTCATCAAGATTAAGATTTGATGTTCCGCCGGGCGATGCCACGAATGAGAACACAGTTTCTCCTGGTTTAGCATATGGCGGTTGACCAAACTTAAATGTAATCGTCGTTGTTCCAGGAGTTATTGCTGTAGACGTTGATGTTTGGCTAAAACTTACTCTATAATAACTAGTGCCGTAGAAATTACTTAATGTTGCCGAGCTTACAAATGTATTAGCCGGAAACAACACGTCAGTGACTTCAGTACCAGCCTTGGCTCCACTACTTTCCCAACTTACTTGTTGGAAATGTATAGTACTAGTTGAGCTGGTCCTATAAGATCGAGTTACAGTTAGCGAAGCAACAGTTCCAACGTTGCTTGTTGGAAAAGCACTAATATTAACACCTCTATATAGGGTTCCAATAATATTTGTTGAAAACCCATCAAAACTAGTAATCGTGGTACCGGATGCTAGACCTGTACCAGAAATTTCATCTCCTGCTAATAAACCGTTAGTATTGATATACGTTTGATAGTCTGATTCTAAAAAGTAAATTTTACGTTGATTTGTTGTGATACTTCGAGTTGGACTAGTAGTCAAATTACCACTGTTATTATAAACCATTCTAGCAGTTACAGATCCTGTTAAACTGCTAGATGTGGTGGCAGAGGCTGTTGTAGTTTCAACCCCGCTGGACCAATTAACTGAACCACCCGGAGCGATCTGCGCAAAACTTGGCTGACCACCTTGTGCAGCATTTTGTAATCCGTTCCATGTGATGTCTGCTGGATTAATAGGATAGTTTTGAGGATTTAATACACCTTCAATAACCATACCTCCTGTACCTGTATCAGCAGTAATTTCAATCGATTGTAATAGCAACTGCGCCTTGTTTAATAATTCTCTATCGCCTAAGTCACCAACAATAGCATTTGATACGCTAGGTGCTAATCGAATTAAGAACGCAGTTTGTCTAGTAGTCGACACACTGACGTTAGTAGCAGTATAGTTAAAAATGTAGCCACGGTCTTCGTCAAATCTACCGTCTGTTAAAAACGCACTACCCCAGTGACTAATAATCGGAGTAACAGTATTGCTAACTAGAATAACACCTGCTCCTGCTGAATGCGTACTAGCAGAACCTGCTGAGAAACTTCTTTGGCTACCGCCTACAAATAAACTCATCTGTGTAGCTCTAGTACAGCCAGTTAACTGTGTAGAAGTTCTACCAGTATAGGCAATCAACTCATTGTTAATCATTACAATACCGTTATTAGGGAACCAATATGTATCTTCTAATGGAATTGTTGTTTGAGAAGCAGTCATTGCCGAAGTCAATACACTCTTTGCTCCTTCATTGGTAACTTCGTATCTAACTGGTAAGTTACCTGTACGCATAAACGCTTCTGTGTTCACGTTGCTATTTCGAATACGATTAGCAAATACATAATTTCCATCAGCACCACGTAGCATAAAATCAATAAATCCAGCACCATACCATGTATACTGTAGTCCGATCATCTGCATTTTAGTGATGTCAATATTGTACCCGCTGGGTCCTGATCCGTTACATGGATCTGTATTCCAATATTCTTGAGGATATAAATCATCAACTGTTTTACAAATTTTTACATTGGATACATTATTAACACCTCTATAGTCAGGAGCAACGGTCATCGATGTATCGCTGATCACACGAGTTACAGTATGACTCATACCGCGTAGAACAATTTTATCCCCTGCGGCTAATTGTTGCGTAAATCGTGTATTAGTTCCTGTAACAGCATTTGAATCCGAGTTAACGCTGATAACTCCAGCAATTTGGAAAGTACTTGAACGCTTTACAACTGCCAATCTCTGTCCGTCATACTGCCAGAACATTCCGTTTTGGTCGTCAAACGCACCTGCTCGGACCGTAGCACCGTGCCAACTACGAACTGCTATCTGAGCACTGTTAGTTAATACCGCAGATGTTGCTCCTAGTGTTCTAATTGCTTGAACTCTTAGAGTTCTTTCATCAATGACGTCGGATACGATATATTGTCCATTGTAACCACTGGTAGCGATACCAGTGATATTAATACCAGCACCGACTTGGCATCCGTGGTCGGTGTCGTCTGTGGTAATCGTGATCAGAGATCCAACTGCTGTGCCGCTGGCTGTGGCACTTCTAAGATCGTAACTGGGAGCAAATAGGGCTCCGGTGTTATACATAACTCCCTTACCAGATTGATAACGGATATATTTTTTACTTTGACGAACAGCACCAGCACCGTGTTGTGGTCCGCCTGTACCTAACTGTACACCACCATCAAATGGTCTATGTACATAATAACTGTCGGGCCTAGCATATATAGTTCCTGTTATAACACTATTCGTGTCAACTGTTCCTGAAGTTCTAGCCGTATATCGAATTCTTGTAGGCAAAGGCGTTGATTCAATATAGAATGGGCCTGCTGCCAATTGATGATTTGAACCAGTACTAGAAATAGAAGTAATAATACTATTTCCTGGAACGAATCCGTGCTCTGAAGCAAAGTCAACTTGGATTGTAGCAATAGCACTATAGGTCACTGTTACGCCAGATGCAATCTGCGCCGATGTTACTTCGCTCAATGTAACAGCACTTAAGAAATTTCTAGTTGGCGCACTAACCGGTGTTCCAGTTGCGCTGACTGTTTGTATTAGACCACCTGCGTTAACTGATGCTATTGCGATAACTGCTTCGCCTTCAATATTAGCGATAGTAGCGGTACCACCAGTACCACCTAATATGTTAACAGTGTCACCGTTAACGTAACCTAATCCAGGATTTACCACAGCAATTTGTGTAATCTGTCCATTGGTTACTGAGGTAATTGTTGCTGTAGCAGTGCCGCTACCGCCCGTGACAGTGATAGTTCCACCGTTGGTATAACCGCTACCCTGTTGATCAACAGTTAGACCAACTACTTGTCCGTTTGTAACTGCTGTGACTGTGATAACAGCATCACCGTTGCCGCCGTTAACAGTTAATTGGTTACCAACAACATATCCAGAACCTTTCATGCTAGGCATTATGGTAGCATTAGAAATTACGCCGCCGCTGGTAGTAAGGTTAACACTCAATCCAGATCCTGAGCCAGTTATAGCAGTAGTGCTAGATGACCCGTCACTGTAGCCTGATCCCGGATTTGTAAGAGAAATAGTAGATGCTCCGCCAACAGGTTCTGCTTGGACGTTAACGACCAAGCCAGTACCGCCACCACCTGTGGTATTAGCAGATCCTGAACTGTAACCTGTACCAGCACTGACTAAGTTTAATCCGCCTACACCATTGATGTTGTTAGCAGTAACAGATAAAGTTAGTCCAGAACCAGAACCAGCAGTACTAGTTGCTTTTGTTCCTGTAGTGTATCCTGTGCCCGCTTGATCAATATTGGCCTGCTGTACACGACCCTGTCTAATGTTGACCACATTGCCAACATTGTAATTCTGACCAGCATTATTAACTGCTACAGTTAGAATAGTTCCGTTTCCATCTAGGGTAACATCAACTGTTAATCCTGTACCGTCGCCGCCAGTAGTGGCAATATTAGTTGTCTGTGAATAATTTGCTCCGCCAAATAATGATAATGGATCAAAACTAGCCACAGTCTTTCTATTACTTGCGGCTGTGATAGTTAATGTAGCATTATTAGCCGGTGCTGTTCCTTCTAAACTTGTTCCTGAAATTGTAAAGGTTTGACCAACGGAATAACCTTCACCAGGATTCGAAGGAGAAGCAGAATATGTTGCGCCTGCTCTAGAAACTGTGAATACTGCTCCACTTCCGTCAACTCCGGAGTATGTTCCAGTTAGGCCAGTGTATGAAGCGTTAGTTCCTAGGATCCTTGCTGTTAATGGATCGCTGAGGCTGATTGCTGAACCTAAAACTTGAGTAACACGTATAGATCTACCATCACCCCGATCAAAGGCTAAACCTGGTGATATGCCAGTGGTATTGTTAACTGTAATTGTCGACTCGCCGACTTCAGCATTTGAAATCAAAGTAGTTGAAGCCGCAGTACCACCGGATCCTACAACCGCAGTTATTTGTGTACCAGTATTAATGCCGGCGGCAATTAAGGGGGCTCCTACTGGCGGTGCTGTACCTGTAAACGCAATAAAGTCGCTGCCGCTGAGAGTGATTAAGTTTGTAGTAAAGGATCCCGAACTTCCGTTTGAAGCCACACTAAATGTCGGTTGACCGACCGATGCGCCGGTATAAAAATCACCCTTACGCAACTGTGTATATGTTGTGGCCAATACTTGTCCATTAGTAGTACCAACTTTACTCTTAGCATAGAAAGTAAATTGATTAGCGGCTGGTACGCTGTTAACCAAGAAACTACCCTCTGCTCGGCTAAATCCAGTAACAGTGTTAGCCAGCGCCTTGATTGTGATAGGATCTCCTACGACTAATTCGTGTGCCGCAACAGTGGTAACTGTAATGAGGCTAGCACCAATACCTGCTGTTCCTGCGCTGGCATCTGTGACCACTAACGAAACCTGTACGTCGGTGCCTGGAATTTCATAAACAGATGGATAACTTCTCATCAAACTGATTGTCTGCCATTTGGTGGGTTGTAGACCGTATTCAAAGTCAGCGTCAAGCATGGCCTGGGGAATACCAACTTTCATACGTTCCATGGCATCTGAACCAATTGGACTTTGTTTAACTGTAGTATATTTTTCTTCGACAAATATTTGAATATTGTCAGTGACCATCATACCTGTGGTATCTACATCAAAAGTTAATGTAGTAATTTTATCAGCAGTGGCTCCAAATGCCGGGAAGTCAGAATCTGCGAATTCACTGTAGGTGACTTCAGCCGCTGAGTTAGGATCAGCAAAGTTATAAAGTATGATGTTTCTATTAGTGTTTGTTACTAACAAGAAATCTTTGAGTTTATAGAATCCCTGTATTTTAATGTACCCTCGATTTGAAACCGTAGTAGGAAGATAATCTAATCCATATTCTATAACTTCTAATACCGTATTTGACAGTTCTTTAATTCTAGTCTGAGCAAACACTTCTGATTGTATAGAATTGATAAATGTCTGCGGAACTGCTGTTTGTTTGGCTGGATAGGCAACATTATTTAAAATGTAGTTGTCTATTAGATCTCGAATAAATGTATGAGTTGAAATTTCTGGTTCACGACTGCCATCGACTGCGGCTACACCATTTTCCCAATACTTGCTGGCATTGTGTACTGTTTGTCTATTTCCACCATTGGCAAGATCTGTGATGTAACCTTCAATGATATAACTAACATCTCTAGCACATTTGGCAGCATTATATGTGAAGAATACAAATGGACTAATATTATTAGTAACATTATATGCGATATATGCGGCCGCTTCTTCGGCAATAAATCTCTTGTTAGCATCGATCAATGCCACAGTGTTAGGCATTAATCCTCCACCTTGACTTCCGGGCGCATCGTTGCGTGGCAATGAGCTTAGACCGTTTTGAATCGTATTCAATAGAATATTAGACAATGTAGTAACTTTAGTCGAAGAACTGGCTTCAACTGGACCTCCTACATCTGTTTGGGTTTCAACTAGTTGATATGATGGATATAAGATTTTTTGTAATATGTAATTGTTAATGAGATTTCTAGCAAATGTATGTGCTAGAATTTCTGGCTGGCGACTGCCGTCGACCTGTGCTATTCCTTGTATCCAATATCTGGAACTTACATACCAAGTAGAACTATTTCCACCATAGGTCATATCATAGATATAACTGTCTAAGATATATCCGCTGTCTCTACGGCACTTGGCAGTATCATAGGTATAGCCAATAAATGCTGAATTATAGTTGTAAGAGATAGCAGGTAAACTTGTTAATCCGTTAGGAATCAAGTTACGAATAATATCAATCAAAGTATTAAACCGTGTAATAGCCGCAGCCTCTGCTGCCGAACCTGTAAGACTCTGTGCCGCAACAACAGGACTTTGTAAAGAAGTTGCCGCTACTCTAGGCAATACATTAGTATTGATTAAAGTTTTTAAAAATGTATAAACCGCTGTTTCTTCTGTAGGGCTTAGTAGTTGCGGATCACCATTACGGAAATATGTTCTTCCGATACGGATAGTGTCAGCATTACCACCACCAGTTATATCCGTTATCCAAGCATCAACTAGATAACCAACATCTCGCTTACACTTTGCTTTTATGACTTCGTCATAGTTATATTCAAAAAACGGCTGTCCCTCTGTGGCAGCATCGATTTGTGCTTCGATCCAAGCACTGGCTTCTTCTTTGATAAACTCTTTGTTATTTGTTAGTTGGGCTATAGCATTAGGATAGGACGCAGGAGCAACACTTGGTGTATTTGACGCAAATGTTAGGTAACCAATAATTTCTTCAATGATATAATCTTTATTTGCTGTAATTAATTCTACAGCATTAGGATATTGATTTGCCGCTTCGGCAATCGCTCCTGGTACAAATCTATAATCTTTAATCTGCTTCTTTGACATTTAAAATTCCTTATTATCCACCTAATGCTATCGAAAGGGCTAACGCACGACTGTCCACATATGACTTATTTGCAGCATGATTAGACTGCGTTGGTGTGTTGTTAATTATTACATTAGAATTAGCAACAATGTTTCCGTTTGAAGTAATAGTGTTATTTACTGTCATTGATCCACCAACATTAGTGTTTAGAGCAACACCTAGTCCGCCTGAAACTTTTACTGCTCCTGTTGCTACACTAGTACTATCTGTATTGTTAGTAAAGGTTGTAGCACCGTTACTGGTTAATGTTGTAAACGCTCCCGAATTGGCTGTAGTCGCACCCACTGGAGTATTGTCTATACTGCCTCCAGAAATCTCAGCATCACTGAATGTACTAGTTCCTGTTGATGTGACATCTCCTGTGACATTACCTGTGACATTACCTGTGACATCTCCTGTGACATCTCCTGTGACATTACCTGTGACATCTCCTGTTAGATCGCCAGTAATGTCAGCAAGTACAGTGCCAACTGTGATCGTATTTGTTAATTGATCATAGGTGAAGTCAGAGTCTCCAGCAAACTCACCGTTGCTGTTAAACTGTACCTGCGAGTTTGATCCACCTGGTGGTGTTGTTCCGCCACCACCACCGCCACCGCCTCCGGAAACAGTGGCCCAGTTTAACTGCCCCAAGCCGTTGGTTGTTAAAACCTGGCCGGACGTACCGTCTGTGGCCGGCAATGTAAAAATCAAACTTGTTGTAACGTTTGTTGGAGATCGTAGGGAAATGTATTGTGTATTGTCAGAATCAAAAAATCTTAATTCTGCTTGACTGCGAACTTCGACTGTTGAGCCTACTCTTAGTGTTCCTGATACTTCAGTGTTACCGGTAGTAGCCGCTACAGTAAATTTATCTGTGACAAATAGGCTACCGCCGATTCTAGTATTCTTACCAATTCCTAAACCACCGCTGACTACTACACCGCCGGTTGATGTTGAAGAGCTTTCTAACGCATTTAGAAAGTTAGTTATACCACCGACGTTTCCGCCGTTAAATGTACTTTCTAGTGTTGTAGCCTGCCATTCAGATCCTGTATAATATAGAACCTGACCGCTTTGTATTCCTGTAACATTTACATCTCCAAGATCTCCGAGGTCATGATTAGAAATATCACTGACTGTACCAGTAACATCTCCAGTTAAATCCCCTTCAAAACTTGTAGCGACTACGTTTTTATTACCAAAATCAACATCGCCTCCACCGCCACCGGTGCTGCCTGCTATGTTACTCAAGTCTGCTTTGAGCAACTCCATGCCGCCGGCAGTATTCCCGTCAAATACTCTAAGAGTTTTAGCAGTATTGTCGTAGAAGATTTCTCCGCGGGCGCCGGTTAGTCTATCTAGTTCATTTTTGGTTTTAGCATCAAGTCTAAGTGATCGTTGTACTCGTATGGCCATAGGTAATTCGTCTCGTTATCTTATATTTATCGTTGGGCATTTTCTTATTGCTGTTGCTAAAAAACAACGTTTTAGCCGTATTTTACAATGGTTATTGACAAGATATATAAATACTCATATAATAAAACAGTTGATAATTTCTGTTGTTATTTTAACAATGTTCAATCCGTCCAAAACTGGTTGACGCAAGAAAATATCGACACTATAATTAGATCATGCGTTAGGAATTCGCCTAACAATTTAAGGAAAAAAAGAAGCAAATGAAAACAACGTCATTACAAAGACAATTTAAACACATAGCCCAAATGGGAGGCTTTGCGCTCTCTTATTGGTCAGTGTGCGAGATTAGTCTAGGTAATGATCGTACACCAGAGCTACAGCCGGGGTCCATGGAGATCATGAGTTAACAACAAAGTAAACTCAAACTTCAAAAGGACCCCAGGATTAAAAACCCTGGGGTTTTTGTTTGTTAAAGGAGAAAAATGGAAACAAAAGACATAGATTACACAAAATTAAACAAGAAGATTGTTGAACAGGCTTACGTGTCTGCTTATACATTAAGCGATGAACAGACACGCAAACTTATTCAAGATAAGTTTGACAGAGCCCGTACACTCAGAGAAGCATTAAAGAAGAGCAGTCTTCTTTGGCACACTGATCGTTAAGGTTCAGCAGTAAAGTGGTATAGGGAACGCGACCCTGTCTACACTTTAAACAAGACTATAATGTGGGCGGCCTACCTGATGGTAAGTCTAGGGCGATAACCTAGATGTGTAAAACGGTAGCGTATTAAAGCATTCTATAGGGACGGCTACACTCATAGCGTAGTAAGGCATAGCCTGCGTTGTTAGAATGTTTTAATACACACATTCTTTATAAACAGACATAGTTTGTTTATGGATTAGGGATTCCCGATCGTGAGTGTGTTATAATTTATGGCTCGGTAGTTCAGTCTGGCAGAACGTTGGTCTCCAAAACCAAATGTCGGAGGTTCAAATCCTTCCCGGGTCGCCAAGTAATGTGAGGATGGCAGAGAGGCCCAATGCAACAGTCTGCAAAACTGTAAAGCCGTCGGTTCAAATCCGACTCCTCACTCCAAGTTTTGTAAGTGTCAGCAAGAGAAAGACACTATAGCAGGCTTCTTCGAAGAGCTGACTATAGTAAGGCAACGGGGGGCGCAAAACCCTAGCAAAAAATAGACACGTTGGTTAAGTATTCCAAGTGACGTACCGAGTCCCGGCCGGCTTAATTACACGGGTGAATGGTTGCTATAACGATGGGGCAACTACTTACAAATTCATTTTGCCTAATTAGCTCAGTGGTAGAGCAATGTGTTGATAACGCATAGGTCCTTGGATCGTTCCCAAGATTAGGCACCAACTATAAGGGGAACTAAAATGGGGCGGTGGCCGTTTTACTCATGCTTGTAGTATTGATATATTTTATCGACAAAAATTTAAAATAGGAGATCCTGTTATGGAAAGTGACAAGAGTGGTAAGATCGTGGGGGTATAACTTAACGGCAAAGTAGTAGGCTTTTAACCTATTAATCAGAGTTCGATTCTCTGTGCCCCTACCATATAAAAACATATTAGTTGCCCTTACAAGCGATTGTATTGAGGACTGCGGAATCCTGAACATACAGAGTACCGAGAAAAGCGAGAAACAGATTGGAAACGATCTGCCAAGCGTACGGCTGCGTCAGGCTGGTTCATTAGTATGTTTCTATATGGTAATGTAGCATAATGGTAGTGCAACACCTTCATACGGTGCGCTGTGAAAGTTCGACTCTTTCCATTACCACCAGTTCTGATCGGGTGTAGTGTAATGGTAACACCACAGACTTTGACTCTGTTATTCTAGGTTCGAGCCCTAGCACCCGTGCCAAACATTATCGGCCTGTAGCTCAGTGGAAGAGTTCTGGTCTTCGAAACCAGCAGTCGGGAGTTCGAATCTCTCCAGGCCGGCCAAAACAACTTTAAGGAGATTGTCATGAAACAAACTATGTTTAAAAATCGTTTTAATAATGAGCGATTTGTCTGTGACGATACCCGTGTGACCGAAAACATTGACGGTGTGGAATATTTGATTGTACATCGTCCCGATGAGCATCGTCCGTTTAAAATGCGACGTGATGCTTTAGAACGTATTAATACCCCTGTAACTCAGCGGAATCAGAGTACTACCTTGCGAAGGTAGGAGTCGAAGGTTCAAGTCCTTCCAGGGGTGCCAAACAACATCGCGTTGGACTTCTGGGAGGTCACTAGGCTTTCAACCTAGTCAGGCGGGTTCGATCCCCGTACGCGATACCAAACAATGGTGTTGCTAGTGTAGTGGTACGCACGGCTGTCTGTGAAACAGTAAGGCAGGGTTCGATTCCCGGCTTCACCCCAATTATGGCTCTACTCGGTTAACATAGTTAGTGTGTAGAGTTTTTCTTTTGCCGCTTTAGCAAATGTGGTCATTGCACCGGTTTGAAGCACCGAGGAACTTGGTTCGATCCCAAGGAGCGGCACCAGTATGCGAGAGTGGCGGAATGGTATACGCAGCAGACTTAAAATCTGCCGTCGAAAGGCATACGGGTTCGAGTCCCGTCTCTCGCACCAGTAGCCTCTGCTGATGGAGCAGTGCCAGGTCTTCTAAACCAGGTTATGGGAGTTCGAATCTCTCCAGAGGCGCCAGTATTGCCCCTATGGCCAAATTGGTAAAGGCGGCTCTCTCAAAAGGAGTGTCATAACTATCGGTTCGAATCCGATTAGGGGCACCAAAATTTATGGAAGTGTGGCAGAGTCCGGTTTATTGCACCTGTCTTGAAAACAGACGATCAGAAATGGTCCGTGAGTTCGAATCTCACCGCTTCCGCCATAAAGTAGTTGACAAGTTAAAAAACTTGTCGTATAATAGACACAAGTTAGGAAGGTTGGCTGAGTGGCCGAAGGCAGCGGTTTGCTAAACCGTCCACCGTACAAAATGCGGTGCGTGGGTTCGAATCCCACACCTTCCACCAACTGTTTGTTCTTTAAAAATTTCGCGTAAGTTTGGAGCCTGTTCCCAACGGCGGACTGTAAATCCGTTGCCATAATATTGTTGGGTGGCTGGCAGTTAGGTTCAATTCCTTCAGGCTCCACCATATAAAAGCACATTGGCTCGAACCGAGTAATGACACTATAAGTGTTTCTGGTAGTTAGTCTGTGTGCTTCTATATGGTCTCATAGTATATCGGTTAGTATAATGGCCTGTCACGCCGTAGGGACGAGTTCGATTCTCGTTGAGACCGCCAAATAGTTTTCATAAATAGAATCACGCCGGATTAGCTCAGTGGTAGAGCAACCGCCTTGTAAGCGGTAGGTCGTCAGTTCGATCCCGACATCCGGCACCAATTTTTTGCCCTGGTGGTGGAATGGTAGACACGCTTTTGTCGTGTTTAGCATAAATAAATGTATGAAACTAATAGAAGAATACATTTTACTACCTAAGGCAGAAAGACAGAACCATCTCAAGTTAGATGAAGCCTGTGTTGAACGAGGTGCTGGCAGTTACTATTTCAAAGGACTGTTAGCACATTTATTAGATACAACTGTTCCAACAGGACATAAAGTTCATTTATGTCATGCTTGTCATAATGCTAAGTGCGGTAATCCTAATCATCTGTATTGGGGGACGGCACAAGAGAATAGGCAAGATCAAGTTGAAAACAGTGGCAAAACTATTTGGGAAAGAACTGTTGAAAAACACGGTTTAGAAAAAGCTCGTGCGTTACAAGCTCGTAAAACAGCAAGTAAGGCAGGAAAAGGAAACTTAGGTAAAACTAAGTCTCCGGAACACAAAGCAAAGATAGCAGAAGCAATCAAAGCCAAGTGGGAAGAAAGAAAGACGCCTCGGTGACGGAATTGGTATACGTGTTGGTCTTAGAAGCCAAATTTTGAGGGTTCGAGTCCCTCCTGAGGCACCAATTTGCTCTGTGAGAGTTCGAGTCTCTCTTGGGGCACCAAAATTTATGCGGGATTAGCTCAGTTGGTAGAGCGATACCTTGCCAAGGTATAGGTCGAGAGTTCGAGCCTCTTATCCCGCTCCAAGGAGTTATTATATGCCAATGTATGAAACAACTGTAAGAACACCAAGTGGTGAAGAAAAGAAAAGAATCTATGCGGCGACACCGCAAGAGGCTAAAAAACTTTTTGAACAACTCTATGGTGGTCCAAGAGCAGTTCCGTATATACCGCATGTAATACCAAGTTAATCGGAGTGTGGCGCAGTCTGGCTAGCGCACCTGGTTTGGGACCAGGGGGTCCAAGGTTCGAATCCTTGTACTCCGACCAATGTTAGTTTGCCTGGTTAGCTCAGGGGTAGAGCGTCTCGTTTACACCGAGAGGGTCGGCAGTTCGAAACTGTCACCAGGTACCAAGTTTTATTGGCCTATAGCTCAGTTGGTAGTAGCATTTGACTGTTAATCAAAGGGTCCCTGGTTCGAGCCCAGGTAGGCCAGCCAATTTTAAGGAGATGTTATGTCAGACGGTGGAAAGGGTAGTAAACCAAGACCATTTAGTGTTGATCAAAAAACCTTTGACAACAACTGGGATACTATCTTTAGTAAAAAGAAAAAGTCAGATAACGAACAGTTTGATGAAGCAATAATGAAGAACGAGTATTACGATCAGGATATAGATCCAGATTGTCCTGATAAAGATTAAATGGGGGATTGGTGCTAATGGGAACACATGTGCTTTGCAAGCATGAGTTGGGAGTTCGATCCTCCCATCCTCCACCATATAAATTATGAAAATATTAGTATTAGGCGATTGTCAAAGTAACGGAAACAACTGTTTAGCAGATCAAATTTTAGATGAAACTGCTCCTAGAACTTGGAGTCTTCGGTTTCATAAAAATTTTCCTCAGGCGTTCAAATGGTATCTAAAACATAAGATTGAAAATAAAGTTGAAGAGCCAATGCCGACAAAAAATATAGAATCTGCTGTTTGGGCATATCTAAGACAACAAGAACTTAATTCTAGTTGGCCAAACTTGTTGCCCGGAACAGTAGTTAATCGTAGTTTGAATGGTGCCCATTTTGTTGGTTACCATAAAAGACTTTTACAATATTTAGAAAAGCACGGACAGCCAGATCATGTGCTAGTAACAGACTTTACATTTCCGCATATTGTAAGTTCATTTAAACATAATGGGAAAAGATATGTGTTTGAAAAAAGTCCCAATTATGGCGATGTAGAATATAATCCAGACGATTATCCTATAGAAGTACACAAAGAATTAGTAAAACGTATGGCTTTTCAATTGTCGCAGACAAGAGAATGGTATATTAGAAAACATTCTAAAAGTTATACACAGTTAGTAAAAGTATTAAATCATTATAAATTGAAATGGACTGTGGTTCGATTCGGAGACGACGAAAAAGAAAACATCGAAGTTTTTGATCGTATCATGGGACGTGGTATTGATTGTATAGATTTTTTTAAACAATATCATTCCAATGGTGCTGAAAACGGCACTATGAAATTAGAATTACAGGCTAATATAGCAGAAAGAATACAGAAATATCTTTAACAAAGCACCGTTCGTCTATCGGTTAGGACACCCGCCTTTCACGCAGGTAAGAGGAGTTCGATTCTCCTACGGTGTACCATTTATGCGGGATTAGTTTAATGGTAAAACGAAAGCCTTCCAAGCTCTAGTTACGAGTTCGATTCTCGTATCCCGCTCCAAGTTTGCTCGGTCAGTAACTACACTGGAACAACACTGAACTCTACTAGATATCATGACGACGTAGAGAGGTGCCAGGAAGAGAAGGGTTACCGCGGATTCAAGCGCCAGCCGAGCTTCTTTTATATGCCCCTGTAGTTTAATGGTAAAACAGCGGATTTATATCCCGTGAGCAACAGATAATTGGCCAATGTGGGTTCGACTCCCGCCGGGGGTACCAATATCACCAAAACGTATTGACAACAAAATACAGTCAATGTATAATAGACACATCATAAGGAAACAGCAATGAACATCTCTCTACGCAAAGCAAGTGCTTTACAAAATGGTATCAATGAGGCTATCAAAGGTCTTGAGTTTGATGTTACAGTCAAAGTCAACGAATTCCAAGATGCTGAACTAGAGATCAGCCGTGTGGCCACAACAGTTAAAACAAACATTCAGCGTAGGAATGGGCTGAATACAGCACTCTACGAAATCCGTAAGAGTGTCAGTGGAGCAAACACACAGGTTGGTATTGACAGCCGCTTGGCCGATGTAGCAAACTTAGAAAAACAAATCCAGTTCTACAACGGACTGGCTGGCAATAAAGTTCGCGAAAGCGAAAAGGTCATCGCAGGTCGTTTGGATAAAATCCGTAACGATAAAAGCGAAAGCCGTCGCAGTATCTACGGATACCACGACACAGTAGACACCACAGTGTTTACCAAAGAAGATCTTGACGGTTTCCGTCGTGAAGTATCTACGGCCAAAAAAGCCAAACAAAAACTTCAAGACGAAATCTTGGAGTTGAATGTTCAAACTCAGGTCGCCCTGAGTGATGAGTCTGTAAAGACTCTACAAGCAGAAGGTCTGCTGTAACTAACCCCTGTTACACTTTTCAGGAAGAAAGTGCGCGATTGCTGTAAGCGAGAACAGCACGGTGCTTAGGATCTACCGCAAGGCTCCATTTAAGAGCGACTTGAGAAATCACTAAGGCGGGACCATAACCCGTCTAAATGGAAAAATATGTGGACAGAGTAACCGCTCAGTCTAGGGCTCCTGTGGTGGGAGTGGCTAGACACTTTAGTTGATAGCACTCGACAGGTATCGTATATGGACGCATATACTACGCGACATAGTATGGCATGTTACTAGGTCTGAAATAACTGTTGTTAGATGCTGTGGAACGGAAGCACC